GTATTGCTAAACTACCATCTTGTGTTGGTGAAATACCTGCTGACCAATCATTATCATAGGATAAATCGTAAACGCTCCATTTTTGTCCTGATTTGGTTAAAGCATCCCAAAATTTTGCATAACCTATTGTATAGTTTAAATTTGTAGTGTTAGTCGCAAACAATCCAGTTGTTGAATACGGTGAACCAATATCGGTTCCATTATAACCATAGTCAGAAATATTTTGAAATTTGTGTTCTGCATTTTTATATACACCTTTTAAATTATATGACCAATCAAATCTTTTTAAACAACATCTAGGGACTGCAGGATTTGTTCCATATGACCTATAATAGTTTGTTCTTGTTCCATCTGGTGCCCATACTTCTTTCCATCTTGTTGAGGTGCTGTAATTATAATACCAATCAGATGCGGCACTACCTGCTGTTGAGGATATTGATGATGCTGAATGAACTCTAAATTGATTTATATAATAATCACCGAAGTTTGATGATACTGTATTAAGTGGTGTTGTGCTAAATGTTGATTTACTACTTGTTGATGCATATGACCAATCTGCGGTGTTCCAACTTGCCACCAACATCCAACCTCTTTCACCATTTTCATCAGGTGTTGTCATATCACAATATGCTTGGAACGCTTTACCGTTTGGGTCGGTTAACCAATACAAACCATCCCCAACGGAATATCCTGCGGCATAAATTTGTTTTGCTGTTTGTGCACCGACTGGTGGTAAAAATGCTCCTTTATAGTATATTGACATGTTTTATAAAATATAATTATCTAATCCAAAAAAATAAAGGATAGTTATTAGTTACCGCATATTGTGTATTCATATTCGCTGTCGCCGAAGAACCATAATAAGCCGATATACCACCGTCATCATAACCAACTTTTGATTGGTTGTAATTACAGTCATGCGCAGCGGTTGTTGATGAATCTCCTGATGGTATAATACCTAAAGTTCCGTCACTTCCTAAATTATAAACACCTAAAGTATAACCTGGTGTTGTTAAACCATTCCAAAAGTCATACCATGTTTGTTGTCCACCACCTTGGCTATCGGAAAAGTTATTCCATCTTTGTGATGTTGCTGAATATGTATATTTTATGTTATATGCGTGATCAAATAATCTCATACAAACTCTAGGGACGGACCCACCGGCATTTGTTGGAGCCGGACCACCCAATCCTGTTATATTACCCGCAGCTGCACCTGACGAATCATTCATATAGTTTTTGTTTGTTCCTGAGTCATATGCCCATACTTGTTTCCACTTGATTGTTCCACCAAAATAGTAATACCAATCACCACCATCTGCACTCGTCCCTAAATTAGATAATGTGCTTGTTGCTGTAACTCTAAATGTTGTGATATCAAAATTACCAAAATTAGAACTCCAACCATCTAAAGGTGTTGTGCTAAATGTTGATGCTGTTGATGTTGAATTTAGTGTCCATGATGAACCGGTGTTCCAACTTGCAGCTAACATCCAACCTCTATTCCCATATTCATCGGGAGTTGTCATATCACAATAAACTTGGAATGATTTACCATTATCTTTATTGTTAACCCAATATAAACCATTACCAACGGAATAACCCGCATCATAAATTGCTCTTGCAGATGTAGGTGAACCTGGTGTCATTATCGCTCCTTTATAATATGTTGCCATTATCTAATCCAAATTGAAAATGAGTGCCCATCGAAACTTGTTCCGACTACAGCTCTATCATTATTACCCGCATCGTATGCGTTTACATTTGTTAAACTAGCGGCTTCCATTACAGCGGGTGTTGACCATACTGATGGACCATCTTCATCCACACCAATGCCTATATCAGCTTCAACTGCAACACCATTTGTTCCTGAATATTTTTGTGTTGTTAAAAAGCCTCTTGTATCACCACCTCCATCAAATGCATAAAAAAACCAGTTATTACTTGTTGTGTTATCATTATAATTTGTTCCGTATAATAAATTACTACTACTAATTCCTGAACTTCTTGATGTTATTGGTATTGATAATGCATAACCGGGTTGTGATGGCCAAGAACCCGGAATAGATGTTCCAATATATTGATTAGCCATTTGTCTCCAACTTAAAGATGAACCACCCCAAGCGTTATTACAAATAACATAACCTGTCCCCTCATCTTTTACCATAATATCAGTCCCAACCGCATAAATAAAAGAAGGGTTCCATTCAGATGATGTTGATGTTGGGTTTGCTGAATCGGAAGTTGCAGCAGTTCTCGTAATCCAAGGTGCAAATTTAGCCCAATCTACTTTACCTCCAACATTATGTGTTGTTCCTGCTGCAGCACCTCTTGCAACGCCGACACATGTCCACCCACCACCGTCAGTTGTCATATCACAATATGCCAAATATGGGTCACCTAAAGAACCTTTAGATAACCAATATATTCCATCAGTTGTTGTAAATCCCGAGTCCAATATTTGTTTTGCACTTCTTGGTCCACCTGGTGGCATAACATATCCGTTAACATAATATGACATATTAAATTTTTTCTAAAACAATTTTAAATTTTTCACCACTATTATTGTTAATTATATAAAGATTTTCAGCACCTTCCTGTATAGTCCAATTACCCCTTGTTCCATCAACATCATTACCTTCAGCTTTATTCATGTTACTTAAGTGTAAGTCATTAGTATAGAAATTTGCCCAAGCATATGATGCTGAACCTAAATTATATGTCGCATTTGTATTTGGTAAAAAATTACCTGTAATTGTTGTATTATTAACTAATGTTATTTGTGAAATGTCGGAACCAATTGTCGCATAACCATTTGCATCCAAACCAAAATAAGCCTTACGTGTGCCCGCAACATTAAAATTAATATAATTCCAGTTTGTTCCTGATGTTTTATTTATTGTTAATCCACCATCATTTGTGTTAGCAATTGTTACTCCACCTGTTGTTGATATTGTAAAATGTTTGGTTCCTGAACCTGCGCCCATGTATATTCCGCCACCATTAATCATCGCAATATATGAATTGCCAGGTGTGTATGATGAGTTACCGGTTCCTAAAAATAAATCCATACCAGTATCACCTAAATAAATTCTTTTACCATTATTCCAAGAATCATTTACTGTTGCGATTTCAACTCTAAACATTCCACCACCATTAGCATTAGAAGTGTCACCACTTACCACAAATGGAATCGTGTTTGACGATGCCACAGTTAAACCACCTGAACTTGTAAATTGTAGACCGCTATTACCTTGAATTAAACCTGCAGTTCCTGTTGCTGTTATAATATAGTTAGCGGTATTATTGTTAATTGTTGCGGCACCAGAACTACCTGATGAACCAGAGCTTCCTGAAGAACCACTTGTACCAGAACTTCCCGAAGAACCTGAAGAACCACTTGTACCAGATGAGCCTGATGTTCCTGAACTACCACTTGTGCCTGACGAACCCGAACTTCCTGATGAACCTGATGAACCAGAACTACCTGATGTTCCACTTGTACCAGAACTACCTGAGGTTCCACTTGAACCGGAACTTCCTGAGGTTCCACTTGAACCGGAACTTCCTGATGAACCTGAACTACCACTAGAACCTGAGGTTCCACTAGTTCCTGAACTACCCGATGAACCAGAACTTCCTGATGTTCCACTACTACCACTTGAACCAGAGCTACCACTTGAACCTGAAGTTCCACTCGTTCCCGAACTTCCTGATGAACCTGAAGAACCACTTGTTCCTGAACTTCCACTTGTTCCTGAACTTCCTGATGAACCACTTGAACCAGATGTGCCTGATGAACCACTGCTACCTGAAGAACCACTTGTTCCTGAACTTCCACTTGAACCTGCTGTTCCACTCGTTCCCGTGCTACCACTAGAACCTGATGTTCCACTCGTTCCAGAACTTCCTGATGAACCACTTGTACCAGATGTTCCTGAACTACCACTCGTTCCACTAGTACCAGAAGAACCTGATGTTCCACTAGTTCCTGATGTTGCAGCTGTATATGATGTTCCGTTTATTTTTAATGAACCAGTAATGCTAATTTCTCCATTAACACCATAGTTTCCTATTAAAGATTTTTTATTGTTCCATTGACCACCACTGAATGTTAATAAATCACCTTCAGATGCTGATGTTATTACAACATCACCTAATGCATCCAATGTTGCAGCAATTGGTGTTGTTCCAGTTGCTCCAATACCACCAATACTTCTGAATAATCCACCTTGAACAAATGTTGCATTTTGTAGATTGTTTTCATTACCTTGAGCAAGAACATATCCTAAGAATATCGCATTTAATGCTGTATTTGGCGCCTCAACAAATTGTTCTGTATCAATACCGTTTTTAGCGTCAAGAAGACTAGCATACCTTGCATTACCATAATAAACTAAAAATGCATTTGTTGGTGAATTAGGAATCCAAAAAATTCTTTGTATTGAAAAATTGTTATTGGTTACGTTAGCAAGTGTTCCATTGTTATTATATTTAGCAACATCTAATGTTGTGTAACCAGCATTTCCAACACCTGAATCAATCATTGCAACTGATCCTGACATATAATATCTATAAATCTTAGATGTGTTAATTGCAGTTTCAACAACTGTTGATGGGTGATTTGGGTCTATAAGATAGTTAGCGCCTTGTTTATATGCTGTTCCACCTGTTTTAACAATACCTAAACTTGAACCACTTGGTGCTAATACGTGTCCCGATATTTTTAATGGACCAAATGCTCTTAAGAAATCATCCGTTTGTTGGAAATTACCATAAGATATTTGAGGTGAATTAAACACGCCTGATGATACACTACCACTTAAGTGTAAAACAACTCCTAAATTGATTTGTTCGTCCCATTGGTTAATACTTGTTGAACCCCATGCTGTTGTTTGTTGAACTATTTGCCCTGAACTATCTAAACCAACATATGTAATTTTTGCTGAACCTGAATTTGTAATTGGAACGCCACTATATGTTGGCCATGTTACTTGTGTAATTGATGGATAAGGGTCACTACCTGTTGTTGCATTCATTGCTACAACTATACCTTCACCCGCACTTACATTAAATGTTGTTGAACCAAGTGTAGAACTTAATACACCACCTTTTAAAATACCTGTATATAAGTTACCTTCCAACCATCTTAAACGTGTGACATTACTGTGTCCAGCACCATTCTGTGAGAAATATAAATCATCTGTTGAACTTGATACAAAAATGTATGAACCCGATAATGATGTATCAATATTTTTACTTACAGGTGTAAATTTAATTACACCATCTGTATGCGTATCACCATAAATGTTAATTGTTGGTGTTGATGGTGATAATGAACCTGATATTGTTAATGAGCCCGACATTAATGTCGTTCCATAAATTGTTGTGTTTCCTATTGAGGTTGTATTTCCTGATACAGTTAAAGAACCTGTAATTCCCGCAGCATTTGTTGTGTTCCAAACAGAACCTGTTTTTGCAAACAACGAATCGCCTGAAGAACCTGATGTTCCTGCTGTTCCGCTTGTACCAGATGAACCACTTGTTCCTGAAGAACCATTGCTACCTGAAGTTCCGCTTGTCCCTGACGTGCCTGAGGTTCCTGATGAACCACTACTTCCTGAAGTCCCACTTGTTCCTGTGCTACCACTAGAACCACTTGTACCAGATGTTCCTGAACTACCTGAAGAACCAGATGAACCCGAGCTTCCACTTGTTCCACTTGTTCCAGAACTTCCTGATGAACCCGAACTACCTGAAGTTCCTGCTGTGCCTGATGTTCCACTACCACCACTTGAACCACTTGTTCCAGATGTTCCCGATGAACCACTAGAACCTGAGCTACCTGATGTTCCACTTGAACCAGAACTTCCTGAAGTCCCTGACGTTCCTGACGTTCCTGAACTACCTGAAGAACCAGATGAACCTGACGTTCCGCTTGTTCCAGAAGAACCTGATGAGCCACTAGAACCCGAACTACCACTTGTACCAGATGTTCCACTTGTTCCCGAACTACCACTTGAACCCGATGTTCCTGAGCTACCTGATGTTCCTGATGTGCCCGAAGAACCACTTGTTCCAGAAGAGCCACTTGAACCTGAACTACCACTTGAACCGGATGTTCCACTTGTTCCTGAAGACCCACTACTACCAGATGTTCCTGATGTTGCGGCGGTGTAACGTGTTCCGTTTATGTATAAATCGGTTGTTACGTAAATTGATCCTGTTGTATATTGGTCACCAATAAATGTGTTACTACCTGTTGTTGCAAATGTAACTTTATCGTGATTATATGAAGATGTGAAAGAATTAAAAGTGTTTCTAATACTACCACTTTCCGTTCTTAAATTACCTAACTCTAAATTTTGTGAATTATCTGTTATTGTGACAGATGCGGTATAACCATAATACGAACTTGTAAAAGATTCAAATGTTGTTTGATCTAACTTACCGGTTCCAATTATTTGACCATTTAATGCGATTGATCCTGTGATTCTAACACTACCTGTAAAATTGTGTATATCTGTAAGTGTGTCACCAAAATTTGTTGAGCCGCTTGCGTTGTTAACAATCATATTAGTTACTGAAGAACTAATAATAAGTTGCCTTGCTGTTATTGAGCCATCAACAGTTAAATTACCATTTATGTCAGCATCGGTGTTAACTGTAAAACCATTGTTAGGTGATATTGATGCTGAAACACTTCCAGATGTGATTTGAGATAGGTTTAATCCTGTAACACCACTTGCGGGTATGTTATATAAGCCGCTTGCATCGCCAACGAATGAACCTGAGAATGCTGAAGCTGTTACGGACCCAGAAATATTGAGTAGCGAACCGTATAATTCCATTAATTTATAGTTTACTATAAATACTTGGGGTTCGGGTTATGACTTCAATTAGCTTATGAGTTATTCAATAATAACTCGGAAACCGAACGAGCTGTTTCTTCTGTTGGTAGGGGTTCTGTTATATGTGTGTAGTTGTTTAAAAGATATTTAACATACCACGCGTTATTTTCACTATAAATTTCTATAATTGTTATCATGTTGTTTTAAAATCATCTACGGTTGGTTTTATTGACTCTACCCAAACTTGGTTATTTTCGTCCCAATTTAAAACAGTGTCACCATCCACTGTTGGTGGTGGAATAGGTGCTTCCCATATACCTTTTTCAGTATTTAAAATCCATGATGGGAATGGTTTATATGTTGTAAAGATATCTAAGTCTTCGTTATAAAGATAACCAATTCCTGCAAAAATATTTCTTATGTTACCATGATAAGATGTTTGTATCCATCTACCGCCTAAACCTAAATCTTCTGCTAAGTATTCTTGACCTCTATGTTCTTGTTCATCAGGAACAACTAATACATTTATTACAACATTATTTTGGTCTATTTGTGCAAAGTGTGCCATATATTATCTGTATTTATATCTAATTATTACAATTCCGCTTCCGCCATCACCACCTTTATTTGTATAGTTATAATGTGAACCTCCGCCTCCACCGCCACCTGTGTTAACAGCAGCATTACCACCTGGTGTATTAGCCCACGAACAACATGCACCACCACCTCCATTACTTCCCCAAGCAATACCATTTCTACCACCAAGTGCGGTTCCTAATGCACCACCACCACCGCCACCAACACCACCATAACCACCGGTGTCTAATGAGTAACTAGCACCACCACCACCGCCTCCCCAATAAAATGGTCTACCTAAGATTGTTACCATTCTACCAGCGCCACCATCGGGTCTACTATTACCATCTGTTCCAGCGGCACCGGCGCCACCGCCTCCGCCTGAATAATATGCGTTACCTTGATATCCGCCTCGATTTCCTTGTCCCGAAATACCCGAACCCGAACCATAATAACCCGGAGCAACATAATCATTATTATAACCTGAAGAACCGCCACCGGAACCACCTGAATTACCCATATGTATCCCATAACCCATGGTGTTATATGATACACCACCCCATCCACCACCAGTGGCTACTAAACTATTAATTGATGATGAACTTCCATTGCTACCTGTAACTGTTGGGTGACCTCCTGTTGTGCCTGCAGGTGCTCCCGCACCTCCTGCACCTACTGTTACTGTGTATGATTGTCCCGCCACTAAAGTCATTTTACCATTCAAAACACCGCCGCCACCTCCGCCGCCACCCATGTTTGTTCCACCACCACCTCCGCCAGCAACTATTAAATAATCCACATCAACAACTGACGAACCATTAACTGATGTTACGGTTAAAGTGCCACTACTATTAAACCTATGTATTCTTGAATCACCAACTGTAGTAATTATTCCACCTGATGCTACAATTTTTTGGTTTTGAAGTGAGGCACCTTCGACTGAAGCGCTTGTGCTAATTAACGATGATTTTCTTGTGCCGGCCAATAATTGTGCTATTGTTGGTTCACTTCCATCACATTTATCTATTCTAGGGTCGAACCATTGAAGTCTAGTTGTGCTGTCACCACAATAATAATGATATGTTCTATGATATGTTGATGTTGTTCCCGGTGTCCATCTTAAATCTGAACTAATGTTGCAGAAATTTACTCCTCCATCTCTACCGCTTGTTGTGTATCTTCCGGTATCAGGATGTGGTGCGTGTATTCCATTACCAGCATAGTTTGATGGGAAGACATGACCAACTAAAAGATACCATTGATTTTGTGTATAAACACTTGGGTTTTGACATTCCCAATATGGGTTACCATTATCGTATGTGCTATCAATATGACGAACCGTTCCAAAATTTGATTGTGTCCCTAAATAACTATAACCAGACGCACTACCACTTGTTCTTTTTACCCAAACAGAAAATCTATATAAACTATATTCATCAACAGATACACTATCGCTATTCCAACCACCATCAGCATTACCGTCACCGGATGGTCTTGATTCCCAAACAATCGCACTATTACCCCAAGGGTCAGTTCCTGTTACTCTTTGATTTTCACCAGTATTTCCATTTTGTCCAAAACCAGAAAATCCACCTGAGCCTTCTGTCCAATAATCAGGTGTTAAAATATTTGACCCTCTAAAATATGTTGGCATTTTGTTTTTTTATTATAAATATTTTACACACCGAATCTTTGTCTACCGTTGTTATATAATGTTAATACTTCTTGTGCTGTTAATGCGACGTTGTATACTTGTGCTACAGCAATATAACCAAGGAATGGACTTGTTGGTGAACCAGGTGCATTTCTTGCACCGATTCTTAAATCATTTGCATATGTCGCACCTATGGCACCACTTAATGCCGCATTATAAACCTCGACACCATTAACATATAATCTTTGATAAGATTGATCATAAGTAACCATCACATGATACCATTGATTTATATTAAAAGCCGTTGCTCCAACCCATGCCCAGTTTGGTCTAAATGCGTATGTTATATAACCACCACCAGCAGAAATTTCATATTCATTTTCTTTGTTAATTAATATTCTATCGTTTTGTGAACCAACATCAGTTGATTTAAACCATGCACCTGTTGATATTACACCACTACTTGGATTTAAAAGTGCGGTGCTTGTTATATTGACATAAGCGTTACTACCATTAAAATAAAACGCGCCACCACCCGTATCCCCATTTGTCATTGAGATTGAACCATACAATGTTCCGTCATGACCATATCCACTTAAATCTTTCCATTGTGAGTTACAATTTGTGCATCCAGGGTCGGATGTATAATATTGACAACCATACCCACAATCATAATAATAAGATGTGTTAGCATAAGATGAACTATCGCCCGCATCCAACCAACAAACTAAACCTCTTGTTACTGAAGATAATTTTGGTTGTAACCCAGATGGACTGAAATTGTTTCCCGATAAAGTATTTCCTCCAATTATTATACTCATATTTTTATATTATAAACCAAATCTACCTCTTGTTGCTTGGTAATATTCTGACATTTCATAACCATTTAATACTCTGTCATATAAACTTATCATACCAATATCACCCCATGGTTGTGATGATGTATTTGGGTCTGTTTGATTACCATTATTATAAGCACCTATAGAACAAAATCCATGTTTAAATCTTGAATTTGCACTAACAATATATGCCTGATTTGTTGAACCGATAAGATTATTATATGATAAAACATAATATGGTTTTTCACTATCATGCCAAGTCCATACCATAAAAACCCATGTGCTTGTTCCATAACCAGGTAAGCTTTGTTGGCTAAGTCCTGAATTATTAAAACCAGTTCCATTAGTGTTATCATACATACCAATTGCCCACCCACCTGATTGAACAATAACTTGATGGTCTGCACCTGAAGATAGTCCTCTTAATAATGTTCGCCATTCTGCCGTGCTATTTTTAATTCTTGTCCAACAAACACATGTCACATCACCTGAAATTGGAACGTCGGTTCCAATTTTTGCACAACCATATGAACCATTAAAATCCATATATTTTGGACCTGATGAATTATATGCGGATGAATTAATTGTAAAATTATAACCATTACCGCTCAAATCATACCACACCGAACCACTACCTGAATATGAATCAATGTCGCCAGCATCTAAATGTAATTTTAAACGGTCTTTAGGTATTCTTGTTCTAAAAACACCGCCACTCGTAATATCATTTGAGCTTATAATTTTATTGTTCTTAATATATAATGGCATTCCTATTTAAAATAATATTTTTTTATTTAATAATGTAGTTTACTTTATTTCTGTTAAATCAATTTTAAATTTCTTACCGTTTCTATTATTGATAATATATAAGTTTTCTTCTCCTTCTTGTATTGTCCAATTACCATTTGTTCCATCAACATCATTACCACCTTCTTTAGTCATATTACTTAAATGTAAGTCATTCGTGTAAATGTTAGACCAAGCGTATGTTGCTGTTCCTAATGAATACGCATTATTCGTGTTAGGGTATAATGCTGATCCATTCATAATGTAATTCACACTACCACTCATACCAAAATAAACTCCTGACGTATATGATGTTAAGAAAAGAGCTCTACCCGCACTTTCAATCCTATTTGTTGAACCATCCCATTGACCGATACTGATACTATTAGTCCCATCTGTTAATGTTGCTCTAGCAAAAGATACGTTATTTGATGTGTTTAGGTTTTGGTTTGCAGAATATCCTGCACCTGACATCGCCCATGAATTATAGTTAGCCGAACTTAAAAAAGTTGAGCCGTTGCTGTGTGTTATTCCACCACCGTAATTTAATCTAAAATATTCAGTAGGGTAACTATCACTACCACCTATTGCCATGTACCAACCTGCACTCCATCCACTTGCATCCTTTATAATCCCTGTTGAAACGTGAGTGACATAACCCCCACTATACTGTGCTCTTTGATGTGTATATGGAACAAATGCCGCCGAACTTCCAACATTGATTGATGGTGAACTCATCAAAGCAGTTGATGGTAATAATGAAGTTACGGAAGTAACACTTGTTGGTGTATTTAAAGTTAAATTACCATTGAACGTTGCTCCCGCGAATGTTGGTGAGTTACTCGTTCCTAAGTTTTGGTTAATTCCATATGTGTTAGCAAATGATGTTCCTGAAGAACCGCTTGTTCCTGATACACCTGATGAACCCGATGTTCCTGAAGAACCGTTAACACCCGAGCTACCGCTTGTTCCTGAGCTACCATTAACACCGCTTGAACCTGATGTTCCTGATGTTCCAGAATTACCTGATGAACCACTTGTTCCTGATGTTCCAGAATTACCTGATGAACCACTTGTTCCTGATGAACCACTACTACCACTTGAACCTGATGTTCCACTAGTTCCCGAACTTCCAGATGAACCCGAACTTCCTGATGAACCACTTGTTCCGGAAGAACCGCTTGAGCCTGATGAACCTGCCGTTCCTGAACTACCTGAACTACCACTAGTTCCTGAAGAACCAGAACTTCCTGATGAACCTGAGGTTCCCGATGAACCTGATGACCCGCTAGAACCAGAGGTTCCACTTGTACCAGAAGAACCGTTTGAACCTGAACTACCACTTGTACCAGAACTTCCCGATGAACCTGAACTACCACTAGTTCCACTTGTTCCCGATGTTCCACTTGTACCAGATGTTCCTGAAGAACCTGCTGCCGATGACCATAAACCTGCACCTATGTGTCTGTATATGTTACCATCACTTGTATTATAAATTACAGCACCAATTGGTCCTGTTGCAAATGGCGGATTTGATGAATATTTTGGAAGAACAAGTGTGCCTGTTATATAAACAGAACCCGTAAAGTTATGGAAATCATCAAAAGTGTCACCAAAGTTATGTGAACCTGATGCAAATGATTCTGTAACATATAATACTGAAGAAGAAACTATAAATTGTTTAGCGGTTAAATTACCACCAACTTTAAAGTCACCACTTACAACACCACTACCTGTGATATTCATTGTGCTACCATCAAATGACATATTGGATTCAACTGTCGCTTGAGGTGCTAAGTAATTTAATGTTATTATACCATTGTCAAAATTTCCACTTAATGTTAGAGTTCCACTTGTGCCTGATGTTCCACTAGAACCAGAGCTACCTGAAGTTCCACTACTACCGCTTGAACCTGAAGTTCCTGAAGTTCCTGTTGAACCTGAACTACCCGATGAACCACTTGTACCAGAAGTCCCTGATGAGCCACTTGAACCACTACTACCTGAAGTTCCGCTAGTACCTGAACTACCCGAGGTTCCACTCGTTCCTGATGAACCCGAACTACCACTTGTTCCTGCAGTCCCTGATGAACCAATACCTGACGAACCTGATGTTCCTGATGTTCCAACTGTTTGACCACCTACCGAGATTAATGAATAACCACTTTCAGCAGATACAAATGTAATTGTTGTGTTATTACCATCAACAGATACGATTGTATCAGGAATCATTACGTTGTTTGTGCCGTCATAAACAACAACATTTGGATAAAGATATCCTAAATTATGGTTCACAGACCATGTTGTATTCGCAACACTTTGTGTGTGTAGATAGTTTGTGTTTCTATTGAATATAGATGTATTTCTTAAATCTAAAGAACCATAAATTGATAATGAACCTGTAACATCGGTATTTGAATTGATTGTTACTGTTGTTCCATTATCTGATATATTTGAATTTCCAACTGTCGATGTGGTTGCAAATTTAACTAACGTATTTGCTGTTCCTGATGTTGTAATAGATGTTCCTGAACTACCACTTGTTCCAGAAGAACCTGCCGTTCCTGAAGAACCTGAACTACCACTAGTTCCCGATGAACCTGAACTACCACTTGAACCTGACGTTCCTGCGGTTCCACTAGACCCAGAACTTCCTGATGTTCCACTACTACCGCTTGAACCAGAGCTACCACTTGTTCCCGCTGTGCCACTTGTGCCTGAACTACCTGATGAACCCGAGCTACCGCTTGAACCAGATGTCCCACTTGTTCCCGAACTACCTGACGAACCACTTGTTCCAGATGTGCCTGATGAACCGCTACTACCCGATGAACCACTTGTGCCAGAACTTCCTGATGAACCCGAACTACCACTTGTTCCTGAACTACCGCTAGAACCTGACGTTCCTGCTGTTCCAGAACTACCACTAGAACCTGACGTTCCTGATGTACCAGAGCTTCCTGATGAACCACTTGTGCCAGAAGTTCCTGAGCTACCGCTTGTTCCACTTGTACCAGAACTACCACTAGAACCTGACGTTCCTGCTGTTCCAGAACTACCCGATGAACCACTTGTACCAGACGTTCCTGAGCTACCGCTTGTTCCACTTGTACCAGAACTTCCCGATGTTCCACTAGTTCCTGATGTTGCTGCAGTATATGAAGTTCCATTGATATATAAACTTCCTGTTACATAAGCACTGTTTGTTATTCTTAATGAACCTGTAACTTCTGTATTTGAATTTATTGAAACTTTTGTTCCGTCGTCAGTAATATTCGAATCATTTATATGAAAACCATTTGATGCCTTTGTTAAACGATTATTAGTTAAATGTGTTTCATTACCAACGTTATTATATGTTTCAGGTGCGGTTATCATTGTTGATGATGTTATCGCAGCGCCTGATGTTATTTGATGAACAAATATCCACTCATTATCAACTGAATCAAATAGTAATGAACCTGATACTGTGGGATTTGAACCACTATCAATTGCGGCTAAACCCCCAAATCTAACACTTGGTGTTGAGTTATTAACAGTTATAATATTATTCGATACATTTAATTGAGATGCTGTTGCATAGAATATTGATGACGAACCTAATACTGTTAAGTTTTGTGTGATAAGTAAAGAACCTGTAATATTTGTGTTTGATGCAATATTAACTAAAGAACCATTATCTGTTATATTTGAATTAGTAATTCCTGTTGCTGATGCAAATTTAACTACCGTATTTTGTGTTCCCGATATTGAAACAGAGGTTCCGCTTGTTCCTGATGTTCCCGAGCTACCACTAGAACCTGAAGAACCTGAACTACCGCTTGAACCAGATGTTCCTGATGAGCCTGAGCTGCCAGATGTTCCGCTAGTTCCTGATGAGCCTGAACTTCCGCTTGAACCACTTGTACCAGAGCTTCCTGATGAACCGGAGCTACCCGAAGAACCTGATGAGCCACTTGTGCCCGATGTTCCTGACGAACCGGAAGAACCACTCGTTCCACTAGTACCGGAACTTCCTGAAGAACCCGAACTACCACTTGTTCCAGAAGAACCTGAACTACCGCTTGTGCCAGAGCTTCCTGATGTTCCACTAGAACCTGAACTTCCTGAAGAACCTGATGAGCCACTTGTGCCTGATGTTCCACTTGTACCGGAAGAACCTGAACTACCGCTTGAACCAGATGTTCCTGCTGTTCCACTCGTACCGGAACTTCCTGAAGAACCTGAACTTCCGCTTGAACCACTACTTCCTGATGTTCCACTTGTGCCAGAGCTTCCTGATGTTCCACTAGAACCTGAACTACCACTTGTTCCTGAAGTTCCACTCGTACCGGAAGAACCTGATGTTCCACTTGTACCGGAAGAACCTGAGCTTCCACTTGAACCACTACTTCCTGATGTTCCACTTGTGCCAGAGCTTCCTGATGTTCCACTAGAACCTGAACTACCACTTGTTCCCGAAGATCCGCTTGAACCTGATGTTCCTGATGTTCCGCTCGTTCCACTGGAACCTGAACTACCACTAGTACCAGATGTTCCACTTGTTCCTGAGCTACCAGATGTTCCTGATGTTCCCGCAGTCCCCGACGTTCCTGAACTACCGCTTGTGCCGGAAGTTCCTGAAGTTCCTGATGTACCAGAACTACCTGAACTACCAGATGTTCCACTAGTTCCTGATGAACCCGAACTACCCGAAGTTCCACTTGTTCCTGCTGTTCCGCTTGTACCAGATGTTCCTGCGGCCGCTAACCAAGTCGAACCATTATATCTATAAATGTTTGTATCGTTTGTATTGTAATATAATTGCCCCTCAACTGTTCCAATAGGGTTTGATGATGCTTTTGGTATTTGTAAAGCACCTGTTATGTAAACAGACCCTGTAAAATTATGATAATCATCAAAGCTATTACCAAATGAATGTGAACCTGAAGCATATGACTCGGTAGCAAATAAAACAGAAGAACTAATAATAATTTGTTTAGCAGTAAAATTACCTTGAACAGTTAAATCACCTGTAATTGTTTGACTACCTGTTAATGATAAGTTGTTACCATCAAAAGATAAATTATTTTCAACTGTTACATTTGGTGATGAGCCATTTAATGTTAGTAATCCGTTATCAAGAGTTCCTGACATCGTAACAGTTCCCGAAGAACCACTACTTCCCGATGTGCCAGATGTTCCTGAGCTACCTGAGGTTCCTGATGTACCAGACGTCCCTGAACTACCGCTTGAACCTGATGTTCCTGATGTTCCACTTGTACCTGAAGATCCGCTTGTTCCAGATGTTCCTGCTGTTCCACTTGTTCCTGAACTACCGCTAGTTCCCGCTGTGCCACTCGTACCGGATGTTCCTGATGAACCACTTGTTCCCGCAGTCCCTGAACTACCACTAGTTCCTGACGTTCCACTAGAACCTGAACTACCTGAAGAACCCGATGTTCCTGAAGAACCACTTGAACCAGAGCTACCTGATGTTCCACTAGTACCAGAAGTTCCTGATGAGCCACTTGAACCAGAACTACCTGATGTTCCACTTGTACCAGAAGTTCCTGAAGACCCGTCACTACCTGATGTTCCTGACGTTCCCGAACTACCTGACGTTCCACCAGTACCAGAACTACCTGATGAACCACTTGTTCCAGATGTTCCACTAGTTCCCGATGAACCTGAACTACCACTTGTACCAGAAGTTCCTGAAGATCCATCACTACCTGAAGTTCCTGCTGTGCCTGATGTTCCACTAGTACCAGATGTTCCTGATGTGGCGGCGGTATATGATGTTCCGTTTATATTTAAACTACCTGTAACATTTAATGAACCTGTTACAGCAGTATTTGTATTAATTTGAAAGCCTCTTACTGATGATATAGATGCACTGACATTACTACTTAATATTTGATTAAGTTGTAAACCTACTACACCTGCTGCGGGAATATTATATAATTGAGAACCGTCGCCGCTAATTGCACCACCTGTGACTGCAAGAGAACCTGAGATTTGCGAACTGCCGGATACGACAAGTCCGTTTTTGACTTTGAATTGATTGTTGTTTGGCATATTATATTAGTTTCACTATCCACTAATGTGTTACATATAAATACCAATTTGTATCAATTAAAATAAATTATTTTAACATTGTGTTGGGTTAACTGTTAAAATACCGTTTGTTGATTTAAATGTTGTTGTTGAGCAACTACTACCATACCATGTAAAATAAAATGTTCCTGAAATTGCTGTGCCATCATAGTTTCTAATTGTTGCACCGTCAGATAAACAACCACCGTTTGCTAAATAAATTGTATAATCTATGGAATCCAAGTAAATTGATGGTGTTGTTCCCACAACCCCACAACTTGTTGCACCTACTTTATCTGCGGTGCCTAATAATGTGTATGTTGACATAGCACTTGGGGTCATCGAAGGAGTTGGTGTTGGAGTAGGAGTTGGTGAGCCAAATGTTTCAGTTGATGATGGTGTAGGTGTTGGTGTGTTACTTGGTGTCGGGCTTGGAGATGGTTCATTACCGCCACCTCCACCTGAACAACCTAAAGCACGATATAACGCTTCAACTGTCCATGTTCCTGCAATAATATCTGCGCTAACAATTCCAAAAGCATCTACCTTTAATGATATATTTGTTGTATCACCTAAATCAAGTGTTGATGTCTCATTATAACTTGCTGCACTTCCATTCCATACGGCCATTAATTGACCTGCTCTCATGTTACTACCGCTCTTGATTACATAATCAATATTGGCACCATCGAAAGCACCTAAATCAAAAATTGTGGTATCACTATTTGGAATTAATGTTACACATGTAGCATCGATTTGTGCGTTTCTAATATTTTGAGCACGTGTAAAAGTATTTGAACCAGTTGTTGCGTATCCATAATGTGCAACCTGAACACTACTACTAACAATACCGCTACCCGCAGTATCAATGTTTGAGAAGTTAACTGAACCACTTATAATATGGCCACCTTTCGCAACATTTAATGTTCCCGCAACTGGTGATGAAAATTGGACTTGAATTGTATTTTCATCAATCGAATGAATTCTATTTGGGAAAATGATATTGTAATTTGTATCATAAACAGTTACCATAGGATAACGTGTTCCCATGTTATGTTCTAACGTCCATGTTGTTGCAGCCGTAAAGAATTGTGTTAAACCACCTGGTCCTGTTCCAAGTGAAGCTACTGCTCTACCCGCTTGTGCGGTTGGGAATGAAATAATAGCAGTTGAACTATCAACCATTAAAATTTCAGATGGTATCACTACTTTACCATCAATATCAAAAACTTGTATGATTGGATATTTTTGACCTAAAGCATGATTAAATGTCCAAGTGGTTGATGCTGATGTTTGATTTAATATTACATAACTTCCGTCACTAAGAGCGCCATTACCACCACTGCCACCACCAGGAATATTAATTGATGCTGTTCCGTCTGTAACAGTTGCACTTACGCCATTACCAATAAAATTAAATTGTGTTGCTTGTCCTAATGAATAACCCTCATCTAAAACATACACATTACCACCTGAACCTGTTATTGAACCAGTGATTGCATCAATTCTATCACTTAAAGATTGCGATAAACTATTTGCACTAATTTTTAATTCTTTTACATATCCATTGGCATTTGTATCGGTGATTGATGTTGTAATTTCAATACCACCATCAGGAATAATTTCAAATGCATCAGAACCTGTTGCACTTAATATTGTTTGACCTTGAACATAGATATCTTTAAAGTGTGAACCAATAGAAATAAATGCTGTGCCTGGTTCTGTTTCTTCAACATTTAAACCAGTGCTATCGTCAAATTGTAATTTTGTATATGTTTTATCGGTGGTGTTACCATAAATGTCCGAACCACTGATACGATAAGCAATATTATACAATCCTGTAGCATCTCCAAAGAATGCACCTGTAATAAATGAACTTGAAATTGCACCATCAACTTTTAAATTGTGATTAGCTTTTATGCTGCCACTAAATTCATAAGCATAACCACTTGTGATTATTTCCGTATTAAAACCAATTTGTTTTGAACCACTAATGACAACTTGCGGTTGGTCCCATAAATTTTGTGCAAATAATTTTAATTTTGCATTTGGATGTAATGGACCACCAATAGTTCCAACATATAAATCTCTACCCGCATTAATAAGATATGCATCATTTTCATACCCAACAAAACCGTTATCGTATGTGGATGAGTTAATACCTAAATCAACAAAATGAATATTTTCATTTCCATTATCTGCAGTTAAAACTAAATCTGAACTTGCTGCTGAACTGGTGCTATGATTTTGTATGTTAACTTGTGCATAGTTATCATTAAATGCATCAAAGTGTGCTATATTATAACTTCCACTGTTTTGAACATGTAAAATTTCAGGAGCTATTGAATCTAAAACACCTGAACCAACAATCAATGAACCACTAATTTCAGATTTTGTGTTAACTCTAAAACCTTTGTTTGGTGAAATGGATGCGGTAACACTACCACTTGTGATTTGTGATAAATTTAAATCAGTTACGCCACTTGCAGGTATATTATATAACCCACTTCCATCACCAATAAATGAACCTGTAAAAAATGATGCAGTTACATTATCTGTAAGATGTAATGAACCTGTGTTAACCGTGTTTGTTGATACTAATTCTTCAATTGTGGGACCTAACGAACCTGATTTGGCGAAATAGACTTTACCGTCTGATGTATTGATTGATAATTCACCTAATTCAAGTTGAGCGTTGGTTGGCTTTTTACCAATCACACTACTCCTACGCAGTTTTACTATTTGTGCCATATATATGGGTCCCTCGGAATGTTTGTGATATGTATCACGGTTAATTAACCTATATAGGTTATTCTATAAATACTTAAAAAAATCTTATTTATTTTAAATCAAACAGAATAATTTCCGTCTCTTCATTAGTAATAATACTAATTTTTTCTTCTTGTGTAAAGCTTAACCCGTCACCCTCAATTAAAGAAATATCATTGGTTGTTGAGGTTCCTGATACCACATATAGATAGTAATTTCTATTTGGGTTTAAATCAAATGTATAATCTTCTGTGAATATTCCTGCAAGCAATCTTGCATCTTGTTTGATGGGTAATTTCTCTGTAATGTCACAGAATTTATTTAACTTATCTTCTCTTGTAAATTGATACCAATCATGATAAGGTTCTGTATTAAATTCATTCGGTCTAATCCAAAGTTGTAAATAACGATTTGGTTTGTCGGATGCGTTTCCTTCTGTATGTATGATTCCACCACCTGCGCTCATTCTTTGGACAGCACCTGCGGGAATATCAATACTTTTACCTTGATTATCCGTATGTCGACATAATCCTTCAACAACGTAACCAAATATTTCCATGTTCTTATGAACGTGTTTTGGGACATGACCACCAGGTTGAGTCCTATCATCATTGATAGTTTCTAAATCACTAAAGTTAGTGTAAGTCTTGTCAATATATGGTGGGAAATAAAATGTGCGAAAAGAGGTAATCCAATCTGCTGTTGGATTACCTCTTGTATGTGCTTGTCTATGAAAAATCATAAAATTATATTAACACCATCCACCTTTATTGTCTAATGGCATTCTAATTGTAAATGTTGCAGGGAAATTAAATGTTCCTGCTAAACTTGTACCATCTGGATTACTATCGTTATTCAAATAACGAGTATCAGTAGGGTCAATAGTAACAATTTCAATTTGATGTCTACCATATCTAGTATCATATGCAACTTTAGCTATACCATTTGTTATAGTACTATTAGGTCCCCACACAACATCACAAATATATCCGTTATAATCTGTGGTTGCACCTGCAGCTGAAAATGCACTTTCAACTCCTGAATAATTTAATAATTGAGCATACGCACCACAACCTAAATCGGAAGTTTGATTAATTGTTAAACCTGTGAAATTAATAAATTCACCTTGTGGAGTATTACAAGCGGGACCATAACCTCCCGTTTGGTCAAACATATTAGATGTTATTGTAAATGTTGTTGAACTTGGTCTATCACCAGAAATTTGTGAAAATCCACTTGGTAATCCATAAACTGATGTTTGATAAACACTAAATACACTCGGACCACTGAATCCTCCTAAAGCAATTGCAGGATGTAATGTTGAGCCACTAAATGAATCCATTAATAATCCTCCACTATTTGTTGCAGGGTCTGCTGTATTGTCTCCATTCCAGTCACCACCATTAACTCTATACCACATATAGGTATTACCGTTAATTGCAATATCTATTATATCACCAACATTTCCAAAAGTTGGTAATCCACTGAATATTGGTATATTGATCAAGTCATTATTATATAAAACATTTCCTTCATTTGTAATACCAATACTATTTGTATCAACACCTAAGAAATTTTCTAAATTAGTTCCCGTTGTTCCAAAACCTAATGTGTAATTAGGATTAGAGGTCTCATCATCGAAATCTAACCCAAACGTTATCATACGTTTTTGACCGGCGGTTATTGCTGTTTTAGCTAAAGCAGCATATATACCTGGTGCATACGCATCACATATTGTGCTATTATAAACAGTCACACCGCTATACGAAGGATAATTAAGATCAGTAAACACATAGGGATATGTTGATAAACCATTACTTGTATATTGTGGGTCCCAAATGTTACCTGTTACATTATTATTTGGAACTGTCCCTACTCCGAATCCGTTTTGAAAAATTACTCCCATTTCTTATATTTTAAAAAGGGAGGATATACCTCCCTTTATTTATTTTTTAATATTGTCCTCCGTCAATTACTGAAGAGAACTTCAATGTTCCGTCACCCGCATCATAACCCAATAGTTGTGTTGTTTCCGCAAACGTATCTGTCGAATCTACAAATCCTAATACGTTATCACTATTTCTGAATGTAACCCAAGATGAACCTTCACCGTTGTCATCACCACCCATATCAACTGTAACATTACCGCTAATATGTGTATTTCCTGTTTCAGAGTCAACAGTAAATTTATTGATATTAAGTGCTAATGTTGTTCCAGTGTATGTTAATAAACTGTCACCGATATTATTAGCACCATCAGCAATTGGGAATGTTCCACTTGTTAAACTTGCTTCTGAACCATAAGTTCCTGCTGTTGTTCCAACTAATTTACTTGTTTGGTTGCTTGAAGAAACAAACATCCAATAGTCATTTAATGAGTCCCATAATAATGAACCTGAAACTCCTGATGAACCTGAGTCAAATGCAGCTAAACCTGCATACCTTTGGAATGGTGAGTAAGCATTAACTAAGATAATGTTATCACCTATGTTAACCGTATGAGATTCAAGATTTACATTTGTTTGAGAACCTAATACTTGTAAGTTACCTGACACATATAAATCACCACCTAAACTTGTCATTGAACCTGAGCTTACTGTGAATGCTCCTGTAACAGATGTTGCACCATTTAAATTGATACCGCCACCATTAATATTAACATGGTAACCATTGTTTGCTGTGATTGTTGTATCGCCAGCATTAGATATAAATTGATTTGTTCCTATATTTGTTTCAGCGTATAAACCATCATTAGCAACATATAAGTAGTTTTCTTCATTATTGTATGAAATTTCAGAATAACTTACTGAATCTATGTATATTCCTCCACCATTAATATCACCATTATAGTTACTAATTACACCCGCATATATTGAACCGCTAACATCTAAATCATTTGTTATGTGAACAGAACCTGTCATGTTAATTGCTGCAGCTGCACCACGACCACCTTCAGAGAATAATGAAATGTTACCTAATGATGTTAATTCAACATCAGGTGCACCAAACGTTCCACCATTTAAATGTAATGAGTTTGTGTTGTATGATAACCCCACAAAATTATCAGAGTAAGTATTGCCTGTAATATAAACATTTGTGTGGAAATTACCTTCACCATCTACAGTTAATGTATGGTTATTGATGATATTGGTATCTCCATCTATTGATACTGAACCAGTGAAAGCTGAAGGACCATTCACATGTAAATTATTTGAACCATTTAACACATAAACATCACCTTCGTCACCATCTGTATTCAATTGTAAAGTCCCACCATATGAACTGATATCAACGTCGCCGTTATTATTATATACCCATAAGTTACCACCATCACTATAAACATCTAAACCACCTTGACCATACATTTCAGCATAATTCTCAGATGTGTAGAAAAAACCGGTATTATCTAATTGTCCAATTTTTGAACTACTACTACCACTTATGTAAATGTTACTACCTGAAACATTAACATCATTGTTTGAAAACAACCCTAAATTACCAAGAACAATATCATTTAAATCAATAATGTTAGACGCGTTTGTAACACCTACTAGTCTATCTGTGTTTATTGTATGTCCAGATGTTTGATAAACATCACCATAAATATGTAATTGATTACCGCCGCCATTTAACACATATACATCACCCTCACCTCCATCGTTATTTAAGTATAGTATGTTACCATCATAAGAACTAATGTTAACATTATTATTCTGTGATTGTAAATATAAACTGTTATTTGCACTTAACGATACGTCACCATAGTTTGCATAAAGATAATTGTCTGTGCTATTTGAACCTAAATAAATTTTAGCTATCTCATTATTTTCATTACCCATGAATCTTGTGGCATTACCTTCATTAACATCACCTAACCACATATCGTTACCGATTAAGAAGTTAGTACCATTTCCGTCATTTGAAGCACGTATGATTGGCGCCGTTAAAACATTATCGCCATAATCACCATCGTATGCATATGTAAATGCCGCACTACCTGTTAATCTTTGGTCCGCATCAACAAACACAACATCTGTTGGTGTTAATGTGAAGTTATATATGCTACCCGATACTTGTAAATCGTTAAATACTGTAATACCGCTAAGTGAAATTGAACTTGCTTCTAATACACCAATATGTGCAGTTCCGCTTACATATAAGTCATGCCAGTAGTTACTTGGTCCTCCTAAGTCAAATGCGTTATTTACTTTTGGTAATATTGAAGAACTAACTTCACCTTGGAAGTTAATTGTATCCACACCGATGTTATCACCGATATTGATACTACCAGATAAAACTATATCACCTTGTGTATAGAATGAACCTGTTTGATAGATGTTACCAGAAACGAACATATTTTGTTCAACTATCAAATCATTTGTAACTTTAATTGACCCAGTTACATTAATAGTTCCACCTTCAGCCCATAATGAGATGTTACTTGTTGAGCCTAATTCAACATTTGGTGTGCCGCTAACACTACCATTTAAAGCTAAATAGTTCCATTGTTGTGTATATCCGTAGATATAATCAACCGCTTCAGAACCTGTAATATAAACATCACCAGCAATGTTTGCATTACCACCATCTTGGATGATTAAGTTTGAACCACTAGTTAATAAAACGTTGCTATTTTGAGAAACAACTCCTTGGTCAATAAATGCAGCACCTGCTGATACAACCAAAGAACCAGTTACCGATGTATTACCTGAGATTTGTGTGTCTCCGTAAATATGTAATGAACCCGTAGCTTCAATAATACTATTTGGTCTAGCTGTAAATCCTGCTACACCATTATTATCATTATGAACGTGAGAACCTATACTTTCAACCCACAAATAAGAACCACTACTTCGTAATTGAGCGTAATTAGTTGCTAAAAAATCAGTTGTATTTGTGTAACCATATATTGAATTACCGTAGTTACCTATATTGATATCACCTTCGCCACCATCTGTATTTAAGAATAATGTGCTACCATCATAAGAACTAATAGCAACATTACCAACATTTGAACTGATAGTAACACCATTGTCACCTATAAGAGTTACATATCCTGAAGCATCATCTAATTTTAAGTAGTTAATATCACCACCAAAGTAGTTATAATCTGCATTTCCTTTAATGTGTATATCATTTCCAGTAACACCTGTAGTGTTATAGATTTCAAAAAGTCTTCCGTCGTTTTGATCAGGTTGTAAATAAAGAGAACCAGTTCCTAAAATTTTTGTTGTGTATATTGAACCTGTTTGAACCATGTCGCCATATACATTAAGGACGTTACCGTCACCATTTAATACATTAACATTACCTTCACCACTATCGTTGTTTAAGTGTAATGTGCTATTGTCATAAGAACCAATCCATACATCAGCACTATCAGCCCATAACCAAAGTTGTCCACCACCGCTTGCTTCAATATCAATACCATTTTGATCTGAACGTAAGTTAGTGTAACCGCCATTATTGAAGTTTAAATATGAATTACCCGCATTAAGATATAAACCATTTGTAGTATCTTCAATATATAATTGACCGTCATTGTAGATATACGCAGTATCGTTTAACTTAATAGAACCTGTGATACCTAATTGACTACCATCATAATTTAAACTTCCACTATCAACAAGTGAACCACTTGGGCCTACTAAAGTTACTCTACCTTCTGTTAATCCTGTAAATGCGATATTTGATACATTAATTTGACCAAATGAACCTGTTGGTGCTGATACTGTATTTGAACCTGATACAAATGATGCTGTTAAAGCATTAATTGTTACACCTGAAATAGTATTACCTTCAATATTACCTGTGAAGTCCATGGCAATATTACCATTTCTATCTAAGATGTATAATGTTTTATCATTATTGGAGTAGAAAGGTGTTCCATCCATTGTTGAACCGTAAGATGCACCTAATGTAGGAACGTTTGCTCCTTGGTATATCTTAGAAACAGGCTTGTATCCACCCGCTATTGCTGATTCACCTATGAATAGGACCGGCGCGTTTAAATCTCCGATTGATCCTGTTGCCATTACCAATTCGCCGACATTAGCCGTAACGTCTTTAAGTGCTCCAATCGAACCTCTTCTGTGTTTAATTATTTGTGCCATATCTTGTCTTTTGTGTTTGTTTTATATAAATACTTTAATTTTAATTAGAAAAAGCTATCACCACAGTCAATTACATAGTTTTTTGACCTATCTCCCCATGTTCCTAAATTTTGAATTGATAGCGAAGCTGATCTAAATTGATTTTTAACCACCGACATTGCTCCCGATACAATTAACGAGTTCAATGTTGGGTCATCTTTTATAAGTGTTGTTGTTCCTTCTACTCTTAAATCACCCTTAATTACCACAGAACCGCTCACATTAAGTGCTCCGTCATTTACATCGGTAACATCTATTAAAACTATTTGTCCGTTATCTGAGATTCTTGAATCCAATATCCCATTTTGACCGTTTGATTTTTGTAGATAGTTTATTGTCCCTGAACCGGATTGTAATACCATTGGTAATTCAGAACCTAAGGGCCCCGCAATCCATGTATCGTTTGTGCTATCCCAAAGTAACGAACCTGAAATAAGATTTGGTAAAACGCTATCTCTAACTAATAAACCACCAAAAGAATCTTGTGTTCCGTTAAGTTCAATTACATTATCACCTAAAGAAATATGTGTGGAATCAACTATTGTTGTTTGACCTAAAACCGTGAAATTACCTTTTACTGTTAAATTACTACCAGTAAGTTCAATAGCATTTAAGACCGATGCTGTGAAATGATTTAAAGCGTCTGTTCCTGAAGTTGCGATAATATCCCCAATAGTAACACCTGAGATATATAAATTTTCAAAATAACCGGCATGTAAAGGTCCATCAATCTTTCCAATGTCAATAATAGAACCTGAAGGGACTGTGGGACTGTCAATTTGGAGCCAGTTAATTTTCTGTAATGCCATGTAAAAGTAAAGTCTTTTACATAAATACTTTTATTTCCATTGTCCGCATAAAAAAAGAGAGAATTTTTTTCTCTCTTTTATGTTTAAACGTAAGTTTTTAGCGTTTCTATGAAAATGTCTTTGTCTGTAAAATCTCGACCTGCAACAAAAACGGGTCCTTCTTCTGTATCATCCATCGAGACGAACACTGTTGGTAAGGAATTGTCACCTGTTTGATTGACAACTTGGTCCCAAATTTTTTTATTTTCCTCAATCGGTATTTCTGTGAATGGGATTGAGTTGCTAATCATTTTTTCTTTTAGTTGCTTACAATGACCACATCCGCTTAGTGTAAATATAATTATCTTATTAGCCATAGGTTATAATGTATCTAAAATTTTAGTATAGACACTGTCTATATTAGCTCCAGTGGAACGGTTTATTAATTCATCACCTTTGTAGATAAAGATTGTTGGAACTGAGCGAACACTTAATTCCATTGCCGACTCACTGTCTTGGTCTACGTCAACCTTAACAAAGGTTACGTCAGGATAATTTTTTGATAAAATTTCTAACCTTGGTGATAATGCTCTACATGGTCCACACCATGATGCTGTATATTGAACCAATAATTTTTTACCTTCTGATTGTAATTCCTTTACTTTACTTGCTGATACTATTTCCATTAAAATGATATTTTCTTTTCTTTATTAGTTGATTTGAAGACTTCGACATCGATATTGTAGATATCGGCTAACGCCATACTATCATCGGATATGTGGTCTTTCTTTAAATATTTTAATAATTTATTGGTTTCGTCAACCGGTAATTTTTCAAATTTGTGTTCAGCGATTAATCTACCTTTTCTTAAAAGAGCTTGGTCAATTCTTTCGCGTTTCATGTTGAAGGTTGCCACGATTTGTATTGATAAACAATCTCCCAAAATACCATCTGTTAAGTTAAGAATATTTGATACTCCCGCAGGTGAACCGTTTCCTTCTCTGTCAGAAATTACACGTTCAGCGTCTTCAATAATTAAGATACTATTTTTATGTTCCATTAAAAATGGAATGATAGATGGTTCAGATAACATTTCAGCCATGGATGGTGGAATGAATAGTATTTCCTTTTCTTTAACTAAAGATGTCAAATACTTTATGTAAGATGTTTTACCAGTACCAGGGTCGCCATGCAATAGAATTATACCCTTACCATTATTTTCATTTAATTTTTTAATTATAACATCATGAATTTTCTTAAATCCTTCTCCGTAATTTAATTCCAAATTCATGGGTGGAACATACAAATCATAATCCTCAATATCTAAATGACCCATGTCACTTTTCACCAAATTAATATTTGCTTTCTTTTTCTTCTTTTCAAAAGTTTTAATTGTATCAACATCAAAAAGCTCTTCCATAGAACCTTTGGTGATGTCATAATATAAATCGATTTGGTGTAGATTTAATTTTTTCTTTTCAGCTTCGTTTTTAGTTACTTTAACAATGGTGTTGTTAGTTTCATTAACAAAAATAGATGAATACATATAATCATATCTTCTATTGATTTGATTAATTCTATTTTGCTCTACATAACCATTAGATGTTAGATAGTCAATAATCTTAGCGTCATAAAATAGGTTGTTTGAAAATTTTGATGGTAAGGCGTTAAATCTTAAAATATAAAATTGTTCGACTGCAACCTCACCATTATATCCCGTATCGTATAGCGGGAATGATATTTCTGAAATATTATTCATAAATAAATGTAAAATATAATTTTTTAATAATAAAGTTAGTTTAGACAAATTTTACCAAAACTGGTGTCTAAAAAAATCTTGTCATGTAATATCTCTTCTTTTGTATATGTTTTGGTTGAGATGTGTATTGCTTTGATGGTTGTCCTTAGTAATTCAAATTGTTCTTTATTCAATAAAGGTTCTCCGTTATCTTTTAAATTACCTTCAGCAATGTCACAAAGATGTTTGAAGAATAATTCTTCATCGGCATCACCAATGAAATATTCTTTTGCATCACTACTATTATTAAGATAGTTTTTTACTTGCTGTAAATAAATTAGAACTTCAGGGGACATTGTATGGTTTATCACAATTTTTCGATTTGGTTCATGGTCAACGAAACTACGGTATTTCTACCAAATATCTTAACTTCCACATCAACTTTTTCTCCTTTGATATCAGAAATAATACCTTCAAAAGAATTAAAAGCACCTTCGTTAATAGTAACTCTTTCACCAATAGACATATAAAGTTTTTTAGATTCGATATGTTCATCCAATCTATCATCAACCATAATCTTTCTAACGTCGGATTTGCTCAATAACATTGGTGTTTTATTACCCATAATACCCATAATGTTTTGGGTTGCTGCAATCACCTTTAATTCGCTATCACTTAGTAATTTTGGTGCTTCAAAATAAAGGTATCCACCATATAGAACCTTTTCTCTTAATACCTTTTTCTTTTTTACAACCACAAACTCCTTTTCGGTTGGACAAACAAATCTTGTTATGTTATCCAACTTACCCATTGAGATTTTCTTATTAAATTCTTCGTTAAGAGTCCTTTCTTTACCAGGCATCACCTTAACTACATACCAGTTTGTTTCCATATAATTTGATAAATATATAAAAAAGATAAGCAAAAAATTTGAAAAAGAGAAATTAAAAGTATATATTTTAATATGGCATGTTCAAAATGTAAAAGCAAAGAAGACAAACAAAGGATAATGGAAGAAGTTGGTCGCATGGAAAAATACTCATTAGTTTTCCTATTAGCCATCGTAGCTTTAGCCATTTACGGTGTTGTTTCTTTGGTATCTAAATTTTTATGAAAAATGGGAAATATTTCATAGTTCTTTTCTGTAACAAGAAAAGGGTTAGGGTATTGTATCGTTGTATGCAAAGAACTACCGTATATGAATATTGGAGGGAGTTTAGGACCCAAAAGAAACCTACGTTTGTTAAGCAGCAAGGCGGTAAAAGAAAAAACGAACTTCACTACGAATTAGCACTAATTTTCCCAAATAATAGGTGGGCCACTAAAACTTATGTTAAAGATAGTTTAGGTCGCAATCAGGAGGCTCTTATCGAAGGTGATAAGTTTAGAATCAAAGAAATTATCCCGTATTGGAAGGAGGAGCTTATTTATGACTTCCAAAGAAAAAAACGAATTAGGTATCACGAAATGATGGACCAAATTCTATTCATTAAAGAAATAACCCAAGTCTTCACATTAAACAATAAGTTATTTGTTCAAATCGATAATGACGTTAAGATGTTTGGTAATAAAAACATTGCTGATGCTCAACGATTATTTGAAATTGTGAAGGAAGAATTGATATTCAAAAAGAGAGGTAATTTTATGTTTGTGAAAGATATCACAACTCACCAAAGAAAATTACTATATGATTTGTTAGAAGCGAAAGGCTTTAGTAGAAACGAATTGATTAGGCATTACTCTTATTAAAAATAATATCTAAATCACCAATTGATATTGAAAATGTATCTTTAGGTTTGTCAGCCTTTTTATTATATTTCTTTTTTATAATTTCGAAAGCCGCATTAAATTGTTCGTCTTTTAATTCAAGCACAATTGTTTTTGATTCGGTGGATAACACCATGTTATCAAGCAAATCAGATATGATTGCTAATTGATTTAATAAATCACCCTTTTTTTCCATAACCTAAAATCTTTAATATCTTATCTTTTATAGATACTTTATTTTTTGTTTTTGGTTTAAACATTTCGGATTTATCCCAATTTTGCATTTCCTTAATCATCACTTTCTTCTGAATCTCCAATTCCTTCTTGTCCTTCTCCATCTCCTTGTTCAGCCACTCCATCCCCTGTTGTAGTCTCTTGTCCATAGCTATTTAATAAATTAATGTCTTTCAATTTATCTAAAGATTCCTTCTTAAAGAGTTCTTGTAATTCCTTAACCTTTTCTTGGAATAATCTATTTTTTTCTTCCTCCTCTTTGTTAATACCGATAATTTCGATTGCACATGCTAAGACAACATCATAACCTTCCTTTGTTGCCTGTGACACCAATGAAATTAAATTAAACTTATCGTTTTTATCTTGTGTTTTAAGTTGCACTGAACGATATGGTTTAGCCACATCTTCATATCTCCAAGTTAAAGGTAACTTAATATCTAAGCTGACATTATTATTAACCTCTCTTAAAGAATGGAAATAAGGTCTTAATGATTTTATACTTTCAAACACGTTGTTAATTTAAAAAATATGTTATTATGTATGACGTAGCTAATAGTTGAGCTATTTGTTCAATTTTTGACGACGTCATGGGTTCCGGATTCTCTTGAAATAATCGAATGATAAATTCAATTATAAATTTTAAAAGGTAAATTATACTTGTTACCAACAAGAATAAACTAATCTGATGATTCATCGTCGTGCTTTTTAATTTCTTCTAAAATTTCCTTACGATATACAGCAATAAGTTGTTTAACTTCTTGTGCATATTTTCTCGCGCGGATAGATGCGCTTCGATTTCCTTTCTCAAAAACTTTCTGAGTATCGACAGACATCTTTTCTACAAGAACCTTTATCATGTTTAAGGTTTCCATAATTATTTGGTTTTTGATACTAATATACGGAAAAAACTCTACATTTTAAAGTTTTGTTCAAACATTTTATATATTTCCGTCAACATGTCCAATTCTGACCTTGACTTTCTGTGTTTGAAATCGAACAATTTGTATAGATATTCAGATATTCTGATAGGCTTCTCTTCTAATTTAGCGTAGTAATAGGCTTCAAGAAAGAAATTCCAAAGATATTCATAATGACTACCACTTTCTTTAAAGAATATTTTTTCTTTACCAAAATTTTCTAATATTTTTTTCCAACACCAGTTGAAGTGGTTTTTTTGAATATCTTCAGTTTCTAAAAGGTCTTCACCTAAATAGGTATCTTCAATGAGGTTATATAATGAAACAAGAAAGTCGTAGAAAAGCTCGGTTTTCTGACGACTTATATTGTATGCTTTATACCAAATGTCTAATTGAAATTTGTAACTATCCGAATGTAAGAACTCCAAATATGTCTCTTTATTTTCCATAATCTTATAATACAATATAAGGATAAAAGAAAATAAAAAAAAGAATTACTGAGTTTTTTTGTTGTATGAAGTTAAAGTCTTCATTTTTTTAATCTCTTCATTCAAGATATCAGCCATCGCAAATGTTTTAGACTCATTCACATGTTTAACAGGTGTTGGTTCTTTTGCGTATAATGGTGCTTTCTTTTTAATTTCTATTCTTCTCTTAGCTTCCTTCTCAATTTTTTTACCGGTATCAGTTTTCATTTGATTACCTTCTTTAGTTTCCGCTTCTTCGCCTTTGTCTGCACCATTAGATGGTTTAATTTTCGCAGGTTCAGTTGTTGGTGCATTACCCATAGTGGCATGACCTTCAATAGCTTTCTTTAATCTATCTTTAAATTGTTGTGATGGCTCGATATCATAAGTTAAATCAAATGGGTTACGACCTCTGTTGTCATCGATTGTTTCCTCATCGTCTTTAGTATTTTCTCTTGCAACTTTATCACCTTTAGTGTTTGCATTAGGGAAATCGGCTTTTTCTAAACCAGGGATGTTAATATGATTTTTAGTTATATCAGCCATCATATCAGCCACTTCTTTGTTATTTTGCTTACCGCTTTCTTTATGTGCTTTGTTGTATGCGTCTAAACCAGGAATAGATTCGCTAACCATACTTTTGATTAAATCAATTAACTCATCTTCTTTTAAACGTAAAACTTTTTTCTTTGATTCATACATACCGCCATTACCACACTCACAAACTTCTTTACCACATTTTGGACAAACGTTTTCTTCTAATGGTTGATGATATGCACCACACTCGTTACATATATTATCTTCCATAACATAACCAGTTCCACATTCGTTACAAGTTCTCATACCTTCAGAAGTTAAATGATAACCATCACCTTCTTCCATGTCTTGATCACCTAATTTGTTTAAATCAATGATTTCATCCATTTGTGATTCGTCACCATGTTTAGAACCTCTCAATAATTTTTCAAAGTCAACACTTTCGTCTTGGTCATTTTTTACTTCATAACCATCTTCGTTATATTGTTGTTCATTCATTGGTCCGTTACACTCAGTGCAATCACCACTACCTTCCTCTTCTTCTAAACGTTTCCAACATTCATCAACGTCATGAACTTCGCCGTTTATTTTAACTTTTTTCAAACCTTTATCTTTAGCGTGCATAATAGCATGTGCAAATGTTTTAATTTTTGGAGCAGATGTTTCCATATTTTGATTTTCTTTTTCTTCTAATTGTTCACCCATTTCATCCAATTTATCAATCATATGACCATATGATTCATATGAGCCCTTTTCAATGATAAATTGTTTACCCGGATGTTCTTTTTCTAATTTATTTACTATTTCTTGAGCTTCCTCTTCAGTATGACATGTTTCAACAGGCTCACCTTCACATTTAACGTGGTAAACCTCATGCTTTGAACCATCTAAATGTTCCATTATAGCAGTTTTGATTTCTTTAGAAATCACACTTTCGAATAAATTATCGAGTTCACTCACCTTCATAGTTTATAAATATCTTGTTTATCTCATTTATAACAATTTTTTCCACATCGTGACGTGGAATTCCGTATTTTTCTGCCGCTTTTGTAATTGCTTCTCTTAATGGTTCAATTGCGTTGATGTCTCCTTGATTACAATAAGGGAATTTTTTACATTTTTCCTTTATCTTAATGAACACACCACCAGGTCCTCCCCATTTAGGAAATTTAGGATCTGTTACTGCTCTACTTTTAGCGATGCTTTTAGGTCCTTCAATAGCTAAAGGGTCTTTACGTCCGCCTCTCGGTGTTTTACCAAAAAGAGGGACATCATATGATGCACCTGCAGATACATCTGCTGTCATTTGTTCTTCTAATTTTTCTTTCTCAGTAACCTCGTAACCTTTAACATTTGGTAATCCTTTAAATTTATGTAAATCTCTTTTAAGAACAGTGAAATCGCCACCAGAAGCACCAAGAGGAGCTTCGAAAGCACCTGCAGCATCTGCACCTTGTTCTTTTACATCTTTCTTTTTTCTCCAATCACCTGAACCTGTTGGGAAAACATCGTCTTTATCGTCCTCATCATCATAAGGATTGTGTTTTTTGTGTTTTGTCCCCATAATTTTGTCATATGTTTCGCTTTCATGAGGTGGTGGACTAAATTGTTCAGCCGTCTCATTTATATTATTTGTGATATCACCAATAAAAACTTTAGGAGCAACGCCCATAGCCGCTGCGGTGCAAAGTCTGGTGTTACCTGCCATTAAAATGTATCTATCACCCATTTTAACAATTAATGGTCTTTTATATTCACCAGTTCGAATTGCTTTTTTTAGAATTAATGGATCTGTTTTACCATATCTTCTTGCTATACCAAATACCGCTTTCCAATCATCTTTAACAATTTCGTTTGATTCTGTATTTTCTAATTTAGACCAAATATCTTGTGAAAGCGTATGTTCTTTTGCGTTTTTAAACGCATCAACAAGGGTTTGGACCGAAACATCAACATCTTCGTCTCGCATCAAATCCTGTGACATTCTTTCGAACTCATCCATTTCATCTTGAATGTTGGGTCTAACCTTTTTCTCCATTATCTTACATTTTTAAGGCCACTCTCCCAAAAAGACTTTCTTTGCCAAAGGTTTTTAAATAGCTCAACAACCACCTTAGTGGCTAAATCAACGATTTTTTCATTGATGTCCCTTGTTCCCATTTCTTTTTGAATTATCTTAATAACTTGCTCATGAGCATTAGTCGAACTTAAGAAATCTTTAATTTCTTTTTGGGCTATTTTCTCTATTTCTTTTTTATCTTGTGTGCTTAACGCCATTTTTAGTTAGTTTGTCTTTGACCAATAAATGGTTCTAATGTTGATTTGAAGGTATCTTCAAATTTTATTAACTTATCTAAGATTGGTGTTACGGTATTATCGATTTTTAACATTTCAGCGTTAATATAAACACCCCCGTCTTGTCCCGCAATGAATACGAATTTAATGTCATTATCAGTTAAAACACCGTCTAATCTGATTTGTGTTTCACTAATCGACATACCAGGATTCATGTCAACGATTTGAGCAACTTGTGATTTGAAATTATCAATCATATTAGAAATAGCTGTTTTTTGACTATCGTCTAATTTCATATCCGCTTTATCAGTTGAATTTATCTTTACATCAACATCATTAATAACCATGATGTTATTGTTAAGCTCCTCTTGAGCTTTGTCGCTTGGGTCGCTATTATCAACAAATGTAGATGTGTCGTTTGTATTTCTTTGCTCTTGAGAAGGGCCTGTATCACCCACTTGCTCGGTCAATGACCTTTTCTTTGCATAAAATGATTCATTAAGTTGTCTTAACTTGTTTAACAACTTCTTGTCTTGGTCATATTGGTTAACTAATTTCTTTTGCATCATTAAAAAATATTCTAAAATTAAACGAAGGGTTTATATCTGTATAAATATCCGCAAAGTTTGATTTACAGACCACTCCTTTAAAATTAGCTGCTTTTTCCAAATACCCATTGGATGGCACCACTTGTTTGGGTATGTTATTATTTTCACATAGGTAATCACATAATTGTGATACGGCCTCCATTTGGCTTTCAGGATACTTGTCCCAAAAGAAATGACCACGCCATGTTCTAACATACGGTTCAGCTCTGTATGGGTCACCAATCCAATTATTTAAAACACCAGTTATTGTATTTTTATTTAACCACCCTAAGTTCTCTATCGCAACTTTAATAATGCGTTTATCTATGGTAGAATTCCTAAATGTGGTGGAACTGTAGTTAGTATCGAATATTTGATAAACGAACCCTAATTTAGAAACAACAAAATGAGGTATGTCTTCATATTTCTCGTTTTGTCTGTATTTTATTTTAGCAATAAAATCATCGACTCTTCTTTCAGTATCATATAATAATATCTGAGTCTTCTTGGTCTTACGTTTATGTATGTTCAGTTTAGAACTATCTATTGTTTCTATATTGTGAATTGCTAACATTTCTTGTGATTAATATCGATTTTGGTGGGGCAGGTAAATTTGTCCCTCCTTCCCAATATAAGTCTTCTATTGGGTTAGTCAAGTCTTGGGTATCCGTTTCCTCCAAAGGTGACGATTGAATATCTTCCGTGCTTAAGGGGTGGTCTTCCTCTGTATTGATTTCTTCTTGTGAATTCGTTATTAGTTTTTTTTTTCTTCCTCTTCTTCTTTAGAGGTAGTTGCATCTTGTTCTAATAACGTTGTTGGTTCCTGACTAAACGTTTCTGTTTGAACATCATTTAAAACTTTTAACATATCGTCAGGTAATTGTCCTTCTTCAAAAGTTAATTCGGGTTCGTTATCTACAGCTTCGTCAACAGGTATTGCGTATTCCTCTTCTTGGAAAATATTTTCAGATATTGGTTCGATAGTGGAAAAATTTTCATTTTCTTCCTCCACTGTTGGCTCTTCATGGAAATTATTTTCTTCATCATCTAACCCATCCATTAAAGTAACATCCCATTCATTAAGTTGTTCTGTTCCATTTTCAACGTCATATGATTGGTCTTCGTCGTTCTTAATCATTGGATTGTCAAATGGTTCATCATAAAGACCTAACTCCTCATCGTTAGCCATCATCTCAGCAAGAATCTCACCACGTTCTCTATATTCGCTATTAGCTAAAGCACCTACCGGTTCATCTTCAGGAAGAATTGGTCCGTGAATTGATTCATTATATTCTCTAATCTTTTCCATTCTATCCCAAACCTCTTGAGAAACACCATTCCATTTTTCGGCTGCTTCTTTAAGTGCATCATTTGGTGGTGGTGGATTTAATAAAGTTTCTTCTAACTTCTTTAAATCGTCTTCGCTTAATCGTAATCTAACCGTTTCGTCAACAAAGTTTTTTAAATCTTCAGGGTTTGTTGTTGGTTCTAATTCTTCTTTCTCTTCTTTCTTTTTACCAGTAACAAGCATAAGTTGATTAAATGAAATTACTAATGCTACAGCTAATGGGTCGAATACAACAACGATTAAAATAATAAAGAATTTAACTACGGATTTTAATTCAACACCAAATGCTTCAGCCACAAAACGGAAACCACCAACTTCTCTTTCAATACCGATGTTTGCATTTTTAACGTCGTTAATTTTACCGTTATAGACAACGATTGAGTCTTGAAGTGAATTAATTTTATTAGATAACTTTGTGGATTGTTTATCTCTATTGTCAGCTGATTTAATTAACTTACTATTAACATTACCCTTACTTAATAAGGTATTTTGTGTGGTTGATAAATCTTTTTGTTGTCCTTGTAATGTGGCGATTTGTTGATTGGTGTAAGTTATTTTATTATTCCATACATCGATTTCGCGTTGAACCTGCTCTAATTTTAAATTCTGTTGTTGGAAAGCATTTGATAAATAACCAAAGATACCTGCCGATGTGATAGCCATAAGAATAACCACAGCACTTGTTAGATACCATTTATTAACGCCACTAACATTATCCCATTCTTGTTTTAAATAAGTTGCAGTTACCAATTTAGCGAATTCTAATGAACCCGCCATTACCATGACAGCTACAGCTGCGCCGCTAAATAAAACTCCTAATCCTGTTACAGAAAAATAAGCTGCGCTACCCGCAATCATAATTGCAGATATTGCTACCAATATTTTTAACCAATTTTTATTTATCATCTATTATAAATAGTTTAAGAGCCCAAAACTCTCGTTTCTAAGCTTCTTAATAGCCTTATCACGTAATTGTCTAATACGTTCTTTTGTGCAACCAAATTCCTCACCCAAATCTTCAAGATTTGATTCAACACCTGTTAAACCGTAATATCTTTCGATGATTGTTTTTTCTCTTTCGTCCAAAATACCCAACATCAAAGAAACTTTTTTCTTAATTTCTTCAGGTGAATTAAGAGATTCTTCAGGGCTTGGTGAATTATGATTTGGTATCATATCAATTAATTGGTCGCCCTCTTCATTAATCTCTCTATATAAACCAACGCAATATGGTAAGTTAACACCTATTGGTTGTTCTTTATCATTCTCTTCGCTCTTGATATGAAAATTATCTTCAGCACTTACTTCATTACGTTTACTTTTTTGTGCGTCTTGAACTAAGTTTGATGGTATACGAATTGTTCTTGCATTCTCATTTAATGATTGCATGATTGATTGTCTAATCCACCATACAGCGTATGAGATAAACTTTAATCCGCTTGTTGGGTCAAATCTTTCGGCAGCTTTAATTAATCCTATGTTACCCTCAGAGATAACATCAAGCAAATCCATCCCTTGACCTTGAAACATTTTTGAAACTGAAATGACAAAACGTAAGTTACCTCTTACCAATTCATCATACAATTCTTTCTTTCTTTGTTTTGTTGTTTGCTTGTCATTCAATTCAGCAAAAATTTCTTCTTGTCTTTCGTAGGAAATAATTGGAATTTTACGAATGTCTTTCACATACTGTTTAATCTCATCAGTGTTTGAGATGGTAGCTTTCTTCATGTTGGTAATTTTAAGTGTTGAACTGTAAGGACTAAATTAAGAAAAATATGTCAATTTTCAAAATTATCTAAGAAGTTTTTTTCTTCAGGAGTAAGACTCTCGATTCCGTTCTCTTCTATCTTATCCAACACATCATCTAAAGTGATGTCAGTATGGGTATAATCCAACCTAACTTGGAAATCATCAGGGCTTGAAGGTCTAAAAATAAAGTCTTTAACATTTTGAGGTAAATGCGCTGTAACCAAGGTATCTCTTTCAAATATAAAATAAAGTTTAATGTTTTCATTTGCGATATTAGCATATAAATCTTGCGCCAATTCTTTATATTCAGCATCTGCGTCAAAAATCACTATAATGTTTTGGCCGTTTTCAATTACATAACGAACTGAAGATATTGTTTTACATTCAGATAGAATGTCGCTACAGAAATATTCAATGTCTTCCATATCGTCAAATAGACCGAAAATGAATAATATAAAAGTTTTCATATATATGTTATCTTCTTAATTTAACGGGGAAATACGCACCTCCGCCAATATATGGTTCAAACTTACCTGAGGTAGAACTTGTCATAACATTCTCAACACCTACACCTACTTTAAATATTTTGTCATCTTTTGATTTATACATTAAACCAACATCAAGATTTCTAACCACACTTGGTTTATCAACCTTAACTTCAAATCCTGCAAACCATTGACTCTTAGGTGGAACCACTTTTAATACAGTATCGATAATGGTTTTTGGTTTAATATTTGCTTTGAAACTTCTTCCCACTATTTTGTTTTCACTTATTGTGTCAGTTATTGAAACTGTTCCACTATTGTTTAACAATTTTAACGTATTGTTAAACACATTCTTTTTAAAGAATATTGATAATATTTGATTTGTATCCACAGGAACCTGAACAGGAACCTCAACTCGTTTTTCAACTTCGTATGGAACGGGGACTTCAACCTCTACTTCCACCAAGGAATCAACGGGTATTGTATCGTGAACAGCATAGGGAATCGTATCAACTCTCAATATTGTTCTATGTGGCATTACACCCTTTGGGTTTATAAATTCAACAATTGCAATCACAACAAGTAATGCAATTATAATGTGTCTTATGTCAAATATTTTTTTCATTATTTAAGTAAAAATAATACGGTCATTAATAAACCTATACCAGAACCCGCTTTATATATTGTCGTCTTGAGTTTTTGAACTTTTAATTCTTTCAATAAACTATTAGACTTTTCACGTTCTAACGCAAATTGTTGATCTTTCTTATCGATTATAACTTCTAAGTTATTGATTTTGGCTTCCTTAAGGCTATCCTTTTGGTTTAATAAACCAATTTGTTGGTCCTTTAAAGTTATAACTTTATAGGCTTCACCCAATTCCGCTTTAGCTCCGTCGCCAGTTAATAAATCTTTAATGATTAACTTTGCTGTCGGCACCTTGAGTGGCACTATCGAGTCCGTTTTCGTAACGGTCTGAGAAAAACTTGATAAGGTCGTGAATAGTATAATCGTTAACAGCGCTAACTTTTTCATGTGTTTGATTTTTAATTTCGGTTATATTTTTATAAACATTAGTAACATTACCCTCAATTTTTGTAATTTCATTATCAACTTGAGCAATATGTTGGTTTAATTTTAAGTTTTCGGTTTCAACAGAATCAATTTCCTTTTGAATGGAATCAATTTTTCGATTATAAGCGTCAACGTCCGTTTTAATGCCATTATTGGTAAACAAGTTATACCCAACTAAACACGCAAGAACGATAAATGCTATATATTTTAAAATCTTCATATTATACGTTTTTATATAAATATAAAGAAAGGGGCTTTTGGCCCCTTTTATTATTTATCGTATTCTGACAAATCCATATATATAATTTCGTCGATTATTCCATAATCTTTGGCTTCTTCTGCTGTAAGCCATAAATCTCTTGTGGCATCCTTCATTACTTGTTCACCAGTTTTTCCGCTAAATTTACCCAAAAGGAAAAATAAACGGTCATTTATTCTTCTCCATTGTTTCATACTAATTTCGGCGTCTTGAATATTACCAACCGCACCGCCCGATGATTGGTGTAACATTGTTTCAGAATCTTCTAATGAACCTCTTAATCCTTTAGAACCTGCACCCAATAAAACTGAACCCATTGAAGCGGCCATACCTGTGTTAATTGTTCTGATTTTAGGAACGATGCATTTCATTACGTTTACCATAGATAAACCCGATTTAACACTGCCACCAGGACTATCGATATGCATAGTAATAGTGTTGTGGTCAACACTCTCTAAAAATTTCAATTGTGCTTGGACAATTGTTGACATGTTGTCGTTTACTTCACCTGCAACCCACAAGATGCGTTCCATCATCAAGCGTGAGAATACATCCATCACTGTCACATTTAAGCTTCTCTCTTCAAGAATATAAGGTGTTAAACTGTTTTTAGCACCACTTCTTTGGGATTCGATTTGCTTTTCGTAATTGTGCAAATTTAATGAGCCGATACCGCTGCTGCGAGCGTATAGCTCAAAGTCGTGTTTAAATTGATTTTGTGTCATATTTTATGTTTATTGAACAAATATAGTGAAACTTTTAATAATTAAGAAATTTTTGTTGTAATAAAATCTATTGAGGAGACGTTGTCTTCTTTTTTAATCATAATGATGTTATCCGACCAGTTACGTATTAAAGGATTATGTGATATGACAAGTATGTGTTCAAAGTAATCTTTAATCTTTTTAAAGAATTCACCGACCATTTCAAGGTTCTCATCAGCAATCTTTCCAAATACTTCGTCCATTACCACAATATTTGGTTTAGGTAATGATGAAATTTTAGTTAACACACTTCTTAAAGCCAACGACGAAATTGTTCGTTCATAACCTGAACCCGCATTTAATGGTTTAGCAATTCTTGTTTCGGTATCAATCATCACAAATTCAACTTCGTTCTTATCATTGACATTAAGCTCCAAAATAAAATGACAACTATCCACCAACAAACGATAAAGTTCGTGATTTAAAAGTGGTATCATGTTTTTCATGATTACTTTTGAAATACCGTTCTTACCATAAATGGTTAGATATGTTTTAAAGACTGCCATTAATTCTTCTTCTTGTGTTATCTTAACAATCAAATCTTTATTAACACCAATTTTTTCATTCATGGTTTGAATGTTGTTAGTGTGTCTTTCAGTAAGCGTATTTGTTAATCTAATATCACCTTCAGTTGTTTCGATTTGAGTTTTTAAAGCAATAACCAAAGCATCGATTTTTTGGTTGTCTTCTAATTTTTTCTTGTTCTCTTCATATCTATCAAGACGAGTTTGCTTACCATCAATCTCCAATTGTTTCTGCTCAACTTCCAACTCATATCTTTCTTTACGAAGTTTATTTCTTTCGTAAGTTTCAAACTCGGCTTTTAATTTATCAAATGCCTCCGATTGTTCTTTTAATGAATCAAACGCAATTTGATTTTGTTCTAAGATTTTTGTGATGTCTTCAATTTCCTTTTTAATCTTCTCAATTTCATCCGTATGGTCGACATCATCTAATGCACGATTACAAGTAGGGCAAACGGTTCCTTCTTCAAATTTTTTGATTAACTTTTCTTTTTCACCTTTCTCATATTTTCCCGCAACATCAATTCCTTGTAATTCAGCCATTTGGCCTCTTAATTCTTTGTGTTGGTCCTCGTGATAATATTGTGATGGTTCAACAACATTAACACCATTAGCATTTGTTTGACTTAAATTTCTTTGCGTCGTTAATGTTTTAATTTCATTTTGAAGTGTTGTTGGATTGGTATTAATTAATTCTCTGTCAATATCGTTGTTTCTTGACTTTAACGCTTCGTCCCTTTCTTCATTTAATGAACCTAATTTATCTTTGAACTTATTTAATTCAATTGATAATCTTTCGATTTCGTTATTTGAATTTTCAATACTTGCTTCAAAAGTTTCAATGTCATTTTCCAATTGTGCTTTGTCAAAACTATTTGAAACCAACTTAACTTTCCATTCGTCAAATATTCCTTTAGCAACTTCTTCTTTTGATTTAAGATTTTCTAACCCCAAGAACTTGGTAAGAGTTTGTCCGCGAGCAGTTGGTTTAGAATCAACCAATTGTTCTAAGTTATTACCAGTGGTCATGATTGTTGATAAGAAATCTTCTTCGGTTCCAATTGCAGATGCAATGAATGCTTCAGTTTCTCTTCTTTGTTCACCAGATAAATTCACAACAGTTCCATCATCATTCATTTGATAGAACTCAAGCTTGTTGGTAACAGTATAATCACCTGATTTACTTTGCTTTCTTAATGTTTTTCTTTCAATTACATAATCGTTACCATCAATTGATATTTCACCGCGAACGCTAACTTCATTCTTGTCCGTAAATTTATTAAAAATTTCAGCATTTGTTTTTGTCTTCGTTGTTGTGTTGAAAAATAAAAATAACAACAAATCAACAGATGATGTTGACTTACCACCGAAGTTCTTAGGTGTTGATTCAATTACAGTAATGCCGTCAAGATTTGTAAAATCAATAACATTATTATCACCAAATGAAAGAAAGTTGGAGAATTCAACTTTTTTAATATACCATTTATTGTATCTAATTTTATTCTCATTAACCTTATCTATTTGTTTGTTAACCTTATCATCCAAACGATTAACCAATTCCCATTTGATATCAATATTGTTTTCTTTAATGAAATCCTTCATTAAGGTTTTTTGATATTGTGGGTCTAATATGCTATCAGTAACTTCCAAAGAATGTAAACGAGTGTTTTCAATGTGCGTTAAATTCTTTGTGATAACCTGAACGTGCTTAGTATTGTATTTGTTTTGAAAATACGATTTAACTCTCCTGATTTTTTCAGGAGTAAAGTTTTCGGCTGTGTCTGACCACGTTACCTTTATAAATGGATTATTCAGATTCGTCACTAATGTATGAGTTTTTAATTTCTTTATCTTTTAATGTCAACCTTTCTTCAGCTATTTTAACGTAATCAGGGTTCAATTCACTACCGATAAAATTACGATTAAGTTGTTTACAACCTCTAGCTGTGGTCCCGCTACCCATAAATGGGTCATAGACTAAATCGTTTTCATTGCTCCAAGAAATTACATGATCTTTAACTAATTGTAAAGGAAATATAGCAGGATGTTGATAAGCAATTTCATCTTCCTGTCCGTTCTTAGATGTTTTATACTTCCATATGTTATATCTCTGGCCATAATCGCTGTATGCTTTTTTTGGTCTTTCGATTTTTGTTCCATCCTTTTGAGTAACAGTATTTTTACCCCATGGAACTACGCCCGCATAAATGTTCTTTCTATCCTTAATTGAATTAAATGTATTTGGTTTTCCTTTTGAAAACACAAACATATATTCAAAAATTTGATGATATCTTGTTGACGACGGATTTGAGAAGTTGTTCTTCATATAAATCATGGTGTCGTGCAATTTAAACCCAATTTCTTTAAAAAACAAAGCTTGTCTAAAAGAAGTTCCCGTTTCACTACCATTTTCAGTGCCATCACCTACCACCCAAACAACAACACCACCTTTCTTGGTGGTTCGATATAATTCTCTTGCGATGTTTTCAAAATCAAATGAATAACCATTGAATTCGGTTTTGTTACCTTTAATATGGTCATTATATGTTCTTAAATCATCATATGGTGGTGATGTTATTGTTAAATCAATTGTGTTGTCCTTTATCTTAGCTAAAGTATCTAAACAATTTTCATTATAAATTTTGTTGAGCTCTATCATAAATTTCGTAAAACTTTTTGGAATTGATTGCTTTGTTTTTTCCTAAAGGTAAATTAAATATATCTTCTTTTGTTACTTCAATACTATGAATAATACCATCTTCTAATTCTCTCAAATCCAATAAAACAAATCTATCAAGATTTCTTAATTTTTCTTGGAACCCTTCTTCAGTTACTTTTCTACCAAAACCAGTTTGTTTAGATGGTGCAAAACTAACCTTATTGGTTATCGACCTAACTTCACTTCTAATACCGTCTGATTCAGTAATATCAAAACTTGAATTTTCACCTTCCCTTTCTCCACCTGTTTCTACTTTGTGCATGAATTCCCCAATCCTACCCATCATTCTACCATCATAAAAGCATTGTATTGTTTGGTCAATGGGTAATCTAAATCCTTCTGCAATTTTAAACCAATCAACTGTGTATGTGTCTAATTTTCTCATTACTTAATACGACTCTCTTCGAAGAATTCGATTATGGCGTTAAGAGCCCATACCCCACCTGCAGTGGCCATTCCATCAAAGAAAAAGCATACAAACCAAGGACAGTTTAAATAATGATTCGTTAAACCACCGAATACAAATGACATGAAAAATCCTACCCATGTCGATGTGCACAATGTGCATCCAATTAATGTTCCAAAAAAGTTAGAATGTTTTTTTAACCACGTTCTTAAACCTTCAAATATTGAGCCCCAAACAAGAATACTGGTCATTCCGTAGGCCGATAAAATCCATAATAATAGTATCATAACATTGCATTTATTATATAAAATATACTAAAAATTATGGGTAATAAAAAATTATATTGCCGAAAATTTATTCACCATATAAGTCAGACATGTCGCTGTTTTTCATAAATTTAGCTTTGGTAAATCTACTAAGCGATGAAGTTATATTGTCTAATTCATTTTTAAGTCTTTCATTCTCTTGTTTCAAAATTTCAATCTCTTTGTCATTTATCACTTCCACTATTTTTTCTACAATAATTTCAACAGGAACTTCTTTAATAATTTCTTTAGTTATTGTGTTGCTTTTACCTTTAACCTTAACTTCTTTTATAACTTCAACAGGAACTTCAACTTTTACTTCTTTAATAACCTCTTTGATTACTTCAACAGGAACCTCAACAATTTTTTCAACCACCACTTCCTTGATGACTTCTTTTATGATTTCTTTTTCAACAACTACTTCTTCAAAATTACCTTTTGGTGTTTCACCATATTTTAAAATGGTAAAGCCTCTATCAAAAGTTTTTTTTGCTAAACTATTAATATCGGCAATATCATTTAATTCACAGTAACTTATAAATTCCTTATCCAAGGTTAAGGTGCTCTTCTGCGCCATTTTCAATGTCTTTAATATCGTTTATTGAGAAATGAAGGAATGGTTGTTCATTTGGTAAATCAAAAAATTCATATTCATCATTCTCTACATCATATATACCGTAACCATGATGTTTTACTGTCTCCCCAAAATTTTGTTGTATTAAACTTCCAATCATAACAGCTTTACCGCCATTAGGTAAAACAAATTGTTGGCGTTTATGTATATCGCCACATAATAATAAATCTAACCCAACAAAATTTAATTGGTCATACGCATCTTCAAACTCATATCCCAAATCGGTTGATAGACCTTGAATTGGTCCGTGAAATAATCCCACAGTTAATAACCCTTCTTGTTTTGTAAATTCAGGTCTAACATTGTGTTGATATAATGAATAAACAACCCATTGGATACCTCCATCGGTATCAACATAGTCTCCACTATCTTTTAGATACGTAATGTTTGAATTACTCAATAAATCAACAACAGGACTAATACTATCTAATCGTTGTGTGTTATTCTCTAAGAAATCGTGATTACCTGGTATAATAACCACCTGACCAAGTTCGCATAATGATTTAATAAACCAACTTGTTAACATTAATTGTTCGTTAGAAATGTTAATTTTTTGGTGTGCAATATCTCCTGCAATTACTATTCTGGTTTCATCATAATTAACATCACTCAATTGAACGGTTAAATCAATTAATAACTTTTCAAATTGTGTTTTATACAAATCATGCAATTGAATGGTTCTGATATGTAAATCAGCAATATGTATAATTTTCTTTACCATCTGTTAATATATTTGTTTAAATCCAAGTTGAATACATTCCTTTGAACTTCAGGTGGAACTTTGTATTCATTATATGTTGCATCATCTTTCAATAAGACAATAACTGAACCTAACAATTTTTTATCATTGAATTTTGTTCCTTCCAACATTTTTAATAATAATCTACCATAAAATGGTAATTGTAAATAGTAATGACCTAAAGCGTTATCGTGAACGTTAGCGAATGGTGAATACATTTTACCTGTGTAGTGTTGCACTTCAAAATTCTTAGGTTGGTTTGATTTCCAATCCGTAATAACAAAACCAAAATCATTTTTATCTTTGTTCATCATCAACCATACTTTATCAGGTTGGCCAGTGTATTGCAAGTTAGGGTCACCCAACACAATTTCGGTATCCAATAATGTTGCACCTCTATCATGCATAATATCCAAGAAGCTTTTACCTGCTTGAATCATATTATCACTCTTGCGTTTTTGTTCATCGTCAATTTCAAAGATTGGTTGTCTTACTTCTTTATAATCACCATATCTTCCAATTAAATCAGATTCCAATTCAAAGTGGACACGACTACCCATGTTGGTAGATAAGTCACCGGCTTTTCTCCATTGTTCTTGTAACAACTTAGCAGCTTCAGGGTCACCTTTACTCATTCTAAGGGCCATACCTTCCGCATCAAATGGTTTGTGGAATTTCTTAACTAACTTAGAAACAGATGGGAAATTTGATTTTAATTTACCATCATTATCTTTCATAAAGTAAATGTGTTTTTCTTCTACGAAAGTTAATTCTAAATTTTGTCTTCTTTTTTCAAGTAGGTCCTTAATCTCTAAAGAAACTTCTTCTAAATTTTTAATTGTCATTAATCTAATTGTTTTATATCGTTTTCATTAATTTTTCCTTGTAAATCAGCTATGTCTTGGTTTCCTTCTAATTTAATAATCCAAATTTTGTTCATAAGTTTACCACAATTAAGTTTGTGATATAATCTTTCAGCATCACCCCATGCGTCGGGGTCTAATACTATTATAATTTTAACCGCCTTATTATAAAGCGTATTATATAAGTGTTCACTCATATACTTGCCAAGCATTGGAATTGCGTTATTTAAAAAAATACTATCAAATGCACCTTCAACCAAATAGATTGGTTCTTCCCAATTAATTAATTTTTCATTGAATATTAATATTTCCTTTTGGGCTTCGGGATTCATATATTTTCTTTTCGTCTTTTGCAAATAAGAACGAGCAACAAAATAATTTACGAATCCATTTTCATCGTAAGATGGTATTATAATTCTATTTTCATATAAACCAGTGTAACAAAAACCAATGTTGAATTTTTGACACATCAATTCAGTTATGTTTCTACTTTTAATATAGTTGTATGCTTGTCTATATTGTGGTGTCATCTTTAAACCCGCACTTGCAGATGAGAATGGTATAAATTCTTTTGGTAATTTAACAGTCTTATAAACTCTTTGCACCGATTCATCTTCATCAGGTCTTAGTAACAAATATTTCTTTAACTGACGAGGATTACCAAATTTTTTTATTAATTTGTAAACAGAACCATGTGTATCATGAGTTTCAGCGCACACCCAACATTTGTAAACATTGTGCTTATAATTTACCTCAAGATTACCTTTACCATCCAATTCATCCAATCCTTTTATATCATAGGAACATGTAGGACAATCAAAAGATATTTGACCGCGATAGTCGTTGTGATTTCTATAATCACCCAAAATGTCTTCTAAAATTTCAACGACAGCTGAATAATCGGTTTCTTGTTCTACCATAATGATAGAATATACATAAAAAATATGATAAAAAAAAATGGGAGTCGAACACCACCTCGACTCCCTACCAACCAAACGAGGATTTTAACCCTCGTCCCGTCCTTTAATAAATATAAATCAACTTCAGCGTAAATACAAATTTTAGTTGCCGGATTTTTCTGACTTAATCATATTCACATATCCAATCACAGCAGTAGCAGCATCACTCATATCGAAATTTTCTTTTTTCAAATTACCAGTCTTACCGTATAACCATTCGATATCAGGACATACCGCATTAACGTGTTCCCAAACAACTTGTTTTTTATCTATATCTTTTGGATAACCACCAAACAATACATTACGTCCTTTATCGTTTGGTCCAACTAAACTTGGAAACGCAAATTTTCTTGCGTTGTATGTTGAAATGAAATTTGGAACTACACCTAATGTATCATAACAGCATTTCAAAATCATTGTGTTGTAACGTAGTAACGTTTGGATTGTGTAAACATTATTTGAACTTAATAATGGTTCTTCAATAACGACTTGAACAATACCCATGTCCTTATATCCTTCCAAATGTTTTTTGAAAGCATCTGCTTTTTTTATTAACTCTTCAATCTTATCTTCAGGTTGAGGTTTAATTTTTGGAGAAAAGTGAGTTAGCTCCAATAGTTTGGACCCTGTCATATCAAACAAAGCCCACCCAATAGTTTTAGTGGAAATATCCAATCCTAAAATTTTTGGCTTGTTTTTAAATTTTACATCTATACTCATAGTATAAAAATTAAAACAAATTAATTGAAATGTAAAGTGTTAGAAGTCTAATTTAACAGCAAATACTTGTGAAGAATTTCTTGAAATAGGTGAAGGTGTTTTTCCCATAACCAAAACATTCTTACTTTCATCCAATAACGCAATTTCAGTAATCATAGGATTACCCGTTGTGTGTGTTGGATTTTGTGATGTTGCAAATTTACCTGATGGTAAGTTTACCAAGAATTTCATTTCTTCAATGTCGGATGCTCTTGTTAATTTAACTGAACCTGCAAATGGTTGTTCGTCACCAAATTGTGTGGTCGCATTTGAATATGATTGACCGGTATGGTCTGACAATGAAAATATCGATGCATTATCGTATTGATATTTTGTAATTTTAGTTATTGAATTATAAACTGATGACTCAGCAATATAACCATTTGTTAATGATGTATTAGTATCAATTAATCTCCATCCATTTGATGTTGGTAACGTGTTGTTTTGCGTTTTTTGTGCAAGGATGTAGAACTTAGTCATAGTTACTCCGCTCTTTAAATTAGCGTTATCCGTTTGTAAAAAATCAAATTGTGTGCTACCTGTAAATTTAACCACAACATCTGATGGGGGTAATATCGCAGTAACAGAACATTCGTCTTTTACTGTTTCGTATTCTAATTTTACGTTTGTTATTGCATTACATGGATATGAATTTAAACCTGTTGCACCTGAGAATAGATATGAAATATAAAGCGTTTCACCTGTTGTGCCACCTAATAGATATGTTCCGTCTGTTGAGTGTGTTAATTCTAATTTTGGTGCAGGTAATGTGAAATTTCTATTTGATTTATGGTCTAAAACTGCTGCAATTTCTTGGTCATCAAAAACAATTAATTTATTATTAACAAATACTTTACCAACTTTAATATTTTGTTCATCAATCAAATCTCTATATTTTATTTTATGTAAAGAATTTGGTGTGGATGAAATGTATTTGTTACTCGTTCCCATATAAAAATATGCACCAATTGTGGTTCCAGTGTTTCTATGATAATTTATGAAAGGAATGTGTATTTTAAAATTTGTATTATCTGTTTGTCCTGTATGTGCTATGTAATCATCATATTTGTAATATCTATCAGGGTCGTTAATAAAATCTCCAATTTCAGAATAATGAACAATTGCTATTGTATTTGCTTGATTAGGGTTTAACATTATTTCCTCACCAAATGAATTAACATATGTAATTCCCGATATTGTGCCACCAGTTATATCTGTAAATGTTTGACCGCTATTTGAATAATAACCTAATAATTCTTTTGCAGAATGATATTTTGCACTGACAAAGCCGGTTGTTTTGTCGTCTGTTGTTCTAAACCCGATTGGATTTTGTGACCACACAGTATTCAACTTCCAAGGATTGTGTTGTGCAGATGGGTCAGGTAATGGAGGTAAACAAGTGTTATTGATGTCACTTGCCACTGTGAATTCATTTTCACAATTATTACCAACAATATAAAAATTACCAGTTAATCCTGACAAATTTGGTGTTGCTCTATCTAATGTCAACATTTCGCTTGTTGACGTTAATCCTGAAACACTTAATAGTTTATAGGTGTAACTATTGGAAAAAGATGTCAATGTTTTATTTGATACTCCATTTGTGAATAATGTAATATATCCTGAATCGAAATATGTTTTACCACTTGGAACTGTTAATGTTAATGTAGTTGCGCCGCTTATATTTGTGAAACTACCTGATGTAACTAATGCACCATCTGAAAATGTGTTACCAGAAATAAATCCTGCTTCACCCATCACATTTTTAATCGTTTCAGTTGTTGAACCGGTAATTGGAACTCCGTATATTGTTGCTGAGCCGCTTTGATATAATAACGGATATTTTACTTGAGTATCTTTATCCATTGGTGCTAACACCATTTGTGAACCTGTTGTAAAATTATAGTTATATTCAGAATCACCAACAGCAAAGTAATCGATTTTAAAATCGCCTTTAGCGATTGCATTACGACCTTCTTGCGTTAATCTTGCTGTTATATATTCTTGGTTATTCTTATCTAAAAAGCTCATTTTTTAATTTATATTTTTTAATTACAAGGAGTATTATAAACTACGCATGCTCCATCTGGTGTTGCTGATGTTCCTGACGAATCTCTGACATATTTTCTATAGTAGAAATTACCACCAACTTTTTTACCAACCCAGAATGTGCCATTAAACGGAACTTCAGATTTAACAATTGCAGGCATATCAACAATCATTGTTGCATCACAAATACCTGAAATTGCACTACCATAAACTGTAAAACCTGTTAATTGCGTGTGAGGAACACCAAATACGTCATCACCACCACAAGTAGCTGCTGTTGGCCCATCTACTGTGCTCACCCAATATGAATTAGCGTTTACAACCGGTGTCGCTGTAGGACAAACTTCGGATGAAGCATATTTGTGACCTTCACTATCATTAATATAATATATTGAATTGAAATCGTATGAATAATAATAAACTGGACTACCATTTGTACCAGGTGCATTATCTGTAAATTGAGCGTCTACCCATAATTGTGCACCATTAATAAATGAACCTGAATAGTAATAAGTTTGAGTTGCACCAGTACAAGCGCTTGCTACCGTATGACCACTTGAAAGTGATATATGACTAACACCAGCGCCCACAGGGGATGCTGTTGGTGTTAATGTTGGTGTAGGTGTTGGAGTTGATGTTGGGAATCCACTTATTGGTAATGTAATATTACTTGTGTTACATAGACCTAAAGATTGGACCAATACACTTGTTGTAGTATCATTTACTGAAATTGTATACCCCGCAACTAAATCGGATTTAGTTACACCTGTAGCTACCGCCGTAGCATAGTTATCCGAATTTTGGTATATATCAAAAGGTCCAGTTGATGATCCTGCAGTTGTTAGGGTTATTTTAGTTAAGAATGACATATAGTTTAATTTACTATTTTTTTGTTATTATATAAATATTAGTTTTTAGTTTTAATGACAGTTTAATGTTGGGTCAACATTACCTTGTGCTTGCGCATACCATTGGTCGAAACATAATGTAAGTATATACGGGTCATATCCACCATTCCAAGAATATTCACCGACTACCTCCGTTCCACTACCGACAGTTCCACCTAACATCACGTAAGCATATTCATCTCTATTTGCGGAATATACTTTAACACTTAATGCTAAATTAGAAACACCCGCTATAATTGGACCTACACCATTAGTATGTCCAGTTACGGTTGTCACATATGATGTTGTGTCGCTACCGTAATCATATGTTCCTTGAGTATCATATGTGAATCCGGTAATTGTTCCTAATACCGGTAAATTGGTGCATGCATCTGTTTGATAATAAACACCATATTGATCTATTATACCGTAATTTGTTCCGTCAGAGAAGCGTATGAATCCTGAGCTTGTAAATAATGCTCCACTATTATTACTATAATATGACGTTTGGTCAACCAAATTTCTATTTGCACTATCGGTTGTATATAATGTTAATGTATTATTTACCGCATCTGCACAAGCATCATGCGCCGTATAACCAGTTCCTACAGTGAATGAGTAATATGATGTTCCACCACCACCTGACGAACCTGAAGTTCCACTAGTACCACTACTACATGCACTAATCATATTCCATGGTGCACCACCATGATTGTGATTTAAAGTTAAATCTCCTGACCTACATATTTCATTTCCACTTGGGAATGATTTTAATATTAATCTAAAATTAATTGATTGTGACCCATTACTTTCGCTATAATCTAAATAAACATCTGTGTTATTACCTAAATCGTTATAAACAGCAACAGATGCTGTATTACTACCTATAGGTTGAACAAATACTTGAGTTGCAGATGGTCTACCATTTGCAAAGTTAATATTATATCTCACCGAACATGTGCCGTTGTCATTACAAGAACCAACTAATCTACAATTAACACCACCTAAATCAATTGTTGTTATATCAACAATTGAGCATGATGTTGGTCCTGCACTAATTCCTCCAACGCCATCTCCCACAAGCCAATAATTTGTCCCATCAGAATAATATCCATTAAGTGCTTTGGTTGAACAGTTATTGTTTTGACATAATACGTTACCTGCTTGTAATGTGGCGTCATTGTAAACATAATATGGGTCCGTGTGTATGCTGAAATTTGCACACGCTTCAGCATATGTTGAACCCGTTGATAAATAATGTGCTGTCAATCCGCTACCCGGTGCTTTACTTGGTGTTGGTGTTGGTGTTGGTGCTGCCGGTGTTGGTGTAGGTGTTGACGTTGGTATTATTGGAACACCCGATAATTCAACTATAGCAGGGTTAATGTTTTGACAAGCACCGCTATTTGCATTAACTTTTATATATGTTGTTCCATCTGGAATTAAATCACTACAATAACCATCCAACAAGCTTGCTCTCGATACGTTCGTAGCAAAAGCTGTTCCACTACAAGAACTATTACTTGATGACGTGCATGAATATAAATCAAAAGATGTTATACTTGCTGTTGTTGTATCCGCTATTGTTATGATTCCCGATATTGCCATAATTCTTTTTTATTTTTATTCACAAGTTCCTTCTTGTTGGTAATAACCATTTTCACTTATTGTTCCATAATAACTAACTCCATCGGAAAAATAACCATATGAACTACCATCAAATGGGAAACCATTAAAATTATAATATGTTGTTCCTGACCATAAATCACCTCCATGTGGATCAGTAGAAGCATAATAAACATTAATTGTTCCACTACTTCCTGAACATGCACCAGGTCCTGTGCTACCATAAGATAATGCCATATATCCACCTAACGCTACTCCAATTGGTGAAGGTGTTGGTGTTGGTGTTGGTGCAGGACAATATTGAATGTCGGTAACATACCCATCTTCTGGTGATGGAATATTTGGATATTGACTAAACACACCAACGTGTAAAACTCTATCATTATCAACATCGTAATAATAACCCGGTGTTGGCACTAAGTAATCCGCTAATAAACTTCTATCACTATATAATACAGTTCCAACGCCTAAATTACCTCTATACCATAATGTTGTTTGACCATTAACTCCATTACACGCATTTAATAATGTGCTACCCGTATATGCGGTTAATGGGGCCGCTGAACAATGTGCACAATCTGGATATTCTTCATTATAAGTTGCAGTTCCATCATATGTGTTATCAAAATTAGCATTATTAATATTCCAACAATTTGCACCATTCATTAATGCAGGTGCACCAGGATAACCTAATAATGTATATGTTTTACCAACTGTAACCGATAATGCAATTTCTATGTTATAAATTTGTGTTCCATTACCACCACTACCTGCACATAATTGCACTTGGTATCTTTGTCTTGGTGTTGGTGTTGGTGTCATAGATGGTGATGTTGTAACTGTTGGTGTTGGTGCTATGACGCCTGCACATGTAATTGTAACCGACCAACTATCTGAAAGTTGATTAGCAGGATTCCATGGTCCGACATCAACAGTTAAACGATATGTTTTAGAACTATCATATGTAAATGACATATATCCATCGCCATCAGTATCAGCAATGCCACCACCGCCTGTCCACGGACCTGTATAGTTATAATCCGAACCAACCCATCCACTAGTAACAACTAAATTATCTGAACTATCATATATGTTAAATCTGTCAGGTCTTTCATTTGCTGTATAATGTAATGTAATTAAACCACCATTTGTTGCCGCCGTTAAATCAAGATATCTTGTTTGAACAACATTAGTTCCTGATGCCCAACTACCTGAAACTGTGCTACCACAACCTGGTAAAGGTGTTGATGGTGTTACGGTAACTGAAGGCGTAACAGCAATTGCTGCAGATGTTGGTGTAGGTGTTGGTGTTGGTGTTACCGGACATGCGCTACTTCTATATTCAGCGCTAGCATTAATTACACATGGTATTGATTGTGTTGGTGTTACCGTCATTGTTGGTGTGACGGTCATAGTTGGTGTAACAGTCGGTGTTGGTGTAACAGTTGGTGTGTGTGTTGGTGTTACCGTCATTGTTGGTGTAACAGTCGGTGTTGGGTCTGGTGACGCATAACCATATGCAAATAAGAAATCAAATGAATTCATTACTGTGCAATTATGTGGACCATATTTGTATGATTTAAATCTTACTTTTTCAACACCATCTTTATTAACAAAAAATTCATATGATAATATTGGTAATATTGTTGTTCCTGTAATACTTGGATTATTGATAGAATTTCCATAAGCAGTATCTTTACCAACTGCATTAGGTGTAAATGTTAATTGATTATTTGTTCCAGTATAACCACTATATGTGTTAATGTATCTTACTGTGTTAACAATTGCTTGTTTCCACATTGCTTTTAATCCTACAAAATCTATATTTTGTTCGTCATCTCCTGAACTTTTATCTTTATATAATCTCGCATTTTCATATTGACCGTTTACGGGACTAATATTTGTTGTTGCGCCTGATAATAGTGCATACGTGCAACCAGTATAACCTGTGTAAGCTGCTTTAGCTTCATAGTTTTCCGCATCAACATATCCCGCATGGATTGGTGGTGGTGGAATCAATACATGGTCTGTTGAACCTGAATATGTTACACCATCTATTTTAAAAATAGGAAAGAATTGCATGTAGCCATCTTCGAGCCAATCTCTTAATTGAGGATAATCATTAGATCCGTCATGCACAAATCCTAATTGATTCCATAGATAATTTATCTCATCTACAAAATATGAAGTGGTTGTTCCTGTTGGTTCAGGATACGTGTCGTCAATTAATTCAAATACTTGACAAGGTTTTTTATATGTATATTTTGACCTTTGGAATCTATTGTTTTCAATTAAATTACCGCCAGTCCACAATGTTGTAGCAGGAACAAATTGTTCAATTAGTTGAGTCCACATTGGACTCATTTTATAAATGAAATCATTTATTGCAATAAAATCATATGGTGTAATTTGTGTGCTACTAATATATGAATTGTAAACAGTAACTAAATCAGGATAGTGAGGTTTAAATTTAGCAACATGTGAATTTTTAATAACTTCATTTAATGCTGAATCTAAATACTCCGCAAATGTGTATCCTGTTTGTGGTCCCAACGAACCAAAAGTAAGTTCTAAGTTTCTTGATTGTCTCCAAATATCATAATCCACAGCTCGTGCTGATGACAAATATATTCCAATATTTTTTCTATTAAGTGTAAAATCAGATAATACATTATCAACATCACCTTTGTTATCAACTACTCTTGCTGTAAGTTGAAACCCATAATCTAAACCAGGGAATTTTCTAAAATTTTGAAAATAATCTTCTCCATATGTAAATGGTGCTGATTTAGTTACAACACTTTTAATTCTACCAGTTAATACTGAATTTGCTGTATCAGTAATATTTGGTGACCTATGGTCTATTGTTAAATCATACCAACCAGCTCCTTTTTGAAAGAAAATGTCATCACTAACATTTGAAACACTTTTTGGGACATTATATGTGTCAATTGGATATTCATCTCGAGTTAATGCTGTTGTGTGTATTGTTGTTCCCGTTGAGTATGCATAAGTTGTTTGTGAAAAACCTGTAATGATAGTTTCAACAAAATTACCATTAATTGTGTTATATATATCATCTTGTGTTGACGTAGGTAATGATGATGAATCAACATCATAAACATACTCGTCAATTTTAATTAATGGTTCGGGTGCACCTAAAAACTTTAAAAAAAATGTTAATGCGTTTTTAGTCCCTTTTGATTTATATAAATGAACAAGATTAATTATTAATCTTTTATAAAATTCGTTTTCAGCCTCAACTAAGCTTTTACCTGAATCAAGTGCAGTATATTGTGTATCGTGTTTTCTATATAATGATTCGTCTAATGTTTTTTCGTCAAATAAATTAACAGTATTGAACCCTAATGTTTCTGATAAATTCTTTAATAATACATCAGGAACATTATTGATACCGTCATAACTTACATTTCTCATGTAAGCAATATTATCTATATATTTTTTTACTCTATCGAATGATTGACCATATAATTGAAAAATTGCTTGTGCTCTTTGGTCATCGGTATCAAATTCAAATAATTGGGGCGCCGTTAAAAATCTAACAACTAAATTTGATTTATAGTCATCAATCTCTTGAGCTGTGCTACTTAAAGCGTCAACATATTCCTCGTAATCTAAACCTACGATTTGTATGTTATAACCGTCTTTTGATAGTGGCCAGTTATAACTTAATGTTGTCATTTCGGTTCCCGTTAAGTCTGCCGAATCTCTTGGAACTTTGAAATTTACTTGATAAATTGGACTTGTATCTCTATTCAATAATAAAGATTCTAAATCATCTAAATTTAAGAAAAACTCTTCAGTTATTCCATCATTTGGTCTTATTAAGAAAGAGTCACTAACACCAGTATTATCACCAAATGGTAAACCTTTAACTCTAAATGTTGTTGTGTTATAATTTAATGATGTTGGTTGAACATATCCCACAACATCATATTGATTACCATTATAAACTAAAACATATTTTTTATAAGCTGAATATATGTTTTTAATATCATTATCCGTAGTTAATGAATCTGCACTATTTGGTGCAACTAAATTAATACTTAATGGATTGTATATTTTACCATACTCAATATCAAATGAAGTTATATTAGATACTTTACTATATGTAATATTTTTTGCTGTAAATTCAGAAATACCGACTACAGAATCGGGGTCAGCATAAAGGGCGGCAGGAAACTTTGTAATTATTTTTTTTAACGAAATAAATGTTCTGTCTTTTAAAGAACCAAACAAAGACCTACTTGCATCATTTTTTGAACTTCTGAATTTAATTTTTTCATCTTTGGTTTGACTAACAGAACCATCAGTTGTGTCTTGTGTTGTTGGTGCGGATGTTTCTTTTTTTAAACTATCTAAAGTTAAGAATTCAGAAAATTTTGCTGTTTTAAATTCTTTACTATCCTTTTCAACTATTACTTTATCTAACGCAAAGTTGCTATTGGTCAATTGACCAGTTCCATCGGTAATTTGATTACCAACAAGATTGTCACTAAATGTATCCGCTCCGCTCGCAGCCTGATTTGGTATTTTTAATCTTACCGTTCTTGATGTTGCCATTAAACGTTAGTTATGTTGTTGAAACCAAGCGTCTCATCGATATTATTCCTTTCTTCTCTAACTTCATATAGAGTATCGTTGAATTCGTCTTTGATTTCGTATAAGTTGTATTGTTTATAGATTTGATTATCCTTATCGTAAATTGTGTAAATACCTGGAGCAACTGCTTTAGTTTGATTACCGTAAAGAGCATTAGCCAATGTAGATGCATCATGTTCAACCATTTCAACTTCAATTGTTGTTGGATTGAAATATGTATTTGATAATATAATATTTTGACCAGGTTTACCAATAAACGGAACAAAGTTCGGTCTACTTGATGGTGAGGATGTTGGTGTTAACGTTAAAAAAACTAAGTTGCTTGATTGGTCAACATATCTATATCTAATTGCTTTATCCGTTGTATTTGATAAATTGGCTACTATTGGTTGACAATAGAAACTTGATGTAACAATTCTATAAAAATTAGGTGTCTTTGTGTAGTCATCGTTTAGATATTCTACACGATATCCGACCATCCCTTGTGGGGTAAATTTTGCTCTATCTTCAGCCGCTATATTATTTAAATCAATAACTAAACCTCTAACTGAAGGAAGTGAGCTTAAGACTCCACAATCCATGATTGACGCTCTAATTTGTTTTGGTCTTATGTGAAGTGTGTATATACCTAATTGTGAGAATTTATCAGATGTTAGCTTTAAATTATATAAACCACCTAACAATTCTTTATTCACCGCATTTTGGTTATCTGTTGTTCCTGAGTTTTGATAAACCGGAGTTAGATAATTTGCTGATGGTGACAACTTTTGTAATGTAACCTGAGATGTGGTAGTTCTATCAGCAACAAAATGATAATAGATATCTACATCTGCAGGTGATACATCTGCCGGCCTTACCATTCCATAACTTCCTACTGCCATATCTTTTTATTAATAAATATAAATTTTATAGTTTTTTGACGTTAAAGTATTTGTTTCCATAATACTCAAGGTCACCTAATGTTCCAATTTCTCCCAATCTGTGGTTATTCTCTAAAACTCCCATTTTTCCTCTTTCAACAAAAATGTCCGAATATATTCTTGGTTGTTCAACAAATCCAAGGAAATGTTCATTTCGAGTTAGGACAGAATTAAAAACCGCTTGTTCTGTAAAACCTGTTGTATGCCCCGTAATCATTGTATGACCATCAGGAAAATCGGCATAATATAATGTTTGATTACCCATAGTTTGACCACTGTAGGTGAAACTATATGCGCTGTAAATAACATTGTCTTCTGTCATTCCAGTTGTTACACCACTATACCCACCACCGTAAAGTTTCTTTTCTTGAATACGACTTCCTCCTATGGCATAATATGTCATTCCCGTATATCCTGCGGTTACACCTGTATTCGCAACGTAATCTAAATTGTTTAAATAATTTTGATTAACCGTGGTTGCGGGTGCACTTGTCCCATCTTCCAATAAGTAAGATGGTATTGTAAATGTTAATGTTCCCAAGTCTGGCATATTATTAAATATCTTCAGAGATAATTTAAACAAAAAACCCCTTTAAATAAAGGGGTTTTATTATATTATTTGCATACCATGGTTTAACAGCTTTGGTATGGATTAGCACTAATTACGCCTGAACTTAAACCCCATATATTTGTTGTTGCAGGGTCATAAATTCTCGTTGTTGTGAATACTGTTCCAATATCATCTTTATAGACTATCATACCTGGTGCTAATACATTACCTCCTGCCACATAATTTGTGTAATCGGTATAAGACAAATATGTATTAACTAAGCTACCTGATGGTGTACATTGTATTGTATTGCTTGAAGTATACTTACCGATATAGTAGTATCCACAAAGTTGAACTGAGTTACTATTTTTAACACAACCATTTGCATCCGTAATCTCAGCCCAATGACGGCCAACTGAACATAATAATCCGGTAAACGAATATGTTGTATTGTTTGCTACGTTTGTCGCTGTTGCAACCAATGTTGTTTTACTATTATCTGTATATGGTGTTGATGAGTCAATATATAATCTAATTGTTTTCAATCCTGCGCCTCCATTAACTGCCACATCAATACGTCCAATACCAGTTCCATCGTCGGTAGTTATAACTGAAGCTGTTGCTGTTTGTGCAGGTGGTTGTGTAATTGTGAAATCATATGATTGAACGCAACCACTACTATCTTTAATGAATATCGTATATGGACTATTTGCTGCATTTAATGAACCAAATGTTTTTGGTAATGAATAATATGTTAAATTATCTGTTGAACCACTGTAACCTGCGCCAGAACCACCTGAGCCTCCACTTACAGCAATTGAACCATCCGCACCACCGTTACAACTTATACTATAACCATTAAAGTTGGATACCGTAAATGTTGCATTTGGTGCTGTTCTATTCAATGTAGTTGAAGACGATGTTGCTGTGCAACCATTCGCATCTTTAACTGTGATACTATATGTCCCATTAGCTAAACTACTAAATGTAGCACTTGATTGATAAGCTCCGCCATTTAAAGAATATGTATAGCCGCCAACTCCGCCTCCCGCTGTAGCTGTTACTGAACCATTAGCACCATTATAACATGTTGGTAAAGATGATGCTGATATTGTTGATGTAACTGCAGACGGTTGAGTTAATGTAACTGAAATTGTATTTTCACAACCCGCAGAATCTTTAACATATATTGTATATGAACCCGCACCTAAACTTGAATATGTTCTTGATGTTGTTGTTGTTTGATATGTTCCACCAGAATTTAATTTAACTTGATACGGTGCACCTTGGCCACCTGTTAATGCTGAAACTACAATCGAATCTGTTCCACCATTACATGCAATACTATAACCATTGTAGTTTGATGTTGTAATTGTTGCACTTGGTGCACTTCTTGCCAAACTACCAACTGAAACAGATGTAACCGTTCCTGTTCTATTACTATTTCTAACATAACCTGTATAAGTTGTTCCCGCTAAACTACTAAATGTTGTGCCTGTTTGCCAGTTTACATTATCTTTTGAATATTCATATGAAGCACCATTACCACCACTTGCACTTAATGTAAATGATGCATCACTAACATTATAACATGATTGAACTGTTGAACTTGAAACAGAAAGAATTAATGCAGGTAACGTTGGCGTAACCGTCGGTGTTACGGTATTTGTAGGTGTCACAGTCGGTGTAACAGTTGGTGTAACTGTTTTGGTTGGTGTATATGATGGTGTTACTGTTGTTGTTGGCGTAACCGTTGGTGTTGCGGCAACAGATTTTGTCGGTGTAACTGTAGAAGTTGCAGCAATTGAACTTGTTGGTGTTATAGTTTGTGTAATGGTTGGTGTAGGTGTTGGTGTTGAAGTAACTGCTGATGTTGGTGTTACTGTAACAGTCGGTGTAACCGTATTTGTTGGTGTAGGGGTTGGTGTAGGTGCAATATATTGTGCGTTACCTCCAAGTTCACAATACAATGGCGTTTTAGTCACCGTAGGTGTTAACGTTGGTGTAACAGTGTTTGTTGGTGTAACTGTAGGTGTGTTAGTAGGAGTTAAGGTTACAGTTGGAGTATTAGTTGGAGTCACAGTTACAGTTGACGTATTAGTAATAGTTGGGGTCACAGTTGGTGTTGTTGTAACTGTATTTGTTGGTGTAGGTGTTGGTGCGACATATGTGGCATTACCTCCCAACTCACAATAAAGTGGTGTCTTAGTTACTGTAGGTGTTACAGTAGACGTAATTGTATTTGTTGGTGTTACAGTAGACGTAATTGTATTTGTAGGTGTAACCGTTAATGTAATGGTATTTGTTGGTGTAACTGTTGGTGTTAATGTCGGTGTTGTTGTAGAAGTTACAGTTGGGGTAGGTGTAGGTGCAACATACGTAGCATTACCGCCTAATTCACAATAAAGTGGTGTTTTAGTTACTGTAGGTGTTAACGTTGGTGTACCAGTGTTTGTTGGTGTAACTGTTGGTGCAATGCTACTAGTAGGTGTTACTGTTTGTGTTATAGTTGCGGTAGGTGTTAATGTTGGCGTTTCAGTTGGTGTAGCCGTTGGTGTAGGTGTAGGGGCTATATATTCTGCACTACCGCCAAGCTCACAATAAAGCGGCGTTTTAGTCACCGTAGGTGTTACCGTGTTTGTTGGTGTATTTGTAGGTGTTACAGTTTGAGTGATAGTAATTGTTGGTGTAACTGTTGGTGTTGTTGTAGAAGTTACAGTTGGAGTAGGTGTAGGTGCGATATACTCTGCACTACCACCCATTTCACAATAAAGTGGTGTTTTAGTTACTGTAGGTGTTAACGTTGGTGTAACAGTATTTGTTGGCGTTAAAGTAGGTGTTACCGTATTTGTCGGAGTAGGTGTTGGTGTTGGAATAATGTATTCTGCTGATCCACCTAATTCACAATACAATGGCGTATGTGTAATCGTTGGTGTTACAGTAGGTGTATGAGTTATCGCAGGTGTGGTTGTTGGTGTAACTGTTATTGTTACGGTTGGTGTAGGTGTCGGCATTACATAAGTTGCATTACCGCCTAATTCACAATAAAGTGGTGTTTTAGTTACTGTAACTGTTGGAGTATGTGTTTGAGTAACCGTTGGTGTTACTGTGGATGTATGAGTTACTGTTGGTGTAATTGTTGGGGTTAAGGTATTAGTAGGTGTAATTGTTGGTGTAACCGTAATAGTTGGTGTAATACTACTCGTAGGTGTAATTGTAGGTGTCACCGTGTTTGTTGGTGTAGTTGTTGGTGTTGGTGTAACGAAACATACAACCACAACTTCTTTAGTAATAACTTCCGTAGTCCATGGCGCCTGCATGAATATTTTTAAGTTATATGTCCCGTTTTGTGTATATGTAAAAGATTTAGAAGAATTTGCAGGTAAATCATCGTGATAATTGTCTTTATCCCAAGCAACCGTAAAATTAGCTTTTAAATTATTTTTTTGTTTTCCAAAATTTGTTGTGTTCCATACGGTAATTGTATAACCACTACCATAACATACACCTGAATAAGCAAAATTTGCACTGATTGTATTTTGACCAACATTACCATCAAAATCAACCATCTGACCCATTTCATCGGCTTTTGAATCCAAATAAATTGGGATTTGATAATCAGGGTATATTTTGCTTGAGACCACTGATGGTGAACCAGTTATTTGATGCCATAAATTGCCATCATATTGGTAATAACCTTCGTATAGGCTGCCTGTATTAGTATTATAAATAACACTTCCACTAACAGGAAAGCTACCTGTTGTCATTCCACTCCAAGGAATAGTATTACCATTGCTATCAAGCCATGCGTGGGTTGTTAAATCAATTAACGAACCTGATACTATATTATCTCTTTTTATGGAATATTTTGTCCTTTTCACCTACTATAAATAAACGATTTTTTATTTTATCCTGAATTAACAGCGACCCGCATCTATTATTTTACCTGCACTACCGTATACACGATACCAATAGTTTCCATCAGAATAATATCCGTTATTTTTAGTGGTTGTCATATTGACGTCAGCATACATGTAATAATTTAAATCCAATAGACTATCTGATGGTGTAATTGAATCTGCTACATTTTGTAAACTTGATTCATTAGCGTTTGACCACATTTCCGTTCTTTGACTGATTTCAGACCCAATTGTGCAAGAAAGCCCTTGTGTGGTTCTAAACGCTAATAATAATGAATTACCTTGTGGTATTGGTGATGGTGTTGGGTCTGGTGTAGTTCCCGCACATCCTAATGATGAAATTGTTTCCATCGCCGTTATAAATCCTCCAGCATCAACAGTAAAAATGTAAAAAGTTCCATTATATTTTCCTGAATAATAGCCTTGCATTACATCTCCACCGTTAGATGTAGCATAAAACTTTTGACCTACAGCCAAATATCCTACACTATCATAAAAATATGTTCCTTTATCACAGGGTCTTGACATTTTTTTTAAATTTTTTTTAATATTTTATGCCCACGTGCAATTAGTGTAGGCTTCACATTTACTACTTTGGAAAGAAGAAATGTAACTTAGTGTTATGGTATTAGTATATAAATCACTTGGATTTACTGGTGGTGACGGAGATGGTGGTGTGCAGTTAGATAAAACAATTGATTTAACACTTATGTTTGATGGATTTTGTAAATCTCTAACAGCAACATACATTGTAACTCCATTTGCATAAAATAAATTACCTGATATCCTTGATGCATTATAACCCGTGGTGTTATTTATTTGTGAGATATTAAAGAATGTTGCACCTGTGGCTTCTGCCGCACTAAAATACAAACCAGTTCCTTGAAATTGATTATGGCCGCCAGTCATGTTTGCAACCCTAACGCCAAAATTTTCACAATCATTAGCCAATGTAAAATCAACGGGTTGACTGTATGGTGTTGAAGATGTTCTTGTAGGTGTAATTGTTGGAGTCGGTGTTAACGTTGGTGTAACCGCTGGTCCATTTGTTGGTGTTTTTGTTGGTGTAGGTGTTGGTGTTGGTGTTGCACAATTGATTTTACCACCCTTTTCATAAAATAAAATGGGGTCACCACTTTCACCAATTCTTGAACCTTTAGTTCCATTATATCTATAAATCATGTAATTATGATTGACGTAATCAAAATCAACTTGATAATACATGTCAAACTGTTCAGTTATTTCATACGTATGACAAAAATCGTCATTTGTAAAATCCACAATAGAACCATCTTTTGTATTGTAAAATTTAGCAGTCATGAAAAACGTGTTACCTGTTGTTGTTCCACTTAAATTTGTTTCAGCTAAAACCGATTCATCTTGGAACCAAAATTGGTAAATCATCTCCCTGTTTTTATAGTTAGATGCATGAAATATTGGTATATGTATTGTGTCTGCAACTGAATTCAAATGAAATTTTTCACTTAACGTTGTTGGTAAATTTTTAGCAAAAACTAATTTTCTATTGGTTCTTGTTGGTGGTTGACAAGTTAAAACATTATTAACAACTACGCCAGGTGTTTTATAAAATTCAATTCTAAAAAATGATTTGCTAAATTGAGTTAGAAATTGTGTGTTTTCGTGAAGTGTTATACCTGCCGAAGTATAGTCTGTTGAATATGTTCCGCCACTTAAAAAATAAAATTCAAACCATAAATCAACTTGTTGGAATGTTAACCCACCATTAGTTGTTGTATATGGCGCATGAATATATCTTACCGTTTCATAATTTTCAATTGGGTTGACAATTTCTTTTAGGATTTCAGTTTCAAATTCTTGTAAACTTTCTTCCCATCCCGCATTAGTTTGAATATCGGTTTCGGTATTAATTACTATATTTTGGTCAACATAATTTCTTAAAATTTTCATTTAGCAATTTGTTACATTTTTATTCTTATTGTTGATTATGTCATTAAAATCAATAATACCATCTTTTTTATTTGTGTAATATTTTTCATTTCTTAAATAAAAATTAATTTCATTCATTACATAATGTTGTCCATTTACAAATGGAAAGTTTGTTCCGTAATTATCGGGGTCAACATATCCGTGGTCATATAAATCTCTCCATCTCCACACACCATCGTGAGCATCATAGGTGCAATTTTCAGGTAAATTGTAAATGTCATTAGTATTTGCAATTTCAATATATGGTGATAATTGTCTAAGTTTAATACGATGATGCGGTTGGTAATACATCCCAAATGGATTTGCGGATGTTGCACCTAAAAATCCAATTACGCCTTGGTCTTGACTATGATTAAAAACACTTTTTTTAATTGTAAACTTATGAAACGATTCACTTATAATTCTTTCTTTGTGTTCCTTTGGGTTATATTCAACATAAGCACCAGTTAATATTGTTCCAATAGGTAATGCAGTCCCACCTGTAAATGTTGGAAATCCGCTTACAGCAGAATTAGGACTAAATGTATATGTGTTACCAGTCATACTTTTTTCGTATGATGTTGTTCCACTAAAGTGTTGGTCTATCCATGAATCATGAAAATTAAATTTATATCCAACTTTAGGTGGATAATCAAAATAACCATTACCATTTCTTAGTATTGTTGTCACATATACTTCCAATGGTGTGAATCCCATGTTATTTGTTAAACCAGATATATCTAACGTATCTTTAAAATCATATAAAACAGCTTCCATTCTGTTTTGAGTAACTAAATAATCTGATGTGCCATCAACATTTTCAAATAATAATTTTCTTTCTTCTTCCCATATTGGTTTTTCAAAACCAACATAATCTAATATATAGTCATTAACACCTGTTAATGTTTTATGTTTGTGAACATAATAATTTGATGTTGAACCGCTTATATCTTTAATATCTGTAACTCTTTTACCTAAAGCAAATATTTGTCCGTTTATTGACGCTGTAGATTTAAATTGAGCTTTACTAATTTGAATGCTGTATTTGTCAGAATTGAATGTTTGATTTCCAACGGTGTTGACTTGGAATAATGAATGAGCGTAGTCGTTAAAATTACATGTTCCGCCTGATAATAAAATATATTGGCCAACACTAAATCCATGTTCAACAGGACTTGTTAATGTATAATATTTTCCATCATCAGTTATTCTAAATGGAATACCATCACCCGATGTAAAACAAAACGTTGTTCCATCACCACATCCTGTGGTTGTTCCTGAAAAAGAATAACCCATAGGAAATGAGCTATCTTGTGCATACACATAAGAAAGATATATGTTCCAATTTTGATACGGGGCCGTAATTGGTGTTAATAATGTATGGCCCGTATATGAATTACCCATTAAATCTGTTGATGTGGTGAATGATGATAAAGTATCACCTGTTTGAACATTAAAGGATTGTCTTAACACATCGTTTCTTAACAATGCAAACTCTTCATAAGACATATAACCTTCTTTCCATTTATTTGGAAATTGTGCAATATCTTCACTACCGTCACCGTTTAAATATAAATTACGTTGTAAATTTGTATATGTTGTTGAACCAGAATACATATTACGAAACACCATTCTCATTTTACCGTATATTTTATATTTGGTGCTTGCTTGTCTTTCGGTATTAAATTGTTCCGCAATGTCTAATACAATTTCTCTATCGCCAATTCTAACTAAAGATTCGGTGTTTTCCAACCCCATTCTAATAGTAACATCTTCGTCGTTAGCTTTTTGATATTTTTTACTTGGAAGTAATATTTGTTTATTTTCGTCCATTAATCTTGAGTATTAAATAAATAATTTTTTATTCCATCCAAAACTGTTTTAGGTTGTTTACTTGTATCACATATACCATCTTCAAACATTCTTTTGTTATATTCATATGCCATTCCCGATGTTACCCAATTAACTTCTTGATTAAGTTGCCACTTAACAATGTCAATCATATTTTTTTCATCAACATAAAACCCTCTTTTGCTTAATGGTATTGAATCAATCACTTTTTGGCTATATCCACTTTCTTTACATTGACATTTTGTCATTAACGCATTTATACCGTATCTTCTTTTCATAGCGTAGATTTCAATACCATCAAGATATTCTGACATTTCTACCGCCATTCTATATGAAATACCACTAAAGCAAGTTGTGAACATTAATTTTGTTTCAGGTGTAATGATTGGACGTAATGCGTCAACAAGTTCTTTTATTTTTTCACTACCTTCAATCGTTTCAACTAAATTTCTACCTCTACCAAAACTTGTTATGTTTATTTGTTTTAATGGTTCAGGATATTTGTAAATAAATTTTTTAACGCCATCAATAACTTTATCCATTTCAGTAAAAGGACCAACACTATATGTTAATTTAGACAATAGCTTATAAAGCCATAATTCACGTCTTTTATAATCAACGTAAATTATTAAATGATTTGGTTTTCTTTTTTTAAAAATATCAAATATCTTCATATTATAATGGACCATAACTTTCTAAAAACTTATCATATGCTGTTGAGCCTTTTTTAATTCCAAAACAATAATGGAAAGGAACGCCTATTTCCATAAGATGTCGAGCTTTACCTCCTACAGTATATTCTTTATAGTTGTCATAACCTTTTTTCTTAACACCATTAATTTCAATACAATCTCTAATTGGTGGTAATAACCACGGAGTTACAGATGTTGATGAATTACCAATGAAATTATTATCTAATATGTTATTATTAACATCTGCATTTAAATTTGCTTTAAATTCTTGTAATCTTTGGTTATAAACATAAGCTGTGAAATAGTTTTGCATTTCGCTTGTTTTTGTATCTGTTGGTGTAATACCAAATAATGTTGACTTTGAATCACCATAACCATTTCCTACAGTATCCCATTTGAAATACGGAACTCTTTGTGAATTATCACCTAATCTACCAGGTTGATTAATACATAATCTAATTTCTCTACCATTAGCTTCAATTGTTTTTGTATCAGGGTCATCAACACTATATACAAAATCAAGATTAACCGCACCTCTACCATCAAATAAATTATCATATAAATGACCATAAGGTGAAATTGAGCCTGACGAATATTCAAATGGATATATACCTGTTTGAGTATTGAAATTTAATAGTTGAGCAACGTCACCGTCAATTAGATTTAATCCTCTATTGGAAAATAACGAATCAATTGTTAAACGACCTCTTTCTTTAAGTTCTTTAGATCCAATAACATATTCCATTAAATCTGTTATGTTCTTAAATGATGTGTTTCCAATACTTCTTGTAATAGCGCAGTTGACATCCATTGAAGGGTCTGTGCATATTTCTCTAATCCACGTTTGTCTTGGACCTAAATCTACAATTGTTGTTGGGAAATTTATTTCACGTTTATATCTTTTTAGTGAATTATCGTTACCTTCAAAGACTAATAAAGTCAATTTAATCCAAGTAGCTAGCGGACTAAATAAAAACCATAAACCACCATAACCTTCAGTAAAATCTAATAATCTTTGATGACCATGGAAACCATTTGTTTGACTTAAATATGTTTTTGTTAAACCAGTATTTGGTGTTGATGATTTTACACCAGTGTCAGGGTCATAATCATATTGTAATTCAAGATGACTTGTTGTTGCTTGTGTTATAATTTGAGTATATGTTGAATCGGTTTTACCACTATAACCCGGATTATATGGTGTTGAACGATAATAATAATATGTTTTATTATCAGTTTCACCAATTTTCTTATACACATTATCTTTACAAAAATCTTGATTGTTTTTTGCAAATTTAAAGAAGTATAACATACCATTTATCCAAGAGTTAGAGAATGTATAATTAACAATACCGCCGCACATAAATGCTGCAAATGTTTTTCTTCTTCTAAAATCAGCTAACATTTCAAAAGTTCGACCCGCCATTGGGACAATTGTATAAACACCATCTCTAAATTCTGAGTAACCTGACATTGTTCCACCAGTTGTGGCTAACGGGTCAACCATTTCTTTAGAGCTACCTTTACCTTTACCAGATGTTCCCGCATATTTTCCATATCTTACACATCTCACATCATCGTTTCTAAAATTACCTGAATTAGTTCCTGGCCATTTAGCATAAACAGATGTAACCGCACCATAATTGTATTGTGGTCTTGGTTGACATTCGTCTTCATTCAATCCATAAATCTCTGTGTAATAGTTATTATCTAATGCATTCCATAATAACACATTATTAGTTGTTGTCCAACCACTTGCAGCATTACCCGTATAATTATCAGGTGGATTTTCTTCAAGATAATTCAACGCATCAACATAAGTTGCTAACGTTGTTCCATTTTTTAATGTTATAGGAAATTTAACTGACCTTAAACGCATATTACCTTGTGAAAATAAACCAGGTGCTTCATTATAGTTATCGTATATCGTATCGTATTTTTGACAACCAGTTTCTTGTTCTACACCAGTTGTGCTACCAGTGTAGTTATACGTTACCAACCATATCTTTTCAATATCAACTAAATTAGTTTTATTATGCGCGGTTCCACTCACAACACCATCAAGTGGTTGGTTATAAGCGTTAGCAATTTGTGTTGAAATATTGGTATATAAACCTTGTATTTTCCAATATGATGTTGCTGAATCATAAACTATTGGAAATTGTTGTCCGATACCAATAGTATAATATTGTAAACCTGCACCTAAAACATTAACACCAATAACATATTGTTGTTTTAATAACTTACCATCATATAGGGATGATGTTGCTGATGCAGGTAAATTAGTTAGATTGTATTGTGCATATACTCCATTGGTATCATTGTGAAAATATAAATCACCATTAGGGTCATAAGCTAAACATGCATTTGACGATGAATCATCAACGGTTGATGATACTCCTGAAGGTAAAGAACCTAAACTTTTTGCGCAAATTGTTCTACCATTTTCTGCAGCAGCTAATGTTAATGTTTGTGGGTTGTTATTACAGTCTGTGTAAGTAATTGTCTTTGGGTCACTATTTGTATTATTAATAGTAAATTGTGAACATGTGCCAGCACTTCTTGCAGCATAATACTTTTCGCCCATGTAAAACGTAGCATTATTTAAAGAAGTTGTTCCTGTATAATCACCAATATTAATCGCTGAAACTCCATAATCAAGACCATTTGTTTGCGTGTCTTCTTCACAATCATAACAATCAGGATAAACCGTTAACTTAAGTTTCATTATATTTTTAAACTGATATTCTTTGTTTCTTCTTCTTGATGCCGCTGCACTTGAACCACCAAAAAAACCTCCAAATAACCAGTTAATCATTACGTTAAATTCTCTTACTGCTAAAGAATATGTAAGGTTACCATAGTTAACCCAATTCAATGTTGTAATTAAAAATAAATTAACTCTATTTTTCTTTGTTGCATCGTTCACTGGTAAATGAACGTGTGTATTAGAACAATCTGTTTCTTTATCGGGATAGATGTCTTTGAATGCTAAGAACTCTTTATCTCTTGTTGTTCTTGACCAAAACCAATTCCCACTTTGATGTGCGTTGGCTGACATGTATCTATTAATAAATTGTGCTACCGTGTATACTCTACTGTATCTAAATTGATAAAAGTAATCTTGTGGTATTCCAATTTTATTATCGTCTATTGCGGTCTGACTTAATCCAACTATTTCATCCAGTGCTGCCGTAGGGTAATCATCTAAATTAGGACTAAACGCATATGACTTTGGGTCAATTGTTGACGGAGCACCAATGAAAGATGGGTCGTTTGTATGATATTCTCTAATATTTGGAACTAAGTATGTTCCATTAATTCCTTTGTTAGCACCACCTGATTCGTCTGTAAGTGTTAATCTAAAACGATATGTTCCCGCTGTTGCAATACCAATATTTGGGTCTTTAGATTCCACAATTTCACCAAACTCATCAGTTTTAATATACTTCATGTTCATAGGAACTCTGAAGAAAAATGTTCCGTGTTCATCAATAGTGCTATCTACTTTGAACATTTCTAATATTGGTCTTCTTGGATTTGGTGTTCCGTTTGTATCCGTTTCATATTTTCCTGTAAAACGAATTGCTTCAATATCACCTTTCTTTGTAATAAGTCTACATTTCTCACCTTGTCTTTCACCAACATCGCAATTGTATGACATCATATCATCAACACCATCACTAACTGTTCCGCCCATAATTAATGCATATGGGTCAATCCTAACACCTCTTTCTTTTAAATCAAAGTCAACTCTTGTGATACCTATTTCACATAAATCTTGATTACCCCAAAATGGATAAACATTAATTGTTTTATCAATTGAAATAATTTGTGGAAGTGTATCTAAATTTGTTGATGATAAAAATGTGTATTTGTTTTCAAATTTTTCTTGTGAAACACCTTCATACATTAAATCGTATGGAACAAGTGATTGACAACCAATATCTGACAAATCGGCATCAAAGTGAATTGTGTGCTGACCAATTGGCACTCCCCATATCATAAAATCACCTGCATCATTTGTTTTTGCTGTGTATTTGTAATATGTTTCAAAAACATAAATTAATTCTTCTTGTTGTAGTAAGTCTGATTGGTCAGGAAATGTTCCTGTTGGTGTGTGTCCTGAATGTTGTTTTCTTGCAGGTAATACATTAAATCTAATGTTATCAGCATCTTGAGATGTAATCGTTTCATAAGGATACACCGCTGAAACAACGGGGTCTAATTTGTCAATTTCCGAAACGGGAATGAATATTGCAACTTTTACGTTAGGAATACCCAATCCATCGTTTGCTGTAACTCTACCACAAACAACTCCATAATCCGAACATAAGGATGTATAAACCTCTTTTTGACTGAATTTTAAAGAAAGGATTTCTAAAAAATCGTAGTCTTGGTTCATTTGGAAGGTTACCTTCTGTTCTTTACCAATATTTGTTGAAATTCTGTAATTTTGCGCCATACCTATAATAAATAGAAACTAACCGATTTTCTACTATTATAAGGAAAAAACATTTTAGTATGTAGTCGTTCCTAAAGTTTTGGTTCTTACTTTGATATCTTGACCAGGGAATCTAATTTGGAATATTTGATTACTCTTCATAAAGATTGACATATCAAACTGTTGGATTTCTTTTGTTACAGCGTTTTTATAAGTTTGTGCCACTTCTGAAGAAGAATAACTACCACCTGTTTTACCGTAAACTCTGATATCAACTACGTTAACAACACCATTAACTTGTCCAATTTGTCTAATTAAATCTCCAACAAACAATGGGTCACCCATTTTTCTTTTATTAATATCAAAGAAGTCAGTTGCTGTTGCAACACTTTCTCTAATAATATCTGTTGGTATTTGATTTTTATCAATTATTAAATCAATTTCTAATCCCATATCGACAACCTCACCACTTGTAATATCGATGTAGTCATTAATCATTCTATAACCTGAAAGATAATTTAAAATATTGCTTTTCAATGTGTTAGAAACAATGTCAGTTAAATTACCATTTTCATCATATGAAACAAGTTTAACTTTTATTTTATTGTTTTCCTCCATCACATTAACTTTTGCAGGTGCACCATATGTTGCAGGCATGTTTTCAACCATTGATTTGTAATCATTCAATGTTACCGCTCTTTTTTGTGCTGCAAAATTATATGCAATCATATTTCTTAATTCCTCTATTGTTGGTTGGTCTGCACCACCAATTGCAGGTGTTACGTTTGTGCATCTTAGAGATTGTGTTACTTGGTCATTATAAGACGAATTAGGGCCATTAACATCAAATTCAACGCTATCTATACTTGATAAGACGTCCACACCTAAATTTGATTCTTTACCACCACCGATTCTATATTTTACAAAAACTGTTGTATTTGCTTTTGGAACAGCGCCTAAAGAAACATTATTAAGATATGTGGCTAAATTTACTTTCATTGTGCCACTCATGTAATTGTCTAAGTTATTCATTGGGTCAACTGTTCCTGAACCAAATGTTAACGAATAATAATTTTCAGGCGTTGTTTCTGTAACAAATTTATTTGTAACAGTTAAAAAATTACCTGCTTTAAAATTTAATGTATCGGATATTGCAGTTGGGTCTGGTATGAATACTTTATCTTGCATCAAACTATCAACTTCATACCATTTAGTATTTGATGATAAAAATTCTGATGATGATGGGTTTGTTGCAAAATTAGTTCCGTCTTTATGAATAACGGCTGTTACACCCAAAACATTTTGTTCAGGTAGATAAATTTTTAAAAATGGTTTCTGATCCAATTCTGTAATAACTCTTCTATATACTTTAGTAACCCCATTAACAACCGCTTCTCTTTTTGTTATTGTATATGAAATCAAAGTATTGTTTGCATCAAAATTTGGTATTTTTAATCTATTTGGTTCACCTTTGGTATTAAATGGATTTGAAAAATCAATATCATCAACTGTTTCAAATATTGCACCTCCGCCAGAAACCTGACATCCTGTTTTTATGATACCCAAATATCTTTCATCTTCTTTATCACCTCTAACAGGAACGTTTATTGAAAAATCAACTAATGAAACCGATGGTCTATTACCGGGTATTTTAATACCGTATGTTTTTGCAATATGATATAATGACTGTCTTTGTTGAGCAAAATCCAACATAGTTTCTTGCCAAACTCTATCAATGTGAAAATGTAAGTTATCTGCGATAGCTGCATTCAAATCTAAAAGAACTGAATAGATTGATGCGTCGTTAGTATTCTTTACTAAGTCAGGATAATAATCTTTTGTAAGGTTTACTAATTCTTGTCTTAAACCCGCAAAATCTCTTACTGCGTATGATATTTTTTTTGCCATTATATGTTAATTATTAAAAAATCGGACGACGTGAATGTCCCGTTATTTACGTTGTAGCTTATTTTTACCTTTGCGGTATATGAATCATTTGTATGGTCACTCACTCTAAATAATCTTTCGTCTTCTTGTTGCGCAAAGGTTGTGCTTTGTTCAGGGTCTTGGTCTGCAGCTACAATTGTTATATCTTGAATATCTAAATTAGGAATATATGTTCTAACAGAATTTCTTATTTCTTCTTCAATTAAACCCCATGTTACTGCATCATTTTGGTCAAAAATGTATTGATATAATCTTGTTCCAAAATCAGGTAAAAAGTATCTACTACCCTTTCTGGTTAATAATAAATGAATGAGATTTGCACGCACCTCTCTTTCGTTAGATGTGGTCATCTTCAAATAAAGTCCCTCTAAACTCGTTCTAAAGGGGAAATCTAAACCATACTTTACTGCCATGTTAATAAATATAAACAAAGGTAAAATGGTTGTGTATACTGAAAAAAAGAAGTCAGGATTTTTGGTCCTGACTTTACTCTTATTTTACCGCTTCATTAATTAGCTTCATGTAGTTAGATTTACTTGATAACCCCGTGACTCTTTCAATCTCCACCCCGTCTTTCAGAATTATTACTGTTGGGACTGAGCGTATACTGTATTTTGTCGCCGCCTCATAATCGTTATCTACATCATGTTCAGTGAACATTACGTTGTTAAATTGTGTTTTAACTTCGTTTATAATGGGGGCCAAAGCTTTACAAGGACCACACCATGCTGCTGAAAATTTCTTTACTTCTAACATACTTTTTTAAATAAATATACTTGTTTATGCTTCACAACTAACACAATCAGGATTCATTGCTTGTGCAGCTATATCGCCTCTTAAAACCGATTCGGTTCTCATATAATAAAGTGTTTTAACACCTTGCTTCCACGCTTCCAAATGAACTTGGTTAATCCATTTTGGTTCTGCTGTAGCAGGGAACGCTAAATTTAATGATACCGCTTGGTCTATATATTGTTGTCTAATACCTGCTTGTCTTACTAAATCCAATTGATTTATTTCTTTAAATGTTTTAAAAACATCTTTAACGGGGACAATTTTAAATTTATTACTATCGTCCACATCTTTTACTTCAACAATCTTAGTATCAATGTAGCAATAATCATCTAAGAAATCTAATCCTAATACAGAACCACCATCAGCTAAAATTTGGTCCCAAACTTCTTTTGTGTCATAACCTATTTTTTTCAAGACTTTTCTTAATTCAGGATTTTTTCTAATGAAAGTTCCTTTTGCTGTTTGCTCTGTGAATACATTAGCCGCCCATGGCTCAATACCACTACTTACGTTACCACTCAACTTAGAATTTGATACAGTAGGTGCTACAGCTCTTAAGTGTGTATTTCTCATACCGAAATCTTTACACCATAATGGTTCACCAAATTCTTTAGCCATATCTCTACTTGCTCTTTCAGATTCAATCTTAATTTGAGAGAAGATTTTACGAGTTTCAAATTGAGCAGGTAAGCCTTCAAATGGAATCCCTTTTTGTTGTAAGTAAGTGTGCCATCCTAATACACCTAAACCTAATGCTCTTCCTCTTTCGGCAGAACGAACAGCATTTTCAAAACCACGCATATTCTTAGCTCTTTGAATAAATTCTTCTAAAACTCCATCTAAGAACATTGTTGAGGTGTAAACTAAATCAGTATCTTTCCATTCATCATATTTTGCTAAATTTAAAGAACTTAAACAACAAACAAATGAATGTTGTTCGTCAGTGTGCAAAACAATTTCAGAACAAATATTTGTCATGTGAACTTTCAATCCGTTCTTCTTATACATGTCAGGATTTTGTTTGTTAACGTTTCCTTTATACATGATATAAGGTTCGCCAGTCGCTTTTCTTTTTTGTAATAACTTACCCCATTTTCTACGAGCTTCATTATCGCCTTCTTCTAATTTTTTCATGAACTTATCACTAACCACAACACATTGATGTAAGTTAAGTGATTGGCGATTTACATCACCTTTTGGTTCTCTGATTTCTAAAAATTCATCAAAGTCTTTGTGGTCTATTTTAATATTAACAGATGCCGCACCTCTACGAACTGAACCTTGATTTGTTGCAAGAATTGTTGAATCATAAATTTTAACAAATGGAACAACGCCATCTGATGTTCCGTTACCTGTAATTTTTGCACCTGCAGGTCTAATCATGTTGATACCGATACCAACACCGCCACCATGCTTTGCCAATAACATTAACTCTAAGTTTTTGTTACCAATTTCAAAAATACTATCACCAACATCAATACCAAAACAACTGATTGGTAAACCTCTATCCGTTCCTGTATTTGATAAAACTGGTGTGGCTAAACATAACCATCCTTTCCAAATGTAATCGAAAAACTTAGTTGCTAAAGCAGGTTTACCTAATCTTTTTGCAACCGCAGTTGATACTCTCCAATATGCATCTTTTGGTTTTTCACCTTCTTGTAAATAACCTTTTGATATTGTTTTAACGTAAATCTCGGTGTTAGCCCATTCAGGGTAGTCGACACCAATCTCCCAGCCAAATTCTTCGCCGTAATATTTCATAATATATAATTTTTTTTATTTAAAAAATGTCATCCCAATTTTCACCTTCACCTGCCTTACTGTAATCAGTAGGTCTCATAGCAAAGAAATCGGTATGTGTAACTCCACCTGTAAGATGATAGAACCAATCTAATTCAGATGCTTTCTTTTCGTTAAATTCAAAGTAGTCGCTACCACCCTTAATTGGATTGTATCCTAACTCTGCTAACTTTTCATTAACTCTTTTTGTTATGAATTCTTTTAAGTCATTCTTTTTAAGATTATCTAAATCACCCATTTCAAAAATCTTGTCAATAAACTTATGTTCTAAATCTCTGATAAGTTCAGCTGCTTTGTATATGTCAGCTTTAGCTTCTTCTAATAATTCAGGAAATTCTTCACACATATGTCTGAATAATTGACAACCCATCTTTGAGTGTAAAGATTCATCTCTAACGCTCCATTTCATTTGTTGTCCAATCCCTTTCAATAGATTTCTCATTTGAAAAGAATATAATACAGCGAACGAAGAATATAATGCAACGCCTTCCGCAAATGCCGAAAAGATAGCAAGTGAACGAGCAACTTCAACTCTCGCTTTTGGATTAGTATCTAAATCTTTTGGGGTCCAATCTGCGGATGTATTAGTTAATAATTCAAATCTTTCTTTCATTGCTTCATCATGTAAGAATCCTTCAAAGTCATCTAATCCCAATGTTTCATTTAAATATGAATACGCAATTGAGTGAATTGTTTCTTGTGAACCAAACGCCATTGCCATTTGTCTAATCTCATGCTTTGGAAACCATTTAGTAACCATACCAGTCCAATAGTCCGATACAGCACATTCAGTTTGTGCAAAACCTAAAAGTATATTACCTACTAAGTGTTTTTCCGATTCATTTAAATTTTCATTCCAATCTTTAACATCCCCTTGCATAGGTATTTCGGTATGTAACCAAAACGCTTGCATTTGCTTTAACCACCCTTCATTATAATAATCAGGATATTCAAATGGTTTAAACGGTATTCTCTCCGTAAATAATTTACTCATGTTATCTATTTAATTTATTTTTTTAGTAATTCTTGTCTCTTCTTATATAAATCAGCAGCTCTGTTTACATTATTCTGAGCCACTTGTTGTTCGTGTCCTAATAATGTGCTTTGTGATTCGGTATCAATAATTAGCATCTCATTGTTAAATTTACAATTTGAGAATACCACACCGTCACGTCCAATACGAGATTTGATTAATGATAATGTTGCTAAGTTATGTTCTTTTTGTTCTAATGTTTTACCAATCGACATAATAACGTGGGCAATTTGTGCTTTCTTGATTGAACCACCCATTTGGTCTCCTGTTACAACTTCGCTTGAAATTGATTCACGATTACCTTGTGTTGCTGTCCAAACTGCAATATCAAACTCGCCTGTCATTGATTCTAAACTTCTCATAATTGAACCTTCGCCTTTCCATTCTTCACCTAATGCCGTTCTTTCAGGACTAATACAGTCAACATAGTCAATGATTAACAAATCTAATTTAAAACCGTCAGAGTTTAATTTTCTGATTTTGTTTTTAATTTCAGATATTGTAACATTATCACTTGGCAATTTTAAAAGCTTTAAGTTACCCTTTGAACGAGACTGATGCTCTTCAACAATTCTCATTACCTCTTCCTTATTTTCAGGTTGTTGGTCAGGTGCAATATTAGACCAAATAGTGTAATGCTTTCTTTTAATGTTACCCGGATTATCCTCAAAAAATATTTGAAGAACATTATAATCATTATTGTATGCTGTATTAGCAATTTTGGTAAGTATTGTTGTTTTACCAGTTCCAGTTGGTGCTAATACCACTCCTAATTCACCTCTACCTAAACCACCATTTAAAAGGTTATCAATACCTGTTATACCTGTTGGTATTGGATGTCTGTTATCCTTTTCTAAAGCCGATTCAATGTCGTGGAATACATCCGTAGCATCTTCACCAGATATGCCAACCTGAAGCGCTTTTTGGATGATTTCTTCGATTTTGTTATACGATTCAAACTCACCTTGTTCGATGATGTTTTGAACATTTTTTAACTCTCTTCTTAAGTTTTGTTGTTTACAAAAATTAAGTGCAGTATCCTTAACTAAATCGGATTGTTGCTCGTTGTTTTGTATTTGTTCTAAAGTATCTAAATGTGCTCTGGTTGATGTTGTATCGCCATTTTCAGCCATTATCTTTTGTGAAATTGAAGGATAGTCTGGTATCTTTTTGTAAGACTTATACAATTCCTTCAAATTCTCCATTATATATTTGAAAGAGGCGTTATCAAAAAATTTGCTTTCAATCACGTCAATAATTGTTTCACCATATTTTCTATCTTCAATTATTGCTTTTATTAGCGATTGTTGGAATGAAAATCCTAATCTCCCGAAATTTTTTTCTTCTGTTATCATGTTTGTTTTTATTATAATTCGTATTGTAAATAAGTTGTTTCCAATTCTTCTGAAGACAAAATGTCAGTCAAGTCTGTCAATATAGTCTTAAGTCTCGGTCTGATGTCCACGGCATATCTAACCTTTGGGTGGTAGTAATAAGCGGGGAACATCCTTTGAATAAATACGTCCTCTCCTATCTTAATTTCCAATAAAAATTCTTCTTTTTCATTGATTTTTGAATCTTCCACATTTTCAAAATTTAGGATATAATTTTGATTTTCGCATAGATAATTGGAACTTTTTATTTTTAAATCCTCACTAATATCCTCACAAATATTTTTTACATAATAATGTAAATCCATACTTCTGCGAGCAGCAGGATTGTGGTCTTTGACATTGAAAAATCGTTGACAAATAATGTTACCGTCTAATGATAACAAGAACTCAAATTTTGTGATGTCTAACTGTTGATTACTCATAATTTTTAATTTTAATCATTTTTTTTTTATTATTATTATTTTTTTCTTTTCTTGTTAACCTAAGGAATGGGTCTAAAAAATTAATCCATCCGTCTTCTGATTTAGGTAGGAGATTAAACAAGCCGTCGTCCTTCATCATTTTCATGGCATTTTTATAGGACCTACCTTCTTGCTCTAATATTTCATTAATTAATAGCGTGATAACTTCTTTTGCTTCATCAGTTAAAAGTGGCTCCTCCAAACTTACAATACGATTGTTTATATCGAAAAATTCTTCACCTAATACGCCGTGCTTTGTTACTCCTGTAAGTAAATTTGCAACTGACTTATTATACTTGTCAGCTTCAAAAATCGCGTTACATTTGTCTTTTACTTGTTGGACAGATAAGTGCTCTGTCTTTAGTTCAGGGATTAAAGATAAAAACCTTCTAACTCCCATTCCTCTTATGCCTGCAATATTGTCTGAATTGTCCCCACATAACATTTTAACAATTTTAACATTTTCAATTAAAATCTCTTCGTGGTCATAAACAATCGTATCGTTCTGTTTGTAAAGTTTTTGATGTGATGGGTTGTAAATTTGTGTTGTTGGTGAAACCAATTGTGTTAAATCCCCATCGGATGAATAAACTATTTTGTTTTCTTTGTTTGAATTTTGTGTATAATAAGCAATGCAATCGTCGGTTTCACATTGTTCAAATTCACCTTGTCTAACGTAAAGTTCTTCAAGATATTCTTTGATTCTATGTCTTTGGTATTGATACGAATTTAATTCTTCCTCGGTTCTTATTCTTTCCTTTCTATTTTCTTTATAGTAGGGGTAGATTTTTTTACGGCTTAATGCCCCGTCTTTACCATCCCAAAAGACAACGATTTTATCTAAATGGTGTTTTTCAAATTCTCTCCTAAGAGTATTAAGAAAATGAAAAATTCCTCCAATATGTTGTCCCTTATAAAAGGCATTTTTGTAGCCGTAAAAACCAATTGTGAGTAAATTGTCTCCATCTACTAATAAAACCGACATTTTAAATTTTGTTTATTATTCTTCAATATTGTCTTCTTCGTTTTCAAATAATTCAAGAGGAGTTATGTTACCCATACTGTCCTTCCAATTTTTTGAATATTCTTTCTTGTATTCCTCTAAAGCTTCTTTTGTATCATCAATATAACCCGTTGGAACGGCAATCACCTTACCGTCTTTATATTGTAAACCATTTACGTGGTTTTTTAATACTGAGATTTTAGTTCTGATAGCAAATGCAACTTTTCTTCCGTCTTTAGTTGCGTCAATATGATTGATACCCGCTTTCTTTTGATTACCAAATAAGAATACAAATGATGATGCTAACCATAATGCTTCACCACCTTTTGCTTTGATTTCAGGTTGTCCAAATGGATTATCTGGTAAATCTACCCAAGGTTGGTTAACAACAATCAATGTGCTGTATAATGGGTTTTCTTTTGTTGGATAATCTTCTTTTTTAGATTTTGAAATTCTTGAATGAAGACCCATACCAATTTTGTCAGCTAAGGCTGCAGCATTATGTTGCTTACCACCTTTACCTTCAAATGTCATCTTACAAGGAACAGAACCAACTGAGTCCCATAAGAATAAAATTGATTGGTCTAAATCTCCTTTTTCTTGAGCATCTAATACTTCGTTCATGAAGTCAGTAATTTGCTCAATATATTCAAAGCTATCGTTAAAAATGAAGTCTCCAACCCATTCACCATTCTCATCTTTTTCTGCTTGTAATCCTAATTGAACGGCGTGTTCCCAATTCCATTTCTTTTCAGTAATAATGAATACAGGAAGATGACCTTTCTTTTGTGCATCTGCCGCAGCTAAAATTAATGCAGTTGTTTTGGATGTATTAGAGTGACCTAACAACATATTAATACCACCCATAATAGGACCCGGTAAACCTGTTGCTCTTAAAAAAGCCTCACCGCAATTATAAAAACTTGCTTCTTTATATTTTGTTGTCGATGAGAATTTTTTCTTTATGTCGTCCGAATTAAATTTATTTTTCTTTATACCCATAAAATTGTTTTTAAAAATGGGGTTTCTGACGTTATCTCCACCCCTCCATTAATAATTAGAACGGTAAGTCCTCGTCCGCTTCGTCGTTTTCTTGTGGGTCCTCAACAGTTGTTACTGTTTTTTGTGGTGCACCTAAAGTTTCTTCAGCTTGTGAGTTTGAAACCCATTTACCTGTAACTGAATCCCAACGTGGAACTTCACCTTTAGCAACCATGTCAAGATAATCTTCACTCTTTTTAGAGTAAACATCAGACCAAGTTGCAGGATCTTCAACCCATGTTTTTGCAACATTTGCGTCCGCATGTAATGGACTTGGGTCTTCAGGAATTACTGAATTGATTGTTGTGTATTCTTTACCTGTTCCTGCTTTAGTTAAAGATAAAAATAAAGTTAAATCTCTACCTGTTTCAGGGTGGGTAATGTCACCTTTCTTTTGGAAGATTGGGAAAATCTTGTCTAAGATACCATCTTGTTTAACATTGTTTTTAAATCTCCAAAACTTAGGACCATCTTCTTCGTGGTCTCTATCGATTACCTTAACAATAAAAAACTTGCGAGAACGATATTGACGAGCTAACTCTCTGTCAGCTTCAATACCTGTCATACTTAAAGCTTCTCTAACTTCATTTAAAGGAGAACGCTTCCCTTCTTGAGCAGGGTCGTATAATTTTGTCCATTTACCATCCACTTGGATTTCATGGAAATTTACCTCTTTAAATGGTGATGAACCATCACTTGTAGGTAAAATACGGATACGTCTTTCTTCATTTCTTACCCCTTTAGGTAATACTGTTGTGAAATAACGTTTTAATCTGTCTTCTTGAGACATCTTGTTTGCGCTGCCGCTTGCGGCGTTTTTGTTTTTCTCGTATTGAGCGAGAACTGCATCAAATGTTGACATAATAAAAAATTTTAATTAGAAAATTGTTATAAGAAAATATAAATAAAAAAACCCGAATTAAAAAATCCGGGCTTAATTATTTTAAATGTATTTTTGTTATTAGAATGGTGACTCAGGCCCCCATGTTGTATTGAAGTTTGTCAATGTATTGATTCCCGTTGAATCCACCACAGGGTTCGCAGGAGAACCACCTAATAATAATAACTTAGTTTGTGGTAATACTGTCAATGGTGAGCTTGGTCTTGTAAAGTTTGAGCTGTAAACCGCTGAATTTGTCCAACGGAAGTTAGTAATTTTACCAGGGAATCCATCACCCGCTGACAATCCATCCGCACCAATAAAGAAGTCATATGTTGCTCCACTTATTGTAACAGCATTAGATTGTGCTGTTCCTACTTGTGTTCCATCGATATAACATTTAGTTGAACCTGAAGTTCTTACAAGCGCAACATGTATCCAAGTATTTTGATATGTCTTTCCTATAGCATATGCATTTCCTCCTGGCCATGTATATATGCTATTTCCTTCAATACTAACACCATATTTTGGTGTTGTATCAGGACCAATAGAGAACACTCTTGGGTGTGATGTTAATTGTGTTTGATATTGGAACCACTCTACTGTGAAGTCATCATTTCCTGGTAACCATGTTGCAATAGTTGCTCTTGGTGCTGAAACGTATGAACCATTGTTAGTCGGGTCTTGTCCGTTAAATAATATTGTTCCTGAACTTGCTGCAGGTCCGCCCCAATTGATTGAATATTCAGAAAGTGTCCCCATAAATTCATTTAGTTTGGTTACATTATAACCATATGTTGTTCTTAACACATAGGCCATGTTATCGTCCATGGTTTTTTCATTTGCATAAACAGTGTATGAACCGGATAATGTTGCACCAGTTATTAAATTGTTTATATATGATAAGGTTCCCCTTGTTGTGCTAGATGCAGATGCTGCTGCTGATCCTGATATCATTTTTAAATTGTTTTTATTCTAAAGTTAAAAGATAGTTTAATTTATTAAATAAGCCTAACATTTCGTCTCTTACGTTTAATAAATTTGTATCCGTTTCTTCAACTTGGTCTGTTATTTGTATTAATGCTTCGCAAACTGTTTTAACCATTGCTTTAGGGTCAAGTTCACTTAAGTTTGCTAATTTTATTGTATTAGTTTCATCATCTAATTTAAAGCGACCATACTTACCCATTGCTTCTTCAACAAAGGTATCTACCAAATCTAATAATTCACCAAATGTATCGTCCAAAGCTTTATGTCTTGCATAACCCTTAGTTTGCCAGTGCATTATTTTTATTTGGCATTGTAGCCCCAAAAAGAAATTTACATTAGAACTTAAATTCATCTTCGTTAGTATTATTTTCACCACCGAAGGTGTCTCTTATCATATTATTTGAGTAATCATTAACATCATTCTTAGTTAACACATATTCGTTTTTACCTGTTGCTTGCATTTCAGGTTGCTTTTGTGCAAAGAATTGCTGAGGATTTTGGTTAAACGGATATGAATCCAATGAACGCATCTCTAATTTCTCTTGTTCTGTTTTTGGTTTCATTTGCTTAACTTCTGAACCTAATTGGTCAATTTTATTAATCAATTGGTCCATAACACCTAACTTACTTTCTAAATCGTTTAATTTAGAGAATACGTCATCCATTTTGCTTGTTGCTTCAGAATCACCATTTCCTGATTGTTCTTGATGGTTTTTAATACTTTTCACCATATCAACTAAATCAGTAATATCTAATTCTTCAGTTTTATCCGCTGCCGGTGCTGCTGCGCCTGCTGCAGGAGGGGGAGTTGCACCACCTGGTGCGGGTGCTGCTGAAGGGTCAGGTGCTGCCGCTGCTCCTGCCGATGGGTCCGGTGCTGCCGCCGCTGAAGGGTCTGGAGGCGCTGCGCCTGCTGCTGCATCTGGCGGTGCGTCTTGTTCCATAATCATTTTTTTACCATATTTGTTAATGGCTTTATAACGATTTAATTCTTCTTGTAATTTTTGTTCTAACATAGCTTAATCTTGTAATAATTGTCTACCGTCGTTGGTAATGTATCTTTTATTTATTCTTTCAACTATACCGTCTTTTTCTCTGATTGTATAACATTCGCCTGTCATTAAATCACACTCTTCTCTTTCCATACCGTCTTGAGATACTCTCTTAACTTGTTTTGGTTGTAAGAATTGATCCATTGCATTGTTTAATCTATTATTTTCCATAATATTCTTTTTATTAATATAAATATCCCAATAATCTTATTATTTCTATTTAAACCTGAAATAAACTGTTTGACCTTCGTATAACCCTAAACGAGACATAGCTGCTTTAGATAATGCAATACCATACTTGTTGCTATTTGGCCCTATACCAATTGGTCCGTTAGGGATTGGACAATTAGGACATAATGAATGTGTTACATTCAATGTTTTATTATTATACGGGTTTAAAAATACTGTGCTCTTGTTTTGTAAATTGGTTATTTGTAATTCATTCAAATGGTCTTGTTTGAATTTTGTTGTATACATACTGGCTGTATCTGTAAATCCTTTCAAATTTTTCCATGTTGTTTGAGTTCCTGAAGCGAAAGTGGCAATATAGAATGCTGTATTATCGTCAAGTGAATTATTTTTACCACCCAATGTGCATGCAACTGCTTTTAACCATTCAACACCATCTTCAAGTTTAACTAATTGAATAAGCTTTTCACCTTCGTAACCATTATAAGGTATAACCTCATTGTATAAATCGGATTTATTAATTTTGGTTTCAACAAAGTTTTTAGGTAATGCTTTAGGGTCACCTTCGTTGATTGTTTTTTGTTTACCTTTTTGGTCTATAATATTTTTATCGTTTTGAGTCGCAACATTTGATTTGCTTGCAATGTTTGTATTTTCAGATTTAACTAACGCTATTGCTTTATTAGTTATTGATTCGAATAATGCTCTATAAGCTAACATGATTGAATCCTTAGGGTCAGGTAATGCAGCATATGGCATTCTATATCCCGTAAAGGATGTTTCCATACCATTATTTCTAATGTTATGTTTTACTTCCGTAATCCAATATGAACCCTTAAACATTGGAACATTTTTCAAATAGAAATACATGGACGGTTGTATCATTGCACATCCCATCATTGTTACTTCGCAAGTATAGGATACTTGTCTGTATATGTCAAACAACCCGATATCAACTTGATAAACACCCGAACCAGTTTCAGAACGACCCATGTTTTCATTTACAATTTGTGATGCATATGAATTTCTTAACGTTGCTTGGTCAAGTTTTATTCCTTTAAACAAACCATTTGCTTGGTCACCAATACTAATTTCAAACGCAACAACCTTATTTGATTTATTTAAATCTCCTGTTTTTAGAATATCGTTATTGGTAATGATTAATGGACTTGCGTTCATGTCAAATAAATTACCGCTATCATTTTTAAATTTCATCTTGTCTTGAATATATTCCATATCAAGATGTTTTGATGTTGGGCCAACGTATTGAATAATCATCTTTGGACTTGCTTCTTGGTAATCTACTTCCAAGAATGTTCCAAAAATATTTCTTGCTGTTTTTTTAGAACCTTCCAATTTTGATTTGGTAGATAAATTTGAGCCGTAGAAATTTACATACGCAGGTAATCCTCTGAATATAAAGTTAGAACCTTCAATGAGTGTCCCTATTGCACTATATATTGATGTTTTAGTATTTTGGGAGTCGTCAAGTGAAATGATTTTACCAATATCAACATAAGCGTTATCACCAATATCTCTGTTTGCTCTATCGATAAACAAAAATTCTTCTAATAATAAACGCTGACCGATTGAGTTACCTGCAACCCATTTATCGTTAAATGATTTAAAATCACTATACATGTTTATTTTGTTGATTTCGGTATTATAACCTTTGTATAAACTTAACGGACTTCCGCCGTTTGTATTTTGCAAATCTTTAAATCCTCTAATAATTAAATCGATGAATAATCTATTTCTTGTTGTATAAGGAAGGATAATATTTTCCGTCAAATAAACTTTAAATCCCTCAGGGGTATTAAAGTTATGTGCCATCCCACCTGCATATATATAAACCAATGGTCTTAGCGCTCTAACATTTTGTTCATTGAGGTCAATGTTATTATCCATGAAGAATCTTTTATACTTTTTAGTTATGTCTAATTCTTCCCCGATGTATAAATCGATATATTTTTTGTTGTCTTCGTATTTGTATTCCTGATATGGACCATATGATGTTCTAATTTTTTCAAAGCCAACAAATCCACCTAAAATGTTAATATCAATATCTTTTGGATTTGATATTGTAAGTTTCATTAAACTATTTTGTGCAAGCATAGCTGTGGTCATTGTTTTAAGTCTTGCACCTTGTTTTTCACTCAACTCTTTAATAACCGCATCCGTTTCTGTTGAAGTAATATTAGACTTACCTACCGTAACAATGGATTTCAATAAATCTTGGAATTTACTCATGCTGACATTTGGATATCTAACATAAGGTATTTCTAAGTTTAAATTTTCAGATGCAAATTCTAAAAATGTTTCTTCAAACTTGTCTAATATTTCAGGACTAAACGTCGCAATTAAATCAATAACTTTTCTGTAGTTGTCAGCAAACCCATAGATATTATCACCGTTTCTTGTGCCACCTGTTACAAGTGTTGACATATATTCATAAGGGCTTGGTATTTTTTTGTTAGAATAATCTACATTAGCCGTTTCACCAGTATACCATAATATTCTATAACCATTTTGAGCATCTAATGCTAAATCTTTGTTTACATTTAAATTTGTATCAGGCGTATTTGCGCCATCACATGGTAGTAACGTATAAAAAGCATCCGTAGCGTCAATATTAAAATTTTGAATATAATTGGTGTAATACCTTGTTCCTACTTTTGTTCTGATTCTGTTTTTAACAATTCCATTATCAATTTTTTCGTTGTATTCAACACTACCCGCATGTGGGTCAAAGAAACTATAACCATTTACAACTTGATAAAAAACATCATCATAAAATGGATGAATACCAATATCATTGGTATCATCTGATACGTTCTTGCCATACAATACATATGTTAAACCCGCATTGTCATCAAAAGCCGTTGAACCGCTTATTGGGTTTATCATATTACTTGTTGTAAATCCTGATAAAATATCACCGCCGTCTAAAACATAGTTTTTATATCTATGATATATTGAACCCCACTTACAAATTAAATGATATGGTATTGTATGAGAAGCACCAGCTTCTTTAAACATTGTTGATAACATCACCTCACTCTTTGTTGTCTCATCAATCATTGTGTCAGATAAGTCCTTAAATGGTAATGAGTTCAATAACAAATAAGCTGAACCAACATATTTTGCATATGATACAGGTCTTGATACATCATAAAGTAATGCTTTATGAAAATATGGTGTGTTTAAAATATGAACCTTTGTTTGGTTAGGGAATGTAATTTGGTTTTTAAATAAATTATCCTCAAATCCGCTTTTAACCCATTTTAAATTGTTCGATGTGCTAATTAAACCATCTTCAGTGTTCACATTCAATATGTTGGACATTCTTAATTGTTTAACCTTATCAAACTTAGTTAAATTAAGATATGACAAATAAGTTGGTGACTTGAATGGATATATGTCTGCTCTGTATTTTTCAGGTTCATATGATTTTATAAACGTGCTTAATTTTGGATAATCCTTATCGTTATTTACAAAAATCGTTGCATCACCATATTGTTCTAATGTAAATGACTGTGTTATAATATCCTTAACATATGGAACTGTTGGTAAAAAATCTTTTAGATAAGGTGCTCTTTCAAATGGTGAAAAACTATCCAAATATGCTAAAAATTTATGATATGAATCGGTAATGCCTGCAGCGTTATCATCTTTATTAACTGTTAATACCGATTTTAACATTTCAATAATGTCCAAATCTTCAGTTATACATTCTTTTAAATTTTCCGATTCTATTTTTGCAATTTCTTCGACAACCTTTAAATCATATGAATCATAAAAAGTAGCATATCTTGCTCTTTCCCAAATTTCAAATAATACCGAACTTAAGGTTTTATTAACATAAGGTGCGTCATCCCACAATTGAAATAATGTAGATATTCTTTTTGTTTTAGAATACTTTTCATCTTGTTCAAAAACAAAATCCACTTTATTAACACCACCTTCTTTGTCTGCTTTTGGGTCAACTCTTTTTGTTGATACAGCAATATAGTTTTCAACAAACTCAACCTCTGGCCATAATGATGGGTCATTTGAACCCAATGTTCTATACATACTTTCGTCACCCGGATATACAATTACTTTTTGTTTACTACCTGATGAGGCTTTTGTGATTTCAGGCCAAGGATAAACTTCATTTTTACCGATTGTTTCATTACACATCGGAGTAACTTTATCTTTTCGTTTTGCACCTGCGTTAAATGCTCTTGTATGAACATCTTTTAATAATCTAACATACACATCCGCATTTGCTAATAAAACACCAATAACGTTTCTTACCGTTGGTTCAAATCCTAAACCTGTTTTAGAATCTCTAATTACGTTATTGATTAATTCTTCAATTTTTTTCTGAAACTTATCTCTTTGTTCAACAAACGATGCGAACATTCTATACAAGTCATTTAATATACTTGTTGGATTTGTTTCGTCTCCACTGATGTTAACCAAGAAATTTGGACTATCTTCTAATGTATATTTCCCAACATCTTGTATATAATTTTTATAAACGAACGACAATCCTTTAAATGAAGCGTTAGTTTTATCTTTAACAAATTTATCAATGAAAATTGCAGATTTAGATAATTTTTCAGGATAAGATTTTAAAATACTAACCAACGAATTTGCGTCGCTTGTGTTAAAAACAGAATCAGTTTTTCCGTTAAGACTTGCTTTTAATGGGTAATAAACTTTATTACCTACAGTTATTGGTTTGGTATCGGTATAAGAAGATTTCCACGCATTTAATGATGTTTCAAAATCATTTAACGTATCCTCATATTCTTTTATACCTGCAAAAACTTTAGCATCAACACCTTTAAAAATTGATTGTTCAATAACCATATCCAAGCTTTTGGCTTTATTCACCAATTCGCTTAATGTGATTGTTCTAAAATTTTTAGGTAGTAACCCCTTTTGAATATATTCCTGATATACCGAATGTAACATTTGGTATCCTTTGGAATTCTTAGAGATGTTAATTTTTGTTGTTGTTGTTTTTTCGGTTGTCGTTTTACCATTGTTTGTTACTTGTTTTTCAACTGTTGTTGATTTTCTATCTTTTTCAATTGAATAAAGATATGGAGCGGTGAACGCACCGTCTAATGGGATATCATTCAAATACGCATACGTTGAACCAACAAATGTTGTGTTGATATCAAAGTTACCCGTTGTTCCATTAAATGATGATGAAAAATCAACTAAGTGTAATCTGTATCTAATTGCTTTACCATAAAACCCCTTAACCGTTAAATAAAATATTGGCCAAGGTAAATGGAAAAATGCTGAATATGGTGAGTTCTTTGGTGACTCAAATAATGTCTTCCCTCTAACATCAATAAAGTTGATGTTGATTTGTGGTATAAAGTTAGCACCTGCAATTGTTATATTAACACTTTCAATACCGAATGATTGTGCAGATGAATCTGCCATACTATCAACAAATGTTTTGGTTGTTTTACCATTGTTTGTTGTAGTTTTTGTATTCTCAATAAATGAATTTGTCCATGTTGTATCAAAATCATTACCATTGTTATTTTTTAACATGTTTAACGTTCCCTTAGCAACAGATAACAATGAGGATTTTGCTGAAGGTTCTTCAGTATTGTTAACTGCCAATACAGTTCTTTCAATTAAATCCGCTTCTAAATTAACATAGATAACAAGATTTTCTTGTTGGACATTTCTTGTTTTAACATCACCATTCTCAACAACGCTATTGGGGTCAATAAATACGATGTTGTTTTGGTCTACTTTAACAAGTATATTTTCATTACCCGGAATATTACTGTTCGCCATAATACAATTTATACAAATCCACCTGATTTTTATAGTCTTGTAATGAACTAATTAATGGATATGGTATTCTTAAATACGAATTATCAGGAATTTCAAACTCAATACTACCAACCCTTGGGTTAGCAATTAATATTAACCATCCGAATAAAGGTGACCCGTAGTTTTCTTGGGAAATCCTATCTAATCTGTCTCTACCTTTTTTGTATTGGGTATATCGGTCGGTTCCTTTAAATGGTATATCAATACCTGGAACGATTTTATATTCACCATCGTTCATAAAATACTGATACCTATCTACATAACTTCTACTCATTATCCTTTCTTTTTATAATAATTTAATTTAGTTCCTGTTGGTTCAATATTTTTATTAATCCAAAGATTGTTCAAAATTGGTTTTTTACCATCAGGGTCTTCGGCAGCGATTTCTTCTACAGCACCTTTAACGTATTCGTATTTTTTAGTATCTTTTCTTTTTACTTCAGTCGTTTTCTTGTATTTGAAATCTGTTATTGGTTTAGGTGATTGACTATATAAATTAATCGTTATTTTATTAATATATGGTAAACCAGTTGAATCACTTAATGAAAGAATTTCTTCTTTTTTTAATTCTTCAATAATTTTGTTTTCATCATCTTTAATCAAATAAGGTATAATAACTTTTGCTTCTTGAGCCGGTAAACCTTGTATGGCCATAAAATCAAGGCTCGTATCTAATGATTGAATCATATTATTATTAAAATCTAAAAGATAACCTACAACATTTGAATATCCACCAAATAATTCTTCTTTTGTGAAACCATTTAATGAAACGTCATTATATGTTGTTCCTGTTATAAAACCGTCTTTTCCGTATTTTATAACATAGTTCATGTAATCAAAATCACTAGTTACAGCATTTCTCTTGTCATCAATTTCTTTTAAAGCGCCAATACTTGAAATAGCATCTAATTTGTCAGTAATAACTTTTTTAATTAATGGTTTTAACGCTCTTTCTAATTCCGTTACAGGGCCGTCGTCTGCGTTATCAACTAACTTTAAAATATCAACCGCTAAATTACTGTTTTCAACAGCATCAAGAACGGCCGTTTTTATTTTTAAAATTGTTGTTTGTATATCACTACCTTTTGGGTGTAAACCGATAAATCCTATTGGTGTTGTTCCGCTTGGTGTTTGAACATCATATTGGTTTATAGTTCTAATTGAAGGATTAAAGAATGGATTTGCAATTTTGAATCCATAATCTTTTACCATTTTTTCATATGCAGATGTAACTCCGTCGGTGTAAACTTTAGAATAGTTATATATACTATCGATTAACCAATTATAACTTAAAATTGGTCCTTGATTGTTTATATCTGCTTTTCCTACTGTTTGTCCTTCAAAAACATTGTTACCTTTGTCAGCATCATCAACTAATTGATATTCAGGTTTCTTTTCTAATTCATGTAAAAATTCATATTCAAAATCTTCAGCTACTTTACCGTCAATTATTGTGTTAGTTGATGTTGATCTTTCGTCATACATTTCTGTATTAGCGAAGAAGTTTGACGATAATGCATTTTGTAATCTTTCAACGGGTTTCTCTAAACCTTGTCCGCCAATAAAGTTTATTGATAAACTAACGTTAGCAATCATTGGTTGCACACCAATTCCCTCAGGATTCATATCCCATAAATTATCTTCATAATCGATATTAACATCACGAATAATAATTTTTGAATGATAGAAATCACCAATTCTTAATATACAAATTGGTGGTGGTCCAAAAGTTGTATTTCTCGCATTTTGGTCCAAAGCATCAGTTAATCCTTTAATAGGTATTGTATCACCTGGTCTAACACATTGTAACAAGAATGTTAATCTTGTATTTAAACCTTCAGGTGTTGTTGAATGAAATGCAGGATGAAAATATTTTAATTTATCTCTTAACGCATTGAATACTAATGGATCTGTATCTTCTAATTTTTTAAAATAATAACATTCACCTAAAGTTTTCATGATGATACGTTTCATAACATCAATTGTAGGTTTAGGAATAGGAACCAGTGGTTCTTCGTCCACAATTATTTTAATTTTTTGTGGAACAGTTGTTACTGTTGCAGGATTATTTTTAACATCATATGTAATCTTAACAGAACCAGTTCTACAACCAACTGCAACCGGTGCGGTTTTCTTTAAACCAAATTTTGTTTTAATAACTTGTTTACAACTAAAGTCACCTGATTGATAGTCTTCACCGTATGATTTGAATGATAACTTTAATTTACCTTTATTTTCTTTCCAACCAAAACTTGATAACGGATATTCATTCTTTAAAAAGTCAGAACCTTTCTTAGAACTATCTTTTAAATCGCTACTTGATGGCCATTTTAAAAAATCTATTTTAGTTCCCGGTGCAGTTAATAACTCAAATACTGTTTGTGCAATGCTATGAGCTCTTCTAACACCTAAATAAAAGTTTGGGTTATCTTCGCCGACTTCTGATGTGGAACTTTCAATAACAATTGTAACGTCATCAACCGTATTACCTGATATTTGTTTTTTCAAATCTGCAAGACTTGTATTTAAGCCTGCAAAATCGTCTCTCATCTTATCAAAGATTTTACCAACAGATTCAACTCTTTTTGAAATTGCGGTTGCTTTTTCTTCAGATTTTACATCATTTCCAAATATAACTTTTATATCCGATTTGTAATCAGCTGTTGTTCCTGTTAATAATTGATTTAAATCCGTTGCTAAGTCTACTTGATATTGTTCTTTCTTGTTTAAATAAGGTGCATATAATTGAGCATAAGTAAAATCAGATGTTGATTTCTTTTCAGAAAATTTACCAGGAACATCATTTTCAAAATAAAAAGATGCTTTTATTGGTGCTCCGGGTTTAGTATTATCTGGTTTTGATGGGTTGTCTGTTGGAACGGGTTCACTTGTATATCTATACTTTTTAATTGTTGATGTGTCAGGTTTATTGTGTGCATTCATAAATGCTTTAATTAACCCAACATCATTAGCATCCAATGTTGTGTATGTTTTTATTAATGTGTAAAAATCAAAAGTTTCTGTTCCCGCAAAAAAAGCTAAGATATGTTCTTCAGCTTGTTCATCAGTCATATCTTTAAAATGTTCTCTTATTAATAAATTAAGAATACTTGGGTGGTCAACAATTATTTTAAATTTCAATTGTCCACCTCTTGATGTGTTTTGATATGTGTAAATTGGTTCAGGTCTACCTAAAAAGGTATTCTCCTCCCATTTTGCATTGTTCTGTTCACTAATTTGTAAACCATATGGTGGGAACCACATAACTCTACCAAAGTTATTACCTCTTTCACAAGCAGGTAATGAATCATATGTGAAACCCGGCATTGTTGATGTTTTCCACGCTAAGTTCTCAATAGAGAACATATATTTTTTAGCATAGAAATCTTTAGCACCATTTGTTCTTTCAAAAATATTTGTTGAACCTTCAAATGATTTTTTACCATTTGACATTGGTGCCATGTTTAAATTCCAAACTCTACTTTTACCACCTAATACGCTACCTTCAAACTTTCTTATGTTTGAACCTTGCTTCATTGTTTTGTCTAAACTATTGTAACCATTTGTTTTTGTCCACACTCTACCATATTCCGCACCAATAACATCACTACTTTTGTCTTTTAGTAATTTAACAGCTGAACCCTTTGAAAATTTTTTACCACCGTCAACAAAATATTTTGATGTTTGATCAATAGCTCTTGATACGTGGTCTTCACCATCTTTAGATGAAAGGCCAACAATAAATTGTGTATAATCTAATAATGAATCGGGTCTGAAATTCATATCAGCTGAACCATCTGTTACACCACTTGCTTTAACCCAAACTAATGGTTTATTTTGATGAAATAAATCTGTTCCATCATAATAACCACCACCAGGTATTGCATCAAACATTTGACTAAGATAAAAAGGACTCTTATACATGATGCTGTAAAAATCAGACATTGCATGTTTTACATCCTCACCTCTATCATCGCCAATATATGCTGAACGACGTCCAACTAAATTACCTTGTTTATCATAAACACCTTTACCATTTGGTGCTTCTTCACCAATTAATTTTTTACCAAAACTTGCAACTTTATCAATGAAATTAAAAACCTTTGACGAGTTTTGTGACATTGCTGTTGTTGAATAGTTTGGTGAATATGTGTTAAATGTTAACGCATTATATAATTTCATTTTTTGACCTTCACCCAAATACTCAATCATTAAGTCAGATGGCTTTCTTGTGAAATTAGGTCTTCTTTGTATACCAATTAATGAACCTATAGCACCTGTGATATCTTGCCACAATTTATTTGATTGTGATTGGTCAACAGGTTGTCCTGTTTTTGGGTCAATTGTTTGTCTATAGTTAATTGGATGTGCGGGATTAGTTAAATAATCACCAGGTATTTCACTAAATGGTGCCGTAACACCTGCTATCTTTTCTAAAAAATCTATTGCTTTACCCGGTAATGTTTTTGCAACAGTGATTGAATTATTATATTCAATTAATGGTTCTCTACCCGTAACTAAATTAATAGCTGTTGCAGTATTACCATTTAATGCATCTAATAATCTATTTTTACCATTAAATTCAGTGTCAATATTTCTTGCTAATCTTGCAAACACGGGTCCGTTTCTATCGTTCTTGATAAAATTTTCAGCGAATTGAATCATATCCGATTCTTTATTGTCTATTGTTCCACTCATAATACCAATTAAGGTATGATTTGAACTTTCAAAATATGGATATAAATTTAGATTCTTTGCTCTTGGTAATGTTACCAAAGTATCTTTAACTAAAAACTGAATTGGTTTGTATGTGTTTGTTGCCGAAGTTTTTACCAAACTACTATTCAAATTAAAATTTTCACTGTTATCTATACCACCAACATCTTTGTTCGGTAGTTCAGATAAACTTTGTTCAGAATAATTTGCAGCAGTAAATGTTTGCGGACCATTTGGTCTTTTTAATGTTTTAGCCAATAAATAATCTCTGAAGCCCGTTTGGGAATCAGGGATATTTTTTCCATTTCTGCTTGATTCAAAATCTAAATAACTTGGCATTTTTTATTTATAAATAGGTTTTATTTTTTTTCTGACGCTGTATATGATCTTGGGTTTACGTAAGTAAATGAATCAGCTATGCTTGAATCTCTAACCATTTCTCTTGACCAACCATCCATTAATGCAGGTGCTTTTATTTCAACAGTATGTTTAACTTCTTGTGGATTATTAGTATTAGCAGTTGTAGTTGCGTTAGCTTGTTTATCTTTTTTCATTTGAGCTTCTGCAGTATTGGCTAAGTTCACTCTATCGTTTTCATTTTTTGTTGCGTTAGCTGTTAAACTTTTTAATCGAGCATCATTAGCGCCAATGAATTTTCTAACATCTTCACCTAAATCTTTCATCTTAACTTCACCTGAAGCTAATTTACCTTTTATCGCCCCAACAATATCTGTATCAACACCAAACGCAGCACTTAATGCTTTTCCAATACCCGCATCTGCCGTTTTACCCATTTCAAATCTTGCTCTTGCAACTAAGAAGCTAACATATCTTGTAATTTGTTTTACATCTGATGCTTGACTTGCAATAATTTGCTCAGGTGTTTTCTTTGCAAATTCATCTTGATTTTTTATTATCGCCTCACGTAATTGTTTGTTATCTCTAACTTGGTCTAAAGTGACTTTACCATTTTGAGCAATGTCTGCAAACATACTTCTCATTGATGTTCCTTGTAAATCAATTGTCATCTTACCACCTTCCATTCTTGAGAGGTTAGTAATGAATTCTTCTTGTTCAGGTTTTAATCCTAAATTAATTAATTGATTTTTAGCAAATGCTCTTTCTTGGAATGCAATTGCTGTTTTAGTTAAATTCTCAACACTTTGTCCTGTCGCCTCAGCCATGTCTCTAACTCTTCTCATGTTAAGAGAGTTAATTTCAAATTTACCTTGCTGCGCATTATATGTTGCTAAACCACCTGCTGCTTTTATAAATGCATCTTGTAATCCCTCAACATTATTTGTAGCCATATACATTAACTTAAGTGGGTCACCAAAATCACCAATAGCACCACCAATAACTTGTAATTTAGCAGAAAATTCTAATGCACCTTTAGGGTCCATAACTTTTTCAGCAATACTAAATGCACTACCTAATTCTGTTCTAAACTCAATGGCTTTTCTTGTCATTGCTGATAAACCTTCAACACCATTTTTAAAACCGTATTGATTTAATTTACCAATATTTTCACCAATCATTCCCGTTACTTTTTGGGAATTCAAACCTAAGGTTAAAGCTTTTTGTCCTGCATCACCTATTGCTGTTGCTGCACTTACACCACCAATACCTACTTTTTCAAATTCAGGTAACATTGCTGTTAACTTTTCTAAGTTACCAACATATGCTTGTCCTACTTTTGCAAATAAATCAAATGATTCTTTGTTGTATAATAAAAATCTACCACTTTCAGAAACTAACTTTGTTGCGGCATTTGATAAATCTTCAAAACTTATTCCAAACCTTGTTAAACTAATATTTGATTGTGTTAATTCTTCTCTAAATTGTTTTGATAACTCACCTGTTAATCCTGTTTTTGTATTAACTTCAGTAATTAACGCACTTTGTTGTTGGTAGTATGTTTTAATGCCGTTAAAGGCTGATTCCATAATACCTTTGAACATGTCACCTGCACTTCTTAATTTACCTTCAGCTGTGAATACTTTATTGAATAAATCGTTTACCGTAACAAACTCATCCTTAGCGGTGGTCATTACGTTACTTTCTGATGCAGTAAAAGCTTCTTGAATACCCTTTACAACAACATTACCAATACTTCGTCCCTGTTCCTTAGCACCTGACCCTACATCGCTTTTTACATCACTATATGAATTAGTGCTACTTGCATTGCTATTATGGTTATTGAAAATAGTCTCTAACTTTGAATGATCCTCATTTGGATAAGCATCTTTCAAATCCTTAAGACTCATTTTTGGATTCTTTCCTAAATATTCTAACGGTGTTAGTCCCATAGTATATAAATAGGTTATTTGTTATTTTCTTCTTCCATCTCAATGATATATTGGATGTAATATCTCCTTACATATACAGGCATAGTAAGGACATCACCATAAGTGAATCCTCTTTTGACTAAAAATAAAATCTCGGTAAGTTGGTCTTTTTTATAATCCGTAGAAAGGACGAAAAAATTCCACCCCGAATCCAATATTAAATTGGACTTCTTCTCCTGACGGGGTTGTTGTTTTTTGGGTTAAATCAAGACCTGGTTTCTTTTCTTGTGTATATTTTCTAAAATCTTGGGAATCTTTAATTGGTAAACTTTCGATGAAATGTCTGATAGACATTGGGTCTCTATTACCTCTAACCGATTTAATCATCATTTCCATTCTTTTTGTGATAATTGGTGCAGCACCATTACCATTCCAACTTTTTTGAATTTGGTCTAATTCTAATTCTTGTTTTTGATTAACAAATACAAATGTTACATCGGCACCACTTTTTGGCATTGTATACGAATACTCACCATTTGAGTCAGCTACTAAATCAAATTTCTTATATGATAACGAACTTAAATCAACTTCAACATCAAAAGACTCATTTGTTTTTGGGTCAGTTAACGATACTTTATATTCAGTTCCAAATGCAGTATTTCTTAAAAAGATTAAAATAGCTTGTCTATCCTCATCAACTAAATCTTCAACATCAATATCTTTATCTACTACTTTTCTTTTAAGAATTTCGGTAACGATTTGATTGGTCTGTGTTAAGTTGGGTGCAGCTAATATATTTTCGTCAGAGGCGGTCAAATAAGCCACTTTAACGGACTTTTTCTTATTTGGGTAGTAAATCCCCATACTAGGTAATTCAACTACGTCATATGCAATTGTTGGGTCAATATATTGATTGTTCATATTGTAAGTTTATACTATAACTACAAGAAAGTAAAGATTTTAAATAAAAAAAACCGGTATCCATTTCTGAAATACCGGTCTTTACATATGAAAAAAATGTAATATTAATAAACTTGAATACATCTATCCATTCTCAAACTACAATCGATTGTCGCTAAATCATCTCTTGAGTAATCTAAATCACCGAAGTTTAAGTTAGTTAAGAAACATCCTTGTAAAATCCATTTCTCAACAACAACTCCTGTTGGGTCTAACATTTCTAATTCCACATCTTTTTTGTATCCAGCTGCATAACCCATTCTACCTGTTACTGATTCTGCATGTAAACGGAACCATTCCATTAAAGCTTGAGATGCTGAAGGACCGATTGGGTCTCTAAATGTTACTTTGATTTCTTCCCATTCAAATTGTCCTGCTACGTAAGACTTCGTATTCAAAAATGGTATTTCTACTGATTTGATTTTAGCTGTTGGTCTTGCCGTAGAAGCGATATACCATTCATTGATACCCAAGGAAGAAGGAAATCTTAGGATAAATCGATTTTTACGTTTCGGTTCAAATGGAACCGGCATCTTCATTAATAAATCTGCCATATTGTGTTAGTTAAATTTAATGTGTTATTTTGCTTTCTTATAAATATATCGGTATTGGAAATAATTTTTTTTTAAAGAAAATCTTGGTATTTCTTGTTTTTGTCAATTTTTTTTCGTAGTTTTTTACACCAGTATACTAGTTCCAGAATAAATAAATATAAAATCTTTAATTAAATATAAATAATATATAAGGTACCAGAATATAAGTTCTAGTATCTAGTTCCAGTATACTGGGTAAGGTAAATCAAATATTTGGATACAGGTTCCATGTGGAACATTCAATAAAAAAAGGAGATGTTTTTAGCATCCCCTTTTCTATTTTTATATCTCCTTTTAGATTAGATATTTTCAAATGAAGCTCCTGTTGGAGTAATTACAAATTCCAAATCAATAAATTCAAGAGAACGAGTAGGCTTAACGTAAATTTTACCTCTCAATGTATTTGCATCGATATCTTCTGGGTCGTTAGACACAGTTACTTTGAATTCATACAAACCTCTTTCTTTCTTAATTGATTCCAAGATAGGGTTTACCAATCTTAAGAATTCTTGTCTTACTTGGTCATCGTTTTGTTCAAACAATAATCTTACAGCAACAGCAGAGATTAACTTTCTTGCTCTTAACAATAATCTTCTTACGTTGATTCTGTCCAAAGCAGATTCTCTAACTTGTAACGTTTTGTTACCCCAAATAATGGTACCGGTATCTGAGAATGTTGCAATTGGGTTAATTCTGTTTTTGTATAATGTATCTCTATCATCAAGTGTTAATTTCTTGTAAGCTTTGATTGCATTAACCAAACCTCTTGAATAACCTGCAGGTGCAAACCAAGGATAAGCTACATTATCTGTTAAAGCAATGTTCTTAACTACTTCACCTGTTGGTGGAAGATAGATTTGAGTTGCATTGTCAGTGTCTCTTACTTGAATCCAAGGCCAATATGTTGCTGAGTAGTTAGAATCAATATTTGATAATTCTAAATCACCAACTACACCATCAACTTCTTGTTGTGAGTTAGGACCTGGAGCACCAATAATGTATAATGAGTCAGCTCTATCATTTTCAACCATATCAATTGCTTGACTAACTAATGAACTATGGTCAATGAAATTGATACCAGGAGTTGCAAATAAGTTAATGTCAATTGCTTCAGGATTAGAATATGTTTGAATACCTGCTAAGTAAGCATAATAATCTGAGTTACCATAATCAGCATTGAATACACCGCCATTGTTAGTGTTACCTGAAATGTAAGTGTGTTTACCGTAGATGTAACCATCTCCAGTTGTTCTTGTGCTTCTGTAGATATCCCAACCATCAAAACCACCACATACTGCGAAAGTAAATTTACGGTAATTAATGTTTGTTAATTTGTTATTAGCGTCACCTGTTTGACCTTCTAAATCATAACCTGTTGTTTGATAAACTTGTTTACTCTGTGTATCAACAATTGAAGATGCGTTAGTTGAAAGGTGGAAACCATAAGTTGAACTACTTGCGCCGTATCCTTTATATTTGAATAAATCTTCATCATATTTGAATCCAGATTGTGTAGATAAACCTAAAGTTACTCTTCTTACTTTGTCACCATCAGACATTTTAACACTACCATCAGCATTGTAGTATACTGTTTCACCTGCATCAAAATAGTTTGTTTTATATAAAACATTACCTAAAGTATTGTCACTACCAAACGCGCTATTGTTTACGAAACCTTTGAAACCTGCAGGGAATGCATCTGTTGGTGCACCGTCTGCCATTACTAATGTAATGTATTTTGAATTTAATGGATATTCACCATCTGATGTTCCGACTTTTCTTGCGATGTAACCCGGTAAATCAGGATTCATTGAACATCTTGTAAATTTCTCTAATACTACTTGATTATCATCAGTATCGTAGAAATCACGAAGAACCATATCAAATTCACCTGTTTCAATGTTAATGTTTTGAATTTGTATTTTTAATTGGAAGTTAGCTGCTTCACCATCCGCAATTGTTTGAACTGAGAATAATTCGTCAACTTTATTACCTCTAACTTCAGATACAACCATATTTGACATTGTAGTATCCCAAGGTTGTTTGAAATCATCACCTTCAAGATTGTAAACTTCAACTAAACTTAAACCTTTGATAAACCCTTGATTATAAGCGTTTAATAATAAGTTAGGATAAACTTCATGAACATATAACGGATGACCGCTGTAGTCTTTATCAAATACACCTGTTCCTAAAACTTTAGTGATGTATTTTGTAGAAGTTGTATCTAATGAACATGTGAATGATTTAACACCACCTGTATGTCCTGTTACATTTATTGAAAACTCCGCCAATGGGTTTGTTTGAATACCACTAACATCAGCTAATTGGAAGCTTGTGTCACCAGTTACTTCTAACACTAAATTTTGGTGAGTATCGTAATGACCTCTTGATCTTAAAGCTGCAACAGTAATACCATCATAATCGGCATTAACTTCAGCAGCATATACATATCTTGTCACATCAAACCATCCGCCTACATTCCATACAAATAAATAAGAATAAACTGCGTCAGTTCCATTATTCCATACATTATACCAATTCTTATTGTTATATGCACTGAATGGAGATAATAATTTACTTCCACCAGGAACGTCTGTATCAGGAATTGCACCGATTTGGAACCATGCACCTGTTGAAGGATGTTGTGTATTTCCGCTATAGTTCTTTTCAATATATGCTGCAACAGAGTTCACACCGTCAACTGATGTGTGAGCGTTTAATGCTGAGTAGAAACTACTATTTGTCATACCTGTATGCGCATCAGGGTCCATAGTAGAAGCACTATGTGTGAATGATGCTAAATTAACAACCATTCCACCGATTGTTTGAATACCGAATGTTTTATATGGTAGGTAACCAGTTTTACCCAATATTCTTGTTACGAATAATTGGTTTGATTCTTGTAAATAAGCCTTAGCTACATAAGGTAGTTCATACTTTGGTGCTCCCGAACCATCCTTTTCAGGAGATGTTGTTCCGAAATATGTTTTGAATTCGTCATAACTTCCGATTAAAATTGGTTCAAATGCAGGACCTTTCAGGGTCTCACCAACCAATCCTAAAGTAGTTACACCTACGCTCTGAGCTACGAATGTTAAATCCTTCTCTGATGTGTAAACACCCGGAGAAACGAATACTTTGTTTGAATTTGCCATCTAAATTGTGTTTGAGTAGATTTTTTTTATTAGTTTATTATAAATATCTTTGTTTTTATCAAAGATTTCCCAAGTTTTTTTAAAAAGATAGTTATTTATCTAAAACTATCTTTCATTATGGAAAACAAACAGAAAAACGTAAAAATTAGTGAAAAACACCATGAAATGCTTAAAAACCATTGTGATAAGAATGGTTTAAAAATTTATAAAGTTTTGGAAAAATTTATTGAAGATTACTGCAAACCTAAAAAGAAGGACATATATGGTGAATAATTGCACCACATAAATGAAGGGATATATTAATACAAATAAGTAATACCTATTTTAGAATTCATTACTGGTGCACCAACTAATGTTATTTCATGTAAACCAGTTATATTGAATCCTAATCCCTCCTCTTCCACAAGACCATTTATATCTAAAGAAACAACACTTTCAATAGCTTGAGTCACACTAAAGGTTAGTGAACCTGTATATTCATAATATTCCGTTGTTACTTGTATCAGTTTACCATAATTGTCAATGATGACGTTATTTTTACCTTTATAATACTTGATGGTTATAATACTACCTTCATATGGCGCCGATTCAAACGATATTTTAGAAGTTCCTTGTATGTGATAATAATCAACATTTCTTTCTTGTAATAGACCATTTATCGATACGCTAAACAACGCACCAATACTTTCACCAACACTAAATTGAGTTTGCATACCATCTCCTGTAAAATTTACCACAGTTATGTCGACAGCTTTGCTTAAATATTTTTTTGAGAAGTTATTACTTTTTATAAATTCATTTAAAAGGAAAAATCTACTAACTGCGGGTGATACCTCAAATTCTTCACTATCAATTAAGAAGCCCATCATTGTAAATTTATAATTTTGAACATAAAATCTACGGCCATCTAACGTATCCATTGGGGTATTGTCGTCTATACTCTCTAATTGAATAGGTATATAATGTCCTTTTATTGTTGTATAATCTTGTCTTGATGCAAATCTTTGTAAAACAATTTTATTAAATCGATTCAAATCTCTAAACTTATTACAAACAATTGTGATTTCATATGAAATATCTACAGGAACGGGTTGAGGTATTTTATATATGTCCGCACCCATTTGTGTTCCGTCCCAAGTTGGAACTGAAGCATAATAGAATTGATGTCTATCAGGTATAGTTCTTTGAACTGCAGGATGTGTTCCCGGTTGAACATCGGGTTTTCTAATTGTAACAATAAAAGGTAATTTAACATTACCATCTTCATCAGTGAACTCCCAATTTTGTGAAAACTCACCCCATCTTTGAACTGTTAGAATTTTATCAATAACAGGTATTTTTTTACCTTCAGAAATAACCACAAAATTCTTTTTAACATATTCTAACATTCCTTTATCCAAATCATCGTGTAAAATGGAATCAGGTAAAAAAGTATCTGATTTAGTTATATCATCCAAAAGCTCTTGTCTTCTGGCCGTTAGTTCGTTTTCTTGATATAATTTAATATTTTTTTTTCTTGGTAATGGCATATATTATACTCCTCTAAATTCTCCTTCTTGCGTAAACGCACAAGTTATTGTTCTATAAAATGGTTTATAACCCCACATATTATGTTTATTATCGGTAACAACCTTACCGTCATTTGTCACAACATAGTATCTCATTTTATTCTCATTTTCAGGATACCCAATATAATCGCCATATTTTATGTCGATTTTTAATTCTTCTAAATGATTCATATAAACCGAAACAGTCATATTACCCGGTTCATTATATCTCATTATACCTGTTTTATATGTTGTGTTCTTTGGCCCATCTATCTTAACCAACCCAAAAAATTCAACGGGTGGAAAATATCTAATTTGATCAAGGCCCGCCTCAGCATAAACAGAGTCTCCGTCAGTTTTACTGCTATCAACTCGATACAATACTAATTTCATACCCAAATCGCCATGTAGGTATTCTTGTCCAATTTGGATGTTTAAATCGTAGTCTTCTTGACCAAAAAATTTGGTAAGTCTGGTTATAGGTAGTTTAGCCATATCCTAATAAATAGTTTAATCTTTTATTCTATTTAGTTATATTATAACAATGAGCACAATGATACCAGAAATAGAGGCTAGAGATGTATTGACGACGTATGAAGGTTCTAACAACCATTTATTAGAATTTAAGCGAAAATTTATAGATGTTAAGAATTTTAAATTAACAAGACCTCAAGCTGAGTATGTTTTAAAATATAAAGATGTGACCCCAAAAGTTGCTAAAAAGTATATTAGTATAGTTTCTTCGTTTGGGGAAAAAATTCAAGAGGAACGACTTTTACCAAAAGCACCTGAACAAATTTGGTGTGAGAAATTATTATGTGAATCCGATAAAGCCTTTCACATATGGGGTAAAGTTTTAGATAGCGACCAACTATCAGCAATGTGGTTACCTAAAGCGGCTGTGGTTCAACCCGAAAAAAAATTAAATAGGGTTATTGATTATTCAGTGTATGAAACTCGTCCTCCATTGGAGCACCAAAAAGTCGCAATTGAAAAGTTATTAGCAAACGATAAGTTTATTCTTGCTGACGATATGGGTTTGGGTAAAACTACCTCAGCTGTCATTGCGTCATTAGAAAGTGGTGCAAAAAAAATATTAATTGTTTGTCCCGCATCTCTTAAAATAAATTGGGAAAGAGAAATTAAAAATTATACCGATAGGAGAGTCTTAATTGTTGAAGGACGTAAATGGGGTTCTACATTTGATTTTTATATTATCAATTATGATATTATTAAAAACTATCATTCAACAGATAAATCAGAAGATAGTGATGATTATAAATTATTAGTAAACGCAGGATTTGATTTAGCAATTGTGGATGAAGCGCATTACGTTTCAAATACAACAGCAAATAGAACTCGTTTATTAAATGACGTGTTAGAACAAATTCCTAAGGTTTGGTTACTAACAGGAACTCCGATGACCTCAAGACCAATTAACTATTTCAACTTATTAAAGATTGTTGATTCGCCTTTGACATTGAATTGGCAATCATATGTTCGTAGATATTGTAAAGGTTTTCAATTTAGAGTGGGTAACAGAAAAGTGTGGAATACAAGTGGGGCAAGCAATTTGGACGAACTGCGCGAAAGAACAAAGAACATTGTATTAAGAAGAATGAAAACTGATATTCTTGATTTACCTGAAAAAATTATCACGCCGATTTTCGTTGAATTAACAAGTAAGATGTATGATGAGGAATTGGAAGAATTTACAAGAATTAGCAATGAAAAGAAAGATGAAGACACTATAACAGTAACTTTAAATCGTTTAATGAAAGTTAGACAATTAATTTCTTATGAGAAGATTCCTTATACTTGTGAACTAATTGATAGATGTTTAGATCAAGGTAAAAAAGTAATTGTGTTAACAAACTTTACAATGACTTTAGATATGCTTCACGAAAAGTATAAAAAGAATTCTGTGGTGTTGGATGGTCGTATGACTAAAGACAGAAGACAAGAAGCTGTTGATAAATTTCAAAACGAAGATAAAATAAAAGTATTCATTGGTAACATTAAAGCTGCGGGCGTCGGTATTACTTTAACTGCTGCTGAGGTTGTTATTATGAATGACTTATCATTTGTCCCTGCCGACCACTCCCAAGGTGAGGATAGAGCTTATAGATACGGTCAAAAAAATAGTGTATTGGTTTATTATCCCGTTTTTGAAAATACGATTGAAAAGATTATTTACAATATTTTACAAAAGAAAAAGAACGTCATTGATCAAGTAATGGGTGACGGTGAATATTCGGAATCGTTCAGTAAAGACTTACTTAAGAGCCTCCTTTAGTTGTTTTATACAATCTTCTATTAGGTTTGTTAGGTTTTCGTCTTCAGGGTTTCCAACCAAGGCGGATATTCGTTTATTTTCAAAATCTATTGAAAATACATTATCCTCACCCTCCTTTGCTTTGTATGAAAACTCAAAATTGTTTTTTCCGCCAATTTCAAATAGTTCGTATAGTTTACTGTTCATATAATCAAATATAAGCAAAATTCAAATATTTATCAAATATGAGCGACATTATTTCACAATCTGACAAACAAAAATTATACACCCAGATATTCCATTTATTGGGATTACCTGTTCGTGGTGTGGAATTAACGGAAGAACAAATGGATACTTTCTTGGAGTTATCTATTTCCGAATATGAACAATATGTGAGTGACTGGTTGATAGAATCACAATGGTCATCATTATATGGATTAAACGTTGATACTCAATCTTTGAGTAGAGCTTTTACAACAAGAAGTTTGGATTTTGAAACTCAATATACACATTCTTATTCTAAAATAGTTGGTTTACAAGCAGGTGGTGATTGGGAGTTAAAGAAAGATTATATTACTTTAGAAAAAGGACAACAAATATATGAAATACCTGCAGGACGTGAAATAAATGAGGTTTTATGGTTTACTCGTGCAACATTAACCGATTCAATTGTTGACCCATTCTTGGGTGGATTTGGTGGTCTTGGTGGTGTTGGATTTGGTGGCGTGGGTGGATTTGCTCAGGTTGGAACTTCAGGTTCTTATTTCCTATTACCTGCATTTGACTTGTTATTAAGAATGGGTGATAGAAACCTTAAGAATAGAATGATTGGTGGTGATTTAACATATAGAATCACTGCAGGTCCTGAAGGTAAAAAGCTATTACACTTATTAAATGTTCCGGGCGGCAGATTTGATTTCGGTTCATTACAAAATAGTTATCAAGTTTGGTATTGGTATTATGATACTATGGATAGAGACACTTGTTTAAAGAAAAACAAAGATGTTATTAAATTACCTTCAGATGTCGATACTGAGGCGCTTACATGGGATTCATTAAATAAACCCTCTCAGAATTGGGTAAGAAAATATCTTATCGCCTACTCTAAAGAGGGTTTGGGTAGAATCTGGGGTAAATTCTCAGGAGATTTACAAGTTCCTGATAATTCAGTTAAATTAGATTACAATTCATTACTTACCGAAGGTAAAGATGAAAAATCTAAATTAGTTGAAGAACTTATGGCAAGATTAGAAAGATTACGTCCCGACAAAATGCTTGAAAGAAAAGCAGGTGAGGCTGAAAATCTTAACAAATCTTTGAAGTTCAGAGCAATGCCAAGCCCTATTAATATTATTTAACTTTCTATCGCATGATAAGCATAATCATGTCCATTTGTTTCAATGATTTCATCTTCATTACTTACGGTGCTATTTGCTTGTAATGCAACAACTTTTCTATTGTGCTCAACCCAATTTTGGTCAACAAGTTCTAAACTGTTTTCAACATACATAAAGAAAGGGTCTCTTTTAACTCTGTTCCAAAACAAAACTTCACTATCAGATAAAGTCATTACTTCATCAAATTTATCTTGACCATCTTCTTTTAATGGGAAACCATTAACAAGTTCACATTGTGATTTAGTAAAGTATTGTCTATCCTTTGGGTCTTCAATTAAGATGTCGTCACGAATATCTGTTTTGAATACACATAATAATGGTTCAATTCTTTTATTGAAATTATTCAAATAACGAGCAACATTATAATCACCTTTCAAATCAGGATTATTAGTAATTTCCTTTTCAGGAATCATATAACAATTAATTTCAATATAATCATTTGGCATTGGGTGACCATGTTTAGCTAAAAATTCTTCTTGTGCTTTTTTAGTTGGTTTAGTTATTTTTTGAACATCGCCTGATGATTTTTTAATACCGTTATTAACATAATAGATTGTTTCACCGAGACCCGCAGGATAATTGTTTTCCAAAATTAATTCCATGTGTGCTTGTCTCGACATTAATGAACCTGCTTTAGTAGTTTTCTTAATGTGTTTTTTATAATCCTCTAACGATTGTTTAACACGAGATTTGTTTGCAATCTTTGCTAATGGAATTTCCTTATTATAAATTTTATTTACATAATCATAATACAATTCCACAAAAGCATGACCATCGCCATTTAACAAATATTTTAAACCTTCATCTAAAAACTCAACAACATATTGTTGTAATTTTTTTGACTTGATAGTATTACCCGTTAATTTAATTTTCTCTTTACCTTTTTTCATCATTTTGATAATGTAATTCTTACGAGATACATTAATACAAGCAGGCGCAACATAGTCAATATCTAAACCCATTTCATTTCTCATAAAGATATCATTGAATTCGGCTGTGTCTGCTTCAATACCTTTATATTCTTTACCCTCTTCGGTTAATTCATTTAAACCTTTACCAATATATGTGTGTGTATCAATTGTTGAGGGCGTTTCAAAGTTAACACCATCCGTATCCATCACAAGAGGTTTATAACCTTTTTTCATAAAGAACATAATCATCATACGTAAACATTGACGACCTGTGCAAGTAATTGTTTCACCCATATTCATATCTCCCCAAGGAAATACATGTGGTGCAGATAATGAACCAAAATAAGCGTTAATAAAAATCTTAATCGGTAATTGTTTACGGTCATACATTTCAGCTTCAACTGGATTTGTTTTAGCCAATTCACCCGCTAAACGTTTATACTTAATACGAATGTTACGGAAATATTTTAACATTGATTTCTGAACGCCCATAACATCACATTCAGGGAACACATCATATACTAATTGAATTGATGGATAAAGTGATGCATAGTCAAACTTAACGATATTCTTTGAATAGCCGACATTTAACAAACGTGATAAACCACCTGTGATTGCTCGCTTCTCATCTTTTGCGGGAATCGCTAAACCATTTTCATAAGACCAAGCTAACATGATAATTTTCCATAATGTAGCTGTTCCCATTGTTGCAATCCTCTCATATGTTGTTGGGACTAACTTAGAAAGTAAAAATGTTGATTGACTAAAAGAATCATCAACAACCATAGTTTCTGTTAAGTCATCATCAAGATATTGCTCCACGATTTTTTGCCCACCCCATACTTCAAATTTATTTGGATATTTTATTAATAAATCTTCGGTACCAGGTTCACCAACTAATTTGTAACCACCTGTTTTAGGATTTACATAATATGTTTCATTATCCAAATATATTTTAGAAATTTTTGAACCTTCTACATAAACACGATTAGGTTTTTCTTTTTCCAAATATTTTGTAATGTATTTTAATCCCCATGATTTGATTTCTGAGTTGATTGCTTGTGCTCTACGAACAGCATGCGCAATATCAACAATGTTAAATCCCCATATGACATGTTGTTTGTATGGTTCAACTTCATTAGCAAGTTTAAGCATACCTTCTTTTTCTGAAATACCATCATTTGTAAATATTTTGGTTAAGCCTTGAGTATCGACCCCTAAAATTTCAGCACGCTTTAATATAAATGGCCAGTCAAAAAATGCTGAGTTATATCCACCGATTATTGTTGGTTTTATTTCTCTAATAATTAAGAAAAATTCTTCAATACATTTTTTTTCACCATCTTCACCAAACGCAGGAATAGTTCTGTTTAACCCTCTATTATCTTTAACACCAATCAAAATAATGTTACAATTTTCGGGTTCCAAACCTGTCGTCTCAATATCGAATACAAATCGATGAACACCTGAATAATCATCAATACCTTTAAATAATCTTTTTCTCTTATCTATTAGATATTGCTCAACAGGCGATAAAATAGCAAAGTATTGTCTAAAATTTTCACCCCATGGGTCAATACCACCCTCTTTAAAAAAACTTGTTAAATTGGTGTAACTCTTTAATGATTTAACCAAATACTTTAAGCCATTTTCTAATCGTTCGTTTCCATCGGTTTCAAGTTTTTCTATAATAATTCCATGTTTGGTCATCGCCTTTTTTTGCGTTGCTTTAGAATTACCATAAAACCCTAAGCCCGATAAATCACCAACCCATAAGAATGGTGTGAACGTATCTGGTTTGATAATTTTACCCTGTTCAGGGTCTTGAATAATTTTGTGAATTTTGTTTGTTCTGTAGTCGTATTCGACTCCAACGATATACATTTCATCGTCGCCGCCATTGAGAAATGCCTCAATAACCTCCTGAGAGATAACCTCTTTCATTTTATATATTTTTTTAATGTGACGTATTAGCTTGTGGATTTTCCACAGTTTGCATTGTTTACATTAATAAGTATAACGAAAAAAAAGGGTATTAAGAAATTATGTTGATAAATAATTTTTCTTTAATTGGAACGATTAAAAGATTACCATCAGCAAAGTTAATATTAATTTTTCCTTCAAATCGACCGATTGTTGAAGTTTGCTGTTTTGTAAATCTGTGTGTGATATATATTTCATCAGTTTGATAACCATATTTTTTTGTTCTTAACACAGTTGAGCAAGGGCTATCCAATACCTGATATTCGCTTGTTGTTGCATCCATCATTTCTAATGTAATTGTTGCGGTTTCCAATGTATCATTAAAAGATGACTTGTCGTTTTTACCGTCATCAATTAATCTCATTTTTAATATTGGGTCTGTCGCCCCTTGTCTGATAAAAAATTCCATATTTAAAAATTATATTATAATGCCATATATCCTATGGTCACAAGTTGATTAACATCATCAGTAATAAAATTATTATTTGATGGTTTTAATAAAATCCAATTGTCTAATTCACCGAATCTACCTCCAGTTATAGTTCCCGAAGGATGACTACCAACAAAATTATTATTACCTCTAGGTGCTAAATAAACCGCAGCGTCACCATTTTGAACAAACCATATTATTATATCACTACCAGGTTGAACCATAATCATATGATAAAAATATGAAGTTCTATCTGCTAATGTAATATCATGTTCATTAAAACCAAAATTATATTGAACACCATCTCCATCATATTGACCAATTAAATTTGGATTATTCAGATATGTTGTGTTTTCGGTAAATTTAAGTTGTGTATATTGTGGAGAACCTGGATCTGTTACTAATGTATATTGGTATCCCGAATAACTAATTGGTAATTGATAACAAGCCGAAAAACAATCGGCAAATCCAGATATACCTGTTAAATCTTCACTACTATAATTTGGATTAGCAATTAAAGATAATATTTCATATGTTATGTTTGATTCTGTTGGGCTTTTATAGAATTGTCCAACTGTTAATGGTGTGGTAGAATTAACAACACAATAAGAAGGGTCTTGACAACCGGTTGAATAACATACATAGCTATTTGCACTATAGTAAAAACCATTACTTACCGAACTTGGAGTTGGTGTTAAAGTTGTTGTAGGGGTAGGAGTTGGGGTTGGTGCAGAATCAACAGTTCCTTTAGCACAAATATTTGTAACCCCTTTATTCCCTGTTAAAAGAGCAAAGTATACGTGTAATGGCTGTGTTACTGGATTTGTTGAGGTGTAAATTAAATTATCGTTTTGATAATATGTAACAGTTGCTCCATTGTATATTATTTTCCACACATCTGTTGATAACGTAGTGATATAACCAGGAACAGTAACTTGGGCACCATACTCATATATCTCTAAAAAATTATTTTGTAAATAAAAACCATAAGTTGTATTCAAATAAGTTTCAGAATTCAATGTTGGATTAACAGAAAATCCACCCATCAAATAATTACCATTATCTGAAGCTTGAAAAGTTAATGTAACTGGACCTGAATATGTTTCTGTTGAATAAGCACTTGAATCCCAACCACCACCAGATGTTTTAATTGCGCTGTTTGCGGTTATATTAGCATTAATTGCTATTAATGAAGTTGTATTACATTGTTGTAAAGTTGGTGTTACCGTAGGTGTTGGCGTTGATGTCGGTGTAACAGTCATCGTGCTACTTGGTGTAGGTGTTGGTGTAACATCCATTGTTGAAGTAGGCGTAGGTGTTGGCGTTGATGTCGGTGTAACATCCATAGTTGGACTTGGGGTAGGAGTTGGTGTTGGATTGTTTATAGCACCTCCAAACGAAACTTCTTTCCATTCTGTGCCATTATAAAAATATAAATTACTACCTGAAACAGCTAAGTCACCTAAAATACCTGAAGGTAATGGGTCATTATCTGATAAATGTAATTTAGAGACGTTGGCAATAACACCATTTAAATTACCGCCATTAGTATTAATATCATAACCATTAGTATCAATTGTGCCACTAACAATTAGTGAACCAGTTACATTAACTGTCCCACCTTCAGCCCAAAGTGAAATATTATTATTTGAACCTAATTCAACATCCGGTGCACCGCTAACACTACCATTTAAAGCTAAGTAATTCCATTGTTGCGCATTACCATATAAGTAATCGGTTTCAATTGCACCATCAACTTTTAAATCATTATCTAATTTAACACTACCACTAAATTCATATTCAAATCCATTAGAAACTGAACCAGTATTAAACATTATTTGGCCTGAACCGCTAATAGCTATTTGAGGTTCCTGCCAACTATTTTGTGTGAATATTCTAACATCACCTGGATGAAAGCCACCACCTACGGTTCCGATATATAAATCATTACCAACATTCAATAAATAAGCATCATTTTCTGCACCTACTAAACCACCGGTATAAGTTGATGAGTTAATACCCAAATCCACGTAATGAATTCCTTCGTTTCCATTATCAGCAGTAATTACAAAATCACCACTTGCATTATTTCCTGAATTTGTATTTTTTAAATTTATTTGAGCATAATATTGGTTATTGGCTTGTAAATGAACAACATTAAAACTTCCGCTATTCTCAACATGTAAAATTTCAGGATTATCAGTTTCAAAAGAACCTGTTCCGATTAAAACACTACCAGTTAATGATGTTTTACCATTAACATTTAACGAACCACTTAATTTAAGTGAACCTGTGTAGCCAACATTACCGTTAACATTTAACGAACCTGTTATTTTAACTGAACCTGTAAAATTATGATTATCGTTTAATGTGTCACCAAAATTGGATGAACCACTAACTGTCTCAACCGTAATATGTGATACGGATGAACTGATTATATATTCTTGTGCTATAATTGAACCAGTAACAACTAAATTACCGTTAATAAATTGACTACCTGTGAAATGGTGAGAACCACTATCCACTAAAATTTGTCTAAGTGATGATAAAGTTTGTTGGTGTGTTATTCCTGAATAAACAACCGCAGTTTGACCTGAAAGAGGTATTGCTAATGAACCGCTTGGTAACTGTGAAATTTTTTTACTTGCCATTTACATAAATAGTTTAATATATGATTACGTCACCACTTTCATTTAACAGATATTCTAAGTTTTCCGTTAAAATTCCAACATTGGTGAAAACAGTAATAGGGTTTTCACATGGGTAACTACATTCTACAATATTATAATTTGATTTAATTGAACCTGAATAATAATCTTTAACTTGGGTAAAATCTAAAGGAATATCAAAATAGTTTATTTGTTTTAATTCAAACTGAGTGTCACCAATATGTAAATCTAAAGACCCTGACGTCCCCCCTCCCCAAGATTGAATTAATCTATTCTCGGAACTCCTTTGTGATGGAATAATTTCTTCCCAATTTTTTAATTTATATATTCGTTCGCCATTCAAATACATTTTCAGTGTCCCTAATCTCTTATCTTTTTCATGAGACCATTTCTTATTTAACTCTTCAACATATGTATATTCTGTGGCACCTGTAATCCAATCTAAAGAACCTGTTGTCATGGTATAACCAGTGACAATTTGGTCCGCATGACCAATAAATGCTCCTGATAAAAATCCTGTTGTATCACCTGTTGGTTCCCAAAGTTGGTCCGTATATGGAATCGCGTGAGGACCTTGTATTAAATCATTCCAACCACCTGCGTTTTCAATATCACAATCAGTTAATTGATAATTTCTTTCGAATGTGATTGTTAAATTAAAATCGTTACTTGTCCCATCATTACATAATATGTCCGTGGAGCCCGTTGCTACGTATGACGATGTGGTATATCCAGATGTTGAATCACAATTACCTGAATAATGAACTGCAGTCCAATTAACTCTTCCATCGTTTGTGAATTGAAATGATAAGTTATTATCTAAGTAATTGGTGTTAATATACTCATTTTCAATACCCCAATAGTAGAAAACGGAACCTGAACTCCAAGGTAAATTATTTCTATTAAAGACAAAATTGGTTGTCCATCCTTTTTCGGTTCTTCTTGATAAACCATTTGTTCCTATTTCGTATATTGTTGACATATTAATATAATCTTTCTATTGAAATAAAGTTATTGTTAAAACCAAACCCTATCATCATCGTAACTCTATACATTCTACTATTTGTTTTATCTAATATGTTGTATTGAGCTGTATCACCTTCTGTTGTAAAACTCCAACCAAACGGAGAATTAGATGCGGTTGTTGTATATGATACACTATATGCGGAATTTCCACTTCCACCACCAGTATATCCATACCAACCCGATATGTTAGCGGTAAAATTTGTGGATACCGCAGCTATACTTAATCCTCTATTACCACTGGTTGTTACGGTTACTTTTAGATTATCTAATGTTAAAAATGTTCCAGCATTTACAAACCCACTTGTTTTCCATAACAATTCACCACCAACACCTACGGGAGATTTACTTAAATCTATACTCACACCTCTTGAGTTTCCACCACCCTCAAAAATTCTTATTTTATCACCATAAACATCAAATACCGCAAAACTACCTGTTAATGTGGTAGATGGTGCATATTGTAAATCTATTTCCCCACCTTCCAACGAACCACCACTACCAACAGCATTATTTATATTTAATCCACCTTTAATTGTTGTTGAACCACTAAATGTATTTGTTCCTGTAAATGTGTTATTTGTGCTTGGTAAATTAGTATTTGTTTTTAATTCTATTGCAGTTAAAAGAGGACCTGTCGCCTCACCAAAATCCATCGTCCCACCCATTAATACGGTTCTCATACTATATGTATAAGTTCCGGATGACGGTGTGTCTATTATATTTAAACAATACGGAACATTTAAGTTTGAACCATTTTCCGCCTGAATAATGTTTCCAATTGCATTACCATCTCTATAAATTTGTAATCTAGCCCAAGCACTTCCTCCTATTGGGTTTGCGTCACCTGTAACCATTATTTGAACAGGATTACCTGTTGTAGTGATACTTCCACTAATAATAGAAACGCCACCTGCATTTATACCCGTTCTTTGATTTCCCAATACTTGAACATAATTTGCGCTACCTGTTATTATAGAATTTTCTAATGTTGTTAACCTATTATTTACGGTATTTGAACTACCGCTTATAATTAATGAACCTGTTAATGATAAAGTTGTTCCACTATATGTCATTCCTGACTGAACGGTGGCATTTGTTCCTGAACCATTATATGTTATTACACCATTTGTGGTTGTCCCTGTTAATGTTAATAAACCTGATGTACCGGATGAACCACTTGTTCCCGAAGTTCCGGATGAACCGTTACTACCTGATGTGCCACTAGTTCCTGATGAACCATTACTTCCTGACGTTCCGGAACTACCATTAGAACCTGATGTTCCACTTGATCCTGCGGTTCCTGACGAACCTATTCCCGATGTTCCACTAGAACCTGAACTACCATTCGACCCTGATGTTCCTGACGAACCATTAGTTCCATTTACACCAGATGAACCTGAGCTACCCGATGTTCCTGAAGTTCCGTTACCAGATGTTCCGCTTGAACCAGAACTACCGTTATTACCATTTATTCCTGAAGTTCCTGATGAACCTGAACTACCATTTGAACCTGAAACACCAGATGAACCGCTACTTCCTGAACTACCATTCGACCCTGATGTTCCTGATGAACCTGAGTTACCATTAATTCCTGAGCTTCCGCTTGAGCCCGATGACCCTGAACTACCTGATGAACCATTTGAACCCGATGTGCCGCTGGTTCCTGAACTACCATTTGAGCCATATAAACCATTTGAACCCGATGTTCCCGAAGAACCCGATGTTCCATTTAAACCTGAAGAACCAGATGTTCCACTTGTTCCTGATGTTTGAGATTGACCCAATATAGTTTCTCTTCTTACTTTATAAGTTGTGGTTTCACCACTATTATTCATTATAAAATACGCCCCCGTTGTGTCTCCCGTAAATTCCTGTAATTGGTCAATTCTCTTATTTGTCATTTAAATAAATATTTTTTTTAAAACTGAAATTGTATTTTTTCATTATTTTCAGTCATTAACACAAAGCCATCCTTTGATAAGATGTAATAATTATCTTCAACTTTTACGCTAATAATCATTTCATCACCATTAACATAGTTGGTTTGATAATCATAAACATTAACCAACTCAAAATCATAATATTCAGAATAATCCAATTTTAAATCAACAATATCCATTCTATCGACCAACGTATCCAATTTAAAATCATATAGTTCAGACACGTCTAATGTTAAATCAACTAATTTGTTTGTGTCCAATTTGAAATCATAAAACTCAGAAGAGTCTAATGAAATATCCAATTTTGAGCCATAAAATCGTAAAATATTCTGAGTATTCATGTTTATATAAATATCTTTCGTATCGTTTGATATTTATATAAAAAGTCTATCTAATGGATAAATTTATTGAAAACATAATTGAGGAAGCGTTTAAGTCCAAAGCACAACAAAGATTCTTTTATGCTCAAGCGGGTAAAGGAGGAAAAAAAGGTAAGAAATGGGCTAAGTGGGCTAAGGAATTCTCAGACAAAACTGATTACAAAAAAATACCTAATAAAGTTGATGAGGATGGTGTAGAGAAAGAAGTTGATGAAATTGTTGATAAAAACGGTAACATAGCTCGTGGTAAAAAACCTCGTGATTTTAATACTAAAGGGATTACATCAAATTCAACAACCGATAAAGTTGTTAAAACAGGTGCAGGTTCAATGGGTATTCATGGTGTTCATGGAACACACACATCTTTAAGATATTGGGCTGAAGCTGACATGAGTAAGTCTTTGGGTTACGAAAATACCATGGAAAAAGATGAAAATTTTAAACAAGCTTACAACCATTTTACCAAAGACTTAGGTTTATCTCATGAAGAATCTATAGAAAGATTAGAAGCAATGGGTTATATTCCTGATGAACCAGCGGGTGACGATAAGGTAAGATTGATTGAAACACCTAAAAAATTCATGGAAGAATATATTGAAAGCGTTTTATCAAAAAAGAAGCATAAAGACGGTGACATTGTTAAAAAGTCTGTTGAGAACGAAAAAAAAGAAATTGACAAAATTCTTAAAAGACAACTAACATCATTAAAAAACAATTTAAAAAGTCACGGTTTAGAAATTGAAGATGTGATTGATTATTTGGAAGATAAATTAGACGACGATAATGAATAAAGAATTAAAAAGCCGAATTTTTGATGTTCCTCAAAATATCTTGGATAAAATCAATCATACCTTGGTTGGTTTAAACGGGAATTATGTTGATGGAGCTCATCGTGCTCAAAAAATTCTTACCGATAAAAAAGTAAAATACGGTCAATTAAAAAGAATTATCCACGATTTAAAAAATATGGATAAAATTAATGAAAGACAAAAGTATGATTTGGTGGGTGGCGATTTAATGGAAAAATGGGCTAACCAATTTTTAAAAGGTGAAAGAGATTTAGTTAGTAATCGTAAAGATTCTAAAATGCAAGCTGACAATATTGCAGGAGAAGGTAGCAGAAAAAATAGTCATTTAAAAAGGCATACCAAAAAACAAAGCTTTGCTATTCCTGTTAATTTAATGAAAAGCAATTCACATAAAACGTCAATATCAGCTCTTTCATCTATGAAATTATTTGAAGAAGTTGAAAAAATAAAAAAATTAATGTTATAATATGGCGCAATTTACAGAAGTATACGGTTCAAATCCTGACAAACCAAGTCCATTAGAGGCAGCAAGTGTTGTTGTTAGAAATGAAAGTATTGCAAGAAATAGATACGGCACAGGAAATGGATATGATGTGGCAAACAAAGATGCTATATCTGATGGTGATGAATTTGGTAAAGGTCAAAATGAGTTTGGCCAAGTCGGTTCTTTAACCGATATTAATACAAGAATTGATTCTGTTGCAAGAAACAGATACAACCCAAATAATGGATATGGTGTTAGTAATAAGGACGCAATATCTGATGGTGATGAATTTGGTAAAGGACAAAAAGGTGATACAGGAACAATCGGTTCTTTAACGGATATTAATGTTAGAAATGAAAGTTTAGCAAGAAATAGATATAAAGACACAAACCAATACTCATCAATAAACAAAGACGCTTTGTCTGACGGTGATGAATTTGGTAAAGGTCAAATTGGTGATACAGGAACAGTTGGGTCTGCAACTGACATTCAACAAAGAATTAGTAGTATTGCAAGAAATAGATATGGTATTGATAATCAATATTCATCTACAAATCTTGACGCACTTTCAAATGGCGATGAATTTGGTAAAGGACAAATTGGTGATACGGGAACAGTTGGTTCTATCACTGATATTACTAAAAGAACCAATTTGATTAATAAAAATAAATTTGGTGAAACAAAAAGATACCCCGATTTTTAATGATATCATTATCTAACATATTATTAACTGAGCTAATGAGCGATGAACAATATAACAAAAATATATTGAAAACAACGCGCAATAAGCCTATCTATGATGCTATTAAAAATAGGAAGAAAATTACATTTTATTACACGGGCCCAAGAAGACCTAAAAAAAATAATGTAAAAGCGGGTTATAGAGTTAAAGTTGAACCTGTTGCGATGGGTTTAAATAAAAAGGGTAACTTAGTGTTAAGAGCTTGGGTTGAGCCACCTTCAACATCTAAAAAGGGATTTAGTAAAACTAATTGGAGGACATTTATTCTATCAAGAACAAATAACGTTCAAATTACAGATGAAACATTTGATGTTAAAAGACCAGGTTATAATGAAAGCGGTGATAAAAGCATGTCAGTTGTATATGCTAAAACTGATTGGAATCAAGAAGTTAAACCTAAGAAAGTTGCTAAACCAAAAGTGGAACCAACTAAGCCGACAACTAAAGTTAGTAAAGAAAAACCTGCAATTGAGCCTGAAGTTAAACCAGAAGTTCCATCAGCAGAATTACCAACACCAACAACTAAAGCTAAACCAACAGCTGAAGTTCCGCCAACTGCTGAACCAATACAAGTTCCACCAACTGAAAAACCTACGGCTGAACCTGTTGGACCAATTGATAAAAATTTACCTCAACCAAAACCTGAACAAAAGCCATCAGTTAATCCTGAAGAACCAGAAAAGGAAGAAGAAGATGGTAATCAATTAAATGAATCAATTTTAAAAATAAAACGTTTAATGTTTTATTAAAAAACATTATTATTATAGAAAACACATAATATGTCACAAGGTCAAGGAACAATATCAGAAAACGATTTAATGCGTAAATTAGTAAATGCTAAAAAAGTAATGAATAAAGTGGATGGTGGTAACTATCAAAGAGGTCAAGTAAATGAGTCAATGTTATTATCTGACCCAAGCGAAGCTATGGGAATGCAACAAGCGCCACAATCATCTTTGACTCGACCTGTAAGTGGTCCTGTAAATGTTGATAGAATACAAAATTCTAAATTACCTGAAGCAATTAAAAAAGCAATGATTGAGCATCCCATTGAACAAATGCCGTCAATCTCTTTAAACGAAACATTAGATATGGATTTTGTTAAAGGTGCTAAAAGATTAATGGAGCAAGAAGGTGTTCAAGTTAAAAAAGGACAACCATTACAAAGACAGCAAGCACCGGTTACATCTAATATAGATATGAATGCAATTGCAACCCTTATTGAAAATACAGTTCGCAAAGTTATGGATGAGAAATTAAATCAAATCCTTACTGCACAACAAACACAAACAATTAGCGAAAACCTTGTATTAAAAGTTGGTGATTCAATATTCAAAGGTAAAATCACAGGGGTAAATAAATCTAAGTAACATTTTGTTTTTTGATTTTAATTCGTTATATTTTATCATATAATGAATTATTAATGTCAAAAATTAGAATATTAGCAATACCATCTGACAAGCACGGCGTGGGTAAATTTAGAATGTCTGACCCATACACGTTTATAGGTGAAAATCATCAAGACGAAATACATGTTGATTTAGCAACTAAGGTTGATCCAAATGACGATGAATTTTTTAGAAATTACGATATCGTTGTTTTACATAGTTTTATCCATATAACCACACATGAAGATAACATCAATAGAATAAAGTGGTTAAAAGAAAATGGTATTAAAGTTGTTATGGATATTGACGATTTATGGTTTGTTGACCATAGACATCCAATGTATCAACATATTAAACATAACAAAGTCGGCGAGAAGAAAATTGAAATGTTAAAATTGGCTGATTATGTTACAACGACTACACCAATATTTGCAGATACGATTAAACAAAAATTAAAAATAGAGAATATCTTAGTTTTTCCAAATGCGGTAAACGAAGATGAAGAACAATTTAAATCTCAACCAACAAAATCGGATAAAGTTAGATTTGGGTGGTTAGGTGGTTCATCACATTTATATGATATCGAATTATTAGAACAAGGAATTTCAACAACACATAACAGCTTCAAAGATAAAGTTCAATTTGTTTTATGTGGATTTGATTTAAGAGGAACTGTTCATGAAATCGATAGAAACACTGGTCAACAAAAACAAAGACCAATTGAACCAATGGAAACTGTTTGGTATAAATATGAAAAAATTTTTACCGATAACTATAAAGTTTTAGACGAAGATTATAAAAATTATCTTACAGACTTCATACAAATTCCATACAACGATATTGATAAACCATATAGAAGAGTATGGACACAAGAAATTACAAAATACGCATTTAATTACAATTTATTTGATGTATCTTTAGCTCCTATTGTTGAAAGTGAGTTTAATGCAAATAAATCTCAATTAAAAATTATTGAGGCGGGCTTTCATAAAAAAGCTATTATTGCAAGTGAAACAAAACCATATACGTTAGATTTAATTTCAGCTGTTGACGAAGGTAAATTCAATGATAAAGGAAACGCATTATTTGTTAACCCAAAACGAAACCACAAAGATTGGGGAAAACATATGAAACGTTTAATTGAAAACCCTAATATGATTGAGGATTTAGGTATGAGATTATATGAGACGGTTAAAGACAAATACTCATTAAAAAAAGTTTGTCAAGATAGAGTAGAATTTTTTAAATCAATTATAAACAAGTAAATTATGTATTATCAAGTTACAATCGGTTATGAAACCGAACAAATGGACAAAGAAGGTAACCCACGTATCAAAAAAGTAAAATACGTGATTCAAGCCGAATCAGTAGAAGAAGCGACAATTGTGGCCGCAAAATATCGCGAAGGTGATATTAGAGGTAGCGAAAGTTTAAGTGTTGTTAAAATGGCTATCGAGTGTGTCATTGACCAAAAAAATACACCCGAATATTATAAGTCTAAGTAATTATTGGTATATACCAACTGATGGAATTTTATAGTCGAGACATTCAAATAATGCGCCAATCTCAAAGCAAGTTAGCTCTTGATTATGTTACGTCAGTTGGTATTATTATTTCAGTAGAAGAATTACAAAGAATTACGGATTTATTTGTCGAATGCGTTTTAAGACCGCAAGATGACGACCTTAAAAAAAGAATTAAGTCGTTGGATAAATGGATAGAAGAAAAAAAGAAAACAAATGGATAGTAAAGATATTTTAGCTTACGTTGAAAAGTTAAAACAAATTGAACAGGATATTAATAATGATGTCGAAGTTGACCAAAATTTCTTAAAAGAGATTGATGACATCATGGCTTTGGTTAACGAGAAAATGGGTAATGCGCAGCCACAAAATATAGCTACATCACAACCACAACAAACATCATATAATGACCTTAACGTTTTTAATGATGGATTTCTTATTAAAGTAAAAAAAATAAGTCCTAATGCGGTAATCCCATCTTATTCTAAAGTTGGTGATGCAGGAATGGATTTAACTATTACAAGCATTATTGAAAACACATCATTTAGTGTAACCTATGGTTTTGGTATTTCAATGGAAATACCTAAAAATTTCGTAGGTTTTGTGTTCCCTCGCTCATCAGTTAGAAACCAAGAATTGATTTTATCAAATTGCGTTGGGGTTATTGATAGCGGGTATAGAGGAGAAATACAAGCAACATTTAAAAAAACCAATGGGTTGGATAGTATTAAATACAATGTCGGTGACAGAGGCGCACAAATCATAATCATGCCTTATCCAAAAATATATATGACCGAAGTTCCCGAATTATCCGATACCGAAAGAGGGTCAGGTGGATTTGGTTCAACAGGGAAATAGCACATATTTATAAGGAATAAAGTTCAATTTTAAAACTTAAAATTTTGGCCTTAAGAACAAAAACAAAGAAAGTAGAACCAACCATCACCATCACCGAAGAAAAGAAAATATCACATAAAGATAGGATTAGACAAATAATTAAACGTCCTAAAGAAAAATTCCTAACCAAAAACCAAGAAACCTATTGGAACATTCTTGGTGAAAATCAAATTACCTTATGTTTTGGACCTGCGGGTGTAGGTAAGTCTTATATAGCAATGAAACGTGCTGTAGACTTATTATACGACGATTCTAACAAGTATGAGAAGATTATTATTGTTAGACCCGCTGTAGAAGCTGAAGAAAAACTTGGCTCATTACCTGGTGGTTTGGAAGAAAAGTTAGACCCATACATTTATCCATCATATTATCTTTTAAATAAGATTATAGGTAAAGAAGCTCGCGAAACTTTAAAAGATCAAGGTTATATTGAAGTTGCGGCACTTGCTTATATGAGAGGTTGGAATGTTGACAATACTATCTTAGTTTTTGAAGAAGCTCAAAATGCTTCCCCTGCTCAGATTAAATTATTGTTAACTCGTATCGGATTTAATTCTAAATTTTTCTTATCAGGTGACCTTGAACAATCGGACAAATTTAAAGACAAAACAAAGTCAGGTTTATTCGACGCTAAGAAAAGATTAGAAGGTGTAAAAGGTATTGGTGTGTTTGAATTTGGTAACCAAGATATTGTTAGAAATCCAATCATCGGAGAGATTTTACAAAGATACGATTAGCATTTACTTCTGACATAAATCGTGTTATATTACATCTATGGAAATATTTGTAAGTATAGACGGAGTCTTAAGAAATTTAATTCAAAAATTTGATTATCATTACAAGGACGCATATATTGATGCAGAAATTCTTGATAACAATTTTGAATATGGTATAACAGAACCAATACATAATAATAATTTATTAAACTCATACAAATTCCAATCAACGGAAGAGTTTGAGTTTTTTTTATTTATTGAATATCCAATAGAGATATTTGGTCACGCGGGTTTAAGTTACAATACAGCAATATCCGATTTACATAAAATAATATTTCAAAACCCCGAACACAACTTTACATTAGTTGGTTTAGATGAATTAGGTAAAGCAAAGCCTGCAACATTATTCTTTTTATCAAAAAATGGATTTTTAGGAAGTAATATTAAATTTATCAACTCATTCGATATTGAATCCAATTGGAACAATTGTGATGTTTGGATTACGGACAATGAAAAAATTATTAACGCATGTCCTGAAAATAAAACCGTGTATAAATTTAATAACATTTATAATCAATACTTTACAAATACTAAAGAAATATCTAAATTAACTGAAATACAAGAACCATGGTTGAAATCTTTGGAAAATACTACTACATTGACCTTGACGGAATCACAGACAGATGTAGAACAGGAAAAACAATAAAGGACGAAGATGATCAAGACACTTTAGAAGTGAACATTTTTAAATATGAAGTTATTAAAATGTGTTTAGAAACTGTCTTATCTGAAATACAAGATGTCGATAATGAAATGGGAGCATTCGCCGCTAAACAAACCTCAATCGCATTTAACTTGGCGTTCAATACACTTATAAAAAATGAAATATTAATTGAAGAATATGAATAAAATAGAAGAAAACATTGAAAAATTAAAAGCGTCATTAGAAAGATTAAATACAAATGAAAGTATTGTCTATTTCTTAACATATGATAGCAAAAATAACCCAAGAGCATCCATCAAGCACATTTATGATTTAGCCTTAACATTAAAAAAGAATGGCTTTATTGCTAAAATACTTGTAGAAAATAACAGCTACACAGGTGTTAGCGGATGGTTAGGTAACACTTATGATGACCTTGAAGTTGTTTCAATAAAAGACGATAAAGTTGAATTAAAAATTGATGATGTTTTAGTTGTTCCTGAACACTATTCAAACGCGTTACAACAATTAGCGAACATTAGATGTTCAAAAATTATGTTAGTTCAACAAAAAGATTACATTTTTGAAACGTTACCAATTGGAAGTAGATGGAGTGATTATGGATTTGATAGAGTTATTACAACAACTGAAGCAGCTAAAAAATATATATTAGATATTTTCCCTGAGTCTTTAGTGTTTATTATCCCACCTATTATTGGTGACCATTTCAAGCCTACTGACAAACAAACAAAACCATTGATTGCAATTAATTGTAGAGATAGAAATGTTAATAAAAGAATCATTTCAGAATTCTATTTGAAATACCCACAATTACGTTGGATTACTTTTAGAGACATGGTTCAAACAAGTTATGAAGATTTTGCAACAAATTTAAATGAATGTATGGTTTCGGTTTGGGTTGATGATGAATCAACATTTGGAACATATCCTTTAGAATCAATGAAATGTAATGTTCCTGTCATTGGTAAAGTTCCTAATACCGAACCTGATTGGATGGGTGAAAATGGTATGTGGACTTATGACGTAACAAAAATTACTGAAACATTAGGAACTTATGTTTTAGCGTGGTTAGAAGGTATTGAATTAACTGACGACGTTAAACAAAAAATGAAAGACACGTTATTACCTTATGAAACAAAAATAACGGAAGAAAATATTATTTCCTTATTCACATCGATAAAAAATAAACGAATTGAAGCTATCAATAAAGCGATAGAAAATTTAAAAGAAGAAAAAGAAGAAGAAACTGTATGAAACAACAATTAATCACAATTATTTTACCTATTCATAAAATTGATGAAACTTATAAAGAGTTATTGTTAAAAGCAGTTGGCTCTATTGAAAGCTTTCATAACGATGTAAATCTTTTAATCGTTTGTCCATCTAATGTAAAAGATGAGGTAAGTAAAATGACATTGAGTCAAACATTAAACATTGATTTTAAAGTTCACAACGAACCAACGGATTTTTGTAATCAATTAAATATTGGTATTGAATCATGTGAAACTGAATGGTTTTCAATTTTAGAAATTGATGACACATATAATTCACAATGGTTAAAATTATTTAACGATTATTCAAAAGAAAATCCTGATGTTGATGTGTTCTTACCAATTGTAAAAGACGTTAATACAGACGGTAAATTTATCGGTTATATTAATGAATCTGTATGGGCTTACGGATTTACAGATGTTCAAGGATTTTTAGATAATGAAGCTTTATTAGATTTCCAAAACTACCAAACAAGTGGCGGAATTTATAGAACAAGCGTTATTAAAGAGCAAGGTAAATTTAAAGAAAATATCAAATTGACATTTAGTTATGAATTCTTATTAAGATTAACTAATAACAATGTTAAAATAATGTCAATCCCTAAGATTGGTTATACACACCTTAATATGAGAGAGGATTCGTTATTTTGGTTATACAAAAACGATGATACACTTAAATTGAATGAAAAAGAAGTTAAGTTTTGGTTAGACGCAGCTAAAAAAGAATTCTTCTTCAAAAATAAACGCGATGTAAATTATACCGAAGCTTAATGCCGAGAAAACGAACCCAAAAAATTTATTTTGGGGAGGATCAAGAGAAGGCGGTAGTCAATTACTTAGAAAGTAGTGATGAGGCAGAAAGAAATAAGATATTCAATGAATATTTACGTGAACCCCTAATTATAATGGTTGAATCAATTATTCGACGTTATAAATTATATAGGAAAGATTTAGAATTTGACGAAATACATAATGATACGATGTCTTTTCTAATCACCAAAATTAACAAATTTGACCACACTAAGAATACCAAAGCGTATTCATATTTTGGAACTATTTGTAAAAACTACTTAATGGGTGCCATTCAAAAGGACACCAAAGAACAAAATAGACAAATATCTTACGATGACATTTCATCCGATATTGAAGAAGGTAGGCCCGACTTAACATATGTGATTGATGAACATATTATTGATTATAGAGATGTAATTATTAAGTTAACCATATCCTTAGAAGAATTCATCGAAAAGGAAGATATGTCAGATAATGAACAAAAATTGGGTTACGCCCTATTGGAGATTTTTAGCAATTTTGACAAAATTTTCCAAGTAGGTGATGGCAATAAATTCAACAAAAATCTAATTCTATTATCCCTCAGGGAAATGACATCGCTCTCAACAAAAGAAATCCGTATTTCACTGAAAAGATACAAAAAAATGTATGACGGGATTTTAGGTGGGTTTTTAGAATAAAACCTATTTATATACTATGAGAGGACAAAGAAATAATATCAGTCTTGATGTCGATTCTGCATTATCCTTAATGCAAGAAATTTACAATGACGTTGTAGAAAATCGTAACACAGCTTCCCAAATCATGCGTAAAATGATGAGTTTTATGAAAGATGCGGAAGATATGAGTGTAATTGGTCCTGTAATTAAGGAACAACAAAAGATTTTGAACGATTGCACAGAAAAGAAAATATCATTAGTTAAATTGCAAGGTGCATTACTAAAGCAAACAACAGGCGGTGGAGGTAAAAGTATGCCTATGGGTAAACTTGAATTATCCGATGAAGATAGAGCCTTATTAGACAAAATGATTAATGATAATGATAATAAAGGTGAAGCTAACTATCAATTATGAGTTTCCAAAACAACGTAAATTCTGCAAATAGACTTGCGGGAAAAATATCATCACTTAGCAGGTCAGACGATATTCTTGGTAAATTAATTGATAATGCAATTGATTCATCTATAAAAGTGCCGTCTTCTGAAAATATCGGTAAAAATATTTCCGATTTAGCGAGTAAGAAAAAGAAAAAAAATACTAATCACCATGATGTTTTCAAAGATTTGATACATGTGGTTGAAAGTTTTTTTAGTGAGGAAAGACCTACAAGCACTGACCCTAACAAGCCTTTTTTATCAAAACAAATGGTTCAGCAAATCTCAATTGCTGCCATGAATAGAACCTTAAATGAATCTAAACAAATAATAATGGATGCTGTTATGCAAACATTATTTGTTGGTGATGGCATATGTGGAACAGACAAAACATTCCAAGGATTAAATTTTACTGAATGTTCGTTACATCCTTATGAGTTTGATTTTTTAAATGCTTTGACTGTTGACCCTACAAGCACAACAGGTAAAATTGTTTATGAACCTGAAGGGTCAATGGGTGCAGTTAATAGAGACTTATACAGCGCAATAACAGGTGACACCGTTAATATATCGAGTAAAAATGGTGATACCATGTTCAAAGCAAGATTTGACCAATACGAACAAAAATTCACATTTTCAGATTTTAATCCTGGTGGCGCCGGTAAGTTAGAAGACTTTATGTTGGGGTATTATGGTGCGGTAGACCATGTTAACATTGACAACGTTTTAAACACCGCAGTTTATATGACGTTACATGGTGATGGTAAAGAACCACTTGCTTTTGATATTAGCACAAACATATTAAATCGTTTGTTAGCTAAATTATGTGGCTATTGTGGTAATTCTGATGACAATAAAAAGGGATTAGGACAAAGTCCACAACAACAATTTAATGAAACCGATGATGACATTGAGTTTTATTTTGATTTTGATGATGTGGAGGGTATTGATTTAGATGATGAAGCTGATAGATTAAATAAAGTTTTAAGGTTTAGAGATTGTGATAATTTTACAGTCCCTATCAATCCATCTCATTATGATAATTTTGTTTATTTACAAGGACAAACTACAGCTAAAAAACTAGATAATGCTATTTTAAATGCTGCTATAGATGCTCACAACCAATCAGGTAGCGACAGTATTCCGATGGCAAGCTTTCACATAAACCTAATTAATAGTTTAATATTAAATTTACCAAAAGCATTAATACAATCAGTTCTTTCACCTAAATATTTTTTACCAATTATCATAGTTTACAAAGCCGTTAATGGTGCATTAGGAACTGTGGTTGAAGATGTTAAAGTGGTTATGAAAAAAATGTGGAAATTGTTTAACGCGATAATCACAAAATTATTATGGAGATTTAGAGTTCATTTTTGGGATTTATCAAAACCACATTTATACAGATTTTTAGCAAAATTACTTAGAAGAATTATATTGAATAAACAAAAAAGATACTTAGTTATTATCGCCGCTTTAATTGCTTTATTATTAGGTATATTAAATAATGTTGATTTTGGTAGTTGTAAAGGTATGTTTGATGCCATTAATTTAGCTATAGATGCTTTGATTGCAGGTAGTGCGCTAATACCAGGTTTAAGTATTCCTGGATTTTTACTTAGCTTTTCAAACTTTTTACCGGGTAAAAGCACAGATATTATGAAATCACAAATATTTGGTAAACTTGAAAATCATGGTGTAAATACAGGTGCTCTATTTGATAAACAAACAACTAACTTACAGGCTTTAGTATCAGCAATGGTTGATGGGCATCAAGAACACGAAGATTCATTTGGTTATGTATCAACTGGTAACAATCTTACAATTTTACCAGGGCCAACAGGACCTATTATAGTTCCTCCGGGATTAATAACTTCACACGGAAAAAATTTCTAACATGACTAAAGAAAAAATTATTGAGATTACGCAAGATGTGGAGAATAAATCTAACAAAGATTTATTTGCTGTTGAAAATGAATTATTTGAAGAATTCCAAAAAACAAAAGAATTGATTTTGGATTTGACTAAACATTTAGACGCTATTGAAAATTTATATAATAAAGTGATTGAAGAAATTGACAAAAGAAAAACTGACTAATGAAAATAATTGATATAGCAATGTGCGTGGATAACCAAGATCCACAACATATGGGTAGAATACGTGTTAATCGTTATAGTTCACAAACGGGTGAGATTGAAGGAACATTCAATATAACCGAAGCCGAAAAATGGACGAAAAAGGATTTATTTGTTGCGTCACCCTTTTTACCGACAAATGTTAACTTCATACCTGAAGTTGGACAGTCAGTAAAAATTATTAATTATAACACCGATAAAGATTTTACAAATCAGGAATACGTTGCAGGTCCATTTACAACAATGTCTGATTATAACGCTCAGACACATTTAGGCCAATTAGAATTTACGAGTTATGGTGGACCAGTTAAAAGAAGTCAGGACGTTGTAGATAAATTGGGTAATTACTTGGATAAAAAATCTAAGGGTTCATTTGCCAAACATAATCATTATGGTGTTTATGGAAAATATGGTTCAGATTTAATTTTTACCGATAATGGTTTAATGCTTCGCGGTGGTAAATTCTTAGCTAAGAATAGTGCTGATGGAGCTCAAAAAAAATCCATGGTTGATAGACCAATTATGTCAAATAAAACGTCTAACATCTATCTTAAAAAATTCCCAACAACTAAAAAATGGTCAACAGGTCCTGTCGAAGTAACTGATTTCCCAACAGGTGATTTAAAATACATCGTTGAATATGAAATTTCAGATGCATTGGATACAGTTAATTTTTACTTTTATAAATTAAAACCTGACCCTGAAAAACAATATAGATTGGAAAATCCATATTTATCGAGCGCACCTCTTTTAGATGGTTATTACGAGTTGGTTAAAAACATACCGCCATTCCCATCATCTTATGTAGATGCTAAAGATGAAAATACAACACTATCATTTACAGGAGCCACAGTTGACAATTTATATAGAAAAACAAATGACTTTCTACAAAAATTTCACACAAATGGATTAGTAAATGATAACACCTATGGAACAACCTTTTTTACTACAACCGGTAATTTACATCCATTCTTTTTTAGACCTACTAAAAATTTTCAAGAAAGTGCCACAAATATAACGGGTAAAAAACAATTTTTGGACGGTATAAATGTCTTCAATATTAAAGAACATGGTTTGGTGTATAGCCCAACGAAAATAACGCCGCAACCAAACAAAAAGATTGTCCAACAATCTATTGTTACCGAAGAAACTGGTGAGCAAACTTTTGCTACAATTAAGTCTGACCAAGTTTTCTTTTTATCTACCATGCCCACAAAATCTGCGGGCGCAACGGATATTAATTTTGACGCATTAGAAAAATACGAATTAACTCAGGATGAATATGTTAATAAAATTTGGCCAAATACCTTTGCTTCTGTTAGAGGTGAAACTCTTTTAGAGGTTTTACAAATGATGTTTAGTTTATTTGCAAGTCACAAACACGATATTCTTGAACCACTTGAGCAATCTGATGACAATTTTCAAACTTTAAAACGTAAACTTGAGACTTTGGAAGAGGAAATGTTGAACCATTCAATTAGAATCAACTAATTGATATTTATATAATAAAAGACATGTCATATTTCCGTTCATATTTTGAGAAGAACAATACGATAATTAAGAAATCTTCAGCTAATACAGCTAAAAACCCAACAACCGAGATTTTCTATGGTTCGGGGTTTTCCAAGTTTTTATTTAAAGTTGACCTTATAAATTTACAAAATAGAATTAATTCTGGTGATTTGGTGATAGATTCTAACACTAAACACACTCTAAAAATGACTAATACCATTTTTGGTGATGAAGGATTTAAGGGTCAAGGTAGAAGCACGGGAAGAGATAGAGCAACATCATTTAATTTAATAATATTCAGAATTCCAGAATTTTGGAATGAAGGTGTTGGTTTTGATTATGAGGATGGGGGATATGATTTCTCTAAGGGTAATTTAACATTTGACGTTAGACCTTCTAACTGGTTTTATCGAGATACTGAACACACATGGGCTATTGAAGGAGTTTATAATGATTCCCCTGACATAGTAGCTACAGTGAATTTTGATAATGGTGATGAAAATTTAGAAGCTGATATAACTGACTATATTAACGGATTATTATCGGGTGATGTTAATAACGGATTAGGTATTGCTTTTTCTGTAATTTACCAAGATTTAAACCCTGCTAATGACCAATCTGTGGCATTCTTTACCAAATATACTCAAACATTTTTTGAACCATTTGTTGAGTCTTATTTTGAGGATACGGTTATCGATAATCGTTACAATTTTATCGAAAAACAAATGCAAAATTTGTATCTTTTCATTACAAAAGGAACAAACTTTTTTGATTTAGATGAATTACCTATGGTCGATATTAAAGACGCTTCAGGTAACGTTATAAGTGGTCTAAACGACTTGGAAACCGTTAAAGTTAGAAAAGGTGTATATAAGGTGAATTTTGGTATTGATGGTGTTGTTTGTGACGGTAAGAGATTTTATTATGATTGTTGGAAAAACTTAGTTTTAGACGGAATTGCAATTAATGACGTTTGTCAAAAATTCATACCTAAACCATATACCTCTTTATTTAGTGTCGGTGAAAACCCAAGAGACACTAATCGTTATGTAATTCAATTCTATGGTATTCAATTAAATGAGAAAATTAAAAAGGGTGAAAAAAGAAAAATCACAATCGCAACAAAATCTATTGAGAACCCTATAGCACAGGTTATTGGCGAAACGTATTATAGAATATTCATTTATGAAGGTAGAACCCAAGTTATGGTTCATGATTGGACTATGGTCGATTCAACTAACGAAAATTTCTTCTATTTTGACACTGAAATATATATCCCAAGAGAATATCATTTGGAGTGTAAAACTAAAATACACGATGAAGAAATATTTCATAATGAACTAATAAAATTTGAGATTGTCTCAGAAAAATAATATTTATATACATGAATTTAAACGAATTAATCAAAAAACATCTAAGAGATGTTATTAAAGAAAACGAATCACACGGTGGTAATTATATGTTCTTTAGCAATTTAGAACAAATAAAAAGACAATGTGAATTATTATTAAAACTTGACCAAAACATGGTTAATGAAATATTGGAAAATGGCCATGATTGGGCTGACGACCATATCTCAAGTGCTAAAGAAAATATCGACCAAGTTTTTGATTTTTTAATGAATGAAACTAAAGGAAGCGATAATCAACAATCTGTTTCCGCAGATGTGAATCAATTTAGTTTAAATGAAAACGGACAACTTGATGAGAAATGTTGGGATGGTTACAAACAAGTTGGCGGTAAAAAAAAGAACGGGAAAATGGTTCCAAATTGTGTCCCAACAAATGAAGCAAAAAATCCCGCACAACAAGCTGCTATCGCTATTCATATGAAAGAAAAAGGTAAAAAACCTAAAAATAAATCACATGGTGAAATAGACGAAAGTAAAAATTGTCCTACTGACCCTGCAAAATGGGCTGCATCTAAAGCGGCTGCTAAAGCTAAATTTGATGTATACCCAAGCGCTTACGCAAATGGTTGGGCTGCAAAAAATTACAAAGCAAAAGGCGGTGGATGGAGAAAATGTAAATAATATGTCCAACATACTACAAGAAGAAGTATCTAAAATTAGGAAAATGATGCTTTTAGAAGAATTAGTCCAAGAAAATGGCGCTAAAAAACTAAAAGCTACATTGGACATATTGAAAAACAATAAAAAGGTTTTATTGTTAAGCTGTTCAAACAGGTTTAATTGGGATGAAAAAAATGAAGATATTCCAAAATCAAAAATCATTGCAACTTATTTAAAAGAAGAACTTGGTGATAAAGCTGTTTTGATTGATGTTTCCGAATTAAAAATATTTCCTTGTGAGGGTAATGTATCAAGAAAAGATGGTAATGGTTGTGGGGTAAAAAAAGCATTACTTGACAATGATAAAAAAAATCCGTCGGGTTATCACAGATGTTGGGCCAGTTTCAACAATAAAACGGATGAATTATGGAAGATTTCTAAAGAATTATTTGAAAGCGACGCCGTTTTATTTTTCAGTTCAATAAGGTGGGGACAAACAAATATGTATTACCAAAATCTTATTGAAAGGCTTACTTGGATTGAAAACAGACATACCACTTTAGGTGAAGATAATATCATAAAAAATATTGAAACGGGTTTCATTTGTGTAGGACAAAATTGGAATGGAGAAGAAGTTACTAAAGTTCAAATGAAAGTCCATGAATTTTATGGTTTTAAACCTAATAAAAATCTATATTGGAATTGGCAATACACTAAAGACGTAAATGACGAAAAAGAATCATCGTATAAAAAATCACATAAAAAATTCATAGATAATATGGGTTTATAAAATATTTATTTAAATGAATATTATAGTTTCAAAAGAAGATTTAAAATATATTGAAGAGTCCATAGAGTCAGGTGAGGTTTTAAAAGAAGACCTTAGAAGGTGGTTTAAAGAAAAATGGGTAGACGTTAGCAAAAAAGTTAACGGTAAAAACCCACCATGTGGTAGGAAAGACGCTGACGGTAAATCATATCCAAAATGTAGACCTTCAAAGAAAGTGTCCAAAGAAACTCCAAAAATCGCATCCTCTTACGATAAAAAAGAAAAAAAAGCAATGACCAACCAAAAAAGAAGGGCTGAAAAAAAACACCCTAAAATTGGTAAGGGTAATAAACCAACGATGACACATTATAATGAAAGTATGGAAAAAAGAACAATTATACAAATAAGCGAAGAACAATTCGAAAGACTTTTTGAATATAACGAACAAACACCTGTGTTGATTTATGAAGATGAAACTGGTTCAGTTCAAAATACAAATTTTGAAGCCAATGATTTTTTAAATGAAGCTGAATACCACGGTAAAAAGGTTCAATTAGGTAAAATCATGCAAGGTGACATCAAGAAATTTAAAGTATATGTTAAAAACGATAAAGGTAAAGTCGTTAAAGTAAACTTTGGTTTTGGCGGTAAATCTGCTCACGGTAAAAGAATGGTTATCAAGAAAAATAACCCTAAGAGAAGAAAATCCTTTAGAGCACGTATGAACTGTGACAATCCAGGTCCACGTTGGAAACCTCGTTATTGGGCTTGTAGAACTTGGTAATCTATATTAGTTTTTGATTAGATATAAAGTATACTCTATCTGATGCATATAAGCCTTTAGAGGACGCTTCTCTCTTTTCCACTAACTTACCCATTTGTAATAAATGAGCTGTATTTTTAAGGTCTATACCCACTAATAAACGACCTTCCCACTTCTCATAAGTGGTTTCACGAATATATTTCCCCTCATCATCCATTTTGAGATATTTTATCATCTCATCCTTTTTGTTTTTACAAGAAATACCCCTTTCGTCAATTAAACGAGACAAAACATCTAAGCGCAATTTTTCGTAGTCAATTGGACCCGAATTAATGATATTATTAAGGTTCTTTTTGGTCATGGTGCAAATATACATAAGAATTCCCAATTAACCAAAATAAAAAACCCCCGATTTCTCGAGGGCTTTTTACTATAGACAATTAAGATTATCTTAAAGTGTTCATATCGAAAGTTTGTAAACCACTCACGTTGATTACACCGAAATAACGGTTGTTCACCATTTTCTTTGCGTAACGAGTCATGATTCCCTTTACTGGAGTAAAGTTGAATGGGTTATACATTGTTGGAGTTAATTGTAAAGGCACATATGGAGCGTAGATATAACCTGCGTCTAATAATGACTTTCCTTTATGTCCAATCAAAATTTTACCTGCTGGGAAGTAAGGGTCACGGTAAACTTGGTAGCGACCTGCTACTGAACCGATTTTCTCGATACCCATGTTGTATTGATCTTGCTCTGGCTCTGCATTAGAAACGTGGAAATATTCTAAATCGTCGAATACTGCAGAAACTTCTGAAGAAACAACAATCCAGTTAGCACCACCTCTTAATGTTGTTTTGTGGATTTGAGCAGAAATTTGGTTGATTTTAGTAATCAAAGTTTGGTTCCAATCTTTTTGAGTGTAACCTTGTAAAGTTGAGTTACCGTTTCCACCGTATTTCCATCCATTGTAATCCCATTTAGCTGTCCATGCTGCACCTTTACGTAAGTCACGTAAGATTTCACGGTCAACTTCTGCTGCGATTTGCTCAGATAATAAAGCTGTTAATTCAGCTTCAGCATCGATGTTGTGGAATGCACTAACGTCTTGAGCTAATTCAGGAGACCAGCTTGCTCTTAATTTTCTTTCAGTTACAGAAACTGTTACTGATTGTAAATCGAAAGAAACTTCACCGATGTTTTCTTCAAACTCTAATGTGTCATAACTTCTGAAAGTTACTGTGAAATCACCAACCGCTAAAGTTGAACCTGCTACTGAATAACCGTGGAAACCAGTTGCATCGTAATATTGTGTATCTACAGAAAGATAAATTACTCCTGTTTGATCACAAATATCATAATACTTACCAGTTGTGTAAGCACCTGTATGCTTGCTACCGTATTCTACAATACCTTTACCATATTTTTGAGTTACAATGTTGAATGGTAAGTTTGTAGTGTAACCAGTGTTACTATTTGTAATTTGAGAACAAGCAACTGTTAAAGAAGCTAAAAATTCTTCAGTATCCATTAAGTTACCGTCTGGACCTGCGATTTTACCAGCACCATCACTTGTGAAACCAGTAACTTTCAATATTACAGAATTTACTGTTACACCAGTAGCGATTGGGTTGATACTTGCTTCAGTACCAGTAGCAAATGAAACGATATCAGCAACAGTTGCAGTGTTAAGCGTGAAAGCTCCTTTTGAGTAATCAAAAAGACCTTGGTTTACATCATCACTATTTTCATAGAAACGATCGTAAAGGCTTTTAGCTGTATCAGGATATCCTGCACCTTTAGATGTGTTTGTTCCACTAAAGTTAGAGTTTTCACCCATGTAAGGACCGTAATGGTCTCCACTATTTCTTTCCTGAATTTTAGGAATGAAGTAGAATAATTTACCAATTGGTAAGTTCATAGCTTGAACAGACACTAAGTCGTTAGCTAATAATTTAGAGAATACACGACGAATGATAGGGAATACCACAGTCTCGAAAGAACCAGACGCATCTGCAGTTGCAGCTTCGTTGATTAAATAAGACGCTTGGTTTTCATATAATTGCGCGATGTTATCTTTTTGGTGACCTTCAAGACCTTCTAAAAATCCTAAGTCATCCCATTTTTTGATGGTATCTTCTTTGATAACACGTAAGTGCTTAAGACCGATGTTACCAACCATACCTGATTCTAATAATGCTCCCATTTTGTATGTTTTTGTTTTTTTTAATTTTTATTTTATTTTATTTTACTCATCAAATCTTTCATTCTCTTGAATTGAGGATTTTCGTAAGCTTTTGACTCAGTCAATGTCTCTTGAGAAGAAGATGTTGTTGGAGTTGCAGAGATTTTATTTACAACAGACTCGGTTACTGGTTTTTTAGAACCTAATTCTGCTTCAATAGTTTTGAATAAGTTTTTAGACTCATTCATAGTAGAAACTGAATCAAATCTCTTTAATATGTTCAATTTCTCTTGTTTTGTTGTTGAATGCTCAGTCACCAAACGAGTGAAGTAAGCTAAGTTTGCATTGAAGATTGCAACTTCGTTAAGTTTGTCTTTGAAAAGAACTAAGGCTTTTTTATATTCACCATTTTGTTTCTTCAAAGTTTCAACCTCTTCGTTGATTGTTGAACCTGCTTTGTATTTTTTCTTACTTGGTAAACCTGCACGATGCATACCGTTTTTGTTACCATGAGGATTAGACTTAGTTCTTGCAGCTTCATCAGCTTGAACTTTGTGGTCATCGTCATCATCTTCGTCTTCATCCTCTTCTTCACCTAAATTAGTATCAGGTGTAGTAGGGTCAGTGTCTTCTTCATCCAATGTTATTTCATATAAATTTGATTCATCTTCTTCTTCCTCATCTGAAGTATGATCCGTAAACGGCTCAGATTCTTCTTCATGAGATGGTGTAGATTCATCATCAAGTTTAATGATATACTCATTGTCACCGTCATTAACGCTAAGATGACCTCCGTCTTTTTTAACTACGATACCATCTTCTGGTTTCATAGCTTTGAACACTTTCATAACTTCATCATCTGAAGCACCTGTCATGTCCATAACGTCGTTGTCCGCGTCAACATCAGTATCATCTTCATCATCAGCATTGTAATCATCCATATCAGCGTCAGCATCCATGTCAGAATCAGCATCTAATGAGTCGATACCTTTTGGTTCATTATCGAGGTCTGTGTCATCAGCAGCTTCTCCTTCTTCATCTGACTCATCGTCATCTGATTCCTCGTCGTCGCTTGCCATATCATTTTCTTCCTCTTCGTCAGGAATAGCACTTTCGTCATCATCTTCTTCAGAAGCCTTAGCTTCCTCTTCTTGTGATGCCCAGTTTTCATCCTCTTCTTCTTTAGATTCTTTAAGCAATTCGCTTAGTTCTTTCTTCATAGTTGAAGAAATTATACCTTTTGCATTTGCTTTAACTGCTTCTTCAAGTGTTTCGATTTGAAGTAAAGCTTGTTCTAAAATTGATTTTTCAGCCATTATTTAAATTGGTTTTATTACTATATAAATAGTGTGTTATTAATAAAAAACTTGTTTTTGATATTGTTATACCTAAAAAATTGCTTATTTACCTAAAAAATTATCAAGTTTCCCCATTAATTTTTTCATTTTGTCCACTTCTTGGGGTTTTTCTTGCACTGATTCTTGATATTGATCCCTATCTTTTAAATCTTGGAAAACATATGCACCAGGTGTTGATGGTGAAGAAACTAAGTCAAAACAAACTAATTCATAATCGTCTTGAACAATGTTTTCACCTTTAACGTTCTTTAAAGAACCGACACCACGTGATGAGATACCTAAAGTTGCTCCGTTCATTAATAACATTGCAGCTTGGTCTCCTTTAGTGGATACAATACCCATTTTTCTCCAACCGGGTGATGTGAATAATTTGATTTTTCCCATTAACATTTTACCGTCCCACCAAGTCTCAAGAATTGAGTGTGATACACGGTCTAAATCAATAAGGGATGAGGATGGGTGGTTTAATTCATTTAGAGCACCACCTTTTTTAATTACGGATTGATATTTCTCATTCTCCCTCATAAGAATGGGTTTAGGATAAATCCTACCATTCTTATTAGGAGTGTCATATTTTTGTAAAACTGCGTATAAAATTAAATCTTGCGAAAAATCTATATCCTTCGCTTCTCTAAGAATATGCTTATTTTCTTCAGCGGAAACATGTCCCGCGTCGTATTCAATTAATATTCCGTGACCGGAATCTTTTGGTCCTAATATCTTCATCTATAGATTTTATTTCTATAAATACTTCGATATCGCTATTATTTTTTAGTATTATGAAAATTGAATAGCTTTTTATCCGTTAAACCATTATCAACAACGGTTTCCATGATAGTTCTTGTTAACGTTTTTATTTCTTTTGACTTAACATCAAAGAATTTGTCAACATATAATGTGATTTCCAAATTCATAAAAGACCTTTTTTCCATTTTAATACCTTTGGTCCTTATGTCCAAATCAACAATACATTGTTGTTTGAAATTGGCATTACCCATATTATAGATAATTTGCTTTATTTGTTTTCTTGTTTTAAAAATTAGATTGTCATAATCTTCATCTTCAATTTCGGGTTGTAACCAAGAATTAAGTTTTAAGTAGATTGTTTTAAGATTTTTAAAATCTACTGTTCCATACCCGATTTTTACATTGTTGTAAATCCCCAATGGGATATACTTACCTGTTTTCATTAATTTTTCATATTATTATATTTTATGGTGTTATTTAAAAAATAAATAAAATATTTTAGAATTCCAAAAATTTTTTATATTTTTGTTATATAATTATATAATATGATTATCGTTGATTTATCTAAAGAAAGAAGTATTGAAACAGCGTTAAGAACTTATAAAAATAAAGTTCAAAAAGTTAAGCAAGTTCAAGAATTAAGGATGAGACAAGTATTTGTAAAACCTTCAGTTAAGAAAAGAACGCAAAAGCTAAAAGCGGTGTATATTCAACAAAAAAGAAATGGTCTTAATTAAGACCATTTTTTAATTCGTTTAATCTAAAGTAATTGTATCGCGACGGGGACATTTGAGTCACCTCATCCTTTACCGCCTTTAATTTGTTGGATAAATCCGTATCATTTGATTCACTTAAAAGTGTAGATACTTGGTTAATAACCGATTCTGCTAATTCGTTTGATTTAGTTATTAATTCATCGTGTGAAATTGATAAGATATTTTTCAATTCATCTTTTTCCGATTCAGATAGTGTATTTGAATATAATACGTTAAAATTGTTTGCCAAAACAGCGTTTAATAAATTTTCGTTTGGAACTAATGTTGTTTCTTTTGATTCTTTAATTTCCTTTTTAGTTGATAAATGTTCCACCAATTTCTTTTTTGCGGTTACCTTCTTTTCAATATTGGATAATTTGTCAGGTTCAGATAATACATCTAATGCTTCATATAAATCGTTTGTTACAATTTCAACATCACCTAATTTATTATGTAAAGATTCACAAAACATGTTTAGTTTACCCCAATTACCTATTGGTTGACCAAAATACGTATTTAATCCCTCAACGTATAATCTTGCGGTATCCTTATCTTCAATATACTTGTTTTCGATTTCTTCATAGAACAAATACATTTCTTTAAAATCTTTATTTTCCTTTATAGTTGTTAAAATATCTTTAATCTCCGCCTTATTTTCGTTTGCGTAAGATTCAGTTAACTTAGTTAACAATTTTGATTTAACAATGCCAAATTTATTCATTTTTATTCGTTTATAATTTCGTTTAATTTTGTTTCTATCTCATAAATATTCTGTTGAGCCTTTTCCATATTAAATAAATCTTTAAATTCAGAACTTTCATCACCCAATAGACTTAATATTTTAGATTTCTTCGTTTTATTTGGTTTAGAGTAACCTTCGCTTAATGGTTCCGCTCCTCCACCCGCAGGTGATGGTGGTGCTGATGCTCCGCCGCCCATAGCTCCCATTCCACCACCAGGTGCTTCACCACCTAATTGGCCAGATGCTTCAAGCTTTTCTCTTTCTTCTTCAGGTATACCGTATTTAGCATCCACTTCATCAAACACACCTGAACGTTTAATAATGTTTTGTGTGTTCGTTAATTCAAATCCGATAGCTCTTTCAAGACGTTGTTGTTGTAAATCAAGAATAACATCGTTATCACTAAATCCAAGAATGTTCTTTTTAGCCCATGTATGTGATACAGGTAAAATACCTATTTGTGATTGGTCAGATGTTGCGTCTTTATACAATGTTATTTTTTCTTTCCAAGATTCAATTTTTAATAAATCAGATTGTGTCGATGGATTACTTAAAGATAATTGGAAGTTGTTTAATTCATCTTCCATACCTAAAAGGTATAAATGGATTAACGCAACTTTATTTAACTCTTGTATTAAAGACTTTTGAATTTTATTGATTGTTCTTGCAAAACGAATATCCATTAATGCAAGATTCTTACCATCACCAACAACTTCTTCAAAACCTAAGAAAGCCTTAGGAATACGAAGAGCTGCTAACATTTTCTTTTGAATATATTCAATGTCCGCAATCTCACCTAAATTTTGAGCGCCTGCTAAAGTTTCAATTGGACTTGATTGTGATGGGTCACGAACAGGAATGAAATAATCTTGGTCTACCGCCATTTGATTAAATCTCATATCCACTTGACCATTACGAGCATCAGGAACAGCTTGTCTTTTAAACTTATTCGCAACACGTTGAACATATGGTTCGATGTCTTTATCATCCATGTTACCCACAAACACTTTAAACACACGTCTTTCAGGTGCTCTTGTTGTTCTATAAATTAACATAGCATCTTCAGCTAAAAGTAATTGTTTCCAAATTCTTCTAACCTTATCCAACATTGATGTTCCATATGGTAACTTTCTATCGTCACCTAATAATCTAAAGTGAGCAACTTCCCATGCTTGGAATTCCATTTCTTTATTTTTCCATTGGAAACGTAATTCTCTTGATGGTAATTTAATCTCTCTTTGAACAGGTGATTTTGATGAAGCACCTTCAATTCTTTCTATTTCAATATTTGGTAATTGTTGAACACCAACAATACCTGCTTCAGGGTCAATTTTTAAGTAAACAAAATTATCACCATACTTACATAAACCACGAGCCCACATTTGTAAGTTTGTGTTAATGTCTAATTTGTTATTAAACAAATCATCCAATTCAGTTTTAATTCTATCTGAATCCGAAAATATGGTTAATATTTCACCCTTTTCAGACATCGTTGTAGATTCTTCTGAATAGATGTCTAACGCCGCTGAAATTTCAGGAGTAAACTCCATTGATTCATAATCGTAATATGCTGCTAATCTATTTGGTTCATAATAAACCGATTGATTGTATAAAGATTGATCAAGTTTTGTCCATTTGTCAGCAATGTATGATGATTGCTGTGCTTGTAACAAGGCCTTTTCATATTCTTCTTTGCTATCTGTTTTTAATAACTCGTCTTTTGAAAAATTAAACGAAGGTGACTTTTCTTGGTCAACTTTACCAGGATAACCAAACATCTTGGTAAGTTTCTGAAAGACTGTCATGTTTTGCTCTGCCATGTATATAAATAGTTTTCTTTAAGAATATAACATTAATAATTGATAAAATGTATATTATCTTGGTCTACCGAATAACCAACCGAACTCCTTATATGATTCTTGTGGTAATCGAGTGTCGTTATTTTGATGAAATATGTTATTAACACCACCATCCATGGCCATAGAACCTATTGGGTCTAAAGATGTTCCGTATGAATAAAAGGTTTTATTTGCTTCGTATGTTCTTTCTGATGATACCCAAGACTCAATCATGGCCTTATTTTTTGCATCATTTTTTTGTAACTGATTGAAACACATGTCACCAGCATACAATGCCATAGATAAACTCATGATTGAATCATCATGTGCTCCTTTCATGTGATCAGGTCTACCATTTATGTAAACAAACGTGTTAAGTTCATTTAATAATCTGGTAGAACGAATTGCAAATCCCTTTCTTACTTGTTCTTCAAATGCTGCAACAATTTGTGTTCTTTTATTATTAAAGTTTAAACCAGGGATTTTCTCCATGGCTTTTTTATTGTATTCCCAAATATTTTGTGTGTTTACACCATCAATATAAAGGTGTTTATAATTTAATTCTTGTAACTTTCTTGACGTTGCGATACCCATACCGCCTGTGATATCTATAACGATAAATGCGTCATATAATATTCCCCATTTGTATGCAATTGCAGCTAAGTCATCAGGAGGTATTTTTCCAATATATTCAACAACCTGTTCTCTATCATCAAAATCAACAATGTTAATTGATGAAAAGTCTTCGCTATCTCCTCTACTAACATCGACACCCATAATATAACGATGTCCTTGAATTGGTTCTTTCCATTGCCAGAAAGTTCCTTGCATATATTTTTCTTTTGGTTGTCTAACTAAATTCTTAGCAATGTTCTCTTGGACTTCACCAGGAATTACACCATCACCCGAACCTAAAAAGTCACATTCCAACTCTTGTGCAATCTTACGTCTATCATATTTGAATTTTTTTGACATTGATTCAAACCAAGATGAGAATGGTTTGTAACCTTGTTCCATGTATTCTTCATATTTTTCAATATCAAAATCATACATAACAACTTCATCATCATTGTATTGTTCTCTGTTTAACATGTAATGACAAATATCACTACACTTAACCCAACGTAAATCTTTGGTATAACGAGGGTCTTTAAACCATCTTAAGTCTGTAATATGGAAATCATTTATACCGCGTAATGCTTGGTCAAAAACACCATAATAAATCGGGTCATAACCATTCGGTGTTGATACTAATATAATTTTACCTCCCGTAGAAAGTGAGGCCATAGACGCCGCCCAAAAATCTTCTCCCGCTTCAATATAAGCAGCTTCGTCAAATACCAATACTGTTGGTGTATAACCACGTAATGCATCCGCAGATGTTGCTACCGCTTTTACTTCACAACCATTGTTTAATCTAAATCTACTTTCAGAGTTTTTATCAGGTGAAAACCCTACGTTTAACCATTCTGGCCATTGTTCTAAGAAATGTCTAATCTTGTTAGCCATTTCCACTGCAGTATCTTTTTTGTTCGCAATAACTAAGACTCTTTCGGGGTTTTCAGGTTTTGCTAATTGTAATTTTTTTGATAACCATGCTGCTGTTACTGTAGTAACACCTGCTTGTCTATATTTCCTTGTGATATTTTCGTTATACTTTTCGTAATCCTCAATCAATTGAATTTGGTCAGGAAATAAATCCATTGGAACGTATTTCTTCTGCGTATTGTCATATGTTTGAAGATATGTTTTCAAAGCATATGGTGTATCTTTAATAATTCTTGCGTATTCTTTTAATTGTTCTATTTTTGAATTCATATATATAAATACAAAAAAAGAGGGTTAAAACCCTCTTTTCAATATTATCTCGCAGGAACTAACTCCCCACCGTCATCGTCATCTTCTTCGTCGTCATTTCCACTATTTGGTAAATCAACGCCTATTGAATTCAACCAACTTTTTAATTCGTCGTCATCTTCTTCATCAGTCAATTGGTCTAAATCACTATTAAATAAATCGTTAATTTCTTCGTCATTAAACGTTTTGATGATGTTATCTGTTAATTCACTAAGTAATCTCTTACCTGCATCACTACCTGATACCACTTCCTTACATAAAACTAAAAACTTTTTTGCAGGTAACTTGAAAATTTCCATTAACAAGTAGTTTTGTATTTCAACTTTATTTTCATCGGTTAAAATATCCTCTGGCATTTGTAATCTGATTCTATCCCAAATAGCAGGTCCTAAACGTAAATCCCACATTTCTTTTTCTAATGTGTCTTCACTATCAGAAACCGCTTGATTCATTTCGTCATCTTCAGGTTGACCGTGAATTGCAAATATTTCCATAACACCCTTTATACATTCGTGAACACATATAGGGAAATTCAACGCTCTAACTTTAATTGTTGGAGGGTCTGTTTGAGTATCTACCTCTTCTTTACCACCAACACCACCTGCAGAATTCATCATCATTTGCATTGTGTCATCACCCAATTGCCAATATAAGCTATCGTTAATTGACATCAATATGCCATAGTCGTTTAATAATGTTTGTGAACCAGTGATTTGCTGTATTCTTTCAGGAACTAAATGATACATGTAATGGCCTTTTTTAGATGCGCCTTGTATCATAGCATTCATCATTCTTCTTTTGGCTTTCTCTAGATTCAACTGCTCCAAATCTGTCATTAACTCCTCCTCAACTTCAATGTTTACTTGAGGTATTTGGGGTTCTTGTTGTTGTTCTCTATTAAAATTATCGGTATTAATTTCACCCATACCTACAATTTTAACATCCCATTGGAATGAACCTTCAGGAATGCCCATTTCTTTCATTACCAATTCAACAGCTAATTGTTCTAACTCAGCTCTGTGTGATGCTTCAATTTGAACAATTCTGTTATGAGCACCCATCATCATCTGAGTTAAAGGACCTATACCTCTATCAGCGTTCATTGGTGCGTTTTGACCTGTATATTGTCTAACTTTAGCTACTACTTGCTTATATCTTTCAGATGCTAATAACTCTTGGAAATTTTGACCCGGTGCACCTTCTTCTCTACCTGTTTGAGGTAAAGGAATTTTTTGTAACGGAGTATCTCCTGTTTCTAATTTACCCGTAATATCACCATGCGGTCTATCGGGTGTATCATAATCCATTGCCATCTCATTAATGTTTGATTCAATCAAAGATAACAAATTCTTTTTAGAAAATTTCATTTATACAAATATTTTTTACTCAAACGAAGCTTTTGGCTTTGGATTAGGTTTTTTGCCCGGATTATAAGGTGTTTTTGGTTTTTCACCTGGTTTAGTTCCTGGTTTAACTGTTGGTTTTGTTGGTGCTGTTGCGGGACCCGCAGATTTAATTGATTCGTAACTCATAAATTCAGGAACACCATTGTGACCTTTTTTTACGTTTGGACCGTGTGCAACTGCCATGTCTGCTTCTGTTAATTTTGTGCTGATAAGTTCCATAATTTCTTCTTTTGACGTAAAACTATGATAAAAATTACTTTCAGCCAAATTATTTACCCAATTATTTACTTCCTTTTGTTCTCTATTAAGATTCTTCCACATAGCTGCAGCTGCAACCTTTTCGCCCTTTTCTTTACTACCATATTCCTTAGCTGCTTTATCCGCTAATTTTTCAAATCCTTTACCTTTTTTACCAATATCACCACCCTTCTTAGCTTTCTTTACAACTTCACTTTTTTTCTCTTTAGAAAGACCTGCAGATGGTTTTGATTCATCCATATCGCTTTCATCATCAGATTTTTCATCAGACTCTTCTTCATTTGAATCGTCTTTACAATCGTTAACATAATTCTTATGTGCGTCTTTAACCTCGTCATCAGTAGGTTCTCTATCCAAATCCTTAGTTAATTTTTCCTTAATTGCGTTATGAATTACATCATGCAATGAATCATCAGATTCATCTTCCTCAGTTGCTTCAACCTCTTTCTTTTTAGGGGCTGTTTTTTTCTTAGGTGTTGTTTTTGCTGCGCCCTTAACAGGTGCACCAAATACTGAACCACTTGATTTTGGAGCTTTAACGGTTAATCCCATATCAGCCTCCTTCATATCTTCTTTTTTAGCTTTTAATATTTTAAAATCTTGACCGTCAATTTTACCATTGTGATTTGCATCAATTTTCTTTTGGTCGCCTTTTAAATCTTCTTTAACTTCTTTCTTTTTTTGACCTCTTAATATTTTAAAATCTTGAGCGTCAATTTTACCGTTATGATTTTTATCTAATTTCTTTTGACCACCTTTTAATTCTTCACCAATATTTGCAGGTGTCCCTGAATTAGATAAACCTGTAGCAATTTGAGCAGCGTTAGGTAATTTTGCACTTACAGTTACAGGAGCTTTTCCTGATGTTTGTGTCGCTTGTTCACCTAACATTCTTTTAGCTAAATCATTTATTTGGTTGTCATTGAAATTAGCCAACGTTTTTGCTGACATTCCTTCATTAACCAATTTTTGTATTAATTCTGAACGTTTCATATATTCTTGAAATTTATTTCTTCTTTTAATAAAACAAATGACCTTTGTTTTAATTTTTTAGTTACGCTATCAATCGATTCTCCGAATTTAAAAGTTAACCTTTCATTTTCGGCGTCAAAATCGAATTTTTCCCATGCTAACGCTATGACACCATCTACAGCATCAATGACTCCGAAATAATCGGAGTCTTGAATTAAGTCTAATTGTAAATCAGTATTTTTTAATAAACCAACCACATCGACATATTCCATGTCAGGAGATTTTGGTTGGGTTGATGCAGATGCGGGAATTACAAACCATTCACCCATGTCAATTTCAGTGGATTCACTGAAGATGAATTCGTATTGCTTTTGACCTTTGTAATCGGAGCCGATTTCATTGACATATATTAGATGCATTTGTTATTTGAAGTATTTGCTTAAAGTATTACCTAATGCTTTTTTTATTTCTTCTAAATCAATGTATTCAGTTTTATCACCACCATCCATAGAATTGTTTTCATCCATGTAGTCAGATAAACTTGTTTCATTTTGTTGAGCAGGTGCGCCTGAATTTACAAATGCCTCAAGAGCATTCATTCCCTCGCCCATATCTTGATCAGGAGCGTCAGGAGCAGCTTCTGGCTCAACAGCAGGCTCTTCACCTGTTGGTTGTTCACCACCTTCTTCACCTTCTTCGTCTCTTTCAAATTTCTTACCTATTTCTTCAATATCTTCATCGTCTAATTTGTCTAAATCAACCGCAGATATAATCATGTTTAAAACGTATTTGATATCATCGCTTTCCATTTTCTCATGTTGGTCTCTTAATTCTTGACCTAATTTACCCGCGTATTTTTGAACTTCAGCCATATAGCTTGAACGCTTTCCTTCTTCGTCACCACTACCTACAGAATCTGCGGTATCAGGACCATCAGGTGCATCGCCCATTTCTGGAGCAGGAGCAGCATCAGGAGCCGGTGCGGCATCAGGTGCAGGAGCAGCCGCATCTTCAGGTGCAGGAGCCGGTGCAGGTGGCATGTCTTGTTCCGGTAATTCCGCTTCAGGTTTTGATGGTTTTAAAACATACTTTGTTGCTTCGTTTAACTCGTCTTGACCTTGAATAAGATTTAATCTTTTTAAAGCTTCGCCGTATGAGCTAAATTTGTTTTTATTTTTCATGAACATACCACCGATATAATCGAGTGATGATTCATTTAAACCTCTTTTAACATAGTAACCGTCTTTTTCTTTAACGATACCATATACACCACCTATTTTAGATTCTTTTACTAACTCAGGTTTAGTTGTTGAGGATTTTTTATTGTTACCGTAGTATGTTAATTCGAGAATTCTTTTCATTTTCTCGTCACCTTGTAACTTTTCGCTACCGACTGGTTTCAAATCTGCCATTTTTTAATAATTAAGTTAACTTATTCTTATCATATAAATACATTGTAATACGGAAAAAAATAAGGGTATTTATTGTGCCACAGACAATTTTTTATCCGTAATGCTTGTTTTTAATTTTAATAGTTTTTCAATATATCCGTTTCTACGCAATAGTTTGAAGGTTAAATTTTCATAAGAATACTCACCGCCCGTATCCAAACCACTTTGTCTAAACTCCTTAAGCTTCTTTCTTAAGGACTCGATTTTATCTAAAACATTAACACCTTTTTGCGATTGCGCAATCAAAGCGTCAATTTTCTTAGCAAACTCCTCACCTTTGCTTAATATTTTTCTGTCATCAATCTTCGCCTTATTCTTACTCGGCTTAACCAACCATTTATCGTGTAAAACAGAATAAACACCGGATGATACATGCTCTTCTTCAACATCTTGAACGTATAATTCAACATCGTAACCTTTTACAATTACTTCATGTTTTTCATTCCATACCGCTTTTTTTGCATCAAAAAACTCTTTTAGGATATCGGAATTATATTTCGATTCTTTAAAATCAATCATGATATGTAGGTCAACGTCTGAAAAATCAGACCAATTGTAATTTGCAAGCGAACCCGTAAGAACAATATCATGAATAAAAAAATCAACGCCAAGGCTTTCAATAAAGTCGTCAGCTATTTCCAATAACTTATCCTTGATGTCATCGCGCATTTTGTTACCTTCAAATATTTGAGGGGATAATTCTTCTTTAGTTTCAAAAGATTTAATAATCCTTTCGTCACCTTCCTTATCCTCAATTAATTCTTCAAATAAACTCATTTTACTTTGGTATATTCGTGATTCTTAGCGATTTTCTCGTTAAAGAATTTTCCTTGGGAGTCAGCCATTCTAAATTTAGTGAATAGCGCCCAAGGAACTTTATTATATACATAAATACCACCAGTATTAAATGTTATTGCTAATGTTTCCGCTTCGGTGTCATAAGTGGCGGCCGTAATGTTAGATGATTTGATGGTAACAGAGATTTCTTTACCATTTATTGCTTCAGATAAAATAGACATATTAGTTATTTTTTAATAATATATCTAATAAATACCAAAAAGAAAACCCCGATTTCTCGGGGCTTATCTTTAGTTTGAAACTTTTTTGAACTTAAATTGCTTTGCAATGTAACGATTGAAAAACTTACCTTGCGATTCAGATAATCTGAACTTTGTGAATAACAAAGTTGGGACCTTTCTGTATTCGTAAGATGCGCCGTTGTTAAAATTAACAACTAATTTTTCAGTCAAACAATCGAATGAAGCCGATTTAAGACTTGATGATGTGATGTTCAAATCAATCATCCTTCCGTTGATTTTTTCTTTTTTAATACTCATATGTATATAATTTAGGTGTGTAATAAATTTATACAAAAAATTCGGTAAAAAAAAATTTTGAGCAAAAAATATTAAAAAATTTTGTTAATTCAACGAAATTAGTCTTTCCAATGACTTCTTCTTATCAATTGGTAGCACCAATTCAAGCACACCGTTCTCAACCTTACCGATGATATCCTTTTCTTTAACGTCATCAGGAACATTATATGATTTAACAAACGAACCAATGAAATGGTGTTCCAAATCCTTTTCGTCTTTTTCAAATTGAATGGTTAAGACACCTTCTTTGGTTGTTATTTTTAAATCGTCCTTAGTTAAACCAGGGACGCTTAATGAAACCTTATATTCGGTCTCGGTTTTCTGAACTTTAGTTTCAGGAGTTTTTAGAAACTTTGATGTTTCAAACACGCTTTCAAATCCTTGAAAGAATGGGTCTTTGAATAATGTAATCATAGTATTATATTTTTTTATTACATTTAATCAAATTATTTGCCACAACAAAAATATTGACACTTTGTCATAATATACAAATTTTTTTTGACAATTTGTCTTGGTTTGGTTTTTATCACAATTATTGTTATATTTGTATCAACATTAAATTATAAACACATGTCAGTAGATTATTTCGATGATGGTGCACCCATCAGTCCAAAGAAAGTTAGAAAAGGCTCATCAACGCCGATACTTGATAACTTTTCTCGCGACTTAAACAAAATGGCTGAAGAAGGAAAGATTGATCCTGTCGTTGGCCGAGATAAAGAGGTAAAGCGCATTGCGCAAATTTTATCTCGTAAGAAAAAAAATAATGCAGTTATTGTAGGTGATGCTGGTGTTGGTAAATCAGCGTTAGTTGAAAAGCTTGCGTTATTAATTCAAAAGGGTGAATGTCCTTCCAATCTTTTGGATAAAAGATTAGTTTCTTTAGATTTAACATCATTAGTTGCAGGAACAAAATATCGTGGTCAATTTGAAGAAAGAATTAAAGCAATATTAAATGAATTACAAGCTGAACCAAATGTAATTGTTTTCATCGATGAATTACATACTATGGTTGGTGCTGGTAATGCAAGTGGTGCAATGGATGCTGCTAATATATTAAAGCCTGCGCTTGCACGCGGTGAAATACAATGTATTGGTGCAACAACGTTTGATGAATTCAAAAAACATATTGAAAAAGATGCTGCTTTAGTTCGTCGCTTCCAAAAAATTATTTTACAAGAACCAACAGCTGCTGAAACGGTTGAAATCTTAAAAAATTTACAACCATCTTACGAAACGTTTCATAAGGTATTATATCAAGACGATGTTATTCAAACAATCGTCAAATTATCAGGTAGATATATTACCGATAGACAATTCCCTGATAAAGCAATCGATGTTTTGGATGAGTTGGGTTCTGAAAAGAAAGTAACAAGCCGTGTTCCCGATTCAATTGAAAAATTAAAAAAAGAAATTGATGAAATTAAGGATAAGAAGCTTGATGTCGTTAAAAAGCAAAATTACGAACAAGCAGCTAAGTTACGCGATGACGAAAAAAAGCTTAACACTAAATTAGATGTTGAAAAACAAAAGTGGGCTGATTCATTAAAAGATAATAAGACCCCTGTTAGTGTTGATGATGTTTATACTATCATCACTAATATGACTGGTGTTCCAATTACTAAATTGGATGCTAAAGAAACTGAGAAGCTTTTAAAAATGGAACAAATTTTACAAGCTAAGGTTATTGGTCAAGATGATGCTATCACCACAATATCAAAAGCGATTAGAAGAAATCGCGTTGGTATTAAAGATGCGAATAAACCAATTGGTTCATTTATATTCTTAGGTTCAACGGGTGTTGGTAAAACATTCTTAGCTAAATCAATTGCGGAATTATTATTTGGCGACCCTGATAAAATCATTCGCGTTGATATGAGTGAGTTCATGGAGAAACATAACGTATCTAAATTAATTGGTTCACCTCCGGGTTATGTTGGATATGATGAAGGTGGTCAATTAACTGAGAAGATAAAAAACAATCCATTCTCCGTTGTGTTATTTGACGAAATTGAAAAAGCACACAAAGACGTGTTTAATATTTTACTTCAAATTTTAGATGAAGGTCACTTAACCGATTCATTTGGTAGAAAAGTTAATTTTACAAATACGATTATTATCATGACATCTAATGTTGGTGCTAAACGTGTATCTGAATTAGGTGGTGGTGTCGGCTTTAATTTAAAAGGTAAAGAAGAAGAACAACTTGAGGTTAGAAAATCAATGATTCAAAAAGCATTGAAGCAACAATTCAATCCCGAGTTTTTAAATCGTATCGATGATATTATTTTATTCAACGCACTTAATGAAGAAACGATGAAAAAAATCATCGCCATTGAAATCGATAAGTTATCAAATCGTTTAAAAGAAAAAGGATACAAAATTAATTTTGATAAAACTTTATTAAACAGAGTATTTGAATTAAACTCACAAGAAGAATATGGTGCACGTCCTCTTAAAAGAATCATACAAAATCTTTTAGAGGATTTCTTAAGCGAAGAGATTTTAAAAGGTAATATTGTTGAAAATCAATCAATTACCATTAAATTTAAGGATGAAAAATTATTTATTGCAAAAAAAGTTATTTAATATTTAATTTTTTCTAAAATTTATATATTTATATCCTTGGAGGTTCTCTTTGTCGATTACCTTTTCGTTTTTTTCAAAAGTAAGTGACGTTGAACTCACTGAAAGACCTTAAACCCCGACAACTCGTTGGGGTTTTTTTATTAATATATTTTGTAATCTGCCTTATTTTTCGTATATTTAAGGTATATGAAAAAAATTACATTAGTATTGGCTCTTGGTGTAGCACTTACACTAACAGCATGTGGTTCAGGGTCAACCGCAACTCAAACAACTGACTCTACTGCAACAATTGTTGATTCAACAGCTAAAGCAACTGACAGCACTGCAGTTAAAACAGATTCTACTACAGGTGGTTCTAAAACTGAAACAACTGTAAAATAAGAAATGGGGGGTTGGTATACCCGACCCCTATTTTTTTAACTTTAAAAAAAACTTCCAAATGGAAGAAAAAATATACAAAGGGGATTTAATATTATTAAGGGGTTTACCTGGTTCAGGTAAATCAACATTGGGTCAAATAATATTGCGCAATTTATCGATTGACGATTCACACGTTTTATCTGCCGACGATTTTTTTATTGATGAAAAGGGTAATTACAATTTTGATGCTTCGAAAATAAAATTGGCACATAATTTTTGTCAAGAAAAATGTGCTGAAAGAATGAAATATGAAATATCAAAAATTGTGGTGGCTAATACATTTACCCAAGAATGGGAAATGGAAAAATATTACGAAATGGCTGAAAGATATAATTATCGTATTCATAGCGTCATTGTTGAAAATAGACACGAAGGTGAAAATGTTCACGGTGTTCCGCAAGATAAACTTCAGCAAATGAAGGACAGATTTCAAATCAAATTGTAAATGAGTCAGTTTATCGAATCTTTTATTAAATCGGTAAATCCACCACAAAAAACACCAATCAAAAACTGTGCTAACTACATTAGAAAAATATTACAAAGATGGTTTACTTCATAAGCAAATACATCCAACACTTGATTTAACTATTTGGAATTATTCACCTAAAGTTCAATATGAAAGATTATGGGACGAAATCACCATACAATGTCGTGGATTAGTTACTAATTCAAAAGGTGAGATTGTTGCAAGACCATTTAAAAAATTTTTTAATTACGAAGAATATAAACCTGAAGATATTCCAAATGAAGATTATGTTGTTTATGAAAAAATGGATGGTTCATTAGGAATTCTTTTTAATTATCAAAATCAATGGATTTTAGCTACTCGTGGTTCCTTCACATCACCGCAAGCAATTAAAGGAAAAGAAATTCTTGATAGGCATGACATAAGTGCGTGGAGAAAAGACAATACGTATTTGTTTGAAATCATTTATCCTGAAAATAGAATTGTTGTTGATTATGGTAATGAAGAAAAGTTAGTCGTTCTTGGTGCTTTCCATACTGAAACAGGTGAAGAAATACCTGACAGTAGTTTGTTTTGGACGCAGGACGCGGGATTTGAAGTTGTTACCACATATAAGACTTGGGGTGAAGGCTATGATTTATTAAAAGAAGAAATATCCAAGGATAAAGAAGGATATGTGATTCGTTTTAAAAATGGTTTTCGTATGAAAATCAAAGGTGATGAGTATAAACGTCTTCACAAAATTTTAACAAATATCTCAAATAGAGATATTTTTGAATATGTTAAAGAAGGTAAACCGTTGGATGAAATACTTGATAAGGTTCCTGATGAATTTTACAATTGGGTTAAAGAAACCAAAGAACATTTTGAACAACAATTTAAAACGATTGATTTAGAATATCGATTAATTTTTAAAAATATTACAGAAAGAAATAATATAACAGATAAAAAAACGTTTGCGCATTATGCGTTAAGTTACACTAACTCTGCTATTTTATTTGCTATGTTTGACAATAAGGATTATAAACATATAATTTGGAAAACTATTTATCCAAAATATTCAAAACCATTTAAGAACGATGAAAACTGAGAAAAAAAGATTATATCTTGATGACGTGAGAACGCCTATATCTGAAGATTGGATTGTTGTAAGGAACTACGATGATTTTGTGACGGAAGTAAAACGTTATGGTTTAGAAAGATTTGAAGTTATATCTTTAGACCACGATTTAGGCGATAGTGCTATGATTGAATACTATACAAATGTAAAAAATAATTATACGATTGATTATTCTAACATTACTGAGAAAACAGGATTAGATGCTGCAAAGTTTCTTGTAGCTGAAAGTATGAATAGGGGAATACCGTTACCACAAATTTATGTTCATTCAGCAAATCCCGTCGGCACACACAATATATTAGGGTATGTTAATAATTATTTTAAAAATTGTAGGACACATCAAATAGCTCAATACGTTAAAATTGAGCACACTATAGATGAACAATTTCAACTATCTCCTGAAGTTAGAGAGGCACGTTGGGACCGCAGTAAAAATAGTGAATAAGCTCTGAAAAAAAATCAGTATTTATACTGAATCTTTTTTGGCGGCATCAATTAAATTATATAATTTAGTCTTCAAATAATTACAAACACATAAATTCTAACACAATGGCTTACCACAAGAAAACACGCACGCCTTACAGAACCCTTCATCTTAAAGGTAGATACCAAGATTTCGATGAAATTTATGAAACAAACAAGGAAATGATTTATAAAAAAATTATTGAAATTTATGAAGGTTTTGCTGATAGCGATAAAAAAGTTCTAAGTCTTTACCTTAAAGGCTTAATCAAAGGCTTGGAGTGGGATACTGAATTTGTATTCTATCGAGAGCAGACAATTGTTTTGATTCGTGATGTTATGCCCTACTTTGAGCAAAAAGAAGATTACGAAACTTGTATTGAAATAAGAAATTTATACGAACGCTTGACAAATAAAAAATTATTGGTTACTATTGATTAGGTACTTGGAGAGGTGCTGTTATTTTTGTCATATCCTCGGGGTTTTTACTTCGAGGATTTTTTTATTGTATTATATCAAGAACCTCTTGTTATTATCCAATTATTCTTGGTAAACTAATATTTTTGTTGTATTATTCTAATAGTTATATAAAAAAAATACAATATGTTAAATTTATTTATAGGTCTTCTTTTAATTTGTTCCTCATTTGGAATTACACTTTCTAAAATCACAACCGAATATGGATTTCGTAAACAACGTCAACATATTAAACCGTTAGTGTTAGATAAAGAAGTATTAAAGCATCATTCTTGAACCAATCAAGAAGTTACTTAAGAATTGTGTACCAGGTTTTGTGTTACCACTTAATTTGTAATTAAAACTAAACCCAAATCTTTTGCTTAGTTTGTAATCAAATGAAGAACCTAACAAAAAGCCCATATGTCTATTTACGGTTGTTACGTTAGTAACACTATTCCAAGCAATGGGTGAAAACATGCTAAACACTTGTGGTGATATCGTAAGTTTTTTTGAATATACATAAGGTTTGGTCCAAAAGACAATTGCCGATGAAGCTACATTATAATCAAATCCTCCGTTATCATTTTTAAGGAATAAATTAATCACACCTAAATTATAACCATACGTTCCTCTTTTTGGTGTGGGTTTTATGAAAGTATATCCCAACAAATTCATATAGTTTCCTGCCAAATATGCAAATGCCGTTCCATATGAATGGATACCACTTAATTGTCCATCTTTTGTCATAGCCATTTTAGTATAACCCGCTGTTGTAACAACTGAACTTAAATTACTATTAACAACTAAACCTCCGCTATAACTTTCATCACCCATTAATGATGATTTACTTACACCCAATGATATTGACGCCAAATAACTACCATCCGCCTGTTGTGCTGTTGTTAAATCTGAAGCCAAAAGTAATGGATTAGTAACTTCCGCTTTTTTCTTTTTATCGTCTTCTTTCTTCTTCTCTTCTTTTTTCTTTTCTTCTTCCTTTTTATCTTCCTTTTTTTCTTCTGTTTTCTTTTCTTCTTTTTTATCGTCGCTTTTCTTTTCTTCGGATTTAGACTCTTCCTTTTTTTCTTCTGATTTTGATTCGGTTTTCTTTTCTTCCGTTTTTGATTCAGATTTACTTTCGGTTTTTGATTCTGATTTTTGTTCAGTAGAACCTCCACTTGATTTACTTTCACCACTTGAAGAAGAAGATGAACTACTACTTGATGATGAGCCGCTACTTGAAGATGAGCTACTTTCACCTCCTGATGATGAGCTGCCACTTGCCGGTGGTGGAGATGATGATCCTCCGCTCGCAGGTGGTGGTGGCGGTGGTGCACTCGCAGGTGGAGGTGGAGGTGCCGCAGCTGAACTTGCTGCCGCAGAACTCGCGCTACCACTAGCCGCAGAACTTGCAGATGATGATGCTGCTGAACTTGCTGCATTAGAAGCCGCTCCGCTTGCTGCTGAACTGGCCGCAGAACTCGCTGCGCCACTTGCTGCTGATGAAGCCGCATTACCTGCAGCGTTTGATGCAGCTGCCGCTGCTGCTTTTGCTGCTGCGTCTGCCGCGGCCTTTGCTGCCGCATCTGCTGCTGCTTTAGCTGCTGCGTCTGCCGCCGCTTTTGCTGCTGCCGCTTGTGCGGCTGCTATTGCGTCATTTTGTGTTGAACATGGTGTTGAAAATATCTTATTAACCCATAATTGAAACGCTCCACTATTCATGTCAGCTAACGTAACTATTCTTGATTGTCCTCTAATAATTGCAATAGTTTGGTTTTGACCAAATGGAATTGTAACCACATAAACTTTATTGTCACATGGGTCAATGTAAGTTTGTGTTATAGTGCTTTGACCGAAAGATTTAACACAAAAAAATAGTAATAGGAGAGGTATTAATATTTTTTTCATTATAAGTTATGCAATCCAATAGATATTTGATTGTAATTTCTAATTGGGTCTCTATCTAATTTTAATGTAAAGAATTTGAAATCTCTTATAACACCAAACTTAAATGTTGTAAAATTTGCGTTTGATTTTGGAAATGAAATACCACCGAGGTTATCTTTACCTTGATATCTAATCTCTTCGTGTCCAAATCCAATCATTCCATGAACACCTAATTTACCAAATCGTTTACCGCCACCAAGATATAATGTGCCTTGCTTGATAAAATCAGTTTTACTAAGTGGGAAATCTACCATATTAATTTTACCATATGGAAAATATTCATTGCGGTCAATATCATACGACATTGTATAATCTAAAATAAAGTATCCTTTATTACCACCTATGGCGCCCCAAAAAGAAGCTTGTTTATTATTTGTGTGACCAATACCTGCGCTAAAGTATTGAACCTTTTCTACAGTATCTCTTTTACCATTTTCATATATTCTAACAACACTTCTATGTCTCCAACCATAGTTATCATACCAAAGATATGGGTATGGTTGATACCAACCCCATGTTCCGTAATATAAACCATATGGATTCATCATAGTTGGTCTATATGTTCTTACTAATGGTTGTTGTGGGATAGGTTGACCCGGTCTAATTGGTTCTGTTTGTGTTCTCCATCTACTAACGTTATTTTGTTGTGGAAATGATTGTTGCATTCTTGGAGTCACACTTCCTTGTTGTGGTGCACTACTTCTCCAATGAGATACTTGCCCAAACATTAATGTTGGGATAAGTAACAATAAGAATAAAATGTTTTTCATTATTTTTCTATTTTAATTTTTATTTTTGGTTCATAACCTTTTGGTAACAATGTTTCCATACCGGTAAATTCACCATGTTTTTTATCTAAACGAATTGTTATAGTTTTTTTATCGCAGTTCATCATAATTTGACCAACTGTTTGCATATGAAATTTGTTATCAGTTCTATATGGATTTAAAAAAGGATTTTTCTTATATTTTTTCTTTAATAAATCTAACACATCTTGATCTGTTTTAGCCTTCTTCAAATTTTCTTTAGCTAATTCCATTCTACTATGTGAAGATTCTTTTTTGGGCCCACTTTGGTAACCTAAATCTTTATGGAATATTCCGTGATTAGTTCTAACCACAATTTTTTTATCTGATTTTAATTTTTTAATAACAGGAACATCAATACTTGAATGTTCAATAACGTAAATTTCATTACCATCACTAACAATTGATTGTCCTGTAACACCCTTTACTTTTGCACTACCGTCACCTTTTGTTGATATCAAAACTTTAATACAATCTCTTATATTTTTTTGTAATAATGCTTGTCTAATTTTAGCACCGTCACTTGCGTGTCTTGGATTCTTTTTTTTATCTTTATTTTCTTCTTTTTCTTCTTTAGCGGCTTTAATTTTATCACTTTCCTTTTCATCATCATTAACCATTAATGAAGAATTAACAATACCAATACCAAATTCATTCATACCTTCAGACCAATCAGTATCAACATCATGCCAATAAGCTATTTCAACGTTATTTAAAACTTCATGAACAATTTCCATTTCAGCATTATAACCTCTATCTCTGTTTTTGGCTAAAACAACCCCATCATTAAGTCTAACACCTGCTACTGTGCACTCGTTTAATGGTTCAGGTTTTACCACATTACTTATGATTTGCTTAAGTTGTGATTCTGTTATAACAATTGACTTTCCCATAACATATAAATATAAAAAAAGGGGGATTTAGTCCCCCTTATCATTATCTTAAAATATTTTATTTGGTAAACACACCTTTTTTAATCATTTTATCAAGAATATTTGCACATGCAATATCTAAAGCTTTTTTAGTTGCAATACTAATTGTGGATTGATTAAATTTAATTGGGTCTACAGTTGCATCAGATAACAATGTTAATTCTCTGTTAGTTTTAGCTTCACCTAAACCTGAAGCACCAATGATGGTTCCTGTTTGAGCATCGGTAAATCTTACTTGTAAACCTATACGAGTTACCATATTGTCTTTAATACCGTCTTTTAGATTGATAGTTTCGTCTTCAGATACTGAGTAATCATATACCTCAATTTCAACAAAATAATGAGCTAAACGAATCTTTCCACGACCATCTAATTTATCTTCAGATATACCTGCTTGAGACGCTTGGAATTGTTTTACCATACGGTTCTTAATTTCCGTTTTATCTTCAGTAAACATAAAACGACCAAGGTTATCCAAATATTCCAAAGTGATGTTTGCAACACCTAAGCCTACACGTTTTTCCTTTAATTCAGGATACATTTCATAGGTCTCGTCGTTGATACCACACTTAAGGATTTGAATTGGAACTTGAGGTCCATCATAGTTCAAATAAGCCGAAATGTCTTTTTTCTTTTCAAAATCCGCTTTAAATTCTTCTGTTTTAGTTCTACCAATTGTTTGTGCATGACACTTGTAATAAAAAAGTGAACATGTCATTAATATTGTTGTTAATAATAATTTTTTCATTTTAATTATTTCTTTGGTCCTTCATACCATATATTATCCGGATTATTTTTATAAGTTCCGTCTATTTTCCATGCTATTTCGTTTGAAATTTTTAGTTCTAAATCAGGATTAGTGAAATGAAGTATAATCCCAAAAATATCAAATGATAATGCAAATACTAACCAAACACCAACAAGTATTAAATAACCTTTGAACAGTGTTTCTCCGATGTTTTTAAATGATAAAGTCATAAACTGTTTTTTATATAAATATATCCAAAAAAAAAGGGAGTCTTAACTCCCTTTTTATTAACCTTCAGAATCTTCTTTTGGTGCTTCTTTCTTTGTAAATTTATCCAAAGTATCTGCGCCCATACCAATTGCAGTTATAACCATAACCGCATTAACTAATTCAGGTGCAGGTGCAAAATCTTTATTTGAAAATGAGTTTGCTAACATTGTTCCACATAGGAATAATGCGCCTACAAATGCGATTACCGGTTTTACCGAGATAGTGCCTCTTTCATCTTTGAAAAGGTCTATAAGCCATTCTTTAAATGTCATAGTCTGTTATTTTTGTCGTTTATTTATCCTTCTACGTCTTCACGTAATAGTCCACATTTTTGACACTCCTCGTGTCCGTCATGGTCAGAATCACCCCATTCGTGCTCACATTGTCTGTGTGCATGATGTTCAAATTCTAATTTTTCCATTTCATGCTCATGTTTTTGTTGAGCGACCTCCAATTCAAAGTTTTGTTTGTTTTCAACAACAGCTAAATCTCTTGCTGCAGCTGCACCCGCGACAAACGCATCAGGGATAAGTGGAGTAGGCGGCGTGTTAGTTTCCTTCATATCATTTGTATGAGATAAACTTGTTCCGTCTTCTTCATCCATTTTTTGGACCAACATTTTATCCTTATCTTGGTCGCTGAACCAGTAATCAATAATTTTACCGTAACTACCAATGAATGCGCCCAACATCAATAATAGAAGTTCTTTCCATTCTGCAGATGCGGGTGTTTTAGCCATAATAGCAGCAAATACACCTGCTATAATCACCATAAAACCACCCAATACCATGGCAGTAATATACCATCTTCTTTTCATTACTGAATTTAATAAATCCCTAAAACCGGTATTTGGTTGTGGGGTTTTTTGTTCGTCACTCATCTTTTTTTCTATCTATTTTAAAACTCATTTTTATTAGGAGATATAATCCCCCTATTATAACTGCTAAGGTTCCTATTTGGTAATAGATTACCACTGAGCAGGTTTTTCTTTAAACTCATCACCTTCTTTTTTCTTAGGTGCAGGTACTGGTTTTGCTGCTTCCGCAGGTTTTGCTGATGATGCGGCACCATTTCCACCACCTTGAACAATTACAGTTTTACCTGCAGCTTGTTGTTGAGGGATATTAATGTTTATTGATTGTTGTGTTTGTGGTTGAGCTTTAGCATCACTCTCCTTTGGTTTTTGTAGGTAAGTCATTAAAAATGCTCCACCCGCTGTAACTAACGTTCCAACTGTTCCAATAATGGTTTTCTTTAAACCGCTCATTGAACCGTCATTGTGTTTTTCATTTTTTGCCATCGCTTCGTCAGGCGTTTGTTCTTTTTTTGTTTTTGCCATCTTTTTTTGTGTTTAGTGTTTATATATAATTATCTTAGATTTTATTAAAATCAGTTATGGTTAACATATTACCATTTGCGTCATATAGAGCTATTCTATAAGCTGAAGACGGTAAAGCTGAGGTGTATACTCTTAAGATATTATCACCCACTTTTACGTCACTTGTTGATTTTGACACAACTCTATTAGAGATATCAAATATTTTAACCGTAACGGTTTGAGCTACATCACTTTTTATGTTCATAGCCACCTCACTTGTTACAAAAGGTGTTTCCAACTTTAAACCAACTGAACTGCTGATTTTTAAGTTATCACTAATTGCTTGTGGTTGTGGAACAATATCTTGTTTTGTGCAACCCGCAAGAGCAATTAATCCGAAAATTAGGAGAGAGATTTTTTTCATTTTTGTCTTTTTTTAATTTATAATTATTTTTGTTTTACCTATTTGATTATTATTTTGGTCCTTTAACACGACACTTAGGTATTTTGTCGGTAAGGAATTTGTAAATATTTTAAGTGAATTCAAACCTGCTTTACCTGTAAACCTTTCTCTTGATACAACTTGATTTTGAACAGTATCTATCATCGTTAATGTATAAACACCTCCTGTTGATATACTAAAATTTATAATATCACCGTTTTTAACCGCGTTTTCAGAAACCGAAAAGAACTCCTTATTGTTTGCAACAACAGGTGTCGGTAAATCAGGTTTTCTACATGATACCACAGAAATAAAACAAAATATTAATATTATTTTTATAATTTTCATTAATTCATTCTTACTTTTAATGTTGTCCCACTTTTATTAATAGCATCAGTTGCACCGACCGAAATCAAACCAAATACATTATCCAATTTAGTCGTTGCTGTAAAAGATATTTTATATGTTGTGGTGTTATCTAAATTTGTGCTACCATCACTAACCAATGAACCCAAATTAATATATGAACCTTTATCCGTTGAATAATTAGTAGGCGCTCCTTTTGTTGTAAATTTTACATTATTGAATTTTAATGATGTATTATCATAATTCAATTGAAATTGTGTTCCTACAACATTTTGTTGCAATGGGTCCAATGTAATGTATGTATAAACACTATCACCTATTATTTCAGTTAATATTGATGCGTTTATTTCATTACTTACACTCATTGATTTTAATGACATTGTGGTGTAAGTATTTGACGTAGGTGTCGTTGAGTGAGATAGGTTCACATCACCCTTCCAAGCTATTGCTAATTTAAATGTGTCAGTTGGTTTACCGGTGTTTATGTTAAATGAATATGAACCACCTAATGGTGTTATAAAATTATTCCAATTTGATTTACCAATAGTGTCATATGTTGATTGTGGTATTATTCTTAATGTTTTGTTTAAATTAAAAGTATCAACTAATTGTTTTGCACCCGTCAAATTTTGTAACAATAAGAAACAATCCACTTCATTGAATACTCCGTCGTCATTTACATCTGCATTTTTATATTGAATTCCATATGAAAACTCATTACCACTTTGATTACCAAATAAGCCCACATTTGACACTTCTTTGAATGCCAAATAAACATCTGATACCGTTACAATACTATTATACAATGTTGATATATTATTAGTTGTTGTTACAGGTATTGTTTGTGTTTTATACACTTGAGTTTGTGAAAATGTAATAGTGCTTTGAAATGCATAGTCGGTATTCCACCCATTTACATTTCTAATTGATGAATTATATGTTGAAGTTCCATCTGTTATTTTTGTTAATGGTGATGGAACCGTATATATCGCCCACCCATTTGGGTCATGTGATGTGTATGTTATATCACCATCATACGCATCAAATATTTTTGCACTATTAATTTTAGTTGGATCTATATTACCAACTTGTCTCATATCAATTAATAATCTACTATTACCACCTAACCAATTTGCATTTGGATTTGTATACGACCACTCAACTTGACCTGGTGTAATTGCGGCTTTATAACCTGCAGCGATTTTATTACTATCTAAATCATTTGTTATATCGGCGGAACCTGCTGAACTTAATGTCGATGAACCTATTGAAAATGTTGTTGCATTTAAATTCGTATTTAAATTAAAATTTACCAACCCTTTTTTAGATGGTTCTGCGGGTTTTGTTGAATAAACTTCATTTGATTGAACTGTCCATTGTGACTGTGAAGGTCTTTTCCATGCTAAATCCAAACCCCATCCACCTCCCCAGTTTTGATATCTAGCCATAAATGTGTATGTTTTACCCGCAACTAAATTAATTGTTCCAAAACGATAACCACCAAATCCATGTGGTCCATAAAATGACGTTACAACAACACCATCTAATGAGAAATCCACACCATCATCACCATCAATACCAAATGAATATGTTCCACTTTCTTTTGGAACAAAATATCCTGTAATTTTAATACCGGTATATGCACCACCATTTGGAACTCCTGAAGGTGTCCAACTATTAACAAAATATAAAGCCTTAGCGGCGGTTGTCACACCACTTGCATAAACACTAGCACCTTTTGTAACATCAAACATATTAACAAAGTTAGTTGCATTATTAGCATATTGACCCGCACCATTACTTATGATGTTATAAACCGTATAATTCAAATAACCCACTCCTGATTGGGAGTAGGTTATTGAACAAATTAATAAGAATAAAAAGGTTAGTAGTTTTTTCATTATTCAACCGTTAAGTTGATTTTATTTCCATTTCCATCAACAGCGTCAGCTAAAACTGTGTAGAATAATCCCGCTGTATTTGTTAATGTTTCTTTTGGTGTAAATGTTAATTTATATGGTGTTCCTATTTTAATTCTTGCAGTTTTTGTTTGATCCATAGAACCAAATGTTAATCTACCATCTGTGTTTGTTGAAAAGTTAGTTACACTTGCACCCGCATCAAACGCAATATTATCAAATGTTAATTTTGTGTTATCATATTGTAAAATAACTTCTAAACCTGCTAAACCATCTTTAGTTAAAGTTCCTGTTAATACAACTTTACCATTAACAATTGTTGAAGCTAAACCTAATGTTGCTTTTTCTATTGTTGGTGTATATGACATAGTTGTTAAAGACATGGTTTTGATGGTTCCGTTTGATGGGTTAACCGAGTTAGCGTAATTACCACTTGAAATTCTTGATGCAATTTCTGTTGGTGAAGATGAATGAGACCAGTCTAAATCACCGCCCCATGCAAATACCATATCAACCGCTTGATTTGATGATGTTACTTTTGTTTTATATGTTGGAACGCCGTCTAACCAACTTTGATTTAATAAACCATTATACCATTTGAAGTTAACCACACCATTTACGGGTGCAGCATTTGATGGAATCATTGCAACAGAACTAACATCAATACCCATAACATTTGCAAATAAATTGTATGAGTCGCTTTCGCTAAATGCTGTTTTTCCGTTTGTAATTAAACCAATTTTCTTCTCTAATGAAGGATATGTAAAGTAAGTTGCGTTACCATTGATATCTGTTTGGGAAACACCTAAGAATGCTTTATAAGCGTCTGATACTGTTATGATGTTATTCATAAATGTTTTCTGTAATGCCGCATTTACAAATACAGCAAACGTGTCACCTACTTTAGCCTCCGTTGTAAAAATGGCTTCACCACTTGCATCCAATGGTTTAGTTGCAATGGCTCTTGCGGTCCAATCAACCTCACCTGTTGTTTTTAATGGTAATAAAGACACACTATGAGAAGTGATATCGTATCCTGTTGGGAATAAAACTCTTACTTTAAATTGAGATGTGTTACCAACAACGTTTGATAAAGACATTGTACCAGGATTAGTTGTGATTGGGCTAATATTAGCACCTGTTCCATCAATTGAATAGGATAAATCTATTTTATGGATGTTTGTATAATCACCTAAATCTTTGATTACATATTTTTGAGTTGCAATGTCTCCATTAATTGCTGCGTCAGTTCTTTGAACTGTTAACTGACCAACATTCCAATCAGCATTGGTTGTATACGCCCATGGTGTTAATTTATATTGCTCATACAAATCGGTAGCATCTTTATTTGCATTTGCTGTGAATTTATAAGAAGACCAGTTTGTGTAATATGTTTGAACTGAAGTTCCTTGTGAGAATGTTGTTGAAACATAAGCTAAAGCTTTGTTATTATATTGGTATCTTAACCAAAAATAACGAGGTGTCGTAGTTCCTCTTGCCACAGTATACTTTACCGAAACGGTATCACCAACTTTTAACCCTGTTGTTGGGGTTACTGTTTGGTTTACAGTTAATTGGCCAAATGAAATGAATGGTATTAATGTTGTTAATACAATTAAATTTATTATTTTTTTCATGTTTATTTAAAAATTTTATTTATTAATGTAACGCAAGTTTTTTTAATGGCTTGCGATAAAGCTTGTTGATTTATGGAGCTACTTCCTTCATCTGTTATAAGTGTTGATGTGGATATTTCTGAACTTGACTCTTCTGCAACAGCCTCTTTAATTTTTTTACCACTTTTGTCATAGAGATACCCCTTGATTACAACCAAAGTCTCTTCCACATCGGAATGGAATACAGACACATTTCTTTTTGTTCTGTTTACATCAAAATACATAATATCAGCCTTAAATACCATGTCAGCGTCTGCCACAGTTTCGGTAATATCATAATTTTTGTCCTGTAAAATTTCTAAGAAAATGTTTTTACAACCGAAACCAAGATTACGGTTACCGGCCATTTTACCCATTACAACTTTGTTCTCTACCTTATCAAGATATACTTTTTGGGCGTGGGTTTGGCCCATAAACAGCATGAATAAAGGTAGGAGAGATACCTTCAATATTTTTGTCATACTGATAAATATCATTAGGCAATCTCTATATTCTATTTTAAGAAAAAAAATATTTTGAACTTTTCTTGTTTTTTCGGATACTTATTGTTATCTTTGTAAAAGATTAAATTAAAAAAAACTTCGATGAGACAAACAAAACATACAATGTCGTTTATTATCTGTTCAAAATGGGCGGATGAGCGTGCTATGTCCAATAGTCTCAGTGAAGCAAGTGGTTGGTAATTTTTAACTAACAATATTGAAGAACCCTGAGACTTAAAAATCTCGGGGTTTTTTGTTTTATGGGGTAAAAGCTCTAGCGGATGAGCACAAGATTTGCATTCTTGAGGTTGTGGATTCGAGTTCCACTTACTCCACATATTCTTAGGTAGCTCAATGGTGAGAGCATCCGCCTGATACGCGGAAGGTTGATGGTTCGAACCCATCTCTAAGAACAATAGGAAATGAAGCTAACTTGGTAGAAGCGGAAGACTGAAAATCTTCAGGAGTTGGGTCGAAACCAACCATTTCCACTAAAAGGTATTTTATGAAAACGATTAAAGTAAAAGCAAGCAAAGATTTTATTGCATTGATAAAGAAGATGCAAGAAGATAAAAAGATAAGACATAATAAGTTATTTGAACAAATTAAAAACAACAACTATGGAAAGTGACAAGAGTAAGACCTCTTAGCTCAATCGGATTAGAGTAACTGGCTTTTAACCAGTGGGTTTTGGGTTCGAGTCCCAAAGGGGTCACAAATACGCGGGTGTAGTTCAACGGCAGAATTATGGTCTCCAAAACCATCGATGGGAGTTCGAATCTCTCCACCCGTGCTAAAAATAAAGTTATGGAAGACAACGTAATAAACAGGTTAGTCCCAAGATTAAAGAAGATAGGAATCAACGTTGAATTGGTTGGTAACTATCCTTGGATATATCTTGAAAAGGTAAATGGCAATAGAATAATGAAGGAAGATTTCTATCTTGGAAACCACGGTTTTACAATTGCATTTTATCCAATTAGAAACGACCAAGTAATGGAATTGACCGATATAACAAAAGTTTTTAAAACAATAAGAAAATATAAGTAACCATGAAAAAAGAATTCGACATGCATTAGGTAAAATCCTAATCATATGTCAAAAGCAAGAAGAAACATCAAAACAATTACGGACCGTAAAACATTTAAACGTGTTTGGTTGAGTAGAGAATTATCTTGTCCTATCTGTGGACCTAATAAAGGTTGCAATCGTTCAAGAAAAAAAATTGATAAGTGTTGGAAACAACACAGAAAAACTAAATGGAAATAAAATGAAAAAAGAATTTGATATGCATTAGGTAAACCTAATAGCATGAAACCAGTAAAAGGCAGGGTAAGCCAAAAAACCACTCATAACAAAGAGTATAAAATTGTTACAGCACCGGACAAATATGAACTTGATTGGGATTATGGTTGGAATTTTAATCATGGTAACCTACCAAATCACAAATGGAGAGAATTTAGAACGTGGAAAAAACAAAGGAAGACTCAATGGAAGTAAATAGGTCTCTTGGTGTAACGGATAGCACGAAACACTACGAATGTTTTAGTAAAGGTTCAAATCCTTTAGAGACCTCTGTTCACAAAATTTGATTGTTCACGGACCGTGAACAGATGAAAAAAGTGAACAAACAAGTCAGGTTGGCCGAGCGGTTAGGTGAAAGTCTGCAAAACTTTTTAGATTGGTTCGACTCCAGTACTTGACTCACCCGGTAAAGGATAATGGACGTATCGCCTGTCGTGGAGATGGGAAAGTGGTTCGATTCCACACACGGTGTTTGAAGCTTTAAGGTGAAGCACGAGTTTGTGGAGCTCGGGAAGACGGTTCGATACCGTCCATACACCCACATTGCGGGGAGAATGGTTTCCCACCGGCCTCATAAGCCGAGTGTTCCAGGTTCGACTCCTGGCCCCGCAACAAAAAAGATTTGAAATATTTTTGTATATCATTAATATTTCTTATCTTTGTGAAACAAACATCGCGAGATAGAGCAGCGGTAGCTCGGAAGGCTCATAACCTTTAGGTCGGGGGTTCGATTCCCTCTCTCGCAACTAAAACTTTTAACTATGGCAAGAACGTCAAGAAGAGTTGCTAAGAAAGCAAGTAGCGCATTGAGAAGTAAGAAAACAACAAAAGCTTACAAATCTGTTGCAGGTTCAGCTTTAAGACAGCGTAGAAAAAAGTAAAAATTTTGAGACTAACTCAACGAGGACTTTGTCAACCAGAGCAGTGACTCGGATGGTGCAATTTAAGGTGAGTTAGAATCAAACACGGAGCGGTAGTTCAGTTGGTTAGAATACTACACTGTCACTGTAGGGGTCGCGAGTTCGAGTCTCGTCCGTTCCGCAATGAGTAAGAGATACTCAGCAGTCTTTGATCCAAGACTCATTTAACAATGGATTAGACGTTAGTAGTGTCATCTTAAGAACTACTCGTTGGGAATAAGGATTGTGAACCTACTCTCCCCCAAGTATTAGGTCGGATGTTTTAATGAGGGATGCCTCACAGGTTTTTAAGAAATAGAAAACCGAAATAACTACTCACAAGTAATCTCAATGTGGGGAATTTGGAGAGATGGCAGAGTTGGCCGATTGCGTCAGTCTTGAAAACTGAAGATCTCGAAAGGGGTCCGTGGGTTCGAATCCTACTCTCTCCGCAACAATCAAGAAGTGTAGTGTGATACACACCTATGTAGGCATCGCAAGATGGACGATTTCTTCCCGCAGGATCACATAGGTATGTCGTTGAGTGGAATGGAAGAACACGAAAACGGCTTATAGGTTCAAATCCTATCTTGATTGCAAATTTGGGTAGGTAGCAGAAATGGAAGATGCACCGTATGGAGGCTACATACGGGACGCGGTGACGGACTCTGAAGTACAAGGAGTTGAAGTAGAAGATTACGCATCGTTATGGGTTCGATTCCCACTCCTAACCCACAGGTCGTCTTTTTTGTCCCGCTCAACTGGGACATTTGTTTGGACGTTAAACGAAACAAATTAAAAGATACATTGAGCGTAGTTAAAAGTTTCAGCGATAATCGAAAGTAAAGTCCCTTTTGGTGAATACCGTGTTTTGGACTTCCCTCTAAACACAACTATTAAGTAGGGACACAAGAGTTAACCTGACTCGTCCCGAAACGCTCCCATCGACAAGCGGTTAAGTCACGTCCCTTTCACGGATGAGTCACGGGTTCGAATCCCGTTGGGAGTACATATGAAGATGAAAACAGTTGCAATTATATCTGTTGGGAATGATTACAAAGGTGTTCCATACTACACCCAATGTGTTGAGAATGTAAAGCAATTGATTGATGTTTTTGGTTTCGATGTTAGATTATTAACTGACACACCAAAAGAATTTGAAGGTCTTGGATGTTCAATTTACAAATACGATAAGAAAATATTCAGCTACTTTGATAAGTTCTTTTTTTCATTTAAGTTAATTAAGGAGTTAAATAAATCGGTAACTTACATTGATTGTGATTGTATCGATTATTTACTTAAAATTGAAAAATTTAGAAATTTAGAAAGTCAAAATAAGGTGTTATATTTAACATATTGGTCCGTTAAAAATAGCAAAGAATGGGTGACATATCAATTTTTAAAAGATTTTAAGTTTGATATTTGGTCACATCCGTTATTGGAATTTTTTGAAATGGAAAAATATGATATATCTAAGTTAGAGACAATGCACGAACGTTTATTGTATTTTCCCGTTGGTTTGGACTACGATAATGTTCAATATGAATTGGAAAAAATAAAACCTGTGTTTGAATATATGTCGTTGTATTCTATAAATTTAAATAACCGATTAATATTTGGACATGGTGAAGGTTTAGCTCTTTCATACGCTTTAGATGTTAATAATATTGGTAAAGAAAAACTTGAGGATCAAATGTTATTTAGAGAAAGATATGACGTCATATTCCAAGACAAAAGTAAAACATTGATTTAAACATGAAAGTATTAGCATTAATATGTGTCGGTGTGGACGATGACGGTTTATCATATGCAAGTCAATGCATTGATAATGTTAAGCGTTTAGTTAATGAATTCAATTTTGATGTTAGAATATTAACAGACACACCTCAAGAATTTGAAGGGGTTGGTTGCACAACATATCAATACGAAAAAAAAATATTCAGCTATTTTGATAAATTCTTTTTTAGTTTTAAATTAATTAAGGAATTAAAAACTGATGTTACATATGTTGATTGTGATAGCCTAAACGTATTTTTAAGCGATGAAAAATATCGAACACTTGAAAGTTTTGATGAGGTTTTATATTTGACTTTTTGGCCCGTTAATGTTAACGGTGAATGGAAATCATGGAAATATCTACCTGACATAAACGTTGATAAATGGGCTCGTCCAATAATTGAGTTTCTCACATTGGAAGGAACCGAACCATCAAAATTAGAAACAATGTTTGAACAATTGTTTTATTTCCCTGTTGGATTAGATTACGATAAAATTCAATATGAGTTGGAAAAAATAAAACCAGTGTTTGAATATGCATCATTATATGATAAGAATTTATATCGAAGAACAATATATGGTCATGGCGAAGGTGCTGCACTTTCATATGCGTTATATGTCCTTAATATAAAAAGACGTGCGATTGAAAAGCCTGTAACATTTGAAGAGAGTTATAATTTTATATCAAGAACTAAATTAGTTAAAAACTAAAAATATTTATTAATATGAAAAAGTTATTATTCTTATTGTTAATCGCAGTGACATTCAGTGGATGTTATTACGAACGTGCAATTTATACACATCGTCATCCATGGAACGGAATGTATCATGTGCACAGATACTATCAACCACGATTTTCACCACCGCCAATGAAACGTTGGTAAAAATATTTTTATGATTATTTTTTTATTATTGAAACTTTTTGTATATTTGCTTATACTTATAAAAACGATGAAGAACTTAAATAACATATTGGGGATTACGAGTAGACCGTTAACAAATGGTAATGGCTATCTTGTGCAACCTACATGCGCTTTAAGTTCGGACACACTTATTTAAAATAATTTAAATTAGAATATTGAAACCCGAACAAATTAAAAAAGTTCGGGTTTTTTGTTTTAGTGAATTTTATTTTTTATATTAGTATTGTTCTTTGACATATTGGGAAAAAACGCTTCCGTGGTGGAACTGGTAGACACGTAGCACTTAAAATGCTATGAACTGAAAGTTCGTACCAGTTCGATTCTGGTCGGAAGTACATGAAAAAGATAGACACTAAAATGGTTTTTTCTAAAGTGTATGATATTTATTAATATGAAACATTTTAATCAAAACGATTTTATAAAAATCTGTCAAGAATCTAAATCAATGGCTGAAGCAGCAAGTAAATTAGATTTACATTTTAATACTTTTAAAAAGTATGCAATTAAATTTGGTTGTTACGTAACGAATCAATCAGGAAAAGGAACAAATAAGATTGTCCCACCTAAAGTAGATTTACAGGAAATATTGGAAGGTAAACATCCACATTTCCAAACATTCAAATTAAAAAATAGATTATTAAAAGAAAAAATAATCGAAAACAAATGTTTTATATGTGACATTGAAGAATGGAATGGTAAAAAATTAAATATGGAATTAGACCATATCGATGGGAATCGAACAAATCATAAATTAGAAAATTTAAGAATGTTATGTCCTAATTGTCATTCACAAACGGAAACATATCGAGCAAAAAATATTAAATAATGGTTCCGTAGCTCAGTTGGATAGAGCAACATCCTTCTAAGATGTGGGTCTTTGGTTCGAATCCAAACGGAATCACTAAAATGGGAATTAGCGTAGTCCGGTATCGCGCTTGGTTTGGGACCAAGAGGCCGTAGGTTCGAATCCTGCATTCCCAACAAAAGCTGATGTAGCTCAACGGCAGAGCAATTGACTGTTAATCAATAGGTTGAGATATCGTAATTCTCCATCAGCGCAACAATGGCCGAGTGGTGGAACGGTAGACACGTTGGTCTTAGGAACCAATGACGTAAGTCGTGAGAGTTCGAATCTCTCCTTGGTCACAAATGGGAGTGTTGTCAATGCGGTAATTGGCACCTGACTGTAAATCAGGAGTCTTAGACTTCGGCGGTTCGAATCCGTCCACTCTCACACATGCCGAAGTGGCGGAATAGACGGGTGGCCACCTGTTAGACGCGCTGTATTCTAGAAGGAGCAGAGTTCGAAATGACCTGCGTGTGGGTATAAATCCCTCCTTCGGCACCTTATTGGACTTATAGCTCAGATGGTTAGAGCAGGGCACTCATAATGCCAAGGTCACAGGTTCGAGCCCTGTTTGGTCCACCATAGTCTCTTAGCTCAGAGGAAGAGCATCTCCCTTACATGGAGAGGGTCGGGATTTCAAAATTCTCAGAGACTACAACAAGCGGAAGTAGCTCATTCGGTAGAGCACGACCTTGCCAAGGTCGGGGTGGCCAGTTCGAGCCTGGTCTTCCGCTCACTAGATACTTGAAGTGTAAGCGTTAGAAGAGTATCAATGATTGGGGTCTTACAGCTCGCGAATCGTGGTGTGGTAAAGTCATAAACCATCAGTTGGAATACCTTCTAAAGTTCCAATAATTGCTCGGTTAGTTCAGTCGGTAGAACAAGTGATTTGTAATCATTAGACAACAGTTCGAGTCTGTTACTGAGCTCATGGGACTCCAATGGAAGTCCGAAAGAAAAGCAGATGTTTTTCATCCATTAAAACGTAGTGGTATTGTGAGTTGGGCGCTCACATAACTGCTATGAATGCAGATGTCGTATAATGGTCATTACTCCTTCCTTCCAAGTAGGAGACGGAGGTTCGATTCCTCTCATCTGCTCCAACTCAGGTTCCCATACCGCTAACGGTGGGCTAAGTAAGATACAATTTCGTGCTGCGGGAAGTAGAATGCCTGAGATTATTGTCCTCTCGTATATCGGTTATTACATCCGGTTTTGGTCCGGATAAGTGGGGTTCGATTCCCTGGGGGACAACTTAAATTTTTATTTATGTTAATTACGTATTATTTGATTTGCGTTGTGTATTGTTTTTATCAATTGTTTAGTAAATACAAACAACGCTACGATGGAAGTGTAACCTCAAATTCAGCAGAATTGGACACGATAATGGTTATTGTTATGGCTTGGGTGTTAGCACCTATTGATATTTCATTAACTTGGATTCGTTGGGTTAAAGAAGCTGAAGAAGCAAAAAGAAGAGCTGAAAAGTTTGATATTGGTAAAGGGTTATTAAACGAAGAAGATAGACACAGCATCTACTAATAGAGAGTTACCCAAGTTGGTGAAGGGGGCAGTTTGCTAAACTGTTAGGTCGAGTTAAATCGGCGCGAGGGTTCGAACCCCTCACTCTCTGCAACCTTATCTCACGTTGGACTCAGGTGAGTGAAAGCATAAGAGGTACTGGGTCCTTATATTGTGGTATGGCGAAAATTGGCTGTCTCTGTTATGGCCTCGGCAAACGCACCCGGTTGTCTCCCGGGCGTGGACAAAGAAATAGATTAGTAATATCGGGGTAGACCACCGGCTTGCAAGCGCTTTGTTACTAATCGAATCTCCACCTGCATGGTTCGACTCCTGCTACCACAGCAAACTAATTATAATAAAATGAAAAGGTAATGAAAAAATTTAGAACTCTCTATGGAACTCCAATTCCAAATGTAATAGATTACATAAGAGAGTATGTCGCAACAAGAGAGAATGTGGAAATTCTCATTGGCTCTGATTCCCAATGTTATGGAAATAAAAAAACAATCTATGGTGTTGTTATTGCTCTTTATGTAAAAGGTAAAGGTGCTCACGTGTTATGCACGCGTGAAACCGAACCTATGGAAAGAAATACACCGAACAGATTGCTTGCGGAAGTTTGGAAGTCAATTGAAATTGCGGAATATCTAAAAGAAAATGGATTACCAAAACCTCAATGGATTGATATCGATTTAAATCCTGATCCTAAGTTCAAATCTAATTCTGTTTTAAGACAAGCAGTTGGTATGGTTGAAGGGATGGGTTATAAAGTTAGATACAAACATTTAGGTGCGTTGATGACATACGCAGCAAATCATTTAGTAAGGATTTAATTTTGTTTTTTGAAATTTATTTTGTATCTTTGATTATAACTAAAACATGGAGGTAAACTATGAAATGTATTAAATTAATCAAAGCAAGTAAAGGACACGAAATCGGTGAAATGTTAAGAACTGACGATAATGAAGCGGAATTAAGAGTTAAAGGAGGTAATTGGGCTTTCGCACCAAAAACTGAATATAAACTTTATAAGAATCCAAATTATAAATCACAAACAAGTGAGAAAGTTGCGTCAAAAAAAACAACTTAAAAAAAATAAAATAGAAAAAGTTTAAAAAACATTTCTTTTTTTGAAATATTTTTTATATCTTTGTAAAAGAAACAAGAATAGTTCTTTGATTTAAAAATATTGGCCGCCTATGGTCGATTAAAATAAACCACGAAAGTGGGATAAAGTGACAAACCCTTGGTTGGGGTAAGTTGCGGCTTCAGTAATGGAGCTCGAGTAGGCAAGTGGAATATCATTGAACCTTAAGTAGTGAGGGTAACACTGTAGCGAAAGTGGTTTGATGACCGAGCAATCCGAGTTGTTCGGTTGAGATGGGAACATCAATAAGAATAATCCATAGAGTTATTGTAAGAAGTATAGTTATCCGACTATATCATTGCGTGATTCAATATAATGGGAATCTTAAAACCGAAAGGTATGGTGAAAAACAGGTGGTGCTGTTATCATCCTTTATTAAACTCTACCAAGGGTTTAGTTTTGAAGGAGTCCAAAAATATGGTAGCAGGGATGTTACAGAGAGTAGTTTAGTATCGAGTCGCTCAAAAGGTGGCTTGGCTAGGTGACGAACCACTACTTTCCCAAATTCGGAAACTAAATTTTGTTAATAGCGGTTTAACAACTAAAATTATAACAAGAAAAAGTGTTCGTCCGCAGTGTCCGATAGGTCACTACTTAGTTGCGAGGGGTTCGCAGCCATAAAGGGTCTCAAGCCCAATATGATTTTTGAGAAAGTTCTCTAAACCCGCAAGGTTGAATCAGGTCGGCAGATTTGATGAGTAATGAGTATTAAAAGAGTAGGATATTGCGAAAGGATTGGTTAATCTAATTGGCCGTGACTGAAACTTACTAATCAAAAGTTAGTGGAAACGAAGGGAATCAAATAATCCTTTTAAAGAGTTTCGTTAAGACATGTATTCTCAGTGTTTTATTTTTTCAATTTAGTAAAATTGAATGGTGGAAGTTTGTATGTAAAACCATACGATCCTAAAAAATTTAGTCAGAAGAAATTCTGACTTTTTTTTTGTCTTTACAATAATTTTTTGTATATTTTAATCATGAGAATAGTTTGTATATCTGATACACATAGTTTACATAAACTAATGGAACATGAGTTACCTAAAGGTGATGTGTTAATCCATGCCGGTGATATTTCCAATAAAGGTGGTGAAGTTGATGTAACTAATTTTGTTTATTGGTTTCAAAACATTGAGGGGTTTGACACTAAAATTTTTATCGCAGGTAATCATGATTTTTGTTTTGAAAAAGTCAATCAGCCTCATCATAAAGGTGATTATGATTGGTTACATAATTTAATGGCATCGGAAAATTTATCACAATCAAATGTAACATATTTGCAAGATGATTTTATCATGATTGAAAGTCCTGAGTTCTCAAGACCTATTAAATTTTATGGTAGTCCTTGGCAACCTGAATTTTATAATTGGGCTTTTAACTTACCAAGATTAGGAACTGAATTACAAGCAAAGTGGAGTTTCATACCTGAAGATACAGATGTATTAATTACACATGGACCACCAAACGGATATGGTGATTTAGTTAACAATTGGAGACAACCAAATATACATGTTGGTTGTGAATGTTTAATAAACAGAATTAAAACTATCAACCCTTTGGTAAATGTTTTTGGACATATACATGAAGGTTATGGCGTTCAACATGATGGAGATACAATGTTTGTAAACGCATCAACATGTGACGCACAATATAAACCAATAAATAAACCAATCGTTGTTGACTTAGTTGAAATCGACGGTAAAATACAAGCAATATATGTCAAAGACTAATGAAGTAATCAGTGTTGTAATATCAACACGAGAAATAAATGATGATTTTTTAAAACACATTGAAAAAAAGTTTTCTCATCCGAAAACTCAGATTTTAATATATGAGAATAATGGTGAAGAATCCTTAACTCAAATTTATAATAAAGGATTAAACGCAGCCGATAATGATATTGTCGTTTTTATGCACGATGATATTGTTTTGGAAACACCTAATATCACACCAAAGATAGTTAAGCTTTTTGAAAAGCATTCTGATTACGGTATTATTGGTGTGGCCGGAACTGATAACTTAACTAGTGGTTGTTGGTGGGATAATAGACCTGATATGTATGGTAAAGTTGGGCACGTTCATGAAGGTAAAAGACATTTATCTGTTTTCAACAAAAAGACATATAATGATAATTTGAAGCCTGTTGTAATTGTTGATGGTTTATTTTTTGCAGTTCGTAAATCGCAAATTAAAAAACAATTTGACGAACAATTTAGTGGGTTCCATTTTTATGATATTTCATTTTGTGTATCCAATTTCTTAGAGGGTGTTAAAATTGGGGTAACAACCAAAATTGAGTTAACTCATTTATCGATTGGGGTGACAAATAAACAATGGGAAAAAAATAAGTTGTTTTTTGAGGCTTTATATGATAAAACGCTTCCTTTACGAACTGTCGATTTTGTCCAAAAATAATATATTTATATAAAAAGAATCTTATGAAAAAAATTATCGAATTAATTAAAAGTTTATTAGGCGGTGGTTCTATCGCTGAAAAAGCGGCTGAATTAACCCAACTTGAAACTGCTGTAGTTGAAGAGGTAAAAGAAGTAAAAGCTAAAGTTGCTGAAGTAGAAGTTAAAGAAAAGGTTAAAAAAACAGTTAAAAAACCTGCAGCTAAAAAAGCAGCAAAAAAAACTAAGTAATTAATTTACGTATATAGAATATTTCGGGGTTAAATTTGTTTTTAACCCCTTTTTTATCTATATTTGCATTATAGTTCTTTAAAATATGGGGATGCTTTGGAATTGATTTCAGGTATCAGGGATAGATGGCACGTAGTCAGACTTCATCTATGACTTAAATCTACGGTGGAAAAATTCAAACGGCAACGTTTACAACAACATGGAAATTGCAGGTATTCTTGCAACTTCTAAAGTAGCAGCCTAACTAAGTTAGCCTCCTATGCACGGGTCGATTAGGACATTAACCTAGGAACAGAAGTCCAATATACGGGTGACAGGTTAGAGCTCGTTTAAAATAATTCTAAGACCAAGTTGTTTGCAGGTAGGGTTCTCACATATATCAAACCTGATATTTCGGAACATTGAGAAACAATGTTGTAATAAACGTGTAGTCATTTATTGTTGAGCAGGAAAGACACGAGTTCGAGTCTCGTCATCTCCACCATTTTGTTTTAGCCACCGCTAAAACATCACCCTTCGTTTCTACGAGGGGTTTTTTGTTTGTGGTAACTCTATAAACGAACAAAAGGTCCGAAGACCCTTTGTCGAGATTTAGAATACCTCCTTTTCGTTTAATAGAGTTATCATTCAACGGCGACCAAACCGCCAAACTCTACTAATAAATATCATATAATTAAGATAACGGTGACGTATCTTTGCTAAAATCTGATTTAAATTGATAATCGTCATCAGTAGGTGCTTTTACTGTTTTAGTTGGCGCCGCTACTGTAGGTTTTGGTTCATCAATTGCTTTCTGTGCCGCTTTAGGTAAAAGACTTTTTGATGCTTTTCCGTAGACCATGTTACAAACTGCTGAACCAATTTTTCTAAACATACCCTTATCATAAAGAGTTTGTGATATTGCATTTTGTAAAAAATTACCAATCATTGAGTTTGGTCCCGCTTCAGCTCTCATTGCCGCTACAGCACCATCAATCACACCTCTTGCTACATTATCCGAATGACTAATACAACCTTGTCTATCTCTAAACACAGAAATAATGTCCATTAAACTCATATCGGTAAATGCAGTTGAAATAGCATATGCCATAGGTCCCTCAGAATCTATACCTAACGCGCCTAAAAATTTTCTGATACCCCATTGTTTTAATTGATTAAACGCCGAAGTTTCACCAGTTTGTAAAACAGAATTATGATTAGCAATATCTTTTGAATTAGAACCGCCTCCACCAAACAAATTTCTTAACCAATCAAATTGTTCATCCAAATGTTGATGTAATTGTCCCTCATCATAACCCTCATCAATAAGTTTACCCAAATGATGAATAGTCATGTTAAATTTTCTATTGTCGTTTTCTTCTAATAATATTGCATTAACAGATTCTTGCAATTGAAATCTTTTAATGAGGTTTTCTTTAACTACTAATTTAATATTTTTCATATTACGCTGTTGGTTCTTGTGGTTTTTCCCATACATACTTAACACCTGGTTGACCGCCGTATGTTTTATCTAATTGAGTATCTCTTTGAGGTATCATATTATAACCTAATGTTTTAATATAAGCATCTAATTTACTCAAATCAGCATCTGATGGTTGAGGACCCTTAAATCTAATTCTTCCATCACCTTTTACCTCAATTCTTGGCCAAGTATCGTTTTTCTTATTTTCTCTTAAGCTATTATATAATGTTTTACCTTCTGCTACTGTATCAGTTGCTGTTGCTCCTGAAGTTGTTGCGGTATTACCCGATGTAGCTCCTGAAGTTGTTGCGGTATTACCCGATGTCGCACCTGTTGTTGTAGCTGTTGCACCTGAAGTAGTTCCTGAAGTTGTTGATGTATCACCTGAAGTTGAGCCTGATGTTGCACCACCTTTACATTGTTGCATTATATCGTCATACAACTCTTTAAGGATACCATTATTTTTGAATGCTTCTGCGGTCATTGATTTATATGTTCCGTCAGCAATTTTCTTTGAAATAGCATCTTGAGTTATTGGCCCAAAATTACCTGTTTGGTATCTACTTTCTAAACCAAGACATGTTTGAATTTCTTTGATTTTATCATTTTTACAACCAAATGCAAATGGTAAATCTGAACATTGTTTGTAAGTTGTTGTGCTACCAGTCAATGTTGTTGTGTCACCTGTTGTTCCACCTGTAATTGGTTTAGGTGCTTCCTCACCATCCCATGTAATTACCAATTGACCTAAATTATCTTCAGCAGGCGCAGTTTGCTCTGCTAATGGTGTTTCATCAGGTATTTCTGATGTGGCAGCTGTTTCTTCTGCTTCTGCAGGACAACTCCATTTACCTTTTTTAGTTTTACCACCATCAGCACTCATTACAGTTCCTGATGTGTATAACCATACACCACCTACTTTATCTACTTCAGGATATCTTCCTGTAACTTTAACATGTAAAATTGGGTTACCACCCTTGGTTCCTAATAATTCAACATTATCGGCACCATTGTTGTAAACATCACTTAAACAATCTGGCCATTCTGGAATATCAGGATGAGTATTACCACCAAATAACCATTTTAATACAAGATAACCACCGCCAATAATACCTAAAGCATAAAGCCATTTTTTACTTAATACTTTTTTAGCAGTATTTTTGAATTTATCCCAATTACTAATTTTTTTAGTTTTTGATCTATTATTTTCTAATTTTTCTTTAGTTTCTGTTGGAACTTTTTCATCCTTCATCGCTGTTTCAATATTTTTATCTACCGCAGCAGCATCTTCAGCAACTGTTCCACCAACTTTTTTAATGTCACGAACATCGCCAACACCCTTACTCATATAGTTGTTAGTTATGTTAGTGGTGTTATTAATGTTTGCATCACGACCGGCTTGCACATTACCTTGACCACTTTGTGTTTGTGTTTGTGTTTTACCTTTGCTGTCTTTACCTGCGGCAGTTGCTGCATCAGCATCTTTAGCCACCGTCGTTCCCGCAGCTGCAGGTCCAGGTGCACCTAATTTACCCGCTTTCTTTTTTGTCCAAAACTCTTCAGACATTGCTTTAGCTTGTTCAGGACTATAACCTTTTCTTGTTAATTCAGCTTCTATTGATTTTGCATCTTTATATGCAACTGTGTTATATTTTTTGATAAAACCAGCATCACTTGTCATACTATTTCTAAACGCAGCTTTTGCTTCCGCAGCAGTTGATGCGTCATTAATAATAGTTTTTCTCATTCTACCTAAATCCACAGCAGGAATCTCACCTTTTGCTAAAGCTGCTTCAAACTCCTCAATGTTTTTAATTGGTAATTTTCCTGTAGTTTTAAAAGGTTTACCCGCATTTGCAGCATCTTCAATAGCCGATTTTAATACAGGTAATTCTTCACCTGCACCTTTTAATGCAGTTTCAAATGACCTAGCCATTGCGTCATATTCACCTTCATTGATATCATATTCATTATCGTTTTCTTCAATAATAGATAATGCTACCTTATTTTCATTTAGGGTTTTTGTCATATCATACCCCATGATTAATTTGATTCTTTTTATACTTTCCATTTTCTTTGTTTTCTTTTTTTAATAGTCAATACCATCAACAAAACCTGAGCTTGTTGCTAAAGATTTTGACACATCTCCGGCTGCCGCACCCTTATTAGTTCCTAATATTGCTCCAACAGTGTTACCTGCTTTTGATAATATTTTTTGTCCTGTTTCAGATTCCGCACCTGTCATAACTCCTTGAGCTATTGCACCATGTTTTACACCACCACTAATTCCTTTTTGTAAAAGAGCTTTGTTAGCTGATTGAACTTTTCCCGCAGCTTTGAAAGTTCTACCTGTTGCAGTTTTACCATACATAGCATCAACTTGCTGACCTAATTTTTCTTTACCTCCTTTAACGCCTAATTTATCCAATAATTCAGCAGCTTTAGATGAAAACGAATCGACAATTTTACCGACCCATTTTAAACCTAATTTTTCAGAAAGAAAAGTTCCCGCAGATTTCAAACCACTTGAAATTGTTCCTAAACTATCTTTCAATACACCACCTACTTTTTCAAAAACTTGTTTAACACCAGGTATTTTTTCACCCCATTGAATAATAGCAGGTAATTCTTTACCTGCAGTTTTAGCGATTGCTGCTTCACCACCTAATAGGGTTCTAAAACCCTTAGCAATAGTGCCAAGCCCAACGCCCAGTATATCCAATATTAAATTTAACCAACTAAAATTTTTGTAATCACTTACCATAAGGTATAAATCCCAAGCAAGCATAATTCCCCACAAAACTGCAGGAATTGCTGCACCCACGCCTGTTATACTTAAGAAAGTCTCAACTGCAATACTTGCAGGATTAAATAACATTTCACGAAAATCCTCAAAAAAGGGTGAACACCCACCACCACTAATACAAGCAACTAAATCCTTACCTGTTTTAATAGCGAATGCACCAAATGCTTTTAATTTATCCCAACCCCATTTAATTCCATCAACAATTTTACCACCAACCCAACTAACTCCATTTGCAATAGCTTTACCTGCACCAACAACTTTATCTTTGGTCCAATTCCATGCATCACCAAACCAGTTTTCAAGTAGAGCGTAATTTTCTGTCAATAGTAAACCACCAAATTTATATTCATACTCCATCATTAATTCGGTTTTCATTACATTTGATAAACCTTCCATTAATTGGTATGTAATTCTTCTTTGGTAAGCGGCTAATTCTTTGATTTCGTGAATTTTATGTTTTAAAGAAAAATGCGTGTTTTCACTGAAAATATCAATGAATTTCTCAAGAGAAATCTCGTCTAATTTGTATGACTTATCCTCGTATACTGAATACATTACCTCGTTTGTGACAAAATAATTACCATTGGTTGAAATAAAAATACTTTCCATTACAATATAAATATCAAGAAAATTGTTAAGTTAATGGGTTTGCGTTTCCTCTTTTTAATGAGTTACCCACAATATCTGACCATTTGGTTACGCCTATTTGATTAGCAGGGCCTCTTGTGACACCACTTTCCCATTTTGTAACCGATGGATAACCTGAGCCACCACCTGATGGTGCACTCCCACCTGAATTACCACTTGGTGTTGATGGAGCCGCATCTTCTTCGTCTAATAGATTCTCGTGAGATAATATTAGTTTAAATTGTTTTTCAGATATTACAAGTTTCATATGATATAAATATGAAAATTAATCGATATTGTATATATCGGGATCAATTTTTGAATACATTTTTATGTATTGACCTGCTTTTGCGTTAGCTTCATCCTCAATCGGTCCTCCGATATCTGGTGGTTTAACTTCTAAATCACCTCGTTCCCATTGTTTATGGTGAACCATTTCATGAGCTAAACTCCTCATAACATCAACTAAAGCTCGTTTATGTGCATTAATTTTAATAACCTTGTTAGGTTTAGAATGGTCATAATTAGCGGTAGTCTTCAATTTACCGCGACCGTTTTGAATTGATATAGTGGGAACAGTTTCTAATTCTAACTGATCCTTAACAAATTTTGTAAATTTTTGCAATTTTTCTTTTGCTTCTTCTGACAAAAAACTCATAACTATAAATACTCTCGTTCTGGTAAGTCGTTCTCTTTAAGATATTGTTCGATAATTTCAATCACTAAGCTCTCATCCAAATCACGTAAATCAGTTTCATCGATTATATCAACAGAATAGTAAACAACATCGTTATAATCTAATTCCAATGTTCTATAAAAATCATCCCCATCCTCCTTAGTTGAGAATTCAACATAAAGCCTTCGATTGTTGTAGTAAAATTCGTGTAAGAGCATTGCAAATAATGATAATTATGATAAAAAAAATCAAAAGTTTAAAAACTATACATTATTAGAAGATTTTCGTATAATTAATTGTATGATAGATTGGTATGTTATTGATTTTTTGCATCCAAATGCCCTAAAAAGGTTTACTGATGTTATGTTTCCAAATACAGGTGTTATAAGCCTGTCTACGTTACATATCTATGACATAAAAAAGCTTTATCAGTTTTTTGATAAAGAAGGGATTTATTTAACGGTTGAAATGTATAATCCAAACCAATGGGTTTTTTCTATAGCTCTTGAAACGGGTGTAATAATCGGTCCAACGCAAGAATCTAAAAAAACTCGTGAAGATGTTGAATATGAGGGTTTTTTAGAATGCTTTAGAATATTAGATAAAAAATTAAAAGAGAAATAATGGAAGGTATTTATAATATATCAATGACAGCAAACTTTTTATTACAAGCAACAAGGGTATTACAACATGGTAATTACGATGAAGATGAGTTAGCTATGGTGACTAATTTCATGATTGCAATTGACGAAGAAATTTTAAATGATTACAACTGCACATCAAGTATATTGACATATGATACGGATTTAGAATTATATGTTGAAATTATCGATGCACTAATTGAAATCTATGAAAACAGAGAAGAATACGAAATGTGTTCTTTGTTAAAAGATAAAAAAGACGAGTCTTTACAAATAATGAATAAAAAAACAATTTAATATTATGTCAATTTTTGGAATGTCTGAAGCTGAGAGAAAGAAAATATCTGAACAACACAAAATGCTTGAAAAACAAGCTAAAGAAAAAAAAGAAGAATTTAAGAAGGGTTTACAGTTACCACAAAAAAAACAAGAAAAGAAGTAACTTTTAATTTCATGAAAAGAATATTGGTTTTAGGTGGTGGCGGTTTTATAGGTGGTCATTTAGCTAAAAAATTATACAATGAAGGAAATTATGTTCGTGTAGTTGATATCAAAGAACATGAATATCTTACAAACTATTGTAGCGAATTTTATAATTACGATTTAAGAAGGCCATTATCTTGTGGTAGAGCATTCTACAATAGAAACGACGAAATATTTGATGAAGTATATCAATTAGCTGCCGATATGGGTGGAGCAGGTTATATTAATACTGGTGAAAATGATGCGAATGTTATGCATAATTCAACATTGATTAATTTAAACGTGCTAAATGAATGTATTAGAACTAACGTTAAAAAAGTATTTTATTCTTCATCAGCTTGTGTATATCCTGAATTTAATCAAGAAAACGCAAACAATCCCAATTGTGAAGAACACACAGTATATCCCGCACAACCAGATTCAAATTATGGTTGGGAAAAATTATACGGTGAAAAATTATACGAAGCATATCAAAGAAACTACGGGTTAAATGTTAGAATTGGTAGATTTCACAACATATTTGGTCCCTATGGCACATTTAAAGGTGGTAAAGAAAAGGCTCCCGCGGCTTTATGTAGAAAAGTTGCGGAATGTTTAGATGGTGGTCAAATCGATATATGGGGTGATGGTTTACAAACAAGAAGTTTTTTGTATATTGATGAATGTGTTGAAGCGATATTAAAACTTATGGATTCTAATTTTAACAATCCACTTAATATTGGAAGTGAAGAAATTGTTTCAATTAATACTTTAGCTAACTATATTATTGATATAAGTGGTAAAGAAATATATCTTAATCATATTGACGGCCCGCAAGGTGTTAGGGGTAGAAATAGTGATAATAAATTAATCAAAGAAAAATTAAATTGGAAACCATCACAACCATTATACGATGGTTTGATTAAAACATATGAATGGATAAAAACTATGGTTTAATTTTCTCTTCTATCTTTACCATCATAATGCTCAAATCTATTGTGTTCCGTTGGTGTAGCCAATAAAATACCCATATTCAAATTACCTTTAACAGTCTCTTGATACATATATGACATCCATGTTTGTTCATACGGATGCTCCCAAGTTGTATCTAAAAACATTTTTTTATTACCTTGTTTTGACACTACTTGTGGCCAATTACAATAATATATTTCACCTGTGGCATATGGTAATCCTCTAAAAGATTTAATATTTTTGAAGTTTAAATATGGTGCTAAACTAACATCATTACTTAATTTTATTGGTGTTTCAGGAAAATATTCTTGTCTAACAGACGCGGGAACATTGTGCCAAGCCCATTGTTGTGTATTATCACCAAAAAATTCACTGAAATTCCATTTTAAATAATCAAAATTTTCCTTCCAAGCAATATCCATCATAATATTGTAAAAATCTTTTATTTTTCTTCTAAAACCATTTCTACAAAATTCATCTTCACCTACATAAAAAAACATATCATCCTCAAAGAAGAAATGATAATCAAAATTATTTTCATCTGCATGTTCAGCTATGAATTGTCTTCCACCACAAATACCGATATTATCTTTTTTTAATTCTTCAAATCCGTATTTGTCACAAAGTTCAGCATAAGCGATATCTGTTGACCTATCCAATGAATTATTTAAAAGATATTTTTTCGGTAAATTCAAAAAATTACGGTCATACATTTCAAAGGATTTACACAATGTTTCAAATTGTTTTGGTGAATTATATGTTAAAACATAAAGTGCGGTATTGTTTTTATCATGACCATTAATTGACGCATCACCATTATTCTCTTGTTTTGCTTTTAATGTGTTGTTTTTTAAATTTTCAAAAAATGGGCCAAGTAATCCATTATACTCAATATCAAAATATTGAACAAATTCAGGATATTTGTAAGTTATAATTGTAAAAATACTCTCTTCAGTCCCCATCAAATTTTTTATTAAGGTATCTTGCATCAACCCATAATAAATTTGATTTAATTTAGATATTAGATGTTTTGGTCCACCAAAAATACCGCCTCTCGCAACTCTATCCACTAATTTACCCGAGTATTTACAAATCTCATCGTATTTGAAACCATGTATTTCAACCGTCCCGTTGTATGGAAAACAAACAAAAGAAAATTTATTAAATGTTTTACTAATGTTTTCAATAACATTGTCTTTCCAAAAATAACCTTCATGAACTGTATTAGTTATTGCACCATCAACCCATACCATGTGTGATGAATCAAATGGATCCAAAATGGCGGCATCATTTAATAAAAACATCTTAGACATCACAATTGGATTATACATCTCCAATTTTGCTTGTGTGCTATCTTTTAACCAACCTGCTTGATTATACCAATCAGGATTGTTTCTAATTTCTTGTGTCTTATTATATAAAAGTTCATTTGATTTAAACCAATCTAATTCCCTTACAATAATAAGTGTGTTACTTTTATCCCTTATATTTTCAACAAATGATTTATACTGATCCTCAATGTATATTATAACATTATCTTTGGTTTTAAGTAATTTAGATAAGTGTGTTAAATAATGGTCAAAATTACGACTCCAACCATCTGATAATTCATTTCTTTTTATATCCCAAATACCAGTAACAATTGTTGTCCCACCATATTTTATGTTATCATTTTGTGTTATGGTGTTATCCAATAAATCAACGATACCATTCTTTTTAAAGACCCCCAATTGTTCACAAACCTCAATAACAGTATAATCAACACCTCTTTCTCTAAATGTATCTTCTATTGCAGCTCTAACGCCCGGTAAATCGTTTCTTTGATAGTCGTGGAAGCATATGTATCCGCCATCACTTATCCTATCAAAAACTTTATTTAAACTATCATAAATTGAATCATAAAAATCACCATCCAAAAAAGCAAATGAAATTTTTTCAGGTAATTTATTTTCGGGAACATCTTTAAACCAATCTTTATGTATGATTGGTATTGGTAAATTATTTTGGTTAAAATTAGATATCAATATCTCCTCAGTGCTTTTAAGCGTTCCTGCTCTCCAACCTGTTCCTTCTTCCCATTTAGATAATGGCGGTAAACCCTCAAATGAATCGTAAACATAAAGCTTTTTATTTGATTCATTTTCAAGTAATGTTTTTGTTAAGTATTTGCTCGACTCACCAACATAACAACCAAATTCCACAACATCGCCATCAATATTTCTATCAATAGCGTCAGATAAATAAAGAACCAAATTTTTAATTTGGTCATCATTTATGATTGACGGGTCAATTTTTTTATTATTAAAGTTTAAAATATTATCAATTTTTCCGTTCATTTTAATTTATTTTTTTCCTAAATCATTTGGTTCATAAAATCTTGGTTGTATTTTAATCATTTCAGGATGATTACAACCCGTTTCATTCAGACTGTGAGCATATTTTGTAATTGGAAATGCTACAACGCCTTGATTAGCTTGCCATTTTTCTAAAGTATTATATAAATGTAAATCAGGCTCATACGGCATTACATACATTTTAATATTATTATCCCTAAAATATTTAGAAACTAAAACATCATCAGAAAATGTTTTACCAATGTAATAATTAAAAAAATCATCGGTGAAATATTTTTTCTTATATGAACAAGATTTGTAATGTTGAATGACATGAACTTCTCTTGGTTCTGTTACACAAACAATCCAAAAATCAGGTAATTCACCGCCATATAATGATTTTATCGCACCTCTTCCATCATAACAAAATGCACTATCGGGAAACTGTTGGTGATTTTTTCTATGTTCGGTCACCATATCCTCATGATAAATCATATCATCATCAACAACAACCAATATTGTCTCAGGATTTGTTATCCTTTGTATTGTTGGGACAAATTTTGTCGGTGGGCCAAAATCTTCCGTTCTAAAAATTTTAAAATGTTTATATTTTAATAAAAACTCATTAGCCCATTCAGGAATAATATATTCTTTACCAGTTATGACGTTTTTATTTGGAACATTAAAATGAACTTCATAATCATCATCATTTTGCTCACATAAACTTGTGATAACTAATTTCACACCGTCTTCATTAGGTAAAGCCAATCTTTCAGGAACAGTGGTTAATGAAATAATAACAGATGGTTCTTTTGCACTACCGTGATTCATTTTAACTTCAAGGAAACCCTCATTATATTTTGAATTTATTTCATTTTTATAAGCGACTCTAATGTTATTAAACCCCCTAATTTTAATTGCACGTCTACCCACTTCCTCTAAACCAAGTATGTCTTCGTTTTCTTGTCTAATGTCAGCTTCTAAGTCCCAAATATCGCCATTTACTTCATATAATTTGGTAACATACTCATCAATCCCTTCGTATTGATTCATTTCATTTTGTAATTCGTTCATTTCCTTCAAATTCTCAATCTGTAATCTTTCAGATTTTAATTTGCATATTGAATATCTATCAACAATATCCCCAATCGATGTTTTCATATTTTAAATTATTGGTTTTATAAATTTATCGCCGTTTATGTTTAAGTCAACTTTTTCATAATTTAGGACCTCACAAAAATTATCAACAATTTTTTGAGCATCTTCCATTGACATATCATTATGAAAATTATTTTCAAATAGTATGAATGGTCTTATGTTGTTTATTTTTAAGTATTCCATCATGTCACCCACAATTGGAATATCCCTGTTTTCTGTATCAATTTTAATAAATGTTATTTCATTTGATGGTATCGTATTAAACTCGGTTAGAAATTTGTCCATTTTTATGAATGGCGTTTCACCCGGTCTATTTGACATTTTTGAGACACCCAAATTAATGTCTTCATTTAGTTCTCTGTCAGCCCAAAAATCAATACCCGAATCATCAAAATGATATTCACCTTCGCTATCCGATATACCAAAATTATACACGGTAATTGAATCAATATTTTTGAATTTTTCAACCATATATTCACTTAATCTTTTTGATGCTTCAACGATAACACATTTTTTAATATGATATTTTTCCGAAAGTTCATCGTAAAATTTACCAACATTACCTCCAATATCGATATACGATATTTCACTTATATTTTTTTCGGTTAGATAATCAATTAACCATTTGATTTCCATTCCAATATGTCTCGAGACAATTTTTTCGTCCCAATATTTAATCGAGTTATTCATGTAATAATGGTTTTATATTAAGTTTTTCTAAATTTATATAATAATCAATAGACCCTCTAACCCAAACTCTATAATCCACCCATACTTCAGTTAAATTAGAGTGTGACGGCCCTTGATTAAAAATCATTGGCATAGCTATCAAAGACACCAAATCATTCGTTTTAATTTTATCTCCCTCTTTATACTTATCTAATTGCCAATCGTCTTTTTCAGCAATTTGTGACATAAAAAAGTCTATTGCAAATCTTTTGGAAAAATGATTCTCTTCCATATATCTTAAATTATCAACTAAAAAATTTGCATATTTTAATGAACCAATATATGCATGTGACATTAACGTTTTTCTTGCTTTAACTAAAATGTCATTAAATGGTTCAGTAAAACTCTCGGGTCTTACGCCTAACCATAATATATCGGGTTTGTGTTGATTTAATTCTTTGATGATTTGTTTAGCGACTAATTGTTTGTTTACCGCTTCTTGTTTTATTTTTTCACAATAATAAAAATCAGCTTGGATATCATCTTCCAAATATAAAACGTATTCCCAATTGTTTTCGATTTGTTTTTTTGCAATATCAATATGGCTTTGCGTGCATCCAAATCTCGGAAATGCTGTTCCTTCCATTGAAACGGCTTCAAATCTTTCAACCCCTTCAATACCCGAAATATCTAATTCTTTAAAACAAGATTCTAAACGGTCTGTTCTATGTTTAAGGTTGATAGCAAATCCCGCGTCACATAATTTTTCACCAAACCAAAATATCATATATAATTCCTTTTTAGTAATACGTTATATATGTTATCCTCTGTTTGTAAATTATTAAAGGTGTAACTAAAATTATGTTCTACAGCTTTTTTTAATTCATCATAAGGGTCAGTTGCTAATATTGTTTGTATTGTTTTGTCCAAATTTTCAAATGATTCTTCAAAATTAAAATCTACTTTTTCTTTATTTGGTGAAAACATAAAAACGGATGATTTGTCATAATTCTCATCATAAATTTCTGAACCCCAATAAATTGGTATTGTATATGTTAAAAAACAATCGTTTAATTTTTCAGAATTAAATCCTTTTTGTAAACAGTTCTCACAACAAATTGAATATTTGTAATCAACCAATGATTCCCTAAATTCGCCATTATATCCTTCGATTCCCGAACCATAAAAATCAATAACCCCACTATCTTTATATTTGTCATAAATTATGTGTCTAATTCTATGGCCTTCTGAAAAATTTTTAAATGAGAACGGCATTGAAATCATTTTTGTTTTATTGTTTAAACCTATGAATTTTTCTTCTAACCAAGTGGTTGTGATACATTTAGTTGAATAATAAAATTTATCAGGTCTTGATTCAATTAAGTCACCTAATTTCATTAGATTATGCGTGATAATTAAATCAAATTTTTCAAAATCGGTTCTAATATAATCATAGATGTCTGTCCAAGGTGGATTGGTGTATGGTTCTAATAGAATACACACATTGATATTACCATCTTGCGGAATATCAATTACCGATTGTTTAATGAAATTATCGGTATAAACATTTATTTTTCTTCTAATATCATCTCTTTTCCAAACTATGTGTTTGGATTTTAAATAGGGAGTCAAATATTCCTGATGAGGAAAATTAGAATCTGTTAATGTAATCTCTAACATATATTATAATTATAAGCCACCTGTTAATCTTTCGCACCAACCTTTTGACACACTATGTGGCCAAACAACCCAATAAGCTGGTTTTTTTGATATTTGAAATTCTTTCCAAATTTTACAATAACCGTCAGGGTCATTATATAACATTTTAATTTGTTGCTCATTTATATCATCTCGATAAACTGTCTCATCGTTATTATCATGAAAAGCTACAACCCAAAAATCATAGTCTTTTTCAGGAACTTTATCATACGCTACATCAATACAATGCTTGAATATCGTCATGAATGATTTATCAAATTCTTCACCATATAACGGTGGATTAGGTGCTAATTTATTATCTTTAGTATATTGTTGAATTGCTCTTTTCTTAAATGATAACCCCGCATACCTTTCATAATCTTCTAACGACCTTACTTTACCAAAATCATACACACCAAAATCAACATCTTTTATTTCACCATCCATTTCAAACAACTTACGATTTCTTTTGTGACAAGCGGCATTACGTGATACCCAAATTGGGTCATCGTCCCATTGTTTTTTTCTACCTTTACGTGTGTATTCATGCCAAACAACTACTTTATGTGGATGAAATAAATCATAACCCCAAGTATAAGCTCTAACTGCAATTGATATTTCTTCGCCATGGAAATAATACTGAGGGTCATGAGGAACTTCAACACAAAATTGACCTAATGTAAAGCAAAAATGCGCAGAATAAAATCTTGCAGGTAGTGGTTCAGTTCTTTCCAAATAATCATCAATTGTTGCAGGTAAAAAGAACACCGCACCTTCAGGTATGAATCTATCGAAATTCATTTTCCAAGGTTGCATTATTCTTGCTTCAGGATCATTATCAGGATCAAATGATGAAACATAACCTGTTAATAATGGCTTTTCATGACCTTTATCTTGTAATTGTTTTATCATATTAATTAACTCCTCATCCCAATTTTTTATAAATCGGTGATGTGAGTCTAATTGTAATGTGTATTCTTCACCATCGTAATTTTGTTGCAATTGATTACGAGCCCAACAAGCACCTTGAGAGTCTCTATAGTCAATATCAACAATTTTAAATCGTTTATCGTCCTTATATTCTTCCAAATTATCCCAAGCGTCTTCAGTAGAATGTTGCCAAGCTATTGAAAACACTAATTTTTTTGGATTCTTTGCTTTTTCAATACAATCCTTAATTGTAAGTAATAATTGCGGGTCTCTATATGACGCAATTTGAATAAAAATCTTTCCGTTTCCCATTATTAAAATTTTATATTAGAATATAACAAAAAAACATTGGATTTAAAACCCTTACAATTTTTTTCTATAGTATTTTTTGTTTATTTTTTATTAAAATATGTAATGCAATGCCAAAAGTATATCAGCCTATTGTAATTGAAAAAACCGATGAGCTAATTGAAGGTTTATCCGAATCTAACTTCTTTATTGAATATGGAATCACCAATTTTGATTTTGTTCGTGAATATATTTTAGATGATTTAACTGAAAAATTCATAAACGGTAGACTTGATGATGATTTTGAAGAAATGTATACTGAGGACGAGTTTGAGCAACTTTTAAAACACATTATTGCCGGTAATGTATTAAATGAGTTAAAAGATAAGGGTATGCTTGATTCGTATTCGGATGATAATACCGAAGAAATGTTTTTTTTAACTAAAGAAGGAAAAGCCTATTTAAAAAAATTGGAGGATGATGAAAATAACTAAGCTTTATGTTTAATTATCAATTCGCCAAGGACCTCGATACGACCCATTAACTTTTGGAACTCGATTTGTCCCATATTGTCCATTTTTTCAGCTAATTTATTTACACAATTATCAAATTCCTTTACTGCCGCCGCAAAATTAAATTTACCTTCTGATGCGTCATTATAATATGGTAATTTAACGTGGAAATGGTGATAAGTTAACATAGATGGACCACCTTTTTCTTTAGCTTGGTCCGCAATTTTGGTTGCACCTTTTAAACGTTTTGAAGAAAATTCTTCAAAACCCTTTTCTTCCGATTCGTTAAGTAAATCTGTGAATTTTATCATTTTTTCTTCTCATCCACCTGTTGGATGTATGAACTTTTCTTGTGTTTTCTTATTTTAACTTTCAATTCGTCAATTAATTTGTTTGCATCATTTAAATTAGACGAAATTGAAGAAATTCTACCGTTTGCAACGGTTTTTAGGCCGTCAGGTAAAGAATCTTGTAGTTTTCTAAATTCTTTTAGGGTTTCGCTTAGTGAATTTTCAAGTTCTTCAATTCTAAACTGAACTTTGTTATATTCTTCGCGTCGAACCTTTGAAGTTTCCTCGTTTAAAATCGATTCTAAGACGTTTTTAACGATATTTTCGCTGATTATTAGTTTTTCCATATGATTAAGATAAACCGAAGTCCTTTTCTTCTTTTGACGATAATTCACCGTCTCTTTTCATACCTTCCTTAATGTATGTTCTGATTAATTTAGAGGTTGTGATACCCTTTTCGTTTGCAACCTTCTCGATTTCCTTATAATAAGCGGGAACCACTCTAAAAGTTAACATTTTAATTAATCTCTTGTGTTTTGGTTGGTCGGACGTTGTGCCTATACCCTTTTCTAAAGATTGTTTGTATGCGTTAGAAGCCATTTGTTAATGTTTTTATATAAATATTTTGTATTACAATTAAAAATCGTTATATTATAACAAATAACAAAATTATGGCAGAAGATAAACAACAAATCAACCCAGTAATCAAGGAAATTGAGGAAATGTATCCTGAAATGACCAAAGAATTTAAAAGAATAATGAGGGAGCAATATGAGACGTTTTGTAAAAAGCAATCAAATTATGGTCCTGACAACATCGCTTTAGGTAAAGACCTATCTAAGGAGGATGACCGCAAATTATCCCAAATGGGGCTATGGTTTAGAATGAATGATAAGATTCAAAGAATCAAACAACTTGTTGTTTTAGGAGCTCAGGATAACGTTGGTGAAGCTGTAGATGACACTTATCAAGATTTATCGGTTTATTCAATTATCGCACAATTGGTTAAAAACGGTAAATGGGGAAAATAACCAAAAAGTAGAAAAAATGACAAAAAGGGGGTAAAAATAAATTTATCCCTTTTTTAATTTAATGATTTTTTAGCCACTATTTATAAAAAAACGAAAACATGAAACTTAACGTAAACCACCCATCTTTTATTCAATTTTTGGATAATGTTACGAATAACATACTAACAAATGTTAGCGTTAACAACTACTTTAGTCTACCTCAAGAAAGCAAAATGGGGGTTTTATACATGGTTTTTAAATTAATGAAAGGTGCCATCAAAATGAGAGCACAAGTTAGCGATTTGGAAATGAAAGCTTTTGTTATAGTTTTATGGAAAAAGAACGAAGAATTAGAAAATTATGAATTTGCTGCGATTTTAAAAGATATCTCAAACAATTACGATTCGGTAAACGAATTCACTAAAACAACTAAACGTCAAAACAGGGTTATTAAAACCGATAAAACCAAAAATGGCTAAAAAACAGCAAAATATAGATTTAAAAAAGCTATATGCTAATGAAGCCATAAAGTGGTGTAGGAAAAACCTTGGTATTAACGAAAGGAAAAGAAAAAAATTGGATTTTGTTGTAATGAATTGGTCAAGAAAAAAGGGTCGATTTGAATTTATGGGTAATTATTGTTTTTATCGAAATAGAATGGTTATTTATGCACCAAATTGTGAAAGTTCTTATGAAATTGTTGCAACAGTCATCCACGAATATACTCATTATTTACAATCTGGCCCTCAATACCGCAAATATGAAAAGGAATATTATTATTCTACCAACCCATATGAAAAAGAGGCCAAAAGAAACGAATTGAAATATGCTAAAATTTGTCTAAACGAAATTAGAAAAAATATTAGATAAAATCCTTCGCAATTTTAGCCTCCTCAATCTCTCTCATAAATAAAAGGAGTTCATCAGTTTGATTTCTACTTTTGACAACCATATCACACATCCAAAATTCCTTTAATTCAGAAATTGAACCTTCTTTAATTTGTGATTGTTTTATTTTTCTATAAACCCAGTATAACTTGTCTTGATAATTGATGAACTCCCTTGGTAACATTATTTAAATTTAAATCCACTTAATTTTTCCACATCTGATACTTCCACTTTATGTGAATTTAAACCACTTGGTTTATCAGGCGTGTTTTCAAATATATAAGCAAAATATTCTTTTGATTTTACAATGTAAACAACTTTCCAACATGTTTTTGGAACAGCAACTTTACCTATTCTTTTAGCTTCACCAACACTACCGCACCAAACGTGAACAGAATCTTGATCCATAGCAAATTGTCTCTCTAAAACTTCTAATGATTTCCAATCACCCGCATTTAAAGAATGATATTGAGCGGTCATATTAGAAAAATAAAAACATTCATCTTGAACATCTTGTGTTTGACATTGGTTTTCAGCGGCAGGCATGTTATGTCCTCTATCAGTGCCACTACCTTTATAATCATCCATTAAATCAGTTTCATTTGGTAATAATGGATCGGGGGCAAATTTATCCTTTCTAGCCAATGGTGCTGGACAACCAACCTTAGCTTTTGTAATCCACCACTCCACTTTTACTGGGTATTTTTTAGATTTACTAAATATGGTTGTGTAATTAGTATGTTTAATTGTAACTAAATCTTGAGCATTTGCAGCCACAAAAGATAAGATAAAAAGACCGAAGCCTATTAATGTTGGTAACCAAAAATTCTTTAATGTTTTTTTCATAACTTGTTTTCTATTAAATACCTATAAATCTCCAAAGGAGTATCATTATGAACAGAAAATTCGCTATAAGATATATTGTTAATGTCCAATGTAAGCTTAATATCCGCATCAATTTCTTGAGCCTCTAGTAAATTCTGTAATCTACCATTTGTATCATATGTTTCATTATTTCTAGTTAAAAGTATGTTTATATTATCATATTGTTTGAATAGGCTCCATAAAAATTTACTTAATCCAGACATACCGTAGTGTGATGCTGGATACCCCTCACCGTAGCGCTGTTCATAAAAACAACCAAGGATAATAGGTGAATCCACAATAATGTAATCCACTTTATCATAAAGCCTACTTATATTTCTATGTTGATTTGCTGTAATAAAGAATTGATCTTTCAATTGAGAGATATTCCCTTCCCAAGCAACTTCTTTAGGAAATTCATATGTATATTCAACACTCATATGGTGTTTTTTCATCTCAGTAAATAACCCCGATGCTTGAGTAGATTTACCGATACCAGGACCACCAAAAAAATTAATTATCTTACTCATATTAATTTAATATACAAAAAAATACTCACAAAAAAAACCCTCCAATATGGAGGGTTTATGAAAAATAATCTAAATTAATTATTTTACCAATGTATTATATTTTGCTTCAACCACATCTAAACGTGCTTCAATAGCATCTAATACAGGATCAGAATCAGAAGTAATCGCTTCTATAATTTGTGCTTTAACTTCTTCTGTAATATCCTCACCTGTAACGTTAGCAATAATTGCACTTACTGCATCAACAGCTTGGTCAGCTTCTGTTCCTGCAGGTACCGCTGGTTGGTTGATTAACGCATCTAAAATAGTTTCTATCATCTTTTCAGAATCAGTAACTACTTCTGGTTGTGCTGTAACAACTGTTGCAACTGCTGTAGCAACTGCTGCGGCAGCTGTTTCAGATTCGATAGCAGGTAATTCAACTTGTGATTGAACCACAGCACTAACGATGTCTGATGCTTCTGGAAAGGTGGCACTTGGTGATAACGCAACAATTGCGTCAACATTTGGCGTTGTGCCATCAGAAGAATCTGCAGTAGCAATAGTAGTCATAACTTCTTGAGTTTTTTGTGCTACTAACATGTCAACTGTAGTTTCAACTAATGTTAATCTTGCGTCAATGTCCATTGCTGTAACATTGTCTAATGATGCTGGTGCAACATACTCACCAGTCATTAAAAAGTTCACTTTAGATTCGAGTATCGCTACTCTTGATGCTAATTGATCTAGTCTCATTTTTTTTTGGTTTTTGGTTTTATTTTATTACTAATAAATATAAAAAACAAAAGCGATAACAATTATATTAGATTAATAAATTATTAAAAAACTCCCACATTTCTATGAAGGTTTCTATTAAGCATATGTGGGTAAAAGGGTGGGTTTTGAAGGTGACAATTTGTCAGGTAAAAATTAATTTGCGTTTTTGGGTCGACACGCTTAAAAAAGTTTAAAACTTTATTTTGTATTACACTATTTATATAAACGATGGCACAAGACATGAACACATTATATGCGGTTTTAGGAACAATGATTACTGTTTTAGGATCAGCGAGCGCATGGCGTTACTATGAAAAACGCGCAATGCATAAAGAAAAAGACGAAGACTTTATTAGACACGATTGTAAAGACCGTATTTCTAAATTGGAAGCGTTATTAGAATCTGCAGCAAAAGAAAAGGATGAATTAAGAAAAATGGTGTTAGATTTAACCCGTCAAGTGGCCGAACTTAAAGTTACTGTTGATTTTCTTAGAGTTGAAAACGATAAATTAGAAACGACGTTGGTAAAAAAACCAAAAGCAACAAGAACTCCAAAAACAAAATAGTATGAAATATATTTTCACAGAATCACAAATCAAAAAAATTATTGACAATCAATTAAATGAACAACAATCCTCTATGGGAGGTAGTTTAACAACATCAATAAGTCAAGCAGTATCTGATAGATCTTTTTACGATGGTTTAGTAACCAAATTAAGAAATCAAACTTGCACAGTTGTTGGACCTGTAAAAGGTAAACCAGCAAAAGGCGGTGTATTGATAACCCAAAACATGACTATATTACCAAAAGATAGTTTAACATTTAAACCCGGTGATGAAATTATGATTCAAAGTCCAAGCATCAAACAAGCAACAGTATATGCACAAAATGGTAAATTAATGGTAAGTGTTGCAGGAGCTTAAGATTTATTAACACAAGAATCAAAAATTTCAATTATCTCATTTAAACACATATAATCAAAACACTCGGAATAACCCGAAAACGATTCCAAAAGAGGTCTGTATTTTTTAACAGACCTTTTTTTATTTAGTTTGTCTTTAATTTGTGATTCCAATTTCTCAGCATCAACATCATCGATTCTTCTTAGGATTGTATCAACTACATATCCCTCATATCCATAAGCTTTACTGAAACGTCGCATAATGAATCGCTTAGAAGTAATACCAACCTTAACAAACGTTTTACCTGAACTCTCTTCTTTAATTAAGACTAAATAAAGTGACTTAGGTAATTTATCAATTTTCTTTTGTTTAACTTTAGCTTTCTTTTTAAGTGTATTTTGAGCGTATTCCTTAGCTTTTTCCAATGATGTAAACTCCTTACAATCTCTATACGGATTGATAATATACTTCCTTAATTTGGCTATAAAAATCGTTTTACCGCTATCCACAATATATTTTGTGGATTTAGATGTTTTGTTGATGTAGATATCGTAATATCCTACTTTAGTTAAAAATTCGTTTGGCATATCTCTTATCGATAATTATTCCTATTGTTAGATATTTATAGTATATTTATTTGGATATGATAAAAATTGCTGATATTGTCTTTGATTTGGTATTGGAAGAGATAAAAGACAAGAAGTTATTGAACTTGATTAATGTTTGGTATGGTCCTGAACCGACTGAAGCTCAAAAAGCTGAAGGTGAGTATTTGATAATGAAATATGTTGAACTAAAAAATTCAAAGAGACTTGGTCCACAACTACCTCAAATTAAAAGATTTAAACGTAAATTTAACGATTTTAAAGATGAGGATTTAACAATACCTCAAAAATTTTCATACCAACAAATGAGATTTTTAATCGGTGAATTTTTTACCGATTTACCAAATAGTGATGGTAACACACCACAGCCAGTTGAATCCAAAGTTCCTGCAGCATTAAAAGGTCACGATTTAAAACCAAATGATAAATTGGTTGAGGCTTCAAAAGAATTATGGTATGGTCAAAATGAATACCTAATCATTGATGAAGGTGATTTTAGAGTTTATGCGATACCTGATAGAAAAAGCTCAATTTATTTTGGTTATTATGAACAATATGTAACGAATAGTGATTTTTTCAAAAATCAACCAGAGTCGCATATGCAATGGTGCACAACAAGATGGAATAGAAATGATAACTTATATGTGAGTTATAGAAATAGAACATATCCAAGAACATTCTATTTTGTTATTGACGAAACTAAAAGTCCTGCAGTCGAAACTAATCCGCAAGTTGCACAATATTATTTATCAGCTTTACAAACATCTGCAGATACTCGTTCAGGCTTTAGAGTTACAAGCATTTTAAATAACGGTTCTGACCCTGAATTTTCTCGTGAAAAATTACTTCAAACATATCCAAAATTAGAAGCACATCTTGATAAAATTGTCGCTGTTAAATATGATGAATCAACCGAAATTGAAGATTCAAGCGATATTGTTGATAGAATTTCTGAAACAGAAGGTTCACAATATGAGTTTGCGAGTCTTTCAGGTTCATTACAAAGACAATACATACATAGAGGTAAGTTAATTACCAAACCAGTTTCATGGGAATATATGGATGAGGATTTAAGAAAAGCCTACATCAACATGACCGAAAATGATACGATATTTGAGCGTTTTGGTAGTAAACCATTATTTGATTACATCAAAACAATTAAACAAGATGCAGCATCTTTAAACAATAGATTGAACGTTCTTGGTGTTGGTGGTATTTCATACTTGGTTAAATATTTTATTGAACATTCATGTAGCGTTGCATACTATGGTAAAAAAGATAAGAACGTTAGGGTTTATCAAGACAGTAGCTATCTATATGGAATATACAATGTAAATGATAGTGATTGGTTAAAACATGATGGCGTTTATTATGACGATAGATATAAACATGTTAACACAATTGACATCCCATATGAATTACCTGATGGTGATGTTGATATGTATGTTGTTTCAGAATATGTAAATGTGGATAACAACAATCATAAATTTTACACACTTGAAACCGAAACAGAACATCGTAACGAGCGTTACGCTTACATTTTAAGTCAAAAACAATTCTTATCGGTAATAGAAAAAATTAAAGAAACAAGCGAAGTAAAACCTGAATATGCTGATTTGGGTGAAATAAAAAAGGGACTATAAAGTCCCTTTTTTTTATTTTAATAAATTATAAAATTCGTTAAAGTGTTTGATACGGTCAGGAAGACCAATTGTTCCACCATTCACTCTTTTCGTAATTGATGTTACAACAGCATCGCTTGCGCCGCCGTCTGCCATAATATGTAACTTATTCTTATTAAAGAACCAAGCTGCTGATAATAATGCATATGATGATGCAACTTTTTCAGGTGCTGAACAAATATCCTCATTGATTGATTTACCAAATGCTGTGTAGTTGTCTTTACCGGTTAATTGGATATAACCACGACCGCAATATTTTGCACCATCTCCAGATGATTCAGGGCCGTTACCCATTCTACCACCATATACTCTATTGGCAATTTTTTCAGGTTTTCTTTCATATGGTAAAGCCGAATCTAATGTTGGGAAATATTTTTTAAACGTTCCATTTAGACCTTTTGCAGAATAATTTAAATTTTCTTTTGTTAATCTAAATCCACCTGATTCGTGACCACATTGTGCCAAGAAGTGAGCTAAACGCAAAGGTGTATTGATTTCAAATTTAGCCGCGGTATCAGGAATCTGTGCAATAACAGCATCAGGAACATGACCTCTTAAGGCTTCTAATTTTAAACCGCCGACACTTTTAACAGGTGCGGGTTCAGTAATTACTGTTGGTGCACTTACTGGTGTTGATTCTGAAATACCCATAATAACCGCCCATGTTTTGTCACCAACAATTCCATCTGCAGATAAACCGTGTTCAGATTGCCAAGCTTTAACAGCTGCTTCGGTTTTAGGTCCGAACTTACCTATAGGGTCCACACCCAATTTAGTTTGGAGTTTTTTTACATCTTCTCCTTCAGATCCTAATTTTAATAACATATGTTTTTCGTTTGTATTAGTTTATTATTATAAATACTCTTTACCTTTTTTAAAATTTTTCATACTTATTAATAGACCTTGTGGTTGAATCGGAAGTGTCCTTGTGGCATTTGAGTTGGAATTGATACCAACGAATTCGGGTTCAAATACAAAAAAATATAAGGAAATGAACAGAAGAATTTCAGTTAACACAACTGGTTTTGCTGCGCCACAATCTTTTATTACTAAGAGTAAACAAAGATTAAAACAGCACATTGACACCGTTTATCTTAATAACGGTGATGAGTTCGAAATCGAACTTTACAACCCCACACAAAATAAAATTTTAGCAAAAATCGAGATGAACGGTAATTCCATTGGTAATGGTATTATACTTCGTCCTGGTGAACGTATCTTTCTTGAAAGATATCTTGATGAGGCGAAGAAGTTTTTGTTTGAAACATACGTTGTAAATGGGAATAACGAGGAGGTTAAACAAGCAATCGCCAACAATGGTGATGTAGTTGTTAAGTTCTATAATGAAACACTTTCATATTATAATGGTGCAAATACGTTAACAATTAACAGCCCATCTTGGAATGTTAATAATACCACACCGTTTACTTATACAACGCATAATACTTTGGGTGGTATGACAATACCAACTCATGGGACTTTTACAACAACGAGCACAAATGCGTTTTATAACTCTTCTTTAACAAGCTCTACTTCAAATATTAGAACATTTGTTTCACAAGAACCACCAATTTCACCATTGAGAAAAGTAGAAACCGGTAGAGTAGAAAAAGGTTCAAATTCTAACCAATCTTTCACATACGATAACACATCATTTAATAGTTATCCATTTATGACAAATTGGTGGAAAATCAAACCACAATCAACTAAACCAATTATGAGAGAAGATTTGGTTACTTACTGCACAGAGTGTGGTAGTAAGAGAAAAAAAGACACACATAAGTTCTGCCCAAATTGCGGAACTAAATTCTAAATAAACTAATCACAAGGTCTAAATAAATAAGGAGGGTTATTCGCCCTCCTTTTTATCTTGTTGAACGTGTGTCCCACATGTGGGACATATCGGTAATGATTTCTTTTTCTTATGTGTTGTTTGTATAAATTTTTTTCTACAATTAGGACAACTAATAACCTTTCCGCCCTCGTTAAACTTCTCCACCCATTTTATATGGTCAGGTGATATTGGCACATCGTTCTCGTCTAAATTAGTTTTAACAACACCTTTTAGTCTTTTAACGTGATGACTGAATCTTGGGTGCGCATATTCAACCGCCGTCTTATCAAATATTTTAATCTTTCTTGTTAACGCAAGTGAACGACTTGTTTCATCTATTTCTTCTTTTGGTATTCTATCTACCTCTTTGTATCTCAAAGGGTTAGCCATTCTTTCAGGTTGACTAAACTTTCTTTTTTTTCTGGTAAAAGCAAAGCTACGACTTCTTTCGTCCATATCTTGTTCTTCACTTGTATGTCCACATTTATGACATTTATATGGTTCATTACCACCATCAGATAATTTCCATTCCCATCCACAATTATCGCATGTGACAGTTTTATGTTCAAAAATTCTATTGAATTGTGATTCAGTTATTGATATAATCATAACAATAAATATACAAAAAACCCCTCTTTTAGAGGGGCTCTTTTATTAATATGGATTTAATGTGTTTGGACTTGCTTGTAAGTCAGCCTCCGTTGGTGGAGGTGGTGTAGCAGGTGCTGCTGCAGGTGTTGCAGTTGTAGGAGCTGCGGGAGCTGCCGCAGGTGTAGTTGTAGCTGTTGTAGGAGCCGCTGCTTTAATTTTATTGAAGATGTCTTCAGTAACTCCAGTTTCTCTCTTATACTCAGGAGCTTTTGATTTAACACCCGCTTCTGTTGTATTTCCAAAATACGTGTCACCAGACATACCCATAGCTTTTTGCATCTCACCGATTTTTGGACCGAATTGAAGATACTTTAATGGGAATTTGTCATCACTTTTTGTGAATTGTGCTTTTGGTTTAACGGCAGGTGCTTTTGCTAATTCAGAATCTGGACATTTCGCTTTTGCTGCCGCAAGTTCCGCATCTGTTGGTTTATATGTTGTTGAAAACGCTGTCCAATCCATACCATCATACAATTGACCTGGAACAGCTATTTTACCACCTTTTACAGAACAATAAGCGGCACTTATTGCTTTTTGTCTTGGTGTTTCTTCTGGCATTTTAGCTAAATCTGATTCAGGACAAGTTGCTTTTGCAGCTGCAAGTTCTGCGTCTGTTGGTTTTTGTTCAGTAACGAAAGCCGCCCAAGGTTGACCATTATACGCCATTGAACCTGACATAGCACCAGCAAACGATGGGTCAAGATAGATTGTTCCAGCTGTCATAGACGCCATGTTACTTGTTGTTCCACCAGACATTTTAACAGAACAATAAACAGAATTAATTAATTTTTGTCTATTGGCAGCATCTTGTGGTGCATCCTCTGGATTTTTTGTTACAATTTTAAAAGAATTTTCAGTATAATTATCGCCACTTATTGTTGCTTCAGTTTGAATACCTATACTTTTAAGGTGGTTTACGCACTGTTGAACATACTTACCATCATCCGTTCCAAAATCACCGTTGAGAAGTTTGGCATAATCTTCTTGAGTAATGTCTTCTAATCTGTTATTAATTCTCCAAAATTGATTAGCATCTTTTATTTGAGTAGTAGCTGCAACCCATCCTTCTTCATCAGTTCCCGCACCAAAAACTGCTTTGTATAATGCAGCTGAGATTTGAGTATCTTCTTGAGTTGGTCTACCGATAGCGCCACCTGTAGCAGGAGCTGCCGGTGCGGCCGGATTAGGTGATGGTGCTGCTTGTTCGTTAATAACTTTACTAACAATTTGTCTTAATTGAGACTCAGTTAATTTGATAATTCTTTTAGCCATATTATTTAAATCTTTTAAAATCAGCCATTATTTTCTTCACGGCTTCATTAATATTATTTTTTTTATTAGTTGATTCTGACACAACAGGTTGAGTTTTTGCGTTTTCCTTCACCAATCTCTCTAATTGTGATTCAGTAATTTTAATTTTAGCCATTTTTTTGTTCTTATTTCTATATAAATATCTAAATAAAATAAAAACCCCCGATACTTGTGGTACCAGGGGTAATATATCCTATTATTAAATTAAAATAAACTATTTCTTATCGATTTCTTGTAGAATCTTGTTTTGAAGTTGATGTCGTTTCATATAGACAAAAGCCGCGTGACACTCCTTTATTTTATACCATTCATTCTTAGGATATTTCGATAAAACATTGACCAATTTTTCAATTGTCCATTTTGTGTTACCACCTTTCATATGTCCAATAACATCCATTAACCATTTATTTCTAATTGCGGTATTGTATGCTGAGGGGTTGTTTCTTTGAAGCTCACTGATGGAGTTATATTTTTTTGCTTCTTCAGCAACTTTGGTGAAATCCCATTTTTTCATCAATGACCAACCTCTTTCTAAATGCTCCCCAAGTTTATCATGATAACCCATTCTGATAGCCGCATTATAAGCTGCGTTATCGTTTATTCGTAAATCTTTGATGTTATCATATTTCTTATAAACTTCTGCAATTGATTCATACGTCCAAATCCTCTCTCTACCAAAATCAAATTTTTCCATATGTGCAACACATTCATCATAATAGTCCGATTTTAATGCGGTGTTGTATGCTGATATGTTGGCTTTCATCCAATCAGACCTTTTAGTATATTGTCTTGCATTTTCCAATAAGATTTCTTTGGTCCATTTCTTTTTGTGAGGTATCAATTTTAAAATCTCCTTTGAAATTTTAAGCCTGATACAATAATTGTAGTGTAATCGATACTTCTCTCTGAACTCCTCCTTACAAGAACAAGACTTGGCTATGCTCTTCAATTCCTGCAAAGTGTATTCGGGCCACTCTTTCTTGATATACGCCATATGTTAAATTTTTTACAAAGGTAAGCGTAATTCAAGGGGGAAACAAAAAATATTAAGAAAAAATGCGATTGTAAGTATATCATTTATTTTGATATAATAAGACGTTTGAATTTAAAATATGTTTCGGCTAACATGTTCATTGACACGTATTTCGGGAGATTTTCAATTTTAACGTAGCCATTAAAATTCTCTTTGCTATTCTTGTCAACATAGTTGATGTAAACCGATTGATTTTCATAATCGACTTTACTGTCATCCACACGTAATAGTTTATCGTTATCCTCATATGTGTGACCGTATTTTTTAAAGAATTTAGATAAGATGTCATTCAATTGTTTTCTTGTTTGAGACATATTTTCTGTTACGCCTGACTCAAACCATTCTTTAATCTCATTTTCAAAATCACCCCAATGAGGCCACTCCCAATCAATATCAGCACCGTAATCCTCTAAATTTAAATCGTAAAAGTCGATATATCTTTCCAAAAATTTATTAAAATTATCGATTTCATTTAATTGATTTGCATCGACAAAATCGTTATATGAATTTAATTCAAATACAACTTCATTATCTCGATTAACCGTAATTCTTTCTTCAACTTGTCTAAGTAAACGGTCATAACCCGCATCAACATTTGCGTAATTAATTTCATCGAATTTACTTGCGTAATCATCATAAAATTTCTCAATAAAAATTTGACCAAATCTATCCCATAATCCTTTATAATCTTTGGCTGAATTACCGTATATACCGATTAAAAAATCTTGGTTATTTTCAGCAAAACTCATAAACATTTGATGTAAATCATCTTCAAATTCACCCATCCATTCTGATGGTGAACTATCGTTTTTACTGTGATGTAAACTACTAAGATACCTATCAAGACTTTCAACGTTATAATTAGATGGTAAATCAACTTGAAAACTAACATCCCCACTACGTGTAATTTCAATACTTCTAACACTTTTATCGGGAACCAATGCAAAATATTCTTCCTCGTCAAATTCGTCGATATCTATATTCAATGAAGTGGCACCAAAAGAACCAAAACGCTCAGCGTATTTTTCTTTTATGGTTTGTTCTTTATCCTTAGGTAAAAGTTTTATGAATTTTTTATATTCTTTAAGTTGTTCATCGGAAATTTCTTGCCCATCTTTTTCAAATGGAAAAAAGAAATTGAATACGCCATTATCTTCAAAATATTTTTTAGTGTCCGCGTCTCTATTTGATAAATTTTTAAATTCTTCGTCTTTGAAATGAAATTGTGCTCTATCATTATTATCAGTCTTATTGACTAAAATAAATAATGGCCCTTCTTTACTGTAGGCCGCAAATCTGTTGCTTTTGGATTTGTTTCTTGGGTTTAAAGAATACGGTCCCCATGTTGTGCACCATTCAGCACCAACACCCAAATATGCCGCACCCTTTTCAGTTAAAGGTTGATAAATTTCGTAGTTACTATCTGCGGGTTCATGTTTAATATAATCTTTACCCGCTTCCAAATATGGTAACACATCCTGAAACGGCATATCGTTTTTCGCGATGTATTTTTGAACATATGGATACAAATCTGAGAGTTCCCTGATTTGATGCCAAGGAACACTCACATTTCTATCATAAAGGATATTAATATAATCTTTAGCTAAAGGTAAATCCTCAATCAGTAAACCTCCCATTTGGTAAAGGTTCAATAATAATCTTGCATATTTACCAAGCTTTACTATGTTACCGTCATTATCTAATTTAGTGAATTTATCAGCAACAGCAATTGTATGAAATCTATTACCAATTTCAGAATAATATTTCTGACGAATAGCTTCAACATCTTGAACTGACTCCTCTAAAAGGTCCCAATCGATAAAATCAAATAACTTCATTAGTTATAAATATCCATAATATACTTAACTAACCTGAGATTTCTTATTACCGTTTATCGCGGCGTAAATTAATAAGTCATCATAATTTGAACTTCTTAATTTGTTGTTTTGTTCCAATACTTCAATAAATTCCTTTCTGAATGTTGTTCCCATATTAACCTTCTCGTTTCCTTCATTCACATTGAACGTATTATCCATCGGTGCAAAATTTAAGTTTTCATAAATGACGTTTTTATCAACCATAAAAACCCTTAACTTAAAGTTGTCTTCAGTATCAATCAAAAACAATATGTAATTGTTTATTTTTTGCCAAACTCTCAAATTAGCTAAACGATAAACCTTTGCTTGGTTAAAATAAGACGATTTCATTTCGTTAATTTGTTCACCAATTAACATTTCACCTTTGTCTTGTTTTGCGTTAATGGTTGAAACATATCCCATTGAATCTAAGATGAATTTCTTTTCCAACCATTTACCATAAGATGCGGGGTCGCAATCACAATAAAGCTTACAGACGAAATCATTGATGTTCATTTGTAACTCTTCTTTACTTACTTTGTTTTTGGTTTTTTTGCGTTCGATAGCTTTGTCAAGCCATATGCTGTTTTTCATTGCATTACATTTTATTATTAAAGAATAATAAAATATACTCTCGTTTTTTTACAATAAAAAATAAACAACTAATTAGTTATCCACATGTCAATAACTAACTACGCGGATAATTTCTTAAGAATTTCCAAATTAGCTTTAACTAATTTAATTTTTTTAACGCCTGAACGTCTGCTTCTCATTGCTCTTTTCTTAGGTGCTGCTGTTCCCATATATTTTAAAATTTATAAATCGTCTTCATCATAGCCATCATCATCGGTATATTTAAGTCCACTATCAAAATGGCCCATATCTTCCATATTCTTGTAAAGATTTGGATTGTCATTTTTAAGATGCTCAGGGTTTCTATATGCGCTTGCGGCTCTATGAACCATTGCGTCTATACTTGATTGTTTTCTTTTTTCAGATTCAGGGCTATCTTTTAATGGTGCACCCATGCGTTTTTCAGGAAATAAATGGTTGATTATACCAATTTTTTCAGCATATGCACATAAACTTGGTTCAGCTGCGTAAAAGTCTGATTTGGTTTTATAAAACTGAGCATGATATTTTACCATTTCAGGATTAATGGCCTCATTACGTTTTCTATATTTTTTTCTATCAGGAAAACATATGTCTTCTAAACCAAGTGTTCTAACTCTTGAATGAGTCAATCGGTCACCGTCGTGTAATGATTGCATATCGGGATACTGCATGGCTTTAATCATGGTATCCATTTTAATTTTTTCCTTTTCTTCAGGTGCCCATGAGTTAGGTGTTACGTGATTACTGTGTTTACCCGACTCCTCAAATAACCTATTTAATTGTGATTCGCTAATTAATATTTTCATTATATGTCTTCACCCGTATAATCGTCTGGTTCATTATCAGCTCTTTTTTCAGCTTCTTTGTTTTCAACGTCAGGTAATACCTTATCAATTATTTTTGATACGCGAGGCTCATCTATCAACATTATAGTTTGTTCGTGAGTTAATTCTCTTTGGATTGGACTTGTTTGAATGATTTTTTTAACGCTTGCTGCAACTCCTAACCCTAAACCATCATCATTAGTTTCTCTTTGGAAATCAAAACTAATAATAAACCCTTGGTCTTTATCTCCGCTTTCATCCGCATCCAATAATACAATAGCCAATTCGTTATTATCTGTTATCTCATAATCAACATCAATGAAATCCATCATGATGGGTATTTCATTTGGTTCAGAAACATTTGCAGGAACATCCGATGGTTGTTCGTTCATAATCAAACGCTCCATGTATTTCGAAATCTCTTTTGTTAGTGTCATTTTCATTATATATAAATACTATAATATAAATATACAAAAAACCCTCCATAAAAGGAGGGTTTATATTACCATTCTTGTCCTAAGAAAAAGTTGTCTCGAGCAATCACCATTTGTTTTAGGTGCTTAACCATTTCATCGTCGGCTCTTCTAACCGCTTCACCGAGATTGTTTGCAAGAATTGCTTGGGTAAAATCACCTCCGTGCCAAATCTTGTCTCTTGTCATTAACATGGACACCATCACATCCTTAACATGAATTGATACATTCCATCTGTAATCTTCACATCTTTTTTCGACCATTTCGCGATATTGTAATTGCGGGTCGGTAGTAGTATTTTCGCTCATAAAAATAAATTTGTTTCAGCAAATATACTACTAATATCTAAACCACCAAAAAAATTTTTAATTATTCTTCGTTGTCATCTGCAGCTTGATCTGCTTGCATAGCTCCAACCATACCTTTTGTTAATGAATTGTAGATTTCCTCACCAAAACGGTTCATGATGTCGTTTTCGTCACGTAAGTCAACAAAATGACCACCAACCAAAAATCCTAATACTTCTTTAAGATTAATACTTCTCCAAGCTTTTTTAGCAGCTTCTGGTTTAGCCGCTTCATCATCAATTCCTTGCGCTCTAAGCTCCTTTAAAGCCTTTCTGTAAGCATTTATATCAATTACACGTTTGATGTCGTTATTGGCCTGCACATTTGCTTGTGCGTCGGTTTTTTCAGCATCACTTGCAACGTATGCACTAAGATGTCTTCTAACCAACATATGACGAACGGTGCCATCCTTTTTAACGAATGCTACGCTCACCATTTTATTTTTAGCTAATGCGTCTCTTAATTGTTCTAAACTATCGTGAGTTTGAAAAAATTGGAAATCTGATGGATTCTCATTAAGAACCATCGTTATTCTCTTTAATTGGGCTTCAGTAATTAATATGTTCATAATATATAAATATTACAACTTATCAATAGCTTCAGCAAATAGGTGACATTTAATGGTGCACTTACCATTTTCACTAACAGATATCTTAATATAGTCTTTGTTAAGAACTATTTTGGGGGTTAATCCATAATTAAGCGCCATGTCTTTTACCTTATTGGAGAATGTGTTTGGTTTTTTGAAATAGAATGTTCGGATTAATCTTCCGTTTACTTCTTCCCAGTTATCTTTGTTCATAGACATAAAAAAACCCTCAATAGAGAGGGTTTTGAATATCGAATTAATTATACCAATCTTTTCTTGATTGGTCAGCTTCTTTGTGATGAATATGATGACTACCTTTCTTACCCCACCATGCGGCGTCTTTAAGTGTCATACCAACAAGTGCGGTAACACCTAATGCTACTCCAACACCACCACTAATAAACATAGCAGCAGGAACAACACCAATCATTGCGGCTGCGGATGTTCTATTAATAATTTTATCAATAATTGTTCTCACTTTAAATTCTTCATCGCTCATAACGTCGTTTTCATCCATTTCCATGAATTCACCGTGACCGCTATCTTGCAATTCGGTTTTAACCATGTTAACAATACCTTTGCTACCGTGCATTTCAATATATGACTTAAGCATATCTTTTTCTTCAGGTGATAACATTTCTGTTGCAGCTTTAGCTTGGCTAACCGCTTCTTTTTCTTTTTTAGTTGCTTCACTTTCTTCAGCAGGCTCTTGTGTAAGGTCCATACCGAAATTTTCATTTAACGGTTTTCTATATCCTTTTTGCTTATGCATTTCAAGGATTTGTTCTCTTTCCGATTTTGATACATTAAAATTCTTATACATGATTAAAAACGTTTATATTATAAATATCTTATTTTTGATTAAATGTCCAAACATTTGATTTTCCCCTCACCATCAATACCAAATTGGTCAATGTGAACATCTGCGGCGGGTTTAAGTTCATATATGTCCAATAATAAATTAACGAACTGAACGAACTTATTATGTAAATGCGGGTCATGTTCCATAGATTTGGCCATGCCGCGAATAAATTCCATGTTGTCCTCAATTCTTGTGATATAATACTGGAAACTATCGTGGTCATATTTTCCGATGGAGTCTTGGTATCTATCGCACGCTTTTTCAAAATGGAACCATAATGATTTAAAAGCTCTTACATCCAATTTTTCCACCATTACATAATCACCAATATAATCACTACCATCTCTCATTTTAAATTTTGTCTTTCCTCTTTTAAAAACTTTTGCGAATAGATTAGGATAGGAGCTAAACAAATCATACCATTGATCCACAGTTTCCTCTGGCCCAACTTTAATTAATTTAGCGTGGTCGTTTGTTTTGTATATGTAATGCATCGCACCCCAACTATGAGGTTCCTTAGTTCGTGTCGCAATTTCATCTTGCTGATACGCGGCTTCAATAAGGATATCCATTAATTTCATACAGTATATAAATATAGACTAACTTAAACGCGAGGCGCAGCCGAGCTGTCCCGGTGCCGGAGTATGAATCTTACTTAGGCTGCGGAGCTGCGGGTTGTTGTCCACCACTTACCAATGGCGTTAATTGCGTTATAAGGCCCTGATATTTTTGCTTTTCCGCCGCGCTTACACCATTATATTCCAATTGCGTTAAATCGGTCATAATGGCCACGCCAATATCGGGAACAACCGTTTTCATTAGATTCATTGCTTGCTCCATGGATAACTTCATTCTCATAAGGGTGATAAGCAATGAACCAGGACCCAAGGATGAGTATGTTGTCATACCTGTGCGAGCAACGGTTAATGTTTTTTGATTGTATTGTTGCAATGCGTTTGCGAATGTAAGTTCCTCATAAGAAAATTCGCCGTTCGCATTTTTTAATGTTAAATCAAATAATGCAATATCTTCTTTAGATGTTGGCGTTTTTGTCACCTCATTAAATCTTACTTCCATCTCGTGTGTGGCCGCAAGCGGTCCGTAGCTTTCCTGTTTGGACGTAATCTTGGTTTCGCCTCTGCTGTTTTTAATAACACCGATAAAACCAGGTTTTACTTGGCTCACATATGCCAACATATTATTTGCGGCGTGCGTTAATGCTTCAACGAATAGTTGCGAATTGTCGGCCGATTGTGATGCGGCGGGTGCCGTCTTGGCTGCAGGTTTTGCTGGAGCCTTTTGTTCATTCAAGCCCATAACCGTTTTAATTCTATGTATATTTTCTTGTAAGTTCATTGTATATAAATATTACGTTAATGATTGAATCTTATGAACGGCGGAAACAACAAATGGCGATTCGTAGTAGCCAACATAATCTTTTAGGTCATCCACCACGTTCCATATGTTTCCTTTTGCTTTGGTCGAATCCAATCCCCATAGAAATCCATTAATGAATGTTAGAAACGCTGAGCTAATCGCTCCACGTATTCTATCCCCATTATTCTTGGACAATAGTTTAAATGATTGTTTCTTAATATAACCAAGGTTGGCCCAATAATCATCAATTGATTTATTCAGCGATGGAAGAATTGTTTTAAGAACGTATTGCTTTGTGTTGGATGAAATAACCTCACCCTTGGATGAGTCAGCCATGATATATGGTTTAAGGCCATATAATGCATTGATTAATGGGGTGCCGTATTGTGTAACCAATGATGGGTCAATCTTGTGATTGGTTAAATCTGCAAGGAATCTTTCTTTTCCCGCATTGAATACCGTATCCCAATTAACTTGCTGTTCCATATCTACATAAATAATCTAAAAATAAAAAAAGGGACATGAGTAGCGAATTCATGTCCCACGGGACAAGTAACCATCCCGGTCCTAAGTCGGGTCTTCAAACCCGAGGTATCTTACATATGGGAAACGTCTGGATTATCAAAATCCACCGAACCATCAATAACTTTAAATTTAATGTCTGTAATATAGTTTTTTGTTGGAGCATTGGAAGCGTAACCAATAAAGTCATATGAATGATTAATACCCGCTTCTTTCACATCATCATCAAAATATTGTTCATCCCCTTCAAAGGTGGGTTGAGGATCTATATAGTTGTCGGCATATAATACGGTTAACTTCAAATGAAACATGGATAGGCTGTCACTACCCGCAGAATATTCTGATATGGTATAAAATCCTCTATCGTTAATACCAACAGATGTAACCTTCCAATCATTAACGATTTGGTTATCATCCATTTCTCTAAGTAGTTGCAAAAACTTCATATACATAAATACATAATATACCACAAATAAAAAACCCTCCATAATCGGAGGGCTTTCTTATTGTAAGTTTATATTATCTAATTGATAGGCTATTCAATCCGTCCATGGTTCCTTCAAAACCTGGCATATCTTGTTGCATCTCATCTTCACCTGCTCCGATATTACCCTTAAGGTTCTTGATAACCATATTGAAATCTCTTTCCAATTTCTCAATAGCGTGTAAGTATTGTTCTTTGTTTTTAGGACCATCAGGAGCATGTTCGCTCACATAGTCATAACCAAAATCCATTACCTTATTGATATCGTGTTTTGCTTCAGGTTTTAAGAAACCTTCATTTATTGAACGCATCATACCTTGGATGCGGGACAATTCTTCGTTTAAGTTAGCTTTCATGTATAATAAATATATGGTTTTTTTAAAATGTTAATCTCTTGCGGGCCATACACCTCGAATACATATTATGTATTTCATACCGTCAGCAGGAGGGGTTAATTTGGGTAAAGCAAAAGTTGTCTTATAATTCCCCCCATATGTATTTCCGAGTAATGCGTATAAGGCTTGATAATGGCTCATAGATAATTCTTGTCCATTACATTCCATATAACCTTGAGGAGCATAATTCCCCGCAAATAATTTAACCGATGCTAATAATTCTTCGTCCATGGTATATTGTTTATTCATAAATACCTGAAGCGACCGAAGGGAGCGTAATTAAGCGGCTTGATTCCTTGAGCTTATTAAGGACTGAATGGTTATATCATGTTTAAACGCCTCGTTGACAATATGTTTCCTTACACCAAACCATTTACCCACGGCTTGCATAACAGCTTGAACACCCGTATCGGAATGATGTGTGGTATAACAACTTGAAGGATTTCCTATTGGGGGACATATCATTACCCCATTCTTTGTGAGTTTGATGGAACACCCCTGAACTTTCTCCACCCATTGCAGGAGCTTTTTAATTTCCTTTACCTTATGCATGATTATATGTGTTTTTTAAAAATATATGAATAATTGCCCAAATTTCCAAAAAATTCTGGAAAATTTTTTTTTGTGATTTACCCCATAAGACTTTCTTACAGGTTTTTAAGCGAAATTAAATAATTTTTATACTTGTCCCTTATATTAAGCCCACTAACAAAATGTAATATATGGGAATCATAATATGGTTTATCTTGGGATGGAATGGTATATAGATGTTCAGGTAATGGAATGAAACCACCAATCAATTTAAACATATGGGAATAGGTGGATTGTTCCACCCACTGTAGCCAAGGGGTTTTACCATCATTGGAGATATAATCGATTAAGCAGTTTTCAATAATATCTATATTGTAATAATCGTTGGAAGGTATATGGAACACCCCCGCATTCATACTTTCCAATACGGGATAACGCTCAGGATGGTTGAAGGAGTAACATGGTTCCATATCTTTCATATAGAATGGAATATCCCTATTAATCAAATCAATCATATGGGTCGGATTGTTGATACATAGAATATCCGTATCTAAACATAGGATGTTTTTGGTTTTGGATAAGAACATGAAGTCAAATAACTTAATACTGAAATGATGATAAAAATTACCGAACCTATATTGTTCGCAATTTGAATACCCCTTAATATATTCCTTAATTTGTATGTCCGCCTCCGATTTATCTATAATGGTGATATTACCGCCCAATATAATATCAGATCTTAGTGTCCCGTCGCTATGGATGTAGAACGGAATGTCTTTAAAGTAGTCGAAAGACCTAAAGGATGCTATGCAGTTTATTAACATATCCAAATCTCTTCTGCATGATAATATGTGGACTTCCAAGGTGTTCATGATTATAACTATTTTTCTGGAAAATTTTTTTTTCATTTTTGGGGGTAAAGTCGGTTTTTTGGATTTTTTTCCGGAAAAATTTCAGTCGAGGTATTGTCCCCCCTATTACACATAGCCAAAAAGCCTTATATAAGGGGGGATACCCCGAGGGGGGAGGGGGTAGGGGGGTGCCAGTAAACTTGTGTCTGTGAAGGTGAACCTTCGGGGGGGTGTGGATAACTTGTGCAAAAAAAAAGCACCCCTTTCGGAGTGCCTTTCGGTTAGTGGGGGAACTAACCCTATTTCATAATCTTATATATACCACCTCTCCAATGTATCTCCTCAAAACTTTCTAACTTAAAGTTTCGGAATACAAGTTGCTTATCTTTAGGAATACCTAACGCGTCTTGCTTGTTATCTTTCTTATCTATAAAATAAGGGCGCAATTCGTTCGTATCAATTAAGTTTTCGTTTGCGTCAAAGTATTCAACGGAACGACAAATAGTAGGGATAACATTAAGGTAATTTCTGCGTTCTAATTCGGGTAAATGCGCATCGTCTTTGTGGTAACTTAATACCGACTTTTTGCCGTTATCAGCAATATAGCGAACTGCGTATAAATGTGCGTCTAACTCTAATTCGCCAACGATACCCAATTTTTCCATTAGGTTATCGATAGCCGTTTTCCAATCCCTATCGTTAGGCGCACCAATTACTGAACGCTTTGTAATAGCGCCACCATAATTTGCTAACAAACCTTTGCCACCTTTTAAGGTTGCGTTTGTTCTCGTGATGTAATCAGTTAATAAAGTTAATGTTTCATTACGGAACATTGTAAAAAATTGATTTACATTAATGTCGTGGGTTACTTTAATTTGATTTTTCATTTTAATTTTTTTTATTGTGAATGATTATGATGTAAAATAAGTCAAACTTTTTGATATACGCAAATTTTTTTTTCAAATGTGGATAACTTTTTTTTTATGTGGATAATGGGGGTGAGCTTCCCGACAGCAAAATACTTTTCTGGCAAGCGCAATTATATTGAGTATCAATCAGTTATGCCAGAAAACTTAAAAAATTCACGGGGCTTCAGAAAATATTTTTAGCGAATTAAAAAAAATATTTGTGTATATAAATTATTTGATTTACTTTTACTCCATAATCAAAAACAAATATTATGAACTACCAACAAATCAAAAATGACCAACCAATTTTAAGAGAGTGTTTTTTTGCTTTTAGTCAAGAACAATTTGATGAGGGCATAAACACGCACAATTTACAAGACAAAAAAATTTATAGCAGTCTTGGTGGATTGTATGGAACTAAAGAGGGCATAAATGAATTAATGTCTTTCTATGATAAACTAAATGATAGAATTGCAAAAGAGTGCAGTCCTCAAGAAGTTTATGATTATGAATACGACAATCACGAATGTTCAATTACTTGTGATGATAGCGAAGCTATGATGATAGCATTGGGAATTTTTAGTGAAGAACAATGCAGAACTATCCAAAGAAAGTTTGGCTATTTGTGTTTATCTATTGATGAACTAACACAAAGAATGATTGAAGATATCAGTTAAACTTTAACACTTATTATATAATAATACCCTTGCAATTTTGTGAGGGTATTTTTTTTGTCGAGAAATTTTGCAGCCAAGCGCGCGAAGAAAGTTTGCTGGCAAATCATAACTCATTGATTATCAGTGTGCCAGAAAAGTTGCAAATTCGTAAGGTAGTCAAGATATAGGGTGAAATTAATTTTAAAAAAAAAATAAAAAGTTTTTATATAAATGTTTGTGAATTAAAATATTTGAGTTACATTTGCTATATATTATTAACAATTAAATTTTTAACAAAATGATTTCAACAATGCACTTAAAAAATGGAATTTTTATTGATTCAAAAAATGAAACAATTACTGAATGTATTATTGACACTACAAAAGGTTTAGAAGATTATTACACTCAGTTAGAATGTAGAACTTTTGATATTGCTCATATTGGCAATGGTCACGATGTCTATATTGATGATGAGGGTTTATTGAATATTCAACACGACACAAAGTTTTTCACAATTAAAGGTTATCCTCAGCCGTTAGTTGGTAACGGGGTGGTTATGGGTTTTGAAGCTGAAACGGGTGAAACAATTAATTGCACCTTAACTATTGATGAAGTTAAAGCACGAGTGAAGTTTTATACATTAGACGGAGTTCGTAATATGCCAAGAGAATTTTTAGAGTTTATTTAGGTTTTTTAGGATGCTTATTTAAAAGTCCACTCTTATAGGGTGGATTTTTTTTTGTAACAAAATTGTTTGTAGGAAGACTACGTTGGTAGGCGGTAACTTTTCTGGCAAGTATGCTCGGCCTATCGGCCTCGCTTCCACCGAATTTGCCAGGAAACTAAAAAATTTCACGGGACGCCAAAAAAAATTGCAACAACAAAATTTCATTAACAAAATTTTAACGAAAAAAAATAAAAAAATATTTGTGTATATAAATTATTTGATTTACCTTTACTGCATATTAATAAACAATCAAAAATTCATTAAAATGAAAAATGTATTAAAAGAGTTCGGAAATGTTTTTTATTCAATCTTTGAAGGATTACCTACTATTGAAAAAGTTATCCTTATTTTTTGGGGAGTGTGTTTTTTAGCGTTCCTCGTTTCTTATGTTTATGGTTTATTTATTATTGCTCAATACCATATCGGTAATATGAGAAAGTCTAAGCCTCAAAATTTTAACAACAATTAATTTTTAAACAAATGACAAAGCAAATTTTTCGCAACAATTATTTACACATTGACTTTTATTGGCAAGGTGTTATGTTAGGTTTCATTATTGATAGTGAAATATTAACTATTATTATTCCTTTCTTTGCATTGGAAATTAACCTTTATATGTTCAAAAAAAGAAAAAGTAAAAATTTAAACAATCAATTATAGTTATGAGCAATTTAATTAAAGTTACCTACTTTGGTAAAAACCGACCTACAATTATCAATACTGATAAGATTGAGAGTATCTACGAAATGATAGATACTAACACGCAAGTAAAATGCACGAAAATTCAATTTGCAAAAGATAATTATATCCTTGTAGATGAAACACCCCAAGAAATTATGAAAATGGAGTGGAGTGTTAAAAATGGCGAACCTATCGATATGGATTTTGAAAGTGCGACTTTTGATGAAATAATCAAAACTTCGTATGACAATCACCCGAACTTTAGACCTCAGCCACACTACCAACAAAGACCACCACGCAGAAGGGTTTATAATAATCAACCTAACTACAATTCATACAATTCATATAACGATAATTCATACTAAAATGAAAGAGATATATAAAGTATTACAAGAAGCCTACGAAGATAACCCAAAAGAATTTTGGGGTGGCATTGGAACATTGTGTATAATTGTTCTATTCAGTTGGTTTATGTTTTGGTTTTTTATCCCTAACTTCGCATACGATATGTAGACTACTTGTTTTTTGGTTATATGGTTTTTAGTTTTAAAGGGTAAGACCTCACTCGAAAGAGTGGGGTTTTTTTTGTGTTACAACGACTTGTGTCCACAGACCTGATCCATCTCATAAGTTTTCTGGCAAGTGTTTTTACCAGGTATATTTTGCCAGAAAAGTATTTAATCCAGATCACAGGGAAAAAAATATTTTAATTATTATAAAAAAATATTTGTGTATATGGAATATTTGATTTATTTTTGCTCATCATTAAAAAGTAATACAATGAGTAAGACAACAACATTAATATTAATCGGCTCACTATTATCATTAGGAGCATTACGCATTATGATTTATAGAGAATATGTAAAACATATTCAGCATTATAGTATGAGTATAATTGTTGGAATTGTAATAGCAATTTTCTTTACAACATACTGCACAATAAAACTGATTAAAAAATAATTTAAAAAAAAAGTAAAAAAAATTTGGTAGTATGAAAACATCTACCGATATTTGTTCAAGAATTTAATTATTAACTAAAACTTCAAAAAATGACACAATTTAAAAAGTGGTCTATTGAAGAAATCAAAGAGGAAAGTAAAAAATATAAAAACCTCACCGATTTCAAAAACGCTAATCAATTAGCGTATGAGTATGCAAAGTTTCATAAAATTGTAAATGAACTTTACATCAAACCTGCAAAGGTTAAACCCGAATTAACTTTAACTTTCGAACAAGTTAAATTAATTATTGAGCAGAGCAAAGTTCCCTCAAGAAGCAAATTATCCGTAGCAAACTACAAATTGTATGAGTATGCAAAAGATAAAGGTTGGTTAGACATTTTGTTACCTGCCAAGCGTTTCGGTGGCGAACAAAAATTTACTGACGAAGAAATCCTTGCAGAGTTGAGTCAATACGAAACTAAGGGTATCTTAAAGTTAGTCAATCCAAGATTATATGCACGAGCATATAACAGAGGGTTAATGGCACAAGTTTTCGGAGTTAAAGAACACGTGAAATACGCACCTTTAGAAATCATTGAGTTTCTAAAAACTTGTAAGACACGCAACGAGGTTTACGAAAAAAATTCAGTATTATATTATCAAGCTAAGAAAAGTGGCTTGTTGGATATGGTAATACCCGTTAAGTTCGTAAGAAAAGCAAAAAAACAAAAGGTAAAGATATAAGGGTTTCATTTGCTTTCCTCAAACCAACCCCCAAGACCTCACTCGCAAGAGTGGGGTTTTTTTTGTGTCATACATTTTGGATACCCGCGAACCACGCATCTTCCATCCGGGAACTTTCCTGGCAAAAGTATTACAAGTTTTGTTGTGCTGTCCACCTGCATCTTCCCGTCCGTAACTTTGCTGGCACCTGCCAGAAAACTTGCGACTGGGTACATGACGCCAAAAAATCTTGAAAAAAAATATGAAAAAAGTTTGTGTTTTAAAAAATTTGATTTATCTTCATACCCTAAACACAAAAACATATGACACAAAAAATCAAAGCACAAATGAAATTCAATGCCGATAATAGCATTGTAGGAACTTTTTTATTACCTGACAAAACAATTACTAACTTTTATGTTGATAATTGTGGCGACTTTAAGCAATGGGGTAACACCAAAGAAAACGAAGAAAAGACTATTGGCGAATTAGTCCGTTTGATTGAAACATTTATTTATAGCGACCTATAAAATAAATTTTTCTATTTCAAAATATTTGATTTACTTTGCTTATTACTTAACAACAAATTTTAACACAAATGAAAAAGTATTCTTATCAAGTTACGAACGACGACGACTCAATGAACCCAAGAACGGATTGGGACAACGTTACCACAATGGTATGTTTCCATAATAGGTATAACATTGGGGATAAGCACGACTACAAGTCCAATAACTTTAATGGTTGGGATGAATTAAAAGAACAAATTGAAAGCGACCACAATGTTTTAGCAATACTGCCGTTATATATGTATGACCACAGCGGTATTACGATAAGCACAAGTCCTTTCGGTTGCCAATGGGATAGCGGTCAAATTGGTTGGGTATTCATTACACTTGAAAAATTAAAGTTAATGTTTGGCGAAGATAAAAGTTTCAAGTTAAACGAACTTATTGATAGCGACGTTAAAACATACGACCAATATCTAACGGGTGACGTTTATAGATATGAAGTTTATGAAAACGAAACTTGTAATTTAGGTTGCGAACATAAAAACGTAATTGAAAGTTGTGGTGGGTATTACGATGAAGCCGAAGCTGAAAGCGAAGCCAAAGCAATGGTTGAACAATATGAAAAGATTCAAGAAAGCCGATTGGCCGAATTACATAACAATTAAAATTAAAAAAATGGCAAAAGTAAAATTTAAATTCAAAGGTGAGGTAACATTAGCCGAAGTCCCTGATTATTTAAAAATGATTGACGACTTAACTAATAGAATAGCCGAACTTGAATTGGAAAAAAGAAGGGGTTATTCTAAAGAAGAATTTTTTACTAAATGGATGGCAGAGGAGGACGATACTCCAAGCGACCAAGCGTATGATTATCTTATCGATGAATTAACTAAAGTGTATTGTAAATTGACAAATTCAAGTTATGATAAAACAATAGTTACGGGTTTATTTAAATTAGATAAGAAAGACATTAAAGAAGGTATCGATATTAAAGCTGAAGTAGATTCACTTGACGAGCCGATACTAAACTAAAGAAGGTTAACTGAAGTAATACGGACATTACTTTGAGTTCGCCCTGCATTTTTATGCGGGGCTTTTTTTTTGTTAGAACAAGCTGAAGTGTTTCCGCCGCGTGGCGGGAAGATAGTCTGCTGGCAAATGTATTACCTCCTGCAGCAGTGTGATCATAATCCCACGAGTTTCCTGGCAAGTGCCAGAAAAGTATATCAGGATCCCGGGCTCCCGCTGCTGTGCCAGAAAACTTGTGCAGCAGATCAGGCGTCCCAAAAAATTTTGAAAAAAAATAAAAATAAATTTGGTAATATAAAGTATTACACTTAACTTGCATTCAAATAAAAGAGCAATGACAAAAGAAGAAATAACTTATCAATGCACAAGAGATGTAATCCAAGCGTTAATGGAAGAAAAGGTTAATTCATTTATTGACGAAATTAATGCGGATGATTTCAAGGAGCGTGTTATTAATAAATTATATGAAGAATGTCATATAGAAGAAGAACACGACTTTACCATTGAAGAAGCATTGGAAGGTTTTGTTCCTTTATTCAATTCCGCCAAGTCAAGTTTTAAGTTTCATTTAACAAACGTTTATATTTCAAAAATTAGAATAAAATGACACAAGCATTCTTAACTAAACCCCAAGTAAAAAAATTGGGCGAACACAATTGGGATAACATTGAACCCAATGGTGCAAGTTTTGTATTCTATCGTGATGATTTCGCTAAGGATTCTGTATGGAATGAATTATGCGAACGATTTGAATTACCGAACGACGCAGAACATATTAGAGTATTAGTTGTCGCAACAACCATTCAATAATTTTTTTAAAATAAATTTTGTAAATCAAAATATCTTATTTACCTTCACAAAAAAAACACAAATTATGTTAGTAACAAAAGTTAGCCAATTAAGTGGATTATCCCACACCCTTGATGTTGATGTAACACAAGAACAATTAGATAGAATTGAATGTCGTCGTGAAAACGGGGAATTAATTCAAAACATTGTTCCGCACTTACCCAAAGAGTTAAGAGAGTTTGTAATGACGGGTATTACACCTGAAGAATGGAACGAAATGTTTGCTGAAAACGAAATTTAAAAACAATTATTATGAAAGTAATCTCTTGTCGTATTACCGACCAACCAAAGTCATTCTTTGACCCAATGCCCCAAGTGTATGTAACAATGGAGGATAACACCGAGCAGTTTTTGTTTGAGTATTACCCTGATGAAATTAGTTTCACACCAAAAGAATTCATTGGTTTAACCATTGGTGAGTGCAGACATTTAAAATTCAAAAAAGATAAAAATTATTTATTAAGCTAAAAAAAAAAATATGATAAAGTCAGTAGAAGAAAAACCGCAAACAATTGAAATAGACCTAACGGGTGCAGACGGAAATGTTTTCAACCTAATAGGAATTGGAGGAAGACTATGTAAACAATTGGGTCTTAATTCGGAAATCTTTTTTCGTCGTATGACAAGCGGAGATTACGAAAACGCAGTTAATACATTCGAAGAATACTTTGGAGAATATGTAACCCTTTATAGATAAATTTGGTAAATCAAAAAATCATAATTACTTTTACATTATGGAATATAAAATAATATCATCAAGTAGTCCACAAGGACTATCAGTTGCAGTAAGCAATAGTATTAAGGAAGGTTGGGAACCAATGGGTTCACACCAAGTTGTAGTTGTTCACGACCAAAATAGATTTCGTGGAAGTCAGCACGTTGATACAACACACGAAACCGAGTATTCACAAACGATGATTAAAAAAAATTAATATGACCAAAGAACAATGGAAAAAGATAAAAGATGAAATTGGATACATCCAATTATATCAGCGTGGGATTTGTATTGTAATATGGTTCGGTAATACCTACCAACAATATTGGGATTACACGCAGAAGGAAGCTATCCACCTTTTCAAAAAGAAATATGGTATCAAAGGTAAAGTAGAGAAAGCAAAAACTTGTCCATTCATTTTAAATTAATTCGTATGACAAAAGAAGAAACAATATCCGAAATCAAAAAATTGCTAAGCACTTATGGTTGCTTTGCGTTAGGGGAGTTAGATAACTTTGATAGTTCCCCTTGTGTTGGTAGTATTGGAAGTGTAGTTGGTTTGATAGAATACTTTACCGAAGATTATGTAGAGGTTAATGTGTATCACACCAATTCATTCAGTAGCGACGCTATTGAAACTTATGAAGAATTGTATGAGAATTTAAGTGAGGACATTTTAGATGAAATTTATTTTTTGTGTCAAGAGTATGAAGCACAAACATTGAAAACCGAAAAAAGAATTTCAAATGAATAACAAATACGCCGTAATACTAAACTTTGAAAGTTCATCCATTGATGTATTGGATTTGGTTAATTGTCCTGATGATAATTACGAAGAATTCATTGAAGTTACTTTGGAATATTCATTAAGTAATTGTGAATGGATGATTGTTAAAGACAAACCTACTTTTAATTTTTTAAACTAATTTTCTTGGCTGTTTTGATTTAGCACACACACCATTTCTATTATTGAAACCTTGCACCGATGCCTTGCGGTTGGTTTAGACATAGCTTATCTGCTTACGATGAAATGTGTGTGGTTTTTTTCCCATTCGTTAAGATAAGCAAAGGGGGTTTTAAAGTTGTCCCAGAACAACTTTATTTTTTAAACTAAAAAAAATATTATGGGAACATACGATTTTATGTTAGACCAAAAGGTAACGACGTGGTATCGCACACCTTTTGAAATTGAAGCCGAAACATTTGAGGAGGCAAAAGAATTAGCAATTAAGTTTGTTAAAGAAGGTAAACACGATAGCATTGGTTGGGAACAAGTTGATGATGTTATTGAATTTATGTCAGTTATAGACAATGACGGACAAGCAACGGAGGAATTAAAAACCGATGACTTTGACGAAATTTGGAACAACGCTGATGAATAATAAAATATTGTGTTAAAAAATAATTTGTGGAAAACTTTTTTAATTCATAAAAGTTATCTACATTTGTGCAGTGTTTGATTATATGTGTTAGTAATTTGTGTTGGTAAGTATAAGGGGTGTCGTAAGACATCCCTTTTTTTATGCCCAAACCTGAAGCCCGCATCCTGAGCTGTAACATGTTTCCTGGCAATTTCCTCCACCTGCATCTTGAGCTGATCTGTACTGGACAAGTTTACTGGCAAGAAATCCAGAAGACGGCGAGCTGGTTCAAGTTTTCTGGCAAGGTTTTGTTTAATGTTTTTCCCGCAGCGTTAAACAGCAGCGAACATTCTCCTGGCATTTTATGTGCCAGAAAACTTGTAACCAGTGATCACCTGGAACGGCTGCTGTGCCAGAAAACAATTAACAGGTGATCAGGTTCAAAAAAAATTTCTAAAAAAAAATTTGTGTATATGGATTATTTGATTTACATTTGCATATAAACAAATTACAATCATATGGGCTACACACATTATTGGGGTTACAAACCCACAACAGGCGACAAGGTTCGCTACAAAGATGTTTTAAAAGAAGTATTAGCAATGAAGAAAAACTTACCTGAACATTCGCCAACAGCAGGAGGACATTTTAATGACCATCCAATTACATTACGCAACGGCGTTGGTAAGTATCACCCTGAACTGAATGCTGAATGTATTAGATTTAATGGTGATGCTTCAAAATGGCTTGACCACGAAACATTTGTTTTTGACTTCAACGAAGAAGAACAGAACGAGTTTTGTAAGACAGCAAGGAAGCCTTATGACTTTTTTGTATGTGTATGTTTAATATCACTTGCAAATCATTTACCACAATTTGATTTTTCAAGTGATGGTGATTGGGAAGATTGGCAACCAGCATTTCAATTTTATGCTGCAATGTTTCCTGAACAAACTATTAGCGATAACTTGAAAAAAATTGTTTCAAAAAAGTTTGATTACGATTTGGTAAATCAATAAATCTTAATTACCTTTACAAAAAAAAACATAATACTATGGGATTAGATATGTATCTTACTAAAAAGACCTATGTTAAAAATTGGTCGCACAATGATAAATCTCAAGAGTGGGGTATATCAGTTAAACGAGGTGGTAAAAAATATGAAGCCATCCAAACAAAGCGTATTTCTTATATCACCGAAGAAGTGATGTATTGGAGAAAGTTCAATGCACTTCACAAATGGTTTGTTGATAGATGTCAGGGTGGTGAAGATGATTGTAGAGATGCTTGGGTTGATAGTGGAACACTTGAAGAATTACTTGTATTACTTAAGCGTATTGATGAGAACCATTCATTGGCTGATGAGTTATTACCTGTGGCTGAAGGTTTCTTCTTCGGTAGCACTCGCTATGATGAGTGGTATTACGAGGATGTAAAGAACACAATTAAATTCTTGGAAAAAGAATTGGCTGAAGAAGGTGGTGATGGAGATTATTACTATCATTCATCTTGGTAATACAATTTATTCGATTTAATTTTACATTTTAAAAATTATAGTTATGCCAAATTGGTGTGATAATTTTATCTCTATAACAGGTGATAAAGATAAACTTGATATGATTAAACATATCATAAAGAATTGTGCTGAAACCAAACAAGGGGTATTCGTATCCCTTGTAGGTTTACCTCCTGATATTACCCCTGAGAATTATGAACAGAAGTGGTATGATGCACATATTGCTTGGTGGGGATGTAAGTGGGATGTCTTCTATGATGATAACGGATGTTGGAACTTGGATGATGACGACGAAATATCAGCAAGTTTTGATACGGCTTGGTCACCACCAGAAAGATTCTGCGAAAAACTTGCACAGATATTTGAAGTGGTAGTTCGTGTAGAGTTTAGTGAACCAGGTATGGGTTTTGTTGGATTCTCTGTATTTGATAAAGAAGGTGTATTAGCTGAAGAAACATATGATGATTATATGAAGGGATTATATAACATCAATAGAGACCAATTTTGGAATGAAGTCGAGTATCGTTTGGATTCTTGGAGTGATGATGAAATAGACAACGAAGATTTTGATTTGGATAAAAATTTGGAAGAAGAATTTTCATTCTGCACCAAAGAAGAAAAAGAACAAATCAAGCAGGATTTTATTGATAACTATAAAACACAAAAGAAAGATGGACAAGAGGCTTAATGTGGCGAGTGTGTATTATCCAGAGGATAGACTCACTCAAGAAGAATGGCTAAGCGAATTTCGTGTATCCTCAGGATATGTGAAGCCAACCCCATATTTTGGAGGTAACGAATTCAACACACAGATTTTCCTGAAAACAGGATACGCCGGGTCAAATGTTTCCTGGCAAGACTATCTGTTACTTCCTTTTAGAATACTTTTAAACTACGGACAACAATTATGGTAAAATATCAAAAGAACGACGGCGTGTTCACAAAAATCGTCGGCTCTCACAAAATGAAAGATGCATACGAATCATTTATTAAAAATTGTGAGCGTTATAAAAATGATGGTGTGGAAGATCTTCACATCTTTATGGACCACTACAAAACTTTAATCAACGAGCACAAGTCCGACATTCAATTGTTGTGTAAGCTTGAAGAAATAATTATGCAGTTAAGACAACTTGAAGATGTTAAGCTTAACAGCAATGTTAAATTCCGTATCGGCGGTCGAGGTAACGAGTATGTATATGCTTACGCGTTATTCTATAGACACGGTATGAGCCGCAATGATATCTCGGATATTATTGGTAAAGTAGAAGACCTTGGGACTGACATCGAAAAATTCTATGAGAGCGACGAACTTATTCGTATGGGACGAATTCGCTTGGAAGATAAAATGATGGAGTCCATAAGTAATACACGCAGAGAGGTCACACAACTTTTAAAAGAAAAATTTGGTAGAACCAAAAACATTTAATAATTTTAATCCAAAATTCAAACACAATGAAACAGATTCAACTTACAGACACAGTTATGGTATCCGACCCTTGTTACACTGAGCCTACTTGGTGCCAAGTCAAATTAAAGAATGTATTACCCGGCACATACAATGTCGAGGCAGACAAAAGAGATTGTAGCGGGTGGGGCGAACGCGTTCACTCACTGCAGGTAATACACAGCGATTACAGCGGCGCTTTAGATTGGGAAGAAGCACCAGGTCAAGTAGGAGTTGATTCAGGTCAAGCTGGTATCTTCTCGTATGACAGCTACAGAAATGATGCAATAGCAAGTGGTATCCAAACTGAAGAACCTCCGTTTACTTTACCTCACAGAGAAGAAGAAGGTGATAGATGGTATGAGAAGATGTGTGAGATGACCTTAAGCAAAGATTCTTGGGGAGTGTATGACAATGGTGTTGTATCTTCGTCAGGTATTGGAGATGGTGGTTACCCTTTATTCATTGTGAGAGATAGAAGTGGTTATATTGTGGCAATGAAAATTGACTTCTTATTGGAAGAAGAAGAATACGACGAATGCCCCGAGTGCGGAGCCGAAATGGATATGGGTGATGAAATCTGTGAGTCTTGTCAAAACGAAAAAGAATACAATGCAAACATATAAGCAGCAGGTCGAGGAGCTTAGGATTAAACTTCTCAATCAAGTGGAAAATACATTTGAGCAGCACAAAGAAGATGGTATTGTTATTGAATTCAATAATCCATTTATTGTTTTCCAAGAAGTGGAGGTTTACAACCACGAGTATGTGAAAGAGCGATTCATTGTGGAGCAACTCGAGAACGGGATGACTCTACTTGGAAAGGATTACAATGGAGATGAGTGGGAAGAGAACATCTACCAGTTGGAAGCGCTTGAGGCTGCACACCTGTTGGATTTAATTACTGATGGTCATTATAAACTTTTAACGACTTAGTTTGTTACACTATAAAAAACAATAATATGTTAAAGACGAAAAGTAAACCACCGATTAAGACCGAGATTCGGTTCTCGTCGGACAACGGCACCTATGAATTATGGTGTTCAATTGATGGAGGTAAGGTTTTCCGCCTGTATAAGGAGGGAATCAAATCTCAAAAAGATGCGTTGAGGGAGACGACCATAGTTACTGGCCACTACCGCTTGTGGAGGGATTTGCAAAAATAAAACACACACATATGTCAAACACAATTAACGGGGCTGCGCTGAAGCTCTACATTATGTCCAAGATTAATCACTATGAGCACATGATGGCTATGGGATTAATTTTAGAAACCGCTGCCAAAGCTAAAATCGAAGCTTTGAATGAGATAGTAGACCTATTCAACTTGGAGAGAGTTGATGAGGAGATAACTTATCATACGGAAATCTGATCTGATCCTGATCACCATCCCAATAGTTTCCTGGCAAAAAATACTTAAACCAACACAATTATGAAAAAGCAAATCAAAAGATTGCAGTGGTGGGTGGATTACCATCTAACCATATTCCTATACAATGGAATGAAGCACCGTCGTTATATCCATTACATGCAAAGCAAGTATGGAGAACACTGGTATATTCCACCTGCATGATCAGCGATGATCAGGATGCGATAGTTTCCTGGCAAAAACTCTTTATTGAAAAAAGTTGGCTGTTGATTTTTTTTTACGGGCATTTTTGTGTATATTTTATTATAAACAATAAATGTCATGAAAACAACAACCAACAGAATGAAAAAAACTGCAACCCGCAAGACAACAACACTAACAACTTACAACCGCGTTTCAAACAACATTTACCACGATGGGACATCTTATCGCGTAAGAGCTGTGGTAGGCGGAACTAAAGTAAGTCGTAACTTCAGTAGTAAGCGTCAAGCGATTGCATACCGTAACATTTTACTTGCCAAGTAATACATACGGGATTCTAAAAAAAATAAAGAGGGTTTCCATTTTATGGGGACCTTTTTTATTATATTTATGGTAATGCAAGATAGAAGAGACATTATTATACAACTCCATGAGGAGCTAAAGGGACATGAGATTGGCCAAGGTAACGGTGTAATACTACATAGTTATGTTGTGCAAGAGTCTACCTCCAAAGAACCAATTGACGGTCCGCCGCCATTAGAATTCGCATTGTTCCTCCTGATCAAGGAGCCCCAAGTGCATGAGTCCATGCTGCAGCATGCTATGAGCGCGTATTACGAAATGATGCATGATTATGCCGCAGCGGATAAATTCAGCGTGCAACATATTGTCTTCAGCGGCGGATTAAAGGGCGTGTCATACGACGGTGTAGATCTTATGAAACCAAATCTGAATCTTCTAGCCGCATATGTAAGACATCAGTATCTGATATCCTCACCAATTGTATCCATCCCCTCCAAGATTAGCAATGAAATTTACGTGCTGCATCCTGAAGCAATAGCTCAGCTGAAGAAGTTCTTCCATGCGGCCGACATGCAACAAGCCGTGTTCTCACGCGCAAACATCCACATGAGAAAACTTAGAAAGGGTAAATTAACTGTTCCATTAGAGAAAAATCAACCCGAGACCAATGTAACTATCCACTTCCAAGTAGGAGATAATGCTGAGTTGGTTACAACTGTGGACGCAACCCATAACTATAAGATTACTCCTACGCTTAAGTTAAAGATTACAGATTTACATTTTACCATCACAGATCAGGACCGTGAAAGTTTACTGGCATTAAAACCCGGCGACAGAAGCCATTTCGAACAACAGGTCTTCTATGAATTCACAAAGTTCATGAACAACTACGGCATTAAAGTAGGTAGTGAGTATTGGACTGAAGTCCCACATGTAAAGTAATACATTATTTATTTTCACGCAGCGAGGTCGACCGAAAGGGCGAGCGAGCATACTTGCTTGTATTACTTGCCAGCAAACTTTGTTTTTTATAATCCGCCATATCTCATCGGCGACTGTAATACTTGCCAGAAAACTATTCGTTGCTACAACAACAAAATTTTAACAATTATGCGCTCGGCCTATCGGCCTCGCTTCATCCCGTATTACATGGGGATAAGTATGTGATAAAAATGTGGATAACTTTATTCGGGCCCCGCGGGCGAGCGGAACGCAGTGGAGCGAGCACTACAATTGTTAGTAAAATGTTAGCAAGTATTACGCTCGGCCTATCGGCCTCGCTTCAGGGGGTTAGGGCCGTATTACATATGCCTTATAAAATATATAATTATATATGCCATGCTACTCGGGATGCAGCGAGCCACCGCAAGGGGGCGAGCGTAATACTTAAAATGTGGATAACTTTTTTTGGTAGTCTGGAATTTTTTTTGTATATGCTCTTTACTTCGGACAGGGGACAATCCCCACGGATTACCACTTTTCCCCACTTTTTCCACAAAATGGCGATATTATATATGTAAGACGAAAATTTCGAGATATGACACAATGTCGGTGGGAAAAAAAGATCACGACAGAATGGCTGGCAAAATAGGACTAATTTATATGGGTTTTTAGTATCAAAAACGGCACTTTTTTAGGGGTGATTTTATGGGGTAGTATGGTGGGAATATTATACGCTCGCCCCTCTGTCGAGGGTCTCGCTTCAGGGAATAGTCAGGTAGAAGTCAGGGAATTAGCAGGAGATAGTATGGCTCGCCACTCCTGTCGGAGCGCCTCGCTTACCGATATATTATACTGTATGGTTTATAAGTGCTTGTAGAATAAAGGACAATTTATATCCTGTGAAAGCTCCCAAAGCTGAGGGTATGGGAAAGACAATCATCTTACCCAAATCGGTTACATACTTAGGACGATTAACAATTCTTCCCATAAAGAAATAATATGTTAGATATACCATAAGAACCATTATATCCGTTCTTGTGGATATGAATACAATAATGGTGGCTCCCAAGAATCCGAATATAAAGTTATCTCTAACTCCTTCCCATACTTCTTTAGGGGAAGCGTCATTCCATTCCTTTATTATCTTCTCAAAGGGTTTTTTCTTTTTCATATATTATATCGATTCAACTTCAATTAGTTCAGCACTTACTATATCAGGGTGACCTAATAGATTATTGGTAATTAAGTTTAATACATCCTCCGAAAATTCGGTATCATACATATTCCCCAAGAACATGCAGGTGAATTGGATATCTTCCCTCTCTTCCACATAGGTTTCAACCAAATATTGGAAATTCATCTCGGGATTGCAGGTTTCAAATGATATTCTGTGCATATAGGTGGGAACTGACGATAAAAATCGGAATTTGCTCATTTCATTACATTAAATACCAACTTATTGCTCCTTAACCGTGCCGTCGGGACATAATACCATCCCATCGCTTAGATAGATTCTACCCATATCATCCGTGGGAATTCCATCCCTTAACATTTGTTTATACATGCTGCTCATTCCCGAATTTTCATTGGAATCATCCTCTGGTTCATAATCATCGGGCTCGTCAAAATAAATAAAATGTGACATATTGTGGTGTTTTATAAAAATATAGATAATATTTTCGATAATTCCAAATTATGAGCTATAATCCTTTTTTTGAAAGCATCTTCATAAAAGATTTAACCGCCCAATAATATAATACGCATATAGCTGATACCGTTATAATCTCCCCGATTAATTTATTCATGTGATTTTTTTTGTTTAAATAGTTTCCTCCACACCTGATTTCTTGGGTTTCCAAACTGCATTCCAACATATTTCCCAACAACCGAACCCGTTATATAGAATATAATAATGGTGAAATTCCCCTTCAATAAATCATCAATGGCATAATAGGTGGAAGCCAATGCAACCAAATTTATCCATACAGAGTTTAATAATAAAGCACCCACCTTGTTTTGATAGGTATACTTTATCTCCAATACCTTGAATATATTATACAAGGTCTGCGATATTAATACAATAAGTTCTTTATACATTTATCTTTTTTTTGTGATGTGGTCAACAATCATTACAATAATAGTTAATCCTATCACCATTGTAAATGATAAAAGCCACGGAAATATTGTTCCCATATTAATTCCAGTAGTTATGCGATTTTATGTAAAATGACTCGTTTCTTCTATTGAACCAACATTTTATCATTAGGCCCAACATATAGAATAAACCCTTGTTTTTAAAACGTCTGGCCGATGTATAGACCCCTTTGGTCTTATGTATATTAAAAAACTGCGAATGAATCTTGTTGGATACATAATAATCCTCCGCAAAAACATGATTTGGATTGTATCCGCCCGTATAATTATAAATCTCCGTTCTGAATAGTTGAAAACCACCAATCGCAAATGTATCCCCGAAAAACTTCATTACCCTCTGCGCGCTTGTGAAAACCCCATATATCCAATTGTATCCGTAATCGGTCGAAAAGGTAACTGTGGTCAAATGCGAGGTCTTATTCAAACAATCCACTAATACCCTCCTATCCAATAATATAATATCCGCATCCATAAACAAAACATAGGGCGTCTTTACCAAATCAGCCCCCGATTTTCTTCCATATGCGGGATATCCACCCTCAATTATCTCAATATTTAACGAATACTTAAAATCCCTCTTAATCTCCGCCAATACATCAAACGACTTTCGCTCATCACTGCAATCCGCAATAATAATCCTCAACCCCTGTCCCATAACCTGCGATGCAATGCTGCTTATACAATGATATAAATTCATTCCCTCATTCTTCGACGGAATGACAATTGTTAAATTATCCCTTAATAACGGTATATTCTCCATCTACGTATATGATATATGAGTTATTTTCAATCCAATCCCCCGAATTTAAATATCTAACATTGTTAATTAACTTGTCCTCGGGATGATGAATGTGACCGCAAATAACGGTGCTGCAGTTATGTTTTATTCCCTGGCGAACAATCTCCTCCTCAAATGATGTTATAAACTTAACGGCTTCCTTTACCTTATCCTTTAAGAATTTGGATAGACTTCGCTTATATCCCCAAGATTTTAGTCTGCGATCAATACTGATGGCTAAATCGTATCCAACACTACCCAAAATCCCCAACCACTTCAATTTAACGACCCCATCGTATAAATCTCCGTGCGTGATATAAGTGTTATTCCAAATATACTCATTGTGAATCTCAATATTCCCGAAATGAAAATCATCATAATCACGCATAAACTCATCGTGATTGCCTGGTATGTATATTACCTTTGTTCCGTTCTTGCTATAAGATAATATCTTTCTTAATACATTTGTATGCGACTGAGGCCAACGGAATTTGCGCTTTAATAACCAACCATCCACAATATCCCCCACAAGGAATAGATATTCGGGTTGGTAATGCTTAAGAATTTGTAGAACTTGTTCAGCGTTTGAGCCTTTGGAACCAAGATGAACGTCCGAAATGAATAATGCCTGTATCCTCATGTTCATAAATAGTTTTTTATATCAAAACCTCCATGTTAACAAATTATTACCGCTCGGCTTCGCCTCGCTTATATGTTGTCCGTTTGTTCAGGATAATTCACAAGATACATAAATGCGCTATGTTCGAAATCCTCTATAATATCATCCATATTAGATAAATGACGATATGCTATGGCGTAGTATCTTCTAATCTCATCATAAGAAGTTAATTGTCCCTCATTGATGAAATGATTAACTGTATTGAATATTAAATAACCCGCATGATAGTTGGGTTGGCCAGGGTTTAAATTAAACACCTCACAATATCTATTCAATAAACGCTTATGATATCTTCTTAGCCGAATTGTATAATCGGTAGTGTTTGCACCAGATAAAAATTTAAAAGTTGACATATCTTCTTCTTATCAATTCATTATGAAATATCGTAAACCATTCACGCCTTGTTCTTCCTTCATATGGGTCAGGTATTGTCATGTTACCCATACCAGATAAACAATTCATTATGTTCATGATATGATTAGAGGAAATGGATGTGAGCGGTTGTCTTAATCCACTTGCTGATCTCCATTCAACCCTTGTGGGATTATCGTTAAAAAATTTAAATGGTTTCATTGTTTCTTATGAATGTATATATGCTCTGTGAAATCTTGCTTCCAATAATCTTATCAACCTTTCTCTGTTAACTTGATTGTTCGGTTCAAATACAACTGGTAATATGCTTATTCTTACAATTCTCATTACCTCACCCACATGTAGATGTGTGTATATTCTTAATTGTAAATTATACAAGCTAACATCAATCCATCTCATTCTAACCGATTGTGCCATTTCTTGCATTGAAACAAGGTCGTCAATGGGTCTCACATGATTTCTTCTTATTAGTGGAAAACTAAGAACGTAATCGTTATTATTGCTAAAAAATTTAAATGGTTTCATTGTTTCTTATTACTTCATTGTAAACATCTTCAGCAAGATGAAATGTATGTTCTCTTGTGTTAGTCATATCAGCATTACCTGGATTGTTTATTGTATGAATACTATATACGATTTTAACATGTGGAGATTCAAAATTGTTATGAAATAGAATTTCTTTAATTTCCAAACATTTATTCACCCCTTCTCTAAAATGATGTTTCCATTCAATTGGTGATCTACTCGCCCTCATACAATAACTTATTAACCCCAACGCCATATTCTCATATACATCTAAATGATAGAGTGAGTCATCTTCAATATTGATTTTATTGTCTGTAAAAAATTTAAATGGTTTCATTGTTTCTTATTACTCCTCTGAATATTAGTGGTCTATCCTTTGGCATATCATCAAAATTATCTTCGTTGTAATTTATCATATTACTTATGTTTGTGTTATCCACAAATTCATAAACAAATATAATATTATTTCTATTCATTTCCATAAAATGATTGTATGAGTT